AAGAGTTGGTTTAGGGGTTGCAAATATATCAATGGAATACCTTGAAAACCTTAACAGGTTCAAATTTACCGAAAGTCAAACCGAGATAAAGAATAGAATGGTTCTTCAATTCAAAGCATCTCAATCGGGTATTTCCGAGAATAAATTGGATGGTCGTGGTAAAATCAATTTGGCGAAGTATTTTGTAACGATTGAGTGTTATGACTACTCAGTATCGGAAGATGAAACCATCAACCTTAAAAACGGTATACAAGACAATATGGTGACTCGTATAGGTCTTCAGGTTAGATTTACAGATGCGGAAACGGGTGTTGTATTTGGTGGGTCGGGTTTAGGTGAGGCAACAACAAAAAGAGAGTTAACCCTTTTATCTGACGCAACTGTGGACCCAATAAAATTTAATCAATCAACGATTTCCATTGCAACTAAAAAGGCTTTAGATATTGCATGTGCTAACATCCTTGATAGAATGATTAAAAAAGGAATATTCACAAAATAGTTTAATTACATTAAGAATTATTTAAAAGGAGGTGTGATAACCTCCTTTTTTTATATTTATATAAAAAGAAATCTATGAAAACTCTCTCATTCGTATTAATGTTAATTATTTTTTTGGGTGGTTGTACTCCTGTTAGATATGTTAACGTAGAAAAAAAACATAATTTTTATCAAAGACATCGTTCTAACACCTATACGATACCTATTTGGGTTCCTAATGTCGGAGTCGTATTGGAAACAAGAATTTATAAATTTCCAAAAAAGAACAAATCGATACGTAGAAAAAAATAATGAAAAAATATATTATCTCTCTCCTAATATTATTTTTTTGTTGTAAATCTTTTGGACAAACATACACACAAACATTTATTGATAAATGTAGTGGTGAAAAAAAGATAGCAACAACAACCATTATAAATGGTAATGCTACCGTATCTTTTTACAATCAAGTAAGAACATTTTCTCCTATTGAAGTACAAACAGGAGTTGTTCAGACTTGGTTATTTACAACTAAAGCAACATATGAGGCACTAACTTGTCCCGTAATTAATAATCCAATTGTTCAACAAACGGTAGCAAACGCAGCCGCACAAACCGCAAGTAATGCGGCGGCATCAGCAGCATCTGCCGCTGCCAGTTCTGCCGCAAGTGGTGCCGCAAGTAGTGCGGCATCATCATCGGCAAGTTCTGCTGCTAGTTCAAGTGCAAGTTCTGCCGCCGCGAGTTCAGCAGCATCAACTCCACCACCCACTACTCCACCACCAACAAGTAGTAGTTCATCAACACCTCCACCAGCAAGTAGTGGAAGTTCATCATCTTCATCAAGTGGTTCGTCATCAAGTAGTGAATCATCTTCATCTTCTGAAACAAAAACAGAAACAAAGACCGAGGCTAAAACAGAATCTAAATCCGAATCTAAATCCGAATCTAAATCTGAAAGTAAGAGTGAGGAAAAGAAAGAAGAGGCTAAATCAGAATCTAAAGAAGAAAAGAAAGAGGATTCTAAATCGGAAGAGAAAAAAGAAGAGAAAAAAGAGGAAAAGAAAGAAGAGAAGAAAAAAGAAAAGGCTGTAGTTTCTAACCCAATGTTATTGTCATCTGATTTATCTACAATTGAATCTCCGGATGGTCGATGGTTACAATCAGCCACTATTGGGGTGTCTAAATCATCATTGATGGGGGATGAAAGTTATTCCGCAAATACAGTTATTATGAGTGACCTAAAAACATTTATTGTTAGTGGTGGATACACTAAAATGGATTTTTCAGAAGGTAAATTAAAGGCAATACATTCATATTCAACAGCATTTGCGTATTTGAATGGAAATTACATGAATTTGTTGGGTTACACGTGGATTAAACCAACACCAAAATATGGTGTATTTGGATATAATTTGGGATTGATAAATCTATTTCTTAAAAATGAAAAAGATAAATACGATTATAACATGTCGTCATCGGTTGTCGCTTTTTGGACTAAACCATATCAATATAGTAAAAAGTTAACGGTGTCTCCACAACTATTTACAATGTTTGCACCATTATCTTGGAACACTGTTGCGGGAACATCTACCGTTAATCGACATATGGGATTTTTATTGGGTAGTTCGTTTGATTACAAGTTGAGTAAAAGATTTGGATTTAGTTTTAACTACAAATTGAGTGGGAACACCGCTTCGGGAACACCGTGGTTAAGTAACTTCCTAATCGGTTCAAGAATGATACTATAAAAAATCCCCGATGATTAAAACCAACGGGGATATGACAAAAAATAAATGTACCTCTCTCCTGATACATTTAAATTATAATACTTTCTTTTTGAAATGTCAAGTCTTTGTATAAATTTAATATTTCGGAACAAGATTCGTAATCTTCAATATCTTCAAAATAAGGTAAAACGTCTCTTTTCAAAACAATCGTTTCGTCTCTATTAAAGGTGAATTCCGTGTCCCAATCCATCCCTTTAATTTTTGCGGATATGTTTAGAGTTAATGTTTTTTTCTTGGTTTTTTTAAACTCTAAGAAAATATCAATAATGGATTTATATATAATGAGTTTGTTTTCATCATAAAAATCATTAAAATCTTTATATCTTCCCTCTAAGAATAATTCCTTAAAATACGTTTGTTTAGATTTTTTGGAGATTGGCATGTAGTAGTAGTTTATTATTACAAATATAGTATTTTTTTTAATGAAAAATTGAATCGTGTAAAAAATTTATTTTTATTTTATTGTCCTTCAAAAGGTAGTAATAATACCTCTCAATAAAACACATATCAACTAAAGTTTTAATATTATCGTACCTACGTAATTTCAATAATTTCATCACATAAGCGGGAGAATAATTGGGATGACCAAAATTTTCTATGTTAGGTACTTTATCCACATCAAATTCATTTTTAAGGAATTGAGTTAAATTCTTTAATAAAACAAATTCATAATCAAATTCTTTATTTAAATTAGTGGCAATTGATTTGTAGATAAATTGATATCTTTTGTTAACCCAATGAAAATTATCTTTTTGCTCAAAAATTTCATTAATAGTTAATTGTAACTTTTCCTCATCTTCTAATAAATGAAAAGTTCCATTATTGTTAATCGAATCGTCATAGTTGATACCCATCGTAAACGTAATAGCACTTAACAAATGTTCAAACGGATCACGAATAACAAAAAATGTTTTTCCTGTGTAAGAATAAATGTCATAAATTTTCACAAATTCAGGACCAATAGGTAAGTTCTTAAAAAATGAAAACCCATTGTCGTCTTTTAATTCCTTAATTGTGCGATGTCCACATCTTAAAAACGAAATAATTCTTTTATCTTCTTTTTGATAAATTTGAACTCCTTGATACATATATAATTAATTTTTTGTTCTATCCCATTTAGCCTTTCTTGCCTCTGGTGACAAGTGATGACTTTCGTCTATAGTGTGTTTTATTTCTACTCTAATACATGTCTGCGGTGATTTACTATTCTTAAAATAATTGTTAATGTAACCCATCATATTTGCACTACCTATCGGATTTGCTGAATGAACATATATCTGAGGTAATGGTATATTTTTTGACATACTTTCACTAACTAAAAATTTACAACAATCATATCCGGTTTTTTCATCGACTATGTTATTATAATCTAATTTATAATTATTTTTTACATTAGTGTAGTATTCAACCATAGATTGTTCGCCTAAATCATGATCCAAAGAAATCACATCAAAATTTTCTAGTCCGTGGAATTTAATGGTCGATACAAATTCATCGTAATTACGAACAATAATCCAATCATCTCCTATTGGAGTTCTAACGTCGTCCAAGTATAATCTTTTCCTCTCAATTTTCATCTTTCTTAAATGGTTTTGAATAATTTGGATATATAATTTTCCAAATATTTTGTTTATGTTCTTTTCCGTCTAACATGTTAAATAAAATGTTAGAATGTCTATATTCTTTTGCTCTAACTGCAAACTCTTTTCTATCTAAATTTCGTGATTTTAAATTTTCATAAATCTCAATGTAATCCTTATTGATATTATCAAATCTAATTGTGAAGTCCCTAACAGTTTCTTTAACCCAATCGTTAAACTCATCTGGTACCTTTTCAAGTAATTCATCAAATGGTTTATTATCTTTCAAATATTCCCATATATCACGATTAGATATATTAGTTAAAATTTTATGAAGTCGTTTATATTCTTCACCTTTAATTTTCATGCGAAAACCATTCTTGAAACGAATTACATAACCTTCCCTATCATTTGGTATTTCTTCTTTTAATAAATCATATCCTTCTCCCCAAGTCTTATATAACATAACAACTCGAAATCCGATATTGGAAATCATATTTTTAAAACGAATATCCTCATCATCATTATGTATATTAATCTCGTCACCCGTTTTTGTATTTATCATACCTAACAAAACAAGATCATCATAATCATAATCACATACTATTCTATTCTCTTTATAAATTATTTCAAACAAATATGTGTAGCCCGTGTGTAATCTTTCAAAATTATACTTCTCTAAAAGTTCTTTACCTTTAATTGCTTGTGGTGATGTGAATGACCCACGAGTTGCTATTATCCATTCACCCTTAGTCTTTGGTGTTGGTTCATAATATGAATTGTCATAATCAGGTAAGTTGTTCGGGTCAAAAAACCTTTCCATACCTGTTTCGTAATTGTTATTAAACCAAATGTTATATCTTCTTTCATCACTCAATTCGTATTCGTAATAAAAAAGTATACCTAAAGATCCGTCCATTTTTTCATAAACCTCAAAAGATTCATTAGGTATGTCTTCTGGTTTGTGTTCTTCGTAATTAAAGAATTTCTTGAATGGTCGAGCAACAATTTCACCTTTTGAATTGGTAACTAATCCACGGCACTGTATAGTGATATCGTCCCATAATCTCTCATACTGAACTTTTGGTGAATAATTCCAAATAGTTAAATCAAGAGTTGGGTGGGTCTGTTTATGTAACAAACCATCTGTGTGATATCCCTCTAAAAATTTTACCATTAGATTTTTTTATGAAGACCAAACGTTAGAGTCCATTTTAACCAAGATAATGAAAAATATAAACCACTTATCCCATCTCTAAATAATCTACTATGAACGTGAGGGGAATGAGCATCAAAATATAAACTAACACAAGGAATAACATGTATGGTCCATACCGAAGTATCGAAATTTAAATAAAGTTTCATATCATAATTTAATTTCAAATCTATTAGTCATTGCGAATATTTTTTCATCGGGAACATTATGAACATTTTTGTTACCGTGTCTATTTTCCACAATTACACAGTGTACTCTGTAATTGTATCTTTCTGCCATTGTGAAATATGGTTCCATTTCCCACTCTTGTGTAAATGTGTTAGCAACAACAATTTTAGAGAATTGATTTCTCATTCTTTCGGCACATTTTACTTGACAATCATTATGAGCTTCTTTTAATTTTGTTGCTTCAAAAATATATTCACCCTTTTCATTAACAAAAAAATTATCCGCAGATAAAACATCTTGAATATTTGATTGAGTATTAAAAAGAATTATATTACCTAATGTGGTTTTTCCACTACCAGGTACTCCTCTTAACAGTATTAAATCACCCACATATTCTTTTTCCATTTTTTCTAATTTTAAAAATGAGGCCGGTATTACCCGGCCGTATTTTTATTTTACTTCTTCTACTAAAGGTTTTTTTAAACCATCATCAGTAGTCGTTGTATTTGCACCACCAGAAGTAATTTCTGAGGTTGTTGAGTCTGTCGCAGCTACTGCTGTAGAATCTAAATTAACCGACGTAGAGTCTGTTGTTTCAGTTGTGGTTGACCCTGAACCACATGCCGTTAATGCTAACATAGCACCAATAGCGAAAATAAATGTATATTTTTTCATATAGGTAAATATACTAAATTTATTCCTAATAACCAAATATTAATAAAAAAAACCCCAACGAGATGTCGGGGTTTAAGGTCTTTCGGTGAGTTCAACCCCACTTACTTATGAAAAAAAACGAAAAGGTAATCGACAAAGAGAACCTCTGAGAATATAAATATATATAATTTATTAAAAAAACAAAATATTTATAAGATTTTTTTCACAATATTTAATTTTTCATCTTTATATTTTAAGGTAACCTGTTGATTTTCAATGATATTACCTTTTAAAATTTCTTCACTAAGAAAATCTTCACATAGGTTTTGTATAATTCTCTTAATCGGACGAGCACCATATTCTTCTTGAACATTAAGTTCAAAAATCCTACTAATTACTGTTTTATCAAATGAAACTTTGTAATTCTTATCTTTAAGTCTATTAACAAGTTTACCAATCTCGATATTGATAATCTTCTTAAGAACATCTTCAGTTAATGAATTGAAAAGAATAATATCGTCAATACGATTTAAAAACTCTGGATTAAATTGTTGTTTCAATGACTTTTGAATCATGGATTTTTTAACCTCATATGTTTGTTCATCCGTACCTTTTGTGTTAAACCCAACACCTACACCAAATTCAGATACTCTCTTTGCACCAACATTTGATGTCATGATAATAATGGTATTGGTGAAATTAACCTTGCGACCGAATGAATCAGTTAAATGACCTTCATCTAAAATTTGTAATAAAAGATTAAACACGTCTTTATGTGCCTTCTCGACCTCATCAAACAAAATAACCGAGAATGGATTATTCTTAACCTTTTCAGTCAATTGACCCCCTTCATCATATCCAACATACCCCGGAGGAGAACCGATTAATTTTGATACGTTGTGTTTCTCCATAAATTCACTCATGTCAACACGAATGATTTTTTCAGGGTCACCAAATAAAGTATCTGCAATTGATTTTGCTAAAAACGTTTTACCGACACCGGTGGAACCAATAAAGATAAATGAACCGATTGGTTTATTAGCGTCTTTAATACCCACACGATTACGTCGAATTGATTTAGAGATGGTGGTAATTGCTTCGGTCTGACCGATTACTTTTGCTGAAAGTGTTTCCTCTAACTTTAGTAATTTTTGTGTCTCTTTGGAATCTAGTTTAGTAATCGGTACTCCAGTCATATCGGTTACAATGTTATAAACATCATCAACACTTACCGGGGTTTTATTATCTTTTTGTTTTTCGGACCATTTGTTTTTTTCCTCCTCAAGCTTAGTAATAACTTTTTTCTCTTCGTCCCTTAACTTAGCCGCTTGTTCGTAATTTTGATTTTTTACAACCAATAGTTTTCTCTCCTTAATTTCGTCTACCTCTTTTTTTAACTTTTCAATAGATTCGGGTATTCTTGAAATTACTCTTTTTTCTGAACCCAATTCATCTAATACATCGATAGCCTTATCGGGAAATTGTCTGTCAGTGATATATCTTGAAGAAAGTTTAACAATAGTGTCTACAACCCCCTCTTCATATTTTACTTTATGAAATTCTTCGTATGATGGAAGAAGATTTTTTAAAATCTCGACAGTCTCTGATTGTGTTGGTTCCTTTAACAATACCTTTTGAAAACGTCTAACAAGTGCCGCATCCTTTTCGATATGTTTTTTAAATTCATCTAATGTGGTTGCTCCAATACATTGTATCTCTCCTCTCGCTAATGCTGGTTTTAATATATTTGCGGCATCCATTGAACCACTCGCGTTACCAGCACCGACCATGGTGTGTAATTCGTCAATAAAAACAATTACGTTTGGTGATTCTTGTAATTCGTTTAAAATGGCCTTAATTCTCTCCTCAAATTGTCCTCGGTATTTTGTACCTGCAACTAAAGATGTTAAATCTAAGGACATAACTCTTTTGTCTAAAAGACTTGTAGGACACTCACCCTTGTAAATCATTAATGCCAATTTTTCAACCAATGCCGATTTACCGACACCTGCATCACCGACAATAACCGCATTGTTTTTCTTCTTTCTAGAAAGAATCTGAGCAATTCTTTTTACCTCTTTATCTCTACCAACAACCGGGTCAATTTTACCTTCTTCAGCCATCTTTACAAGATCACGTGAGAAGTTATCTAAAATCGGTGTCGTAGAACCCTTCTTTACCTTTTTAGGATTTGTGGTTGGGCCATCTTCAAAAAAATCTACAGACATATTTTATAAGTTTAGTTTACAATACAAACATAACATATTTCATTCTAAAAAACAAACAAAAGACAAAATGTCTAAAAAAATGTCTAACGAATGTCTAAATGTCAGTTTTAGACATTTGGTAAAGAATTTGTAAATAAATGTAAAAAAACTAATATACTATGATTACATTATTTAAAGACCCATTTTTACAAGGTTTTGAAAGTGCGTTCGACACATCAAAATTCATAAAGACACCAGAAACTAAAGTGTCTAAAAACGAAACTGAATATAAGGTTTCGATAAGTGTTCCTGGTTTAACCAAGGAGGATTTAAAAATTTCCACTAAAGATGGAATTTTAAGAATTTCATTTGAGAAGGATGAGAAAGATGAAAGAAACCATTTTATTACTTCTTTCGTTAAATCTTACAACATTCCCGAGGATGTAAAAGAAAAAGACATTGTTGGTAAGGTTGAAAATGGAATTCTTGAATTAACATTACCAATTGATAAGAAAAAGTCAATCGAGAGGTTAATATCCCTTAATTAAATTAAACCCCGTTTTTACGGGGTTTTTTTATATTTATAACAAAGAGATATTATGAATAAGAATTTAATGAAACGTAATCATATTGAGAATGCCAATATTCTATTACAGCAAAGAACCGATGGTGAGTCATTACGTAATAAATTTAAGGAACCTGAAATTAAGGGTACAACAAGAAAAGAATACCTTAATGATAAGTTATTGAGTCAATTAAAAAAGAAGTTTTAATATAACCCCGAGAAATCGGGGTTTTTTATTTGGGTTATTTTTCTTATATTATATCATAAAATATTTATCATTATGGGTATCATATCAGAAAAAATCGAGGGAAATGTAATCGAAGTTACAATTCAATCATCCAACCTTAAAACGGCGTCTTATAACACAGAAACTGAAGACTTAACCATTACTTTCAACAATGGCAGTATTTATGTATATAATAAAGTCCCTTGGAATAAGTTCACTAAGTTTAGAATGTCCGAATCCCAAGGAAAATACTTCAACGAAAATATCGGTAGAAGTCATAAGTATACTAAATTATCATGAGTCTATTTGAGGAATTAATAGAGGATAAAGAACTTGATAAGAAAATTATCAAGTCATTTACGTCAAAGGATACGTTATCTGATAACATATTTGAGTTATCGGGTAAAATTTATAGTATGCGTGATGATATTAGAAAAAGATTAATTGAAATTTCAAATGATTTTATTGATTCTTTTGGGGTTGAGTTTTTTATACATGATATCATACTAACGGGTTCATTATCTAACTTTAATTGGTCACAATATTCGGATGTTGATTTACACATTTTAATTGATTTTGATGAAACAGAATATCCAATTGACTTAGTTAAAGAATTCTTTGATGCCAAGAAAAACATTTGGAATGAAAAACATGACATCAAAATAAAAGGTTACGATGTTGAGGTTTACGTACAAGATGTTAATGAGGAACATATTTCCTCTGGTGTTTATTCTATTTTACACAACAAATGGTTAGTTGAACCTAAAAAGGAAACACCTAATATTGACGATAGGATGATTCTACAAAAGGGAGAACATTATGCAAAACAAATTGACTCTTTAATTAAAAAATCACATAAAATAGATGTTTTATCACAAATTGAGGTATTGAGAAAGAAGATAAAGGAATTTAGACAAAGTGGTTTAGATAGTGGTGGAGAGTATTCTTATGAGAACCTAACTTTTAAATTATTACGAAGAAACGGATATATCGAAAAACTAATAAAACTAAAAAAGGACATTACAGATAAGAAATTGTCCATAACACAATAATTATACCTATTTTTTTCTATATATCTATGTATTTATAGGATAAGAATAAGTATATCTTAACAATTTATAAAATGGCAGATTTAAAACCCCTTGGTAGCGAGAAACTTAACGGAGACGACAAATTAAAGAGAATCCTTGAGTTAACCTACTTCAACGAAAAAAATAAAAAGTCTTATTCTGCGAAACCAGAATTAGTAAAAGAATCTAAAACCGGAGGTGTATATGGTATCGTTAAAGAAAAAGACGGATACTATGTAAAAAGAGGTTTAAATGAATCATCATTAGATTATATTGGTGGTATGTTTATGAAGAACAAAAATAGATTTTCTTCATATGCTGACGCATTTAAAAGACTTGAATTTATTAAAGGTCAAGAGGAATTACAAGAGGCTACAAAATATGTCTTAAAACAAAACAAACCTCAGGAAGAGACTCCAATGCCAGAACCATCTATGGATTTACCACCAGCACCTGAAGCGGACGCTTCGGGAGATATGGCAGCACCAACGGGAGACGCAACGGCACCTTCGGATGAGGTTGCAGCACCTGTAGATGATATGGGTGGTGAAGATTTTGCGGCAGATGATGAGGCAGGAAAACGTTCATCATACATGGCGGAAGCTCAGAAATTTGCCGGTAAATTAGGTCAAGAACTAAGAGATTTACAGGATAAAATGGAAAGTGATGATATTAAGTACATTTTAAATATGGTTATTTCTGCAGTGAAATTAGATAATTTAGATGATGACGATATTGAAGAAATAGGAAAGAAGTTCGAAAGAGAAGAAGATGAAATGGGTTCTGAAGAACCGTCTGCTGAAGATGAAGTTCCTTCTGAAGAACCGGCAGTAGAACCTGAAGCGGAAATGAACGAATATGATTCTATGGATGCATTAGAATCTTTCATTAACACACCTATTGAGGCGGAAGAAATTAATTTATCAAACTATTCAGACTTGGGTAGTATTGAGGAGAAAGACGAACTAAAAGAATTGGATTTAGAAGAAATAAAAAACGATATAAATCAAGCAATTGGTGAAAGATTAAGTAAATATTTTAACTAAAATGAATCTAATTTATGTCAATGAAATTGGTTCCGATTATAAAGGTCAGAAACAATATGAATTTATTTTTAGTGATTCATCTGAAATTGACATAGATGAGTGGTTCGTAATACCCGCATCTGCAACCGCAAAAACAAAATCTCCTGATATTGAATATGTCAAATTGGTGGGTCTTTTAAAGAACACTGATTTAGATTTAGAATTAATTCAAAACTCCGATTATTTCGGAGTTATTGATGCTGTGGATGGTGTGATTGCGTTAGCGTGGGAAAAGTTTGATATTGAAGTGGAAGTTAATAGACTGACCTTTAAATTTGGGGAGTCGATGGAAAATGTTACAAAAAAATTAAAACAAAGAAGTTACATTCTTTTAAAAGAAGAAATAAAATTCAAAAACGTATGAAAAGGTCAACATTAGTAGAGAAATTAATCAAGGAAGGAATGTCAGAAAAGACATTAGTTAGGTTTACTGATAAACAACTTTTAGAGTTATCTGAAAGAATGTTAGGTGAAGGTTTGACGGCAACAATGGCTGATATTTCAAAAAGTCCCGCATTACAAGCTGCTGCTAAAGACCCAAAACAAAACATTAGAGTTGTCGGTGAGGATGAAGAAGTTTCTGAAGAATTAAAAGGTAATCAAAAGAAATTAGATAAGAACCACAATGGTAAAATTGATGGTCAAGATTTTAAAATATTAAAAGGACAGAAGAAGGAAGTTAAAAAATCTTCTGAAGTTAAAGAATGGGTTGAGAAATTAGTGGAAAATAAGTATCATAGTTTCACATCTAAAAATGAAATTATGGAATTAATAAGTGTTAAACTTAACGAATCAGATACAATGGTACAACATGGTCCTAAGGTTAAAAAAGGACATAATGGGGTTCCTGAGTTTATGACTTATGATTCAATTGTTGATGCTGCGGAACCTAAAACCGCTCCAACAACAAAACCCGCACCAACAAAAGAACCGGGTACAAAACCAACACCAAACAAAGACCCAAGAAAAACTCCATTTAGACCAGGACCTGGACCAAATCCAAAACCTAAAGCTTTAAAAGAAACTAAAAAAAGTAAATAAAATGTCATTTACAAAGAAAAAATTGTTATCTTTAATCAAAGAAAATTTGAAAGAGATGGCGATGGATTTTGATACACAGGACAGACCTGACCAAGGATTACAAGATAAGTTGGCTCAAGGAGATACGCCATTGAAAAAAGTTCCATTACCTAACACGGGAGAAGAACCTAATAAAAATTTTCAGGAATTATTGGCGTCTGAGAGATACAAAGATGTAGTTCAAAGAGTTAGACAATATACGGGTGATAACACAACATTAAGAGGTAGTCAAGGGGTTATGCCATTGGCACAAACAATGATGAACGCTCATAATCAAATCGTTAGAACTGAAAGTCAATATAGAGAACAATTAGAATCGTTGGCAATTGAGTTGGTAATGAAAGAAATGGGATTAGAAGAGGGTGATGTTCAGTTTGATGCAAAAATCGTTGGTGTTGGTGAAATAAGTACTGATGATTTTAATAAAGAATCAGAACAAGGAGGAGAGGAAGAATCCCAACAAGAAGTAAATGTAGAGCAAGATTTGTTCAATGAGTTAGAAACGTTAAGTTTAGAAAAGGCAAAGAGACGTTTAATAAATGCAATGGTACAGGGAGCATCTAAAAAGGGTCACTACATGTACCATTATGTTGCTGAAAAAATTAGACAAATTACAGGTTCTGAAAACTTAGTTAATCAATATGGTATATTAATGTCAATTAACGATTCGTTATATTGGCAGTTAAGTGATGAAACCATGCAAATGATGATGGGTGGCGGAGGAGGAGAAGCTCAAATCGGGGGGAAGGAAAGTATAGATAGACAAACTGACCCACCAACAATCGTTGCTAGAGGTGTTAACTTTCCAATATTAGTTCATGAATTAATTAAAGGGGTTATGGAGTTATTGGCAATTCAAGGTAGACCAAAAGACGAAGAAGGTAATGAAGAAGATTTTACCGATATTGAAGATAGTGAAGATACATTAGAAAAGGAAATGTGGGACTTAAGATTAGGTCCGGCAATATGGGAAAGGGTTAGAAGACAGTTTCCTGAGGAAGTTTTAGTCGACGAAGAAAAATATAAAATTCAATTGTTACTATTTTCACACATTATTCAAAAACCTGCAAAGGAGTTTTTAATATTAATGAAAGAAATTATTTCGGGTTCAGAAAATGGTAAAAATTTAATGGGGTTATTATATAGAGCGATTGAACAAGAATTACAGGATTACGATTACACAGAAACAATGAATCAGTTCGATGATGAGTTAAACAATATCAGTGATGAAACCGACGATGATGATTTTGACGACTTTTTAGGTGGTTTAGGTATACGTAGACCTGACGAAGAATAATACAAAGGAGGTTTTTTAACCTCCTTTTTTGTATTTATACATATATGAATTCTAAATTAGAACAATTAAAAGAATATGCGAAGATAATGAAAGACGTTCCTTATGCATTAAGGACCTATCTTCAAACATATGACAACACTCAAAAAAAATACGTTCCGTTAGAGTTATTTCCTGACCAAATTCAGTTAATACAAGACTACGAAACATATAATGAGAATATTACAAGAAAATATAGACAGGCGGGGGTAACCACCGTAACTGCGGCGTGGATTTCTAAAAAATTACAAACCGCAAAGGCAACAGAACCTGAAAGAGTTTTGTTGATTGCAAACAAGAAAGATACTGCTGTGGAAATGGCGAATAAAGTTCGTCACTTCTTAGAACAATGGCCAGATTGGATTAATGTTGGGTTCTCGGTGGATAAAAACTCTGAAAGTCGATTCAAATTAAATAATGGGTGTGAAGTTAAAGCGGTTGCAACATCTGCCGATGCCTTACGTGGTTATACACCCACAATACTTGTATTTGATGAGGCGGCATATATTGAGGCCGGTGAAGACTTTTGGGCGGCATCTATGGCGTCCCTATCAACAGGAGGTAAGATTATCCTTGTATCAACTCCAAATGGTTATGACCCTATCTATTACGGTGTTTATGACCAAGCTTTACGTGGGTTGAATGATTTCCATATCACTGATTTAAGGTGGTTTAAAGACCCTCGATATACCAAAGACTTACGTTGGGTTAAGTGTCAGGATATCTGTCACTACATGTTAAATAGAGAACAATATGACGATAATGAAGTTGTGTTGTACGATTTTGATATGGAAAAATATCAGGAATTGGAAGAGGGTGGATACAAACCGTTTTCATCTTGGTTTGAATCAATGTCTAAGAAATTTAAATATGATAGACGTAAGATTGCTCAGGAATTAGAATGTGACTTTTTAGGTTCGGGTGATGGGGTTATTCCCGGAGACGTTCAAGAGAATATTGCCAAAAATATGATTCGTGTACCTAAAGAGAAATACATGCAAGGTACGTTTTGGCAATGGAAAGAACCAATTCAAGGTCATCGTTATATTATGGGTGTCGATGTGAGTAGAGGGGATAGTGAGGACTTTTCCGCAATTAGTATTATTGATTTTGATGAGAGGGAACAAGTTGCTGAATATATTGGTAAAATACCACCGGACGATTTAGCATCGGTAGCATATAAATGGGGTATACTGTACGAGGCGTTTATTGTTATTGATATAACAGGGGGTATGGGAGTTGCCACATCGAGAAAATTACAAGAAATGAATTATAAGAACTTATATATTGATGGTATTAATACCAAAAATATATGGGAGTATAATTCAAAGGCAATGGAAAAAATACCAGGTCTTAGTTTTAATAATAAAAGAACACAAATTGTTGCGGCATTTGAAGAACAGTTAAGAAAAGGATTTGCTGTTAGATCAAGTAGATTGTTAAATGAACTTAATACGTTTGTTTACATTAATGGTAGACCTGACCATATGAAAGGAACTCACGATGATGCGATTATGGGATTGTCCATGGCATTATATGTTGCGGATATGTCTTTTAATCAATTGGAAAAAAATGAAAACGCAAATAAGGCTATGCTGGACTCTTGGACGATGTCCGAAAGAACGTATGAACCGAATAAATCGTTTTATTCTTACGGTACCTCATTTGACCAAATAGGGTCAATGGGAATGGACAACAATCAAATTTACTATCAAAATAACCCATCTGGTGTCCCAAGAGAGGCATATAAAGAATATTCTTGGTTATTTGGTAAATCGAAATAGTCTTTTTAATCCAAATAAAAAAGTATATATTCTTAAAGAAAACTATTTATAAACATGGCAGATCAGAATCTAACAGTTTTTCAGAAATTAACCAAGATGTTCGGGTATCCGGGTCAAACAAAAGTTGACAAGACACCGTCATTTAATTTCAGTAAAGACGAATTATTAAAAACAGATAGTAGAGAAGAATATGAAAAGGCAATGTTACAGGCTCAACAAAGTCAATACATTGCGGACAAGTGGACAAAACTTGACCAATCACTCTATAATCAATCAGTATATTATGAACCAAATAGAATATCAGCATATTATGACTATGAATCTATGGAGTTCACACCTGAAATTTCCGCAGCTTTAGATATCTACTCTGAAGAATCTACAACAATGTCTGAGAAGGGTCAAATATTAACAATATATTCTGACTCCGAAAGAATCAAAGGAATATTAGAAGAATTATTTTATGACAAATTAGATGTTAATACAAACTTACAAATGTGGACAAGAGGTCTTTGTAAGTATGGTGACGATTTTGTTTATTTAAAAATAGACCCCGAAAAAGGAATTGTTGGTTGTCAGCAACTTCCAAATATTGAGATTGAAAGAATTGAAGGTGCGGCATCAAAACAACCAACTCAAACTAGAGACACTAAAGTACCGTCAAGAGAATTAAGATTTAATTGGAAAACTAAAGAAATGGAATTCCAAGCTTGGGAAATTGCACACTTTAGATTATTGGGTGATGATAGAAAGTTACCTTATGGTACTTCTATGTTAGATAAGATTAGACGTATTTGGAAACAACTTTTACTTGCTGAAGATGCGATGTTAATTTACAGAACATCAAGAGCACCTGAGAGACGTGTATTCAAAGTATTCGTTGGTAATATGGACGATAAAGATATTGAACCGTATGTACAACGTGTGGCGAACAAATTTAAAAGAGATCAGATTTCTGACCCACGCAATGGCCAAGTAGATATGAGATATAATCAAATGGCGGTTGACCAAGATTATTTCATACCTGTTCGTGACCCGTCACAAACGAACCCAATTGAAACATTACCCGGAGCACAAAATTTAGGTGAAATTGCGGATATCGAATATATTCAAAAGAAATTACTCGCAGCATTACGTATTCCAAAGGCATTCTTAGGATTTGAAGAAGTGGTAGGTGAAGGTAAGAGTTTAGCATTAATGGACATTCGTTTTGCTCGTACAATTAATAGAATTCAAAAATCATTGATTCAAGAGTTAAATAAAATTGCATTAATCCATCTTTACCTAACAGGAATGGAAGATGAATTAAATAATTTTAGTTTATCATTAACAAACCCATCAGCACAATCCGATTTATTACGTATCGAACAATGGAAAGAAAAAATTACGTTATATAAGGATGCAACGTCTGACCAATCTCAAGTGGGTATATTACCAGTATCACATACATGGGCTAAGAAAAACATTTTAGGTATGAGTGAGTCTGAAGTTGTTTTAGACTTACAGCAACAAAGACTTGAAAGGGCAATGGGATTTGAGTTAACAAATACACAAAATATCATTAAACGTTCTGGTGTCTTTGATGTAGTAGATAAGAAATATGGTATACCTGAAGAAGAAAGGGCAAAGGTTGAGGCGGCAGGTGGTGGTGAATCTCCAGCTGGTGGTGGAATGGATATGGGAGGAGGAGCACCTCCGGCAGCTGAACCACCGGGAGGAGAAGGACCATTAAGTGAGTCTAAAAAATCAAAAATATTAGGTATGTTGGGTGAGGGAGATGATATATCTCAATTATTTGATATTAATAAGGCACAACAGAATATTTATGAGATAGAAACTAAATTAAACGACATACTAAACGATTAAAAATGAAAAATTTCGGATTATTAAAATCTAAGATATTATCAAAATTAACCGAATCTTATTCTAAACAAAATAAGAAAGAGGTAAAAGATATATTGGGTACAATTAAAGAAAATAAAAGTTTTAAAGAACTTTATCTATTCTATGAAGAAATAGAAAACAAATATTTTGAAGATAAGGAAACCGCTCAATTATACGTTGAGGGAATGGGGTCTATGTTAAAACAACAAATGACTAATGAGTTTAAAGGATTTTGTCAATCATTGGACGAGAAAGTTAATGTTTCTGAAATTAACGAAAATGAAATTTATACTGCGTTAGATCACTTATCTGAAGAAGATACTCTATCGAATTTAGAAAAGAAGGTTAAGGCTAAGAAAAAATTGGTTGAACATTTAATAACTAAAAAAGATATTGTTGAGAGTGTTTCTGGTAGTATAACTCCAAACGAAAGTTTGTTACATGCAGTGTTAGCAAATAATTTTAACGTATTGTATTCAAATACAATGAATGAATCACAGAAAGAAGAATTAAAAAACATTCTTTCTTTAAGTGAAGATGAATTAAATAATAAAACCACAGAACTTAAAGAAAGTATTTTAACCCAAGTAGGTTCACTTTTAAGTGAATCGAATGATACTGAGTTAACGAATAAGTTATCAAACGTGGAGAAGGAAGTAAAAGATATGAAACCTTCAAAATATAATTACTACAGATTAAATGAATTAAAAAATGGTCTTAATTAAGACCATTTTTTATTTGTTGAACGTACACCGCTTTTAATTTTTCTTTTCTTTTAATAACTGAGGGTTTAACGAATTCTTTTCTTTCCCTTAATTGTTGGACTTGTTTAACTTTTTGAACTTTGTGTTTATAAGTTCTAAGTGCACTTTCAAGACTTTTTTCTTTTGTTACATCAATTACAATCATAATATATAAGTATTCTAAAATATACAAAATATTTTTTGGATTTATAAGTTTTTTTATTTATATTTTTATTACACCATAAATAAAATAATATGATGAAATAATGAAAAATGGAAAGTATATCCCATTAGGGACATACCAAGATGTAAAAATCGGTTATGGTACCGTAGATTACAAAAACTTAAAGACAATTTACTTAAAATTAAATTCTTGGTTACAACCAGATAATGAAACGGATGACTTTGATCATACGATTCTTAAATCAAGACGTAAAATAAAAGAAATAATTTATAATTTACAAAATCCACACTTTAAACAACAATCTATTGTTGATTTGGATATAAGAACAAAAGGAATAAAACTTGAAAAAAGGTCTTTCATGAATTTAGAGGTAACTCTATACATTGATAGGCAATTTGATGTTAAATCAAAAGAAGTGAAACATATGGTTAAAAATCTTATGGAAAACTTGGTAGAAGATGGTTTAAACGATAAAAAGTTGTTCAATTTTTATAAAACTAAAAAATAACTTAGATATTGATGTATTTATAGGAATATTAATTCCATAAATGAAAATATTAGGACCAAAGGAAACAGGACACGGAATATTGATTGAATATGACGCTGGCCATGTGTCTCCTGACGACAACAAGAAAATTATATCGGAAATGAAGAATTTGGACTTTTCAGAAGACCTTATTCTTTTTGCCGTTTTACAAAAATACGACACTCCAAATAAGAATGGTAGGATATATCCTGAAGTCTTATTAAAGAGAGAAAACGAAAAATATCAAAATCTTATTAAGAAGGGTGGTGCGTTAAATGAATTAAATCACCCTTCATCTTCACTTATCGACTTAGATAGGGTATCACATTCAATTCTTGAAACGTGGTGGGACGGTAAAATCCTTATGGGTAAGATAAAATTATTCACTTCTCCAGGTTGGAAGAAGATGGGTATCGTATCTACTAAAGGTGATCAAGCCGCAATGTTAATAATGAATGGTGCGACATTAGGTATCTCCTCTCGTGGTGTTGGTTCGCTCAAAAATGTAAAAGGACAAAATATTGTTCAGGATGACTTTGAATTGGTGTGTTTTGATTTAGTATCATCACCATCAACTCCCGGAGCCTACATTTTTAGTGACCCATCAGAAAGAGAACAATATCAAGAGGCGGAAGTGAAGAAACCAACTCTCGACAATAGAATGGCTAAATTAATGGGTAATTTGGATAGTTTTTTATCTAAATAACCAATTTTATTGGTGTAGTTATATTGAAAAAGTAAATTTTTCATAAAATCAAAGTATTTATAAGATAATAAAAACAAAAATTTCACAATGAGCGAAAAATCAATTTTAGAAAATGCGTTACTTCAAGTACAAACTCTTGAAGAAGCCGTGAAGCAAAATGCAAAAGGTATACTTGCGTCAACAATGAAGCAAGAACTAAACGATTTGCTTAAAGAATCATTGGAAGAAGAGGAAGAGGAAGTAAAAGACACCGAAATGTCTGAACAACCCGATTCTGATGAAGAGGAAACAGATGATATGTCAGATGATGAGGCAAACGCCGACGATTCTGAAAATGTAGACGACCTCGATAACGAAGACCCAACTAAAGGAATCGATTCTTTAGACTCTGAAGAAGATGGTGAGGAATTACCAGCATCTGACGATTCAGAAGAAGAACCATCTTTAGACGACGAACTATCATTAGATGGTGAAGAGTCAATGGATGACGAAGATGACTTTATGGACATGACAGGAGCATCTGACGACGAAGTATTAAAAGTTTTCAAAGCAATGAAACCAGAAGATGGTATCGTAGTTAAGAAAGACGGAGATAACGTTGAAATGTCAACTGGCGAAGACGAATATATCATCAAACTTGATGGTGAAGAAGAAACTGAGGTTGAAGATGAAATGGGTATGAACATGGACGAAATGTCTGATGATACTATGGATTCTGATATGGCCGAAGATGAAACTCTTTACGAAATCGAATTAGATGAAGAAGAGGGAGAAGAATCTAAAGATGGTGAAATGTCTGAAGAGGAAGATTCTGACGTTAAGAAAGTTGAAGCTACAGAAGCTGCGAGAACTAAATCAAACCCTCATGGAAATAAGGGTGGTGCTAATAGAGCAGGTTTACCAAGTAAGAAAACTTACAAGGCGGGTTCTGGTGTTTTTGGAATCAACGAAGAGGTTGAAACTTTAAAGAAACAAAATGCTGAATATAAAAAGGCGTTAGTTCTTTTCAAGGAAAAACTTAACGAAGTTGCTGTGTTCAATGCAAACTTAGCGTACGCTACACGTTTATTCACTGAACATTCAACAACAAAACAAGAGAAATTGAACATATTAAAGAGATTTGATTCAGTTTCTACTATGAATGAATCTAAGGGTTTATTCAACACTATCAAATCTGAATTAGGTACAAAAACTACAGTTACCGAAACAGTTGTTGAAAAAATCTCTAACACTCCATCAACATCATCATCTCAACAAGTGTTGGCTGAAGCGAAAGCTTACGAAAACCCACAATTCAAGAGAATGAAAGATTTAATGGGAAAAATAAAATAATAAAAACTAAAAAAAAAATATTTAAAAAATGGGAGCATTATTAGAATCAGGTATGGTAGGTAACATCGGGTTAAAACACCTTAGAGTTATCAAAGAAGATACCATCAAAAAATGGGATGACTTAGGATTCCTTGACGGATTAGACGGTCACCAAAAAGATAACATCGCGCAATTGTATGAAAACCAAGCGTCTTATTTAATCAACGAAGCAGCAGTTTCTGATGCTAGTGGTTCTTTCGAGACAGTAGTTTTCCCAATTATCCGTCGTGTATTCTCTAAATTATTAGCAAACGACATCGTTTCAGTACAAGCAATGAACTTACCAATTGGTAAATTATTCTACTTCGTACCTAAAATTCAAGAAAGAGGTGCTGCTAACGCACACTACGCACCTTACGGTATTCCTGGTGGAGCTGGTGGAGCAAGTGCAACAACTGGTTACACAGGTACTAACTTGTATGATAGATTCTACGAAGGATCTGATTCAAACGATCAAGGTCTTTTTGATTATTCAAAAGGTAAATTCAGTTCAGTTTCTGCAACTGTTGCTGATATGATTACTTTCTCTGCAGGTGTTGCTTCAGTACAATCAGCAATCGCAACTGGTACTTCAGTATCTAACGTGATTTTGAAAGTTTCTGGTTTCACTCAAACAGGTGCTGGAAAATTAGCAGGTCCTAACGGTAACGAAATGGACACTGAAGAGTTTTTAGCGTCTTTACAAGTTCAATGTTCACAAGTTATGGCTGGTGATTTACCAATCAATATCGTTACTCAAAAATACGGTAAAGGTATCGTTGAATACGGTCAAAGAAGTTCAAGCGTAACTGGTAAGTATAATGATATCTGTGATGGTGATGGTTTCATCTACATCAATGTTGATTTACAATCTTACTCAGCAACTGGTGGTTTCTCTGATTATGTTGTAGCAGGTTCTACATTAGCGAAAGGTGATTTCGCAGTATCTTATCGTCAATATGAGTCTTTAGAATTTGAAGACGAAATTGGTGAAGTTTCTTTCGACTTAGAATCAGTAACTGTTTCTGTAACTGAAAGAAAATTAAGAGCTAGCTGGTCTCCAGAATTAGCACAAGACGTTAGTGCATTCCACAACATCGATGCTGAGGCTGAATTAACTGCATTGTTATCTGAGCAAATCGCTGCTGAGGTTGACCGTGAAATCTTACGTGACTTACGTAAAGGTGCGGCTTGGACTGCAAAATGGGATTACAATGAGTGGAAATATGGTGCTAGTGGAAACACTCCGTTCCAAGGTTACACTCAAAAAGATTGGAACCAAACTTTAGTTACTAAAGTTAACCAAATCTCTGCACAAATCCACAAGACTACGTTAAGAGGTGGTGCTAACTGGATTGTTGTTTCTTCAGAAGTTTCTGCAGTATTCGATGATTTAGAGTATTTCCACGTTTCTAACGCAGCTCCTGAGCAAGATTCTTACAACATGGGTATCGAGAAAATCGGTTCATTGGCAGGTCGCTACCAAGTATACCGTGATCCTTACTTCCCAGCAGGTAAAATCTTAATCGGTCACAAAGGTAAATCTTTGTTAGATGCAGGTTATGTATACGCACCATATGTGCCATTACAATTAACTCCAACAATGTACAATCCATTTAACTTCACTCCAATCAAGGGTATCATGACTAGATACGCTAAGAAAATGGTTAACAACCGTTACTTTGGTTTGATTAACGTAAGTGGTTTACAAACATTCAGTTTGGATACTTTAAGATAATCTTAATGATTTATCATACTAAAAACCCTCACAGAAATGTGGGGGTTTTTTATTTTTGGTATATTCCAGAATATTTCTTATATTTGCGTTATGTCTGAAGTCGATTATAGTAAATTAAGATTGGACGTCCTTGAAAAAATGATACACACAAGAGGTATTGAGTGTAAAATGAAGAAGGATGAGATGATTAAAATGTTAAAATTAGATGATGAGGGAAAATATGAACCTCCAATGAACAATACTATCTATGAAAAATCTGAAGGTGGTTATAACGTCGGTATTGACATTAGAAATCGCTCAGATTTACTACAAATAAGTAAATTAAAAGAAAAAAAGGATGCTTGGTCACTCAATAGATATTCAGATAATAGGGTTTGGTATTGGTCTCCACAAAAATTAATATAATGAATTGGATAGAATATTTTTTAAACATTGCAGAACAGGTAAAACTGAAATCTAAGGACCAATCTACACAGATAGGTGCGGTTATCGTAGGAATCGATAATGAGGTCCTTTCTACGGGTTATAATTCGTTTCCAAGGGGAATGGATGATTCTAAACAAGAACGTCAGGAAAGACCTGAAAAATACTTCTGGTTCGAACACGCGGAACGTAACGCTATTTATAATGCCGCTCGTGTGGGGACACCATTAAAAAATTCTACAATATATCTTACTTCAGGATTACCATGTATGGACTGTGCTAGAGGTATCGTGAATAGTGGAATCAAAACTGTTTACTGTAAAGAAGTGTGTACCACAAAAAATAAGGAGAAGTGGGATGAATCTCAAAAGAAATCTCTCCAACTCCTCCTTGAATGTGGGGTTGATGTGAAATATTATTAATTACCAAGTTCTACAAGCCCAATACCTCGGTTTCCAACGTGGACCAGGATTCTCACAATTATGTCTAGCTCTAAACGATTTACGTCTCTTAGGATTGTTTTTCTTAATTACCATTCTTTTTCCTTTCGCAGATTTACCTCCGAAACCGAAATTTACCTTAACTACCTTACCCTTGTCGTTCTTGACATACACTTTAAACTTTTTAACATCACCCTGCATGATTTTTCCAAGTTGAACTTTACGTCCTTGATACTCGGCCTCATTTAACATATTAGTAGACCCAAAATTTGTTCTTTCAATTGAACCGAATTCATCCTCATATATTAAAACTGGAGTTTCTTCATTAAATTCAAATAATCTTTGAAACTGATCCTCGGTTATTTGTATTACTATTTTTTTCATATTTTCATTTAATCTATCAACTTCTCTATATCTTAACGGATTAGACATTCTTTCAGGTTCACTATGTAGTCTTTTTTTTCTTGTAAACACAAAACTTCTACTTTTTTCATTAATGTCATTATGTTCATCAAAATGAGTCATTGTTGGTTTATTACCCTTACCAATTTTTGGTTCTTTCTTTTCCGCTCTCCTTTTTTGAGAGGTCATTGCCTTCTTTTCTTTTTTATCATATGAAGAGGCAACTTTTGGAGTTTCTTTTGATACCTTTTTTGATGGTCTACATTTTGGGTATGATTTACCATCAGCATCTTTTCGACCACATGGTGGGTGTTTACCGTCAACTTTTTTACTAACATCAACCCATTTTTCTTTAAACCATCTTCTAAGGTCTTCTTTTAAAACTTCACCTGATTGAATGGACTCTTCAATATATTGTCTATCTTCTTTTGAAACGACTATTTTCATATTAATAAATATTTGGGTTTATTTGTTTTATAAATTCAATCCATATTTTTTTATCTGTTTCATTCCTTCCGATATTTGCACTATAACAAGTTAAAACTACATTACCTTTAATATAACCTAAATCGTTATTTAATCTATCTAAAGAAGGTTGTTGTGGATGTTTTTTTGTTGATGATGGTAATAATTCAACACCAAACCAATGACATTTTCCTTTTTGTTTTTCAAATAAAAAATTTATATAATCAACATCAATATCAACAATGTGATTTCTATGTTTACAATCGTGTAGTAAAGTATTTTGCCATAACCTTACCCTTCTCTCTTTTTGTTTTAATCCTTCATTTTTTACAAAATCGGGATTTAATCTTTTTTGTCTTTTATATTCTCTAGTAATTTCTAAGTGACATACTTTACAAACTGAGGATCTGTTCGGTCTATAAAAATCTTCTTTTAATTTACTTAAATTACATTTACTACATGTTTTCATATTTAATTGTTTATCCATTATATAAATATACGGATAAACAATTAAGTCAGATATTATTTTTTAGATTTTCTCCAACCACCACCTTTTGATTTATAACGTTTTGCGGCTGCCCCGTTACAATATGCACTTGGACAAACATCATATCTTGAACGAGCCCAAGCTAATGATGCCGCCCATAATTTAGGATTTGTTGGTGTATTTTTACTCTCATCAATTTCTTCCTCAGATTCATTCTTAGGTGTTTTACCTTGCTTCTTCATATTGATTGCAATCGCCGCTTGTTGTGGTGAACTACTTGCTTCATTTGTCGGAACACAATTTGGCACCATTTTACCATTCTTTTTCTTACCACCAACTTGTTTGTAACCATCCCAACAAGATTCATTCATATCACTTTCCCCCTTTTTTGTTTCATTCATGAAGAAATCAAAAACTTGGTCCATGTTGTTCTTGGCTTCAGATACATGATCATCTGCCCAATCATGACCGTTTTTAATAATTTGGTCTAATTCCTGTGGATTCATTTTCATCAACATTTCACATTGTCTGTGTATTTGTTGTATGTTACTGAAAAACATATAATTTTCAGTTGATTCGTTTTCTTTAACAACCTTATTTAGGTGTTTTTTAATTATTTCTTCTAATTTCATAATTAATAAATAGTTTTATTTTTCAGATAGTATCTCAAATTTAATGTGCTCATTATAGAATATTTCTTCGTTATAAGTCTTACCTTTTATTTCCATATAATATTCTCTTGGTATATAAATGGAAGTGTCTAATGTAAATGAATTTTCATTTGTTACATCGATTTGTGTCCAATCGTGAACAATCACATCAGTTCTTCCTTCTTTGATGAATAATCTATAATAAACCTCATCAAATAATGTATTTATTGGATTATTAATAGATCTAAATGTTACAACGATTTTGCGTTTCTCACCTCTTTTAACTTTCTCATTTTGTTTTATACCAAAAAATTGTATCACATATCTATCTAAATCTGTTTGATTTTGACCGACAGTATATAAAGAAGTATAAGGTTTAGGAATGAATTTCTGTGTTACATCTGAAATGTCTACACCATCTAAACTTAAACCTTTCCATTTATCAAAAAAGAATCTTCTTCCGTCACATAACACCCCGTCCAAACCAAATGTGATTTTATATACCCCCCTTCTTATTTTTGTTGAGGTTAGGTTAGATAAACCCGATATTATAGTGTTAGTACTATCTAAAATGTCTACAGTAGGTAAGGTATCCAAATCATAAAAATTGGTCCCCTTAGTCACATATAGATATAAATTTTGATTAACCTTTTCTACAAAATTGTTTCTATCGTCGTTAATTCTATCATCAAAGAAAGACTCAACGTACGGTTCAAAAAATGTTTGTGTGTATTTCGTAAAGAAAGCAACTGACCTATCAACCTCAGGTGTTAAGTCTTGGTACACCACCGCAAATGCTAATCCTAAACCATGATTTGTACTTCCTGTGATAATCCCATTGACATAACTTGTTATATTGACATTTAAATCCTCATTACCATTATCAAAATGTATTGTATCAATAACTGTTGGGTTGGTTCCATAAACACCCTCAGATGTCCATTCATTTATAGTTGTTCTGTTAAACCAGTTAGATGGTCTTTCATCGAAAGTGACGTTACCTGTGGTGAAGTCATACCCACCGTCTTCGTAATCAAATCCCAAACCTTCGTCCCAAAATTCAGGTATTTGAAATAATATTAAATCAAATGAATTAGTTCTTTGTCTACCTGTACCTCTTTTAGCACCTAAGAATGTCTCGTCACCAAATATGGTATTTGTTAAATGAAGGGTATGTGTGGTACTTGGAGTAACAACATACTCACCTGAAGTAACTTTTGATATTAAGTCTGTAAAATCGACTTTAAATAAAAATTTAGAAAAACCAGAACCATAAAAAATCTCAGTTGTTGGGTTTTTTGCGGTGTTAACCTGAGAATTTTTAATGATGGTATTATTCTTCTCAAAATATGAACGGAAATATGACATCTTTTTTATTAATAAATATCAAATTAGTTGATTCTAATCGATTTATTTAAAATATCGTTTTCCACGGTTTGATAAAGTTTTTTTAACTCCTCACCTTCTGCGTATTCGGTTTGTCCAATAATTGGTTTAAGTGGGTTGTGTCTATGTGTAAAAATTACTTGAATTATACTTCTAAGTAATGTTAAAAGATTTTCACCTCTAACAGTTGAGTATGTTTTTGGGTCAATATTTTTAATGTAATCTTCTTGGGTGAAATCGTACTTATCCAACGATTTAAAATTAATTGGACTTTCTCCTTCATTTGAACCTAAATCTGTGGATAAAAAATAAATTTTATCTGATGTGACAGTGGCAAATGTTTGTTCTGGTGTATTTTGGTCTATCTTTAAAAATTCTTCAACATATTCTTTAGATGATACTGGAGGTTTTGTCTTTGTTGCCGACCATAATAATCCACTTTTTGGTCCAATTCTACTAACACTGACTTTATTTAATATTGTTTTTTTATTGTTATCTTCAGTTTGACTAATTCCAAATCTTGACAACTCACCACCGATTTTAGGTCTAAAAAAAATAGGATGTCTTTCATCTTCATTAATATATAATGTATTTAACTCCCCTAACCCAATATCATGTATTGTAAAAATTGTGTCCCTAATTGTTTTATATGCGTCTTCTACCGAAGAAACATCTTCTCTATATGTAACCGTGGAACTTGTATCGTCTGTATTAATTAATTTAACAGATGCCATTGGTATTGAAGTATTTTCAGTAAAAAAGTTAGACTTGAATGTTTCACCATACTCACTTTTAACAGTATAAACATTAAAAGTAACTCCTGTTACATTCGAAAGAGATCCTTCAATATCATACTCGACGATAGTTTTAATACCCTTAACCTCAACATTTGTTTTCTTTACTTTTCTATTACCTAATGTCATTTTTTTAGGGAATTTTTTCAAGTAAAGTCTTGATGATTTGTCAGCCATCAATGGATGAGTTAGCATAGTTTCTCTATTAAGATAACTTGCAGCCTCTTTTGATAGAAGTTTACCTCCCCTTAATTGTATTCCATTTTCTGTAAATAAAATGTCCGAACCATATTTTCCGTAAATTGCGAAATCTTTATCTTTAGCAAATGAATTGTTAGATTTATTTTTAATAAATTCACCACTAGATTTTTTTACATCCCCCCTATGTTTTGTTGCCACACCATATGTGGTGTTTTCAATTTGTTGTGAAAACGTTTGACCGTTGAAATCATACTGAGTTGTAAATGGACCCGCAATGTATTCTAAATTAATATTTTCATTATCGGTATTGTAATTTAAAAGTTTGACCGATTGACCAATTTCGGGTAGGAAATTAATATTATTTGGTAAAAATGGGGATGCAATAAATGGGTCATTTTGTGACCATTTTTCATATTTTATTGAATTTTCTTTTTCCCCAACATAGTCGTTATATCTTACGCAACGAATTCTACCCATACCTTTTGGGTCAATATTATCAACACAAATTGCAATATCAATTATCTTCATTACTTCTTAATTCTTTTTTCAACTTCTTTATTAACGGTATTATATAGAGTTTCAACACTTTCTAAATGTCTCGTTAAGTCAATTATAAGGTTTTTTGTTTTTTGATGTTCGTCATAAAGTTCATTTACACAAACAAATAAATCTTTGTTTGATTTATTCTCAACATCAGTGGCAATTTCTATTAATTTTTCTTTATCCATATTATCCAACTCTTCTTTTAATAAATGTTTCCATAAAACCTAATGGTGTCGGAATTGTAACCGCATCGAATGCTCCAAAGTTATTTTCTTCTTCGTTTACTGCAAAAATGACTTTTTTATGTGCTTCAATGAAATCATTCGGTTCTCCATTTATTGGTCCTGTAGGTATACCTGCAGCCGACATTCCTTCAATTGCCGCCATGTATGCTCTTTCAGGACTATATCCAGGTAAGAACGGTGTGATTAACAATAAAACTGGTGGTATTTTTAATGGTATAGATGTGTTAATTGCAGTGGTCAATGTTGAGATGACGGCATTAAATAAATCATAACAATTATCAAAACCTTGTTCTAATATTTTAGTTAATAACGCAATTAATATTGCAATAACTCCGTAGTATCTTTTTAATTTATTTTTTAAAATTTTTTGTGCCAATTTCAAAACGAAGTTTAGTAAATCTACTTTTACTCTTTTCCAAAATTCACTGATAAATTTCCAAAACAAATCTTTAATAATTGCACTGAATAATTTATGGAACTTTTTCATGAACTCTTTAGCGGTTTCCACAACCTGATTTGCGGTGGACGTAATTACCGATTTAAATAACTTATATACAACAACAATCGGTAAGAATATTTTTGGTGATATTACACTCATTATAAGTGCCTTAGGTAAATTTAAAATAAAAAGATTGTTTATGGATACTTGAAAATCACCTAAAGTAATTGATGACCCTTCAGATTGTTCAAACGAATCTGCAGCAACTTTATTTAAAGTACCATTAACCAAATCGTTTAGATTTTTTTTACCTGATAAGTAAACAAAGTCTTCAAATAGGTCAGTATTCACAGGGACTTCAAAATTATTACAATCTCTAAAACGTAATACTTTTCGATATCTAGCATTTTCATCATCTAAGTCAACACCCTCCACATCGTCAAAGTTAAAATACAATTCAAGGTCTTCATCATTTTCGTTAAATAAATCAATTGCGTTTTGATTAGACAACGTATTCGTTTTTTTAGGATTACCACAAACAGAACATAGTTTAGTGATTAATCTATTTAAATCATTAAATGCTCCGGTAAACAATGGAGTTTCACTTGAATCTCCTTGAATGGTCATTAACATTGCCATTTTTGTAATACCCGATATGTCGGGTAGTTCTATTGATGAGTAATAGTCATTTAAAAATTCTTCAACGGGAACAGGACCATTTCCTCCTTGAGTTAGTCCTGAAATAATAAATTCTTGAGTTTCCCCCGTCCAAATTGCTCTGAATAATGTTTTATTACTTGTGGTATCAAATTGATAAAATTCGCCTGTTGGTTTTGAAAAAACACCATAAAGTTCTCTGTTAACTTTTTCTTTACTCGTAGATGTGTTTGATGGTTCATATACAATTTTACCCACATTACTTTCGGGAGCAACTGTTAGTACATTTAAAAAATCAAATTCTTTTGGTTTTAATCTAACAGTATCAAACTGAGGTCCGGTAAAATTTTTATTAGTTCCACAAATACCGTCACCGGCAAATAATATTTTTTTTACATTATCGAGAACAATTTGTTTTGATGATTGTAATGTTACATCAATTGAATCGTTTGCATGTTGTTTAATTCTTGATTTTACTTCTAAAGGATTTTGTGATTTAACCTTTTGACCTGTGGCCAAAAAAGAATCAACGATTTCAACTAAATCACCAAAAATGTTACCAGACTCTTCCTTTTTTTTCTTTAAACTATTTGTTAAATCACCGACCTTTTTACCAATAAAATCGGACGATGGTAAGTCTTTTAATAACAAATCAAAACTATTCTCATCAAATGGTTTTGCCTCATCATTAAATTTTTTAATGACCTCTAATTTTGACTTAATTTTGTTTTTGGTGGTCTTTAACTTACTCATTATAGTTTATAGTTAGTAGTTTTGTTATCATCGTCCGAGTTCATTAATTTCTCTAATATTTCTCTATCTTCTTCAGATAATGTACCCAACGGACCACTCTTACCACCACCTCCGGTCGTTTGTTTAAGTAAAACACCTTGTAACTTAACTAATGAAATTTTCTTCTCTGTACAATCGTTTAAAATCTTTTGTTGTTCTTTAATAACGGGACCAATTGTACTCATGTCCTCAGCGTCTTTCATAAAACTCATCATTTTTCTCAAAATGGTGGACGCGGTGTTTCTATTTTCAACAACATCATTATAGATTTCCTGCATTAGTGCTAAGGCGGAATCTACGTCTAATGTAATGTTATTTTTCTGTGTTCTCATATCAATAAATAGATTTATTCTAAAAATCCACCTAAAATACCATCATATAACTTTTTGAATCGTTTCATTGATATTCTAATCTCTTTGGTTGATAAAGAAGTCATTTCTCTTAAGGACAACAGAATTAGGTTTTTATTAAATTTGTTTCCGTCACCTACTTGAAAAATCTTATCGAAATTACCAAATATTTCAAGTAAGGCATATCCTAATTTTTGTTCATTTTCATTTAGATTTTCATTTTCCATGAATTCTTCTAATGAAATGGTTAGTTTTATAATAACATCTCTAAAATCAATAACGTGCTCATCAATTATATATGATAAGGTTGGGCTATCTTCCATATCGGAGGATATGTCATCATATGATACTTGTCTATTCTGTTCCTTAGTATCTTTCTGTATTGCTCCCATAAGGTAGTTTTTACAGATGGTACCAAAATATGAATATGCCTTAGTATTCTTAGTATGATCAAATTTATTAATTTTAGTAATAAGAAAGGACATAGTGTCTGTATGAATTTCTTCAAATTCCATGTCTTTTCTGTAAAGTTTATAACGTCGAATAATACTTTCGACCATTATGATAAGGGGTTCTCTCAAATATTCGTTGAATATCTTATTTCTTTCTGCTTCATCAGTACTTTCTAGGTACATGACTACCGCCTTTTCTTGATCCTCCCCAAAATAAATTTTTTGGGTTCTTGGTCTTGGCATTAATTAGTTGTGTAATTTACATCGCGTTTATTTTTAAAGAAAAATTCTTTCTTAGCGGTCTCTAACCAAAATTTTACTTCGTCATCACTTAACTTAGTTTCCTCATTATTTTTGTATTTCCAAAATAGAGAGTCTTCTCTGAAGTTTACGTGTTGGTAACCGATTCTCGGTAATGTTAATATCTTTACTCCATTATGAGTTAAACGTAATAAGAATTCGTAAAGGAAGGTTAGTTTAATGTTTTCTTTAAAATTACCATTTTCTTTAATTACGTTTGTTCTGAACAAACCACCGCTTGTTTGATAATTTTGGAAATCTAATAATACTTCATTATCTAAAAATCCTTGTTTCTCAGAAAACCCGTATGCCCAAGTAGATTCATTCGTAAAACTGATAAACTTACCTTCGGTGTTAATGTCTCTCACAACCGGTAAGAATACATCAACGTCAGGGTTATGTTTTACATATTCATTAACCAAACTTAACCATACTGGTCTGTATTGGTCGTCAATTTCTAAAATTGAAAACCACTCAGTTTCACAATTTGTAATACCAGCATTTACTTGAGAACAAAAATCAGTACTGCCGGCATTTATTGTGTAGTTAATTTCTAACTTATTTGAAAGTTGACCAATTTCGTTTTTAACCGATGGTGGACAAACAATTGTAACCACAACATCGTTATGGAAGTCTTCAACAGATTCTAATGCTTTTTTTAGCATTTCTTTATAATCACCTTCTACAGTGTGAACGGGTAATATTATTGTGATATTTTTATTGCTCATTTTCTTCTTGTTTTAATTTTTCTACAGCATTTTTTATTGATTCAACTCTTTTATTTTTAAAAGATTCAAACACAGATAAAATATTATTTTCGGTTATTGATGATGAATATGGTAATAAAGTTTCTTTCATTTTATCTTTTACCTCTTGAGTTAATTCAACACCATCCAACCAAGCTAAAACATATGTTCCCAAAATCTCCACAATTTTATTTTCATCATATGTCCACATACCATTTTCATCTAACCAATCTGGTTCAGTTGATGGGATTTTACCAACAACAGGTACACCACATTTCATAGATTCTAATGGGAAAGTTCCGAATGTTGATTCATCATCAATCCAAACAGAAACCACACACTCTTTAAGTGCGTCTGAAAATTCAGTATAACTTAATTGTACCATGTCTTTAAATGTAATCCATCTAAGATGTGGGTATTTTAAATAAAATTCTGAAATAACTTTTCTGTTTTTTATTCTATCTCTACAACTAATCGCAATGAACGGTTTTAGTAGGGATTCTGACGGACTAAAATTATCACCAATAATTGGTGGAATAATGTGAACTAAATTTTCAGGGAAGTATTCTTGAATATATTTCTTAGCGGTCTCTGTTGTTGTGATTACCTTATCGAATCCATAATCACTCCATCTACTTCCGATTGGTAATGTTTCAAACATGTAATCTTTTTGTTGTAATAACATGATTTTAACACATCTTACATTTGCCAATTGTTGTAGGGCGTTTGAATAATATTCAGGTACAACTAAAATGTCGTCGATTTTTAATTCTGGTTTATCGTCTTTAATCGATACCACAGGAATGTTTGTGTATTTTTCATCTAACCAAGCAGATACACCACCATATGTGTTATCTTCCACAAGAATTTTAGAAGTTATACCATTATTTTTTAAAACAAGAGCAAGATCGTAAATGTGTTTTACTGATGCTCTTGGGTTGTTTTTAGTGTCATATGTTAAAAAATAAACAACACTTTCATTTGTGTCTAATCTTGTTAGTGCACTTTCTAATTTTTCAATGTTCTCTTTACTCATTGTCTTCTATTAATATTTGATTTTTTATTAAAGTGTTAAATGCGATTTTAAATGATGTCGTAGTATTGTTTTGAGCAAATGGACCTAATCCCTCATCTACTTCTTCATACTCCGATAAAACTCTATCTAAACACATTTTTATTACTTCGTATTTGAAGATGTTTACTTCGGTGACTTCACTACCGTCTTCTTCACTTATTTGACTTCCGGTTCTACATTTTTCTGTGATTCCGTCAAGGTCAATGTAGTAGGATTTTCCAAAAATTTCAACCATGGTTCTTGTATTTCAGTTAATTTAGTTATTTCTTTATGATAAGTAAAGTATTGATTATAAGTGTTATTGAATTTGATAACACTTTTGTCTTCCGGACATGAATCGACAATTTTTTTATTGTCTGTAATCCACACATCACAATTTTTCCACGTGTCGGAAATGTTTTCACTTTTTATAAATTTAATGTTATTACCTAAGTAACCATTTTTAGATAAAAAGAATAATGTTGCTGGTTTTGATTTACCCAACTCGTCAAGACCAACTAACGTAAAATTATGTTCTTGATTTTCATAAATCATTTTATGTAAATCAGTAAATGTTGTTGAATAACTTAATCCCGCATGACCAAAGATTTCTATTGGGTATTCGATAAATAAAAAAAATTCAAACTCCTCTTTAGATTGGAATTTATATGAATTTAATAAATTGTCATTTTGAATTGGTTCTGTTATACCATACTCAAATGTGTTATCCTCAGGTAAATCACCACTTAGATATGCGTCGTTATAGTGATAGTCAAATTTTTGAATTGTGTTTCGTAAAACACCGTCGATACTAATGAATATTTCCATACGGTAATATAACATATATAGACTTATAAGTAAACAATAAACCCACACCATTATGATAAACGATGTGGGTTTATTAAGCAAAATTAACTTTATTGTTAATCGTATCTATTTAAAATTTCCCCAATAATTGGGTTTCTTACGATATCTTCATTTCCAAATTCAAATATACCAATACCTTTTACGTCACTCAATCTTTTCTTCGCATCGTATAATCCTGATTTTGTTTTATCTCTGAATTTATCTGATTGTTCTAAGTCACCTGAAATAAAGAATTTTGAATTGTATCCAATACGAGTTAGTAATAATTTAATTTGGGATGGTGTAGCATTTTGTGCCTCTTCAAATACTAATATCGTATTATCTACGTTCCATCCTCTCATGTAAGCAAGTGCGGCAACTTCAATATATCCCATGTCTTTTAAAGTTTCACGAGCCTCTTTACCAATAATTTTATTTAATAAATAATATGATGGATAAATGTATGGGTCTAATTTCTCTTCTAAACCCCCTGGAAGTGACCCTAATTTCTCCTCAGCCTCAACTGCGGGTCTAACTATAATAATCTTCTCATACTTGTTAGAATCGTCGTGTAATAGGTCTACAGCACGTTTCATTGCTATATAGGACTTACCTACACCCGCGGGACCGAAACATAATGTTATTTGATTTTCACCAAGAATATTCCAATAGGTTTCTTGATTCTTAGTTAGGAACTTTTCTTTTGGTTTTTTTATAATTTGACGAATTTTTTCTTTGTGTGAAACTTTTTTTTCGTCAAATATTAATGTGGTGGTTTGTTGGTTACTTTTTCCGATTTTAGGTTTTAATGCCAAAATTTTCTAATTTAAATTCTAATTATTTATTATAAATATATCACTTTCCGGTACTACCAAACCCACCTTCTCCTCTTTCAGAATTGGATAATTCAGGTACCTCAGTCATAAATACTTGTGGATACGGTAATATTATGATTTGAGCACCTCTTTCACCTACTTTATATTTTAGTGAATCTAATCCATTGGTTTTTTTAAATGTGGCTTGTAATTCACCTCTATATCCACTATCTATTACCCCAACACAATTAGATAGAATTAAATCTTGGTTACGTACAGATGATCGTGGAAACACTAAACCAACAAACCCTTTAGGTATTTCCATCGCAATACCGAAACCATACGATACACTAAACGAGGTGTTTTCAATTTCTCTTGTAATGGTTAAATCCATACCGGCATCACCAACTTTTGAGTATGATGGTATCACCGCATTAGGGTCTAATTTTTTAACTTTGACCATAACACCTTGTGTAACAATTCCAGTATCCCCATTTAATGGAACAGTATTATTTAACGGTTGACTCATTTGTTGTGCTAAATCTGAATTTAAACTACCCAACACTTTATCAACGTCTTTTAAAAAATCAAAATCTTGAATATCATCATCTGAATTTAATTGTTGTTCAATTTGTTTTAACTTTTCAAGATAATCTTTGATATCATTCTCCGTCATTCTGTTTTACTTTTTTTTCTAAAATCCATTTATCTAACTTCTTAACTCTCTCTTTTAAGTCGTTATCCTGTGGTCTTAAACAACATTCAACAAAAACATCTGTTACACGTTGTAATTCCTCAAAAGTAACTTGAACACCAACTGTGTTAAGGTATTCTAAAGCCATTTTACTTTGCGATTGACGCATTATCTGTATATCTCTACTGTAGAAATCCATAATTCAGTTGGTGTTATATTTGTTACAATCCTTTGTAGTACTCTGGTGTGTTTTTCGCATCAATGATACATTCAATTGCCATTTTCGCAACTGAAAGACTTTCACTTGAACGAACATCACCTGCTCTGTATTTTGATGCAACTAATGTTGCCTCTTCTACAGATTCCGCCTCAATAATGTATTTGAATTTCTTAATACGAGGGTTACCTTCTCTGTCCATTTGTTCGGTTTCATAACCGATAGTTACTAAGTAGTGCATGTTTTTTTGATTTATTTATTTATAATTGTTTTGAAAAATTGTACTCTATCATTACAAACATTTTTTAATGAATATTTGTCTTTTACGGTCTCATATAATCTATTACCCAAATCTTCAATCATATTAGGATTTTCAATTAAACGTTTCATGTGTTTTGCCCAATCTTTGTGATTTCTCTTAGAATTAACCAATAAGGCGTTTCCTTTATTATTTAAAACTCCGTTATCCACGGCAGATATTAAATCTAAAGTATATGGGTCAACATCACTCGCAATAATTGCCTTTTTGTGGAAGCCAGCTTCAATTACTTTTAATTGGGATTTGTTACCATTAAAAAGAGAATCAACTAATGGTGCCAATGAAACATCAAAAGTGTTATAGTTAGTCGCGTAACTATTAATCTCTTTAGTCCATCTTCTTCTGTATGGTTCATTTACGTCGTTAAATGAAGGGGTCTCTGTAAAGTTATGTAAATAATTTTTATATTCTTCACTCAGAACTTTATAATTGTCTGTAAAGAATTTTTCGTATTTATACCAAACAGTTTCTAAAGGTTGAATAGGTCTTTGTCTCTTTTCACCATTAGGTGCCATTTCGGTAACCGTACCTCTTAAATCAAAACCACACAATACAAATTGAGCCTTATCTTTAAACGAATAATGTGTTGATGAAATACCGTTTGACATCAGTTCTAAATCGTGTAAATGTGATGACCCACCTAACCAACCAAATCTGATTTTGTCTGACTTGGTTGGATTGACTTGAAATTGTGACTCATCTTCATTAACCGCGTTGGGGAAAATTTGAACGTTTTTTACACCCAATCTATCCATAATTGTTTTAGCAAAAATAGATGTTGTGGTTGTTATTGCATCAACCAATCTCATCATTTCAATTTTCATTTCACCGATTCTCGATGCCTTAATTTGATGATACATTGGGTGACGTTGGTCGACAAACCACAAATCGTCAATATCCATAATAACCTTAATTCCCTTTGATTTTAACCATTTTATTCTGTTAACATTAGAATCGTGAGTTGTTTGATGAATAAAGGAGTGAAAAACTACAATATCGTAATTTAAAAAATATTCGTCGTTATCTTCTGCGTTAAATGTAATGTCCACGTGAACATCATCTGAATGTTTTTCACCAATAAAAGTATATGGGTCCATTATTCTGAATTTACCCACACCATGTTTATCCGATGGAATTGCTAAAATTTTAATTTTTGACATAAATGAAATACCTCTAATATGAGGTTATATCAAAAATATAAGTAAAAAAAATGGAAAAACAAAATCATTTAGTAAACATACTAATATTGATTAGGTCTGAAGATAAATGTCTGTTAATGAATTCATTAATGTCGGATGACCAAAGAGTTTTGAACTCTTTTTTTATTTTTTCTTCGTCCCAATTCCACCAAGAAATTTGTAAAAGTAAATCTATTTGTTTTTCAGTAAAACGATATTTTACAATCTTACCTGGATTACCAACGACAATAGCATAAGGAGGAACGTCTTTAGTAACAGTTGCGGTAGCACCAATAACGGCACCATTACCAATTTTAACTCCTGACATTATGGTTGACTTAGCACCAATCCATACATCATTTTCTATTGTAATATCACCCTTACATGATGGGTGACCCATTTCAAACATCATATTTTCGATGTCTTTGTTTACAGGTCCTAATAGTTGAGATGACGTTGTTACCCAATCAGGTCGGTGATTTGCGTGTAAAAAAAAGTTACAATCTCTACCAATTGAGTTGTATTTTCCGAGGTTTATATGATAATCATCACTCCACGAAATAATATTGACATTTCTATCGTAGTATGTTCCTCTGTCCGCGTGCCACAGATGAAGATTTTCTCCCATAAATTATTTTGCTTTATTAACCCCTGTGATTTTACCTTTGAAAATTGAATCTCCAACTTTTAAAACTAAATTTTCGTTGATTGAGGATGTTGTCGACGCAGTCAATATTTGATTTAATTTTTCGTCCATAACTTTACGAACGGTATTTTCAATCATTAAAGCTATTGCGTTCATATCGATATTTGAACTTTGTGGTTGTTGTCTTTGTTGAGGTTGTGATTTTTTTGATGAAACGCCTTCTTGTTCCATTAATCTTTTGGCTCCTTTTACAAAGTCCATATCTAAAGTGTCGTTTAAAGAAATTTGAGGTATTGGATTTTCAATCATGGCTTTCTTTATTGCGTCAGGTAATTTTGAATTTTGAATTTTGTCAACACTGGCAGGTCCTCCAACCGACCTCTGATTTGATTGTTGAGGTTGTTCTCCAACGTATTGGGATTTCATTAACTCTTCTGGGTCAGATAATAACATAGATTCATTAACATGACCCCTTTCAAAATTACCACCATCAACCTTGTTCATAACTTTTTTTGCTTGAACTAATTTTTTCATTAAATCATTTGATGATATTGATCCTTGACCTTGTGACATAACTTTAAATATTTTCTATAATATAATGTTTTTTAAAATAACATTAAACTTTTAATTCTTTTTATATTTTCTTGAAGATTCTTATCGTCTTCGACATCATTTTCTTCAGGATTAACACTTGGTTTCTCCTCGGGTTTTGGTTGGGGTAATTCTTTTTCAACTTCTTTCTTAAATCTCTCTCTCGTACCTTGACCCGGTTTTATATTACCACCAATTTCTTTTTGTTTGTTAACCCAATCAGATTTTTTCTTATCGTATAATTCTTTTTCTTTATCTTTTATATCTTGACCAATAGTGTCTTGTGGTGTTAAATCAGGAGTTTTTTCTGGTTTTGGTTTCGGTAAACTTGATGGTTCTATCGGTTCAACCGTATCCACAGGTTTTTCAACCGGAGGTTCGACTTGTTTAGTTGGTTCAGTTGGTGGTTTTTGTTTAACAATTCTTGGTTTTTTAACTTCCGGTTTACTTGTCCAATCCGTAGTAACATATGTAACACTTAATCCATTGTCATCACCTTCTTTATAACCCGGTCTTTTTTCGTTAAAAACTTCATCGGTCACATTAGTTCCACTCATTCTACTTAACATAAAAGTTCTCCATCCATGTTTTTCAAATCCTTTTTTGGATGTTGACGGTGGTTGAACATATGCTCTCATTACTAAATTACCTTTTTTACTCAAACCCAAAGCAACCGCCTCCGCTTTAACACGATAACCAGCTTTTACACTATCTTTTTTTGGTTTTTTGGGTCCACTATAATAAAACGTGATTTTATTCCTATTTTTGATTGCGTCAACAATAGGTTTTGTTCTCGTTGTTTTTAATATAGCTTGTTCTTCAAGAATTTCGAAGATTATTTTGTTTAACATATTTTAAAAATCAGGATATCCCTTAGACCCATTATATTTATTTCTCGCCACGACATCAATCCTTGTTTGGATATCAATTGATGACCCAACGTTACCATTATTTTCACCCTTACCTTTATCATCACCATCAGACATTGCGTTTGGGTGTACCATAGAATAAGCATTTTGATTATTATAAGTATTACGACCGATGTTATCAATTCTATTTTGAATGTCTACTGATGAACCGACACTACCGTTGTTTTCACCCTTACCTCTTTCGTCACCATCCGATAATGCGTTTTTACTATTTGAATTATATGTTTTATTTTTAGCATAAATGTTTCTAGATAAAAGTTCATTTCTATTTTGGATATCTATTGAAGAACCTAATTCATTTTTACCTTTTTCATCTCCATCAGATATAGCATTTGGATGATTCGTTCCGTAACCATTATTTTCGTTATATGTATTTCTGGTTAAATTATTAATTCTATTTTGAATATCAATTGATGAACCGATATTCGCTTTACCTTTTTCGTCACCGTCAGATATGGCGTTTGGGTGATTTGAGTCGTAAATACCTTTTGTGGTATATGTATTTCTGGCAATGCTTTCTTGTCTGAATTTATCTGCCAGTGTTTCTAATTGTGTTGCCATTTTATAACATTAATTTTTTCATTCTTTCTATTTCTTCAAATAAACCTAAAGAGGTTATTGGTGAGATAGACGATTTATGTGAATTACTTTTTATTAAATTTGTTGGTATTTTAAAATTATCTTTTTTAGTGTGTTTTTTAAGATGACTATTCTTTCTCTCACCAGTAATGCTTGACATTTCATCCGCATTTTTTCTTGAGTCCTTTCTGTTACTCACCAAATTTCTTTCTCCCTGTAAATGTTGGTTGGACCATCTATCCATTAAATCACCACCCATAAGATCATATTTAATCTTATCATTTACTTTATCCATATTTTGGATGTCGTGTATGATTCTTTTAAGTTGACCATAATTCACAGTCTTATCCGATAATAATTTTTTAGCACGATTCAATCCGTCCTTATGTTGACCGTTTAGACCAATTATCGTGTGATTAATTTTATCTAAGATATCTTGTGGAAGATTAAAAACCCTACCTTTTAATTCTTTATTCATTATCTTTTAAATGGTTCATTATGTCATTAATTGTTAAATTATGACTGTCCATACTATTTTTTAGTGATTTTATTTGTTTCTTGATAATTGGACTAATTTCTTTCATTTCGGTTTCATTAGAAACAATCTCATTATCAATCCTTTTCTTTGAAAGAATACTTTCAATATATTCCTCCATATATTTCTTAGGGTTTTCAACTAACCTAGTTTGTCCATCTGGTAAATTTGGGTCGAATCCTAATTGTTTTGCTCTTTTATCCTGTTCGATAGGGTCTTCAATACCTAAATCTTCATATTCATCTTTTGCTTCCTCGTAGTCCACGTCATCTCTAGTCAATAACTTATCTGCCCCTAAAACCTTACTCATGTCAGATTCCGCCCAATATTTCATTGTGTTCATTGCTCCTCTACCACTAACCTTACCAATCGCACCCATCGCACCGTGTGCCGATTTTACAACCTCGTCTGTTGTTTTATTTTGGGTGATTCCTACTTTATCGAAATTGGTTGGTTTTTTATTCATTGCGATATTACCCTTATCATCAACAACCTCGTCAACCTCTTTTTCTACCTTATCGGGTATTTTACTATAATCTGTATCGTCTGAGAATTCTTTTGCCCACTTAGACCACTTCTTATTTTTACCACCCTTAGACTTAGCAAAGAAGAACCTTTGTTGTGCTTTTGACGCAAATTTCTCCTCAATTACCTGTTTTATAAAATTATTCATCTAAATCACTTTTTATATAAATATCAAATGATACGAAAGATATTTATATAAACATGAACACACAGAATATTTTAAGGTTTTACGGGTCAAAACTGGATTTAAAGTTAGATTCGTCTGAATTTTATGATTACGAACTTGGAAAAAACGATATAGATTATAATACGGATGTATTGGATTTATCTAAAGAGATATCATATACGGGGTTAACGATAAACACATCGTTAACTAATTTTGATTGTGATAGAGAGACTATTACATTAAGAGAATATGATAATAGAGTAAATGATAATACGTATATATATTCGGGAATAACCGTAACTGTGGACTATGATTTATTTGTGTCTCATTTTGGCACTGGTTACACACACACCATTTTAAATAATAACATTTTTTCCTTAACAACTTGGGACGATAATACTCACTATTTTGAAATTTATAGGTTTAATGAACCATTAAGAAGTCCAATTGGTGCGTTTCACGGTGGATTATCTAGTATTAATGACAATTCTTTAATTATTACCGAAGATGATGAATTATTAGAATTTATTAATGAATTTGATTTAGAAGTTAGGGTAAATCAAAATATTTTAGACATTTCGGACGATTCAAATATTATTGACACTAATGACAATAATCTAATTGTAGTGTCGGATCCATTAACCTATGATACGATTATTGATGAGTTTGATAGTGATTTTATCGATTGTGTTCAATCTTTAGACGATGATGATAATTGTTGTTTGCAACCGTTAAAATTATATAATAAACCGTGGGCGTATAAATTTAACTCGGGTGCTGGTGTAGATAATTGTTCTCCAATAATAAAAAGAAGAACTGAAAAGGGGTGGACTTTAGATTTTATTTTTAATAGACAAAATCAATCGTGGTCATCTGGTGGCGTTTTTTATTATTTAGGTGTAAGGGGAGAAAATAACCCATTAAACTATTCCGATAATAATTTATCATTTCAATTTACTTCAGATAGACGAATAAAATGGGTTTCTCATCACTATTCAGGTGTTTGTGACCCAACAAATGGTTACAGTGACGGGTTTTATGTTGCCAGTGGTCAAACCCCACAATTATGTGTTACTCAACCAACAAAAGATTTTAATATAACAATATCGTTTGATAGATATAAAAGATATACTGATTGTAATTTAGAAAACGATGGTGGTTGGAATGATTTAATTACCGGTAGAACCTTAAACACAAGTATATACGATTGGTTAACAGGAGCCACTCCGAATTATACCGATTTAGAAGTTTTAAATAGAGAATGGAATAAAGAAAGAGAAAGAAGATTAGGTATATTAAAAATTTACCTTAATGGAAGACCAATTTATAAAATAGAGGATTGGGAAGAAATTATACCGTCGGATAGGGGTGAACAACCATATATCCAATCTTGGGGAGGTGGTACGGGTTTAATGAATGGAATACATAATGGAGTTTCTTGTTTTAATATTAAATCAATAAAATATTATGAGGAGCCGTTAGATTTTGTACATGTTAGACATAATTTTATAACCAGATTAAATAACTACAATTTTGAAATATGTGGGGACGATTGTGTGGACGACATTACCGCTTTGGTTACACCAACCCCCACACCGACTAGAACACCTACACCTACACCAACAAGAACACCTACACCAACACCAACAAGAACTCCCACACCTACACCAACCCCTACACCAAATTGATAATCAAAAAGAATAAATAATAAATTATAAAAGTTATAACAAAATAAAGTATTTATTGTAGACAATTTAAAAGAAAAAACAGAAATGGCAAACAAGTATATAAAGGATTTAACTGGCACCACAAACCCAAGTTTAACGGGTTTCACTATTTTTGATGATGGTGTAACAACATATAAAACAACGTTAGAAACATTAAAAAATACTATTGTTGATGGTGTTTCACATACATTTCAGGGTAATCAGACGATTAATGGTAATTTAATTGTTACGGGTTCTATAACTGCGAAAGAATTTATTGTTAGTTCGTCAGTTACACATGTAACCTCTTTAGCCCAAAGTGGGTCAACTGTTTTTGGTGACACGTTAAACGACACACATCAAATGACGGGTTCAGTTCTAGTAACTGGTTCATTAAATGTTCAAGGCATGGGTGTTGTTAAAAATTCTTTATTTGTTTCCGGATTTCAAGTTATAGGTACCCCAACACACCACCAAGGTATTGACGCTGAAGTTTTACATGTGGGTTCTTATAATTCATATAATATTGCACATTTTAATGCGAATCATGATCAATATTCCCAAGTAAACATTAAAAATATTAATTCAGGAACAACTGCAAGTACAGATTTAGTATTAACCGCAGATAACGGTACTGAAGAAATGTACTTTGTTGATTTGGGTATCAACTCAAGTGGATACGGTGCAGGTAATGTTGGTAGTGCGAATGATGGTTATCTTATTAACAAAGGTAGTGATTTATATATCGGTACTTTAAGTGGTGATACGGGACATAATCATGTTCATTTGTACACCGCCGGCAATTGGCAAAATCCTGCATTTACAGTTTTTGATAATCATTGTATAGGTTTTAATACTCAAACACTTGGACCAAGTGATAAATACGTATTTAGTGGTGATACCACCTTTAAAAATGATGTACGAGTAACAGGTTCATTAAATGTTCAAGGTGATGTTGTAATCAATGGAACATCTTATAATGCTGCCACATCTGGTACGAGCGGTACTTCTGGTTCTAGTGGTTCTTCAGGTTCATCAGGAACAAGTGGTTCATCTGGTACGAGTGGTACTTCAGGTTCATCAGGAACAAGTGGTTCATCTGGTACGAGCGGTACTTCAGGTACATCAGGTAGTTCAGGTTCTAGTGGTTCATCTGGAACGAGTGGAACATCAGGAACAAGTGGAGATTCTATATTTGCGGAAACAGGTTCAGTATGGTCAACAACAAATGATATACAAATAACGGGTTCGTTAAATGTAAATGGAACCGCTACAATTGGTGGTAGTATTGGTGGAGAAGGTGGTGAAATGATGTTTGTAAAACCAATAACAAATACAAACATAAGTGGTAGTGGAATAATAATAGATTCATATAGAGATAGTATTAGAATTTTTGAACAGGGGGGATCTACAAGAGGAGCATTTTTGGATATTACAAAACAATCAAATACGGTTGAGTCTCAAATTGTTACATCACCAAATTTATTTTCAATTCAAACAATAACGTCCGCATCATATGCCGCATTGACACCTGTTAGTGGTACACTATATATTATAATTGATTAACATGAGTTTATTTGAAAATAGTAGTAACATATATTTTAATGGTTCTTCAGTAACTAACGCATATCTAAATGGAAATGTAGTTTGGTCTTTAGTTACACCAACCCCAACGCCAACGGCATCACGAACAATTGGTGAAGAAACACAATTGTTAATAAATCCTCATTTTGATTTGGGAACAACCGGATGGACGGCAAGTGGAGGATTTGGTTCGTGGTCATACACATCATCAAATCAAATTGCGGTTTTAAATAGTGTTTTATATTTTACATATGTAAGTAGAACTGTTAGTCAATCTGTTAATGTGAGTAGTTATATTTCATCCTCCGATTCTTTTGAGGGTGTTCTTAACATCAAACGTGAGCAAAATGGACCTAATAATAATGACACATATAATTTTACATTACTATTTAAAAATTCAAGCGGTACCACAGTAATAACAAAAACAACAGGATCAAGTATCGCACCTTTAGATTACACAGACATAACATTAACTTTAAATAGAAGTGAGATTCCTAGTACATTTGATACCATAACTACAGTAGAAGTTCAGATAACCGGACAAGATGTGGGAAATTGGAACGGTAATCACGGACCGTGGGTTGACTATGTTAATTTAAATGTAACCGGTTATTCGGATTTAACTCCTACACCTACGGTGACTCCGACAGTAACACCGACACCAACACCGACAAGTGCCGCTAACGGACAGTTTATTTATACCGCACAATCGGGTATTGATTGGAATGGTTATGGTAGTAATTATCTTTCATTTGGTTTATCTCAAGATGGTCTTAATAGAACACCACTTGCGGGTTGGTATTTTAGAGATAGTAATAACGTAGTAAGACAACTTTTAAATTCACCTTTATGGTTTAGTGGTGGAAATCCATCACCATATAGAAATGGTAATGGTTGGATGGCAGTGGCAAATGGTTCTTTTTATATTGCACCATCTGAAACAACAATAACTTTTTACGAATCATCCCCTGTTTAATATATTTATAAAATATGGAATTCTTTATCAGACAAGGGGCAAGTGACCCAATATTAAAAATGAGATTGTTAGACGACGGTAAAAACGATAAATCGTCATTTAATGACTTGCTTGAAAATTCAGATATTACATTTGAAATGTCGGATACAAAAACAGGAGTTCCTTACATCCTTAATAGTGAATGTTTAATCACAACAAGGAATAAAAGGTATGACCAAACAACCGACGAATATTATATTACACATAGATTTACAGAATCACAAACATCTGAAATTGGAAAATTTGAGGGAAAAATAACCGTTCAATTTTTAGACACAAACGGAAACCCAACAACAAAACTTATACTTCCGGTTAAGGAAAAATTATTCATTAATATTTTTTAATTACCCATTTTTTTTCTTATATTTATAAATGTAACAAGGCAAACTGTGGATTTTCCACAAGAAAATACGTCACATTTAAAAAAATTATAAGATGAAAGAAGTTATCTCTCAGGAAGTTATCGAAAACTTCCTTAACGGTGGAGACCCCGAAGAATTCATTGTCGGAGTTGAATACGACTATCCCACCAACACAATTTACAAAATTATTCAAGACCCTGAAAAGGGAAAAATTGTTAAACCAGATTCATTCACACCATTTATGTGGGTTGGTGATTTGTCAGGTTTAAATTTTTATGGTAATTCTAAATCCGTACAAAAAAAACGTATGGGTGAGTTTGGGATTATTATTGAGAAGTTAGAAACTCATGGTGACGAAAGACTTGAATCGGGTATGAAATACTTAGTCAAAAGTATTAAATCATATACGGATTTGATTTCGTTTTTTAGAATGGGCGGATTAAATCCATGGGACGAAAAAGTTAGACATAATTTTACGGTACTATCACCTGTTGAACAATATCTTATTCAAACAAAAAAGAGATTGTTTAAAGGTATTGATGATTATGGTGGTGTACATAGATTTGTATTCGATATTGAGACCACAGGTTTAGACCCTGAAACTTGTAATATCATTTTGATTGGAGTTAAGGATAACCGTGGAATGAATGAAACGATTCCCGCATTTGGTGAAGATGGTGAAAAGAAATGTATCGAAAGATTTTTTCAATACATAAAAGACTTAAAACCAACAATTGTTGCAGGTTATAACTCTGCCTTCTTTGACTTTCCATTTATATTAAAACGAGCACAAATTCTCGGTGTTGATGTTGATGGACTTACACAAATCTTTACTACTCAAGGTATTAAAGAAAAAGAAGGGATGTTAAAACTTGCAAATGAAGTTGAGCCTTACACACAACATGTGATATGGGGATTCAACATAATTGATATTGCCCATTCTGTTAGAAGAGCACAAGCAATTAACTCCGAGATTAAATCATGGGGTTTGAAATACATTACGACATATTTGGAAAAAGAAAAACCTAATCGGGTTTACGTTGAGGGTAGTAAGATATCTAAGATATATCTTGATAATGAAAGTTATTATGTTAATCCAAAGACAGGAAATTACAAAAAAATAGGGGAACCTGGTACAGAAGATTTATTAAGAAAATATCCGGGTAAATTTGAAATATGGCCAGGTAGAAAAATTGTTGAACAATATCTTGACGATGACTTGTATGAGACTATGATTGTTGATGATTCATTTTCTCAATCAACATTTCTACTTTCTAAATTGGTACCGACAACATATGAAAGAATTGCCACTATGGGTACGGCAACATTATGGAAGATAATAATGTTAGCATGGTCCTACGAAAATAATTTAGCAATTCCATCTAAAGATGAGAAACGAGCGTTTACGGGTGGACTATCTCGTTTATTAAATGTTGGTTACGCAAAGAACATTGTTAAGTTTGACTATTCATCACTCTACCCATCTATTCAATTAGTGTATGATGTGTTTCCCGCATGTGATGTTATGGGAGTACAAAAATCAATGTTAAAATATTTCCGTAACATTCGTATTAAATATAAACACCTTGCCAGTGAATTAAAAGATAGTGATCCTGTTGCGGCAGAAATGTACGACCGTAAACAATTACCAATTAAGATTTTTATTAACGCATATTTTGGTTCATTATCTGCTCCACACGTATTCCCATGGGGAGAAATGGATTCAGGTGAAACCATTACGTGTATTGGTCGTCAGTGTTTACGTATGATGATTATGTTTTACATGAAGAAAGGTTATAAACCACTTGTAATGGATACAGATGGTGTTAACTTTGAAACACCTGATAGTGCTAAAGATGCCGTTTATATTGGTAAAGGTTTAAATGAATTAGTAATTGAAGGAAAAGAATATAAAGGTATTGAGGCTCATACAGCGGAATTCAACGATATCTTTATGAGAAATGAAATGGGTCTTGATATTGACTATACCGCACCTTCTTGTATTAACGTTTCTCGTAAAAACTACATCATTAAATTAATTAAGAAAGGTAAAGAAAAAATTAAGTTAACAGGTAATACAATTAAATCGAAAAAATTACAGACATACATTGTTGAGTTCTTGGATGAGGGATTAAAATATTTGTTAAATGGTGACGGACATTCATTTGTAGAATTGTACTATGATTATGTACAAAAGATTTATGATAAAGAAATTCCACTATCAAAAATAGCAAATAAGGCTCGTGTTAAACAAGGTATTAATGATTATAAAAAATATGTAACCAAAACAACAAAGGCAGGTTCTTTGATGTCAAGACAAGCACATATGGAGTTAATCATATTAAATGATTATCCCGCCGGTTTGGGTGATACAATTTATTACATTAATAACGGAACAAAAAAATCTTCTGGTGACGTTCAAAAAATAACAAAACCAACAAAGAAACAACAAGAAGAATTTACCGCAAAAAATGGGTACCCAATGCCCGATGGTTATATTGAAGTTAATTGTTACATGATTGACGAAAAAGAAATTACAAATAATCCCAATTTAAAAGGTGATTATAATGTTCCTCGTTATCTTAATAATTTTAATAAAAGAGTGGAACCTTTATTAGTTGCTTTTAATCCAAATATTCGTGAAGATATTTTAGTCGAGGACCCGAAGGATAGGCAATATTTTACCAAATCACAATGTGACCTTGTTAATGGTTATCCATTAAAGGAGGGTGGTCAAGATAAATTCGATGAGGTTATGACTTTATCTGATAGTGAGGTTATATTTTGGAATAGAGTACAAAGAGACCCTTACTTTATGTATGTAGAAGATAGTTTAAAATTGGTTGACCAACATTGGGTCGAACACAATAGAAAAGTTTTAACTCTACAGGCAGAAAGTACTATCAGTAATGAAGATGAAATTATTGAAAATAACAATCACGATTATGCCTATCACGCTATCGAGGTTTAGATAACGGTAATAGGTGTTGGCATTGCTCTAAACTTCAGAGACTTATTTAAATTCTCCGCTTCGTTAGCCTTTCTTTCAAGAAGTTTATCGGGGCGGAGTCTTTCTAATCTAGCCATAAGTTCTTCCACTAATTTAGATTTTTCGTCTTTTGCTTCAGTTAATAATGAAGAGTAATCTAATTTAACAGAACTGTCAGGTACTTGTAAATCACCTGAGAATTTACCCCATATTCTTGCCAAACCTTCTTTTGAAAACGCAATCAAATACTTTCTAACCCAGTTTTGTGCTGGTTTATTTAACGAATCCCAAGTTAATTGTTCTGTATCAACATCCGACGGTAATTTAATTACGTCCTTATTTTTATCTAAACATGTATCTCTATCCGTGGTATCATAATACCAATACCAAACCTTATAATTGTTAGTACTTATTGAACCAAAATCAAATTTACCACCCGGTACGTTATAAAGATGTACTAATTTAGTACCATTAGGACCTGCAGTAATTCTATATGTTAATTCACCACCAATAAGACGGTTTTTTATATTTCTATCTTGCATTCTTAATAACAAATCATACGCCGGTAACATAAAATACGACCCAGACGCTCCGACTTGAGCGAAACCACCGACACCACCAAACCCAACACCACCAAGACCACCAAAACCACCGATAAATGGATCTACAATTGAGTCGGTTAATTCTGCTCTTGTGAACCATAATAATTCGTTTATTTCACGACCCGCGGGAATTAAATATGTTTGTGTACCCCCTGAAAGTTCAATAAAATCTTTTTTCATTTCATTATCCCCACCAGCCTGTAAACCCACAATTTTTGAATATGCGTAAGTATATTGGGTTTCATAATCAACACTTCTTGTTGTAAATGCTCTCGTTAGTGATTGGGTGTCTACGTCTAATCCGGCCAATGCTGACCATTGTGATTCTATTAACCAATCTGATACATATTGTTCATATTCAGACAAAGATAACTCCATAAAGGTGTCCATCTGTTCTTCGGTTAATTCTATTCCACGAACAGGCATACCTAAAAGGTGCATTACCTGTGTATATAATTTTTCTTTTTCTGGTTGTGAAATGATAGTTGCTGCCATAATTTGGTATATTCTTATAAATATCATATATTTGACTTATGGAAATATTAACGTCATATAGTAGAAAATATAAATATGATTATTTTAAAGGTCTTTTACAGGGTGACTTTAAAAAATTATATAAGAATAAATGTAATTACGTATTTGAAAAAAAAGGTAAGGAGTTAGGGATTTGGGGGTATTGGTATAAAAATAGAAACTTTGGTATTTTAAATTATGATAACGAAGTTGCAATTTCTTGGTGTTGGAGAAACACACCAAATACTCACCCATATTGTTTTCACGATTTTTTTTATTTTTTTTATGATTCAACGGGTATCGAATTGGATTTTAACGATAGAGAAAAGTGGGAAGATAATTTAAATATTCTTTTTAAGTTTGTTGAACAAAATTTTGAATTGTATTTCACCACTAATATTGAAACAAAATATTTTTATCATTTTTGGTTTAGATGTAATGAATCGTGGACAAAAGGTCAAATAACGATTATTGCTTTAATGTATAAAATAAAACAGTTATTTAGTGAATACAAAATAATTAATATGGACTTCGCTTTAGAACGAGGTGACCCAAATGATTTTATTGGTATCGACGTGATGTTAACTGTTGTGACAAAAGACATTTATAAAAGAAAGGAAATAATCAAAATTCAAGTTAAAGGTGGTAAAGTAATTGATAAATCAGAAACCGGTTATTTAATAAAGGGTGCTGCTAATGATTTAAGAGCCGAGGTAGATTATTGGTGTTATGTGGACATAAACAATAATCAAACTGAAATAATATTATTTCAAAATTTAAAACAATATATTAGTAGGGTAGGTTATAATATATTTTTTAAAAATGAAATAACACATTCAATAATAATTAAAGAGAGTATAATGGTAGCAGAAAAATTAAATGAAATTACTAAATTTTGTTTTAGTAATAAAATATTAATTGAAATTGAACATTTACCCGGTGAAGTTAACAATATTATATTTCAACAAGAACCTGAGAAAATGATTAATATTAAAATTGGTGATTTTAAAGATGAGAATCTTATTAAACTTCTTGAAAATAAATTTGTTGAATTAAAGAAGACTTTTAAGTAAGTCTTTACTAAAGGATTCTGAATATTCACCGTCACCCATTACTTGGTCAATAACTCCTTTTTTCTTCTGTAAGATATTATATATAATCTTTTCAACAGTGTTCTCAAATACAGGATAGTAAACGAGAACACTATTTTTTTGTCCATATCTATATGCACGGTCTTCACCTTGTGAGTGGTCGGCTGGAACAAATGATAGGTCATTCATAATAACAACTTCTGCGGCGGTTAATGTAATACCAACACCCGCAGCCTTAATGTTACCAATGAATACTTTTATCTTATCATCGTTTTGAAATCTGTCCACATTTTCTTGACGTCTGTCTTTATTCATACGACCATCAAGAGTTACTGAGTTCTTTTTATATTTCTCATGTAACATATCAAGACTCATCGTGAAGTTTGTTAAGACAATCACTTTTTTACCTTGTTCCAAACACTTATCAATTAATTCACAAGTATATGGTATTTTCTCGTAAGCAATAAGTTGTCTAATTTTCATTAAACGATTTAATGTTACAGTTATTGTCTCATCATTTTTCTTGTCGTTGCTGATACGTGTAAATTCTTCTAACTCCTCATCATACATCTTACTACTCAATTCAACAAAAACCGGTGTAACAATTTTTTCAGGTAAATCAAGAATGTCGGTTTTCATTCTACGAAGAACTAAATTCTTTGTTCGTTCACGAAGTTCATCTAAATTACTTGCACCACTTGTGTTCCAAACTTTACGATTACCCACATTGAACTGATAACCTTTACAGTATCTACGAACATATGATTGCCAATTTAGTGCCAATGGCGACTCAACGATTTTTAATAAATTGAAATAATTTATAGGTCGGGATGTCATTGGTGTACCGGTCAATAACCAAACCTTTGGTATTGTTTCAAGAACGTCATTTAATAAACGAGTTCTGTTTGCGGTTGCGTTTGAAATGTAGTGAGCCTCATCTACGATTGCCAAGTCAAAATTGGCATTAACCAAAAGTTTATAATCGTCGCTATCCTCACTCTTGTCTGTAGTGTGGTAATTCTTAATAATATCATAGTTAATAATGTAGAAATCAAAAGTGGAACCCCATTTACGTCCTTCGACAATTAAAACTTTTCTATCTGAATAGTTTCTTATTTCCCTCTCCCAATTTATTTTTAAAGATGCGGGACATACTATAAGTATCTTCCTCGCTTTACTTTCTAACGATGCGATTACTGCGGATGTTGTTTTTCCAAGACCCATATCATCCGCTAATATAAATTTGTCGTTCGCTAATAATTTCTCAACCGCAATTTTTTGGTGTTCCATTGGAGGTCTGGTACTATATGGTGAGTAATCAATAACCCTATTTAATTTCTTTTCCTCTTGTACTATTGCTGCCTTGGGTAACCACATCGCATTTAATTGGTCACTTTCTAAAACCTTACCCCATATATGATATGCTTTATCCGATTCACATAATAATTTTTCACACCAAATTTTAGTCGGTGGTATTGGAAGTAATCTTTCTTCCATTATCTTTTCACCAAACGTACTAACTATATTGATATGTTTTCTTGCAACTTTTGGGGTAACGTCTTTAAATTTAAAAACATACTCAGCTTGTGGTCTCGTTAACTTAAAATTTTTAACTTCCACTAATTTTCTCTTCCATTCTAATAATTGATTATTAGAACCCTCATATGTTGATAAAATATTACGAGCCTCTACCTCGGGAATTTTTGTTTCCATAATATAATATAATATAACTAAATAGATTGTAAGATTAAACTATTTATTAGAATATGAATAACAAGGTTCCAATTACAAGACTTAGTAAATTCTTCTCACAGGACGACTTTGACATCAATATTCAGATGGGTCAAGAGTACTTACATGGTGATTTGAATATGAAATTAGTTCTTTATCGTGTCGATAGACAAAATACGGTAACAGATGACATTTACGCTGAAGTGGGAAAGGACCAAATAAAATATCTACCTCCAATTGAATTTAATGCGTTGGTTAAAATAGATGAACCTAAAAACTCATCATATAAAAATGGGTTAAATCGATATGCGGAACCAGGTAATTTAACATTATCGGTTTACATAAAACATTTAGAGGAGTTAAAAATTGATATTAGATATGGTGATTTTATTGGATATTCAGACAGTGAGGAAAGATTAAGATATTACACAGTGTCAAATGATGGTAGAGTAACATCCGATAATAAACATAAAATGTTTGGTTTCAAACCACATTATAGAACCATAACATGTGTACCGGCACAGGAATCCGAATTTAGAGGCGTATAATATGGGTGTACCTAAAAGAAAAAATAATATTGATGTGTACGCAGGTAGGGAAACTTATCAAGGTAAACAGGTAATTGAGAGAAGACAGGAGTTATTGGATAGAATAACGAAATCAGACTCATATTTACCCGATTCCATATTACATGAGGATTTGGATGGTGGAATGTTAGACTTTGTTAAAACCAATTTTAAGGTGGTTAGTGACGGTAATACTATTCCAATTATACCAAGAATATTAACCATACAAAGATGGGGGGAGTTTTCAAATAATTGGGAATTTTCGGATGATGATGGTAACATGAAATTACCTTTTGTGTCTATCGTTAGAAGACCTGAAGTTCAACCGGGTACAAATCCAGTAGTACAAAGAACCATACCTGATAGAAGTACATTTTATTACGCTTCGGTACCAACTTGGAATGGTAATCAATTAGGTGCGGATGTTTATAAAATGCCACAACCTGTAGCGATTGATATCACATATGAGATTAATATTGTTTGTACAAAAATCAGAGATTTAAATAAATTCAATAAAATTGTTTTACAAAAATTCTCATCTAGACAAGCGTACACCACCGTAAAGGGTCACTATGTACCATTAATATTAGACAGTATTGAGGATAATACACCAATGGAACTTATAGATGGTCGTAGATTTTATTTACAGAATTATAAATTCACAATGTTAGGTTTCCTTATAGATTCGGAAGAATTTGAAGTAAAACCAGCAATTAGTAGAATGATATTGTTAAATGAATTTATTGAACCAAAGGGTTATCAAAAGAAATTTGTTAATAAAATTATCGATATTACCGTAATGTCATTTACGGGTGATGGTATGCAAACCCAATTTAGTGTTGGTGAAAGTATTGGTATTTTATTTAATGTTTCAGTTAACGGTCTTTTACAAGAAAGAGATGTTGAATATTTTCATGTGTCAACCACATCAAAAATTACGTTTAACGAGGCACCGTCCGAAGGTAGTTCAATTACCATTACATATTATAAAGGTAGAAATAATATTATTGTTGACACGTATGGTAAAACGATGCAAGTGTCTACCGAGTACTACACTTATAATGGAGGTACGTTAACTTTTACATTGATTAATTCAATTGACGCAATTGTGACTTTAGATATTAACGGTCTTGTTGAAGAGGAGGGTTCTGGTTTTGACATTACGGGAACAAATCAAGTAACATTATTAGGTGTCCCTGTTATCGGTTCAGTAATTGGTGTTACATACTTACACTAACTTTCTCCGTAGATATCTTTCTTTTTGGGTTTACAAGTGTCCTCTATAAATTTTTCTAAAACTTTATAGATTTTTAATCCATTTTTTTCACAATGTATTTTTAACATTTCGTGGTGTTTCTCACTGATTTTTACGTTTTTCTGCTTGTTTTCCATATAGAAGGATAAAAAAAGATAATAAAAGATATAAATATATCTTTTTTAAAAAAGTAGGGAAATCTTTGGTAAAAACAAAGATATTTATAAGATAACTAATAAAAATAATTAACCAAACAAAAATCGATGGCAAATTCAAACAGAGTATTCGTTTCTCCAGGTGTCTACACATCTGAGAAGGATCTAACATTCGTAGCACAAAGTGTCGGAGTAACAACATTGGGTTTAGTGGGTGAGACATTAAAGGGTCCAGCATTTGAACCGATATTGATTACAGATTTCGACGAATTTAAAACTTATTTTGGAGGTACTTCCGCTGAAAAAGACGGTAACTTAAATCCAAAATATGAACTTCCTTATGTTGCTAAATCTTATTTACAAGAGTCTAACCAATTATTCGTAACAAGAATTTTAGGTTTGACAGGATATAAACCAAACAAAACATTTGGTATCAAAACAATCGGAGGTATTAACTTAGGTACATACAGTGGAGTAACAACAGGTTTAGTAATGTCAGGTAACACCATGGCAAATTTAACAGGTAGTACTCTTTACGCTGAATTATCGGGTAAAACATCAATAGATGGTGATTCAATTACTAATTACATTTTCAAAACTTTCAGTGGGTTTACATCTGAAAATCATAATAACTGGTTTATTATGGGTGAATTACCAAGCGGACAATCTGAACCAACAGGAACAGAAAAGGATTCTCCGTTAACGGGTAAAGTATATGCTGATAATGTAAACAATAAAGAATGGTATAATGTGTTAGTGTCAGATAACGACGATGAGGTATACACATATAAATTCATTTATAATAGTGGTACAACAAGATTTGATGTTACAAAATATACCTACAACGCAACTTTAAACTCAGATTATGATAACGTAGTTGTTGCTGGTTTGAGATCAAGAGGTGGTTATAGTGGAAACACATTGTCACATGAAATTACAACAAATGGTTATTTCTCAATAACTGAAGATGTTGATAACATTGAAATTAATCCATTAGGTGAATTTATTATTAACGTTACGGGTTCGACGGGTGCTAAATCTTACACTTGTTCTTTAGATACAACTTCTACAAAATACATCACAAAAGTATTAGGTACAAGTGTATTTGATAAGAGTAGAACCGAATTTCCTCTTTATGTTCATGAAGTTTATCCAAAATTATTAAAAGAGGCGTTCCAAAGAGGATATGTAAGAGGTTTAAGTTTAACCGAAGCTTATGAAAGTGATGGTGATAACTTTATAAAATCTTGGGATACGACATTGTCACCAACTGTAGTTTCAGAAGTACGCGGTGGTAACGTTTCAGATTTGTTTGATGTTATTACGATATCAGACGGTGAAGCCGCTAACTTCCAAGTTAAAATAACAGTTCAAAATATTAATCTTGAAACGGGTGAATTTGATTTAATTGTACGTGATTTTAACGATACAGATGACAATCAAGTAGTTCTTGAGAAATATTCAAGATGTTCAATGAATCCTGATTTACCAGGTTATGTTGCTAGAAAAGTGGGTACATCAGATGGTGAATATGAATTACGTTCAAAGTATATAATGTTGTCAATGGCAAGTAATCACCCAACAGATGCTTTCCCATCAGGGTTCAAAGGATTTACAACTAATTCAAGTTTTGGTTCTGGTTCACAATTAGGTGATGTTTTATATAAAACAGATTACTATGATGCTGGTGATGTTGTAACATACGACGCAGATGGTTCTGAAAATATTGAAGGTGGTGATAAAATTAGAAAAGTATCATTAGGTCTTTCTTCTAAAATTGGTTTTGACAGAGATTTATTGAAATATAAGGGTTTAGGTGCAAATGGTGTAACACACGGTTTCCACTTATCATCAAATGCATCAACTATCACAGGGGCAACAAACTCAGGATATGCGTTTAAAACAACTCCATATGATTTAGAGGGTCAATCAGGAACAGGTAATAAACTTACAACATTAGCAAATCGTAAATTTACATTTGCGGTATGTGGTGGTTTTGATGGATGGGACATCTATAGAAACGTAAGAACATTCGGAGATGCTAACATTTTTGGTAAATCTACATATACACTTAACAACCAAGACAATGGTGGTGTGTTTAATGTTGATGTTGCTAATTCTGATTACTACTCTTATTTACAAGGTATTGAGACATTTGCAAACCCTGAAGCTGTTGATATTAATGTATTTGCAACTCCTGGTATCGATTTCTTAAATCACAGTTCACTAGTAAATCAAGCAATTGATATGGTAGAAAACGAAAGAGCAGATTCTTTATATATTATGAATGCTCCGGGTCCTGAATTTATTACATCTGCAGATGATATTTCTGCAGAAGTCGATAACTTAGGTTTAGACTCTAACTATTCAGCAACATATTGGCCTTGGATTCAAGTAAGAGACACTGACAATGCCACACAACTTTACATTCCACCAACTGCGGAGGTTGTAAGAAACATCGCATTGACAGATAATGTATCATATCCTTGGTTCGCGGTGGCGGGTTACTCAAGAGGTATTGTTAACTCAATCAAAGCGTTTAAGAAATTAACACTTGATGAAAGAGATAACCTATACAAAAACAGAATAAACCCAATCGCAACATTCTCTGATACAGGTACAATTATTTGGGGTAACAAAACCTTACAAGTTAAAGAATCTGCACTTGATAGAATCAACGTAAGAAGATTACTTTTAAGAGCAAGAAAATTAATTTCTGCGGTTGCTGTTAGATTGTTATTTGAACAAAATGACGAACAGGTTAGAAATGAGTTCTTAAGATTGGTAAACCCAATTTTGGAATCAATTAAGAAGGAAAGAGGTCTTTATGAGTTCCGTGTATCGGTATCAAGTGATCCTGAGGACATTGACGCTAACACATTGAGAGGTAAGATTTATATCAAACCAACTCGTTCTCTTGAATTTATTGATGTAGAGTTCATCATTACTCCAACAGGAGCTTCATTTGAAAATATCTAATCTAAAAGGAGATATAAAATAGATAAGGGTTCCCGTTGTGGAACCCTTTCTTATTTCTCAGATGTTCCACGTGGAAACATATTTTATAATTTTTATACAATTATACCCAATCCAGTATACTAGAACTAGTTAAACTAGTATTTATATTTAATAATAGATAATTAGAGAAATTTTATACTGGAACTGGTAATACTGGGGCTTGTAAAAAACTACGAAAAATTATTGATAAAAACAACTATTTCTAATATATAATCCTAAAAAAAATTATTTCTAATTGTAGTATATTTATTAGAAGGTAAAATAACTAAAAACTTAACAAATACAAAATGGCAGATTTATTAATGAAAATGCCGGTTCCATACGAACCGAAAAGAGTAAACCGATTTATCGTTAGATTCCCATCATCTTTGGGTATCAATGAATGGTATGTAACATCGGCAGCTAGACCTTCAGCAAAAATTAACTCAGTTGCTATTCCTTTCTTGAATACCTCAACATATGTTGCTGGTAGATTTGAGTGGAATGAAATCAGAATGACATTTAAAGACCCAATTGGTCCTTCAGCGTCTCAAGCTTTAATGGAATGGTTCCGTTTACACGCAGAATCAGTTACAGGTAGAATGGGATATGCCGCTGGATATAAAAAAGATATTGAATTAGAAATGCTTGACCCAACAGGTGTTGTAGTTGAAAAATGGATTATTCAAGGAGCGTTTATTACCGACTTGAACTTCAATGAATTAGACTACTCAAGAGATGATTTAGCCTCTATCACATGTTCTTTAAGAATGGATAGATGTATTCAAGTTTACTAATATTATAATAAAAATAATCTGCAAGTACTGGAGTGTTGTTTCGACGACACTCCTTTATTTTTTATATAAACTTTACTTTGGTATAGTTATTAGTTAAATTATACCTATGGAAGAATTTAGAATAGACCCAACAATCGCATACGACGTGGTTGAATTACCAAGTAAAGGAATTCATTACCAAAATAAAAAGAAATCATTACGAGTGGCATATCTTACTGCTGCCGATGAGAATATCTTATCATCACCGAATTTAGTAGCAACTAATACGGTTGTTGACGAATTATTAAAAAGAAAAATATTAGATAAGGATATTAATGTCGACGATATTGTTGATGAAGATAGACAAGCAATTCTTATATTTTTGAGAAATACCGCATTTGGTTCTGAATATAAAATCACAGCAAATGACCCAAAAACGGGAGAACCATTTACATTTGAAATAGACTTATCAACATTAAAAATTAAAGATTTTAATTTACCTGAAGATTCAAACGGGGAATATACTTATTTCATGGAAAAATCGAAAGTAGGGATTACTTTTAAATTCATAACACAAAAACAAGAGAATGATTTAGAACAAATTAAGGTTAGTTGGAACGGTATTGGTGTAGCACCTGTCGTTACAAAAAGACTTGAAATGATGATTAAATCGGTACAAGGTAATAAAGACCCAATGAACATTAGAAATTTCATCGAAACCTTACCCATTAAAGACTCACAAGATTTTCAAAAATTTGTAAGAGATAACAAACCCGGATTAGATTTAGTCCAAACAACAACCACCCCGTCAGGAGACACAATCCAAGTTAATATCGGATTCGGGGTTGAGTTTTTTCGCCCTTTCTATGGAATATAGGAAAACTCAGCTCGATGAGTTTTTATATTTAATTAAAAAAGGTTTCAATTATAGTGAATTACTCACTATGCCAATTTATTTGAGAAGATATTATGTCAACTACATAATTGAAATAGAAAACAAACAATAATCTATTTATAGTTATGTCAGGAATATTAGAAGCACTTAAAGGTAATGACCCTATTAAGGAATTACAAAAGATTAGAGATACTTATGGGAACAAGGAAGATCAATTCAAAAGTGATGTTAGGTCTGCGCTAAAAAATTTAGGTGGAAATAATAAATCAACAAAAACAACGTCCTCATCATCGGGATCGGGTATAGCCGGTGGTGTTGCCGGTGCCTTATCGGGAGCAATAGATTCGTTCACATCTACACAAGTATCACAATTTTCGGAAAGTGAAATAGTGGGTATTGGAAACTTATTAGATATTATTAAAAAAGAAGGTTTTAGTATAAAAACAATTTTTGAAACACTAAAATTAGGTGCCACAGAGGTTGGAAATCAATTAAAAAGAGAGTCACAACTTAGAACAGATATCAATGAAAGTATTGGTATTGCTGGTGATTTATCAAAATCATTAAGAGACGATATTAATGATTCAGTTGCTGCGGGAATTAGATTCGGATACGGTATAGAAAATGTGAGAGACATGATTAAAAGTGTCATGGAGGAATCGGGTCGATTTAATTTAATTTCACAAAAAACTATTGAGAGTACATATGCAACAGCACGTGCGTTTATTGGTGATTTGAAAGGTATAGGTCAAGCCATATCGGAATTTGAAAAAATTGGTGTTGGTGCAAGTTCGGCAACAAGAGCTATTGAAAAGGCGGGGAAAGGTTCTTTGGAATTAGGACTTTCAGGTAAAAAGACAACATCAGATTTAAGATCAAACATTGAAAAACTAAATGAGTTTGGTTTTAAAAACGGTATACAAGGATTGGCGGAGATGTCAAGAAAGGCAACCGAATTTAGAATCAATATGAGTGAGGCGTTTAAAATTGCGGAAAATGTTATGGACCCCGACAAAGCAATAGAATTATCCGCAAACTTACAAGTGTTAGGTGGTGCAATAGGCGATTTCAATGACCCACTTAAATTAATGTACATGGCAACAAACAATGTTGAGGGTTTACAAGACGCATTGATTGAGGCCGCCGGTAGTTTAGCAACATATAATAGTGAACAAGGTAGGTTTGAAATATCAGGAGTTAATTTAAGAAGAGCGAGGGAAATGGCGAAAACTCTTGGTATTGATTATAAAGAATTAACAAGGACAGCAATTGCTTCACAAGAAAGACTCGCAGCAAGTACCGCATTAATGGGTAAAGGTTTAAATTTAAAACCTGAGGATCAAGAATTTTTAACCAATCTATCAAGAATGGATGGGGGTAAAATGATTATTGATGTTCCAGAAAGTTTACAGAAAAAATTGGGTATAACAGAACAAAGTAAAGCAATTGAAGATTTATCTCAAGTACAAATTGATGCGTTATTACAAAATAGGGAACAGTTTCAAAAAATGAGTGTAGAAGACATTGCTCGAGACCAATTAGATAATGTGGAAAACATTAGAAGAGATGTTGCGGCAATGGTGCAGATGCAACTAAGAAACATATCAAGAATTACTAGAGACGGTCCAAATGGTACGGGTGGTGTTGATAATATTACACAATTGGCGTTAGATAAAGTTTCACAATTTACAGATAAGACCTTTAAAGAAAATCCAGATTTAATTAAGGCGGGTATCGAAGGTGCTCAAACTTTGGTAAACAAGTTCTTAAAAGAAAATGATTTAGTTAATGCTGCGGTATCGTATTTAGGAGAAAAAGGACAAGACTTAAAAAACCTAATAACAACCAATGTTGAGAAATATTTAAAAGGAGAAACACCAACTGCGGTAACCGCACCACCACCTACAACAACAAAAAATGTTAATTTAAACGTTACGGTACCCAATATAGGTGATCAACTAACAAATGAAATAATGAGAAGTCAACAGACTTGGAGAGATGTATTAAGAAAATCCGACGCGAAAGACTACTTAACTCTTTAATATTTCTCGTTCATACCTATTTATAGATAAAAGAAAATAATGCCAAGTTACTTAGATTTTGATTCCACAAAAAAGTTCAGAGATTTTATCTTAGGTAAGACCTTAAATCAACCTAACATACCTGACATATATCAAAATGTAACTATACAACCGAATCTTGATCCGGGTGATGTTGATGACAATAGAAGAGAAACTTTAGTTAAGGTACAGAACAACAACACATTTGGACCACTTGATTATATTATTAGGGAAAATTTAGATATTTTACCTATATCAAGAAACTTAGGACTTTATCCATATTTTCCAACTAATTCCCCAAATTATAATTTAATTGGAATAATGGGTTCATCATCATACGATACTGAATCTGAGTTATTTAAATTTGCAGCAAACACTATTAAAAACGATAGACAGGGACCTGTTTTATCAAGAGTACAGAGAAATTTAGAAACTGCAACAACAGGTAGAATTAGATTGCTTGATGCGTTAGATGGGAACACCGCTACTTTATCAAATATATTGACAGGTAAAGAACCATTAGTTGAATCTAATAATAAAATTACCGTAGCAAAAACATTACCCGGAAAGGCGATTGATTTTTTACAAACCTTAAGTGGTACACAATTACCATTTAGTGAAATTCCCGGTGATTATTTAACAAACCCATTAAACCCAACACCTAATTTTAGACCTGAAGCAAGAACTGCAGTAGGTGGGTTAATACAAGATATAACAGGTGCTATTGGTTCATTAATTGGTATACAAAGAAGACCTAAACCATCAAGAAAACCTTCAGATTTATTCATTGAATATATGGGTGAAGGTCAAAAACAAAGATTATTTGATGGTTTAACATTTAATACATACGCACCAAACTATACAACAACTGCGAGATCACAAAACAGTAGTAAAATTTTTAGTTTTGTTGATAAGGTTGCTCAAGGAGTAAAAAATCTATTAGGGACTGAAGCGCCGGCAGGTAAGGCATATATTGGGGACGATAGAGGTAATGACGTTAAAAGAGCGATGAGTGACTTTAACGATAGACCTGTTAAAAGTCCATATTACTTAAGTGTAATGTTTGATGATGTTGCTGCTAACTTATTCAATAACCCAACCAAAACAAGACCAATTTCACAAGGAGGTAATATTGGTGGTAACTTAACATGGTATAGTTCTAATTCCCAAAATAAATTAGGTAAGGATAACAATGAATGGGAATCTGAAAGGTCAAAATTAGAAGAAAGTTTATCGACAAAATATGGTTTTAGAGAAGATTCTATTTTAGGGTTAACTCAAGAGATTTTAAATTCGATGCCAAAAGATGGTTCAAGATTTGACCACATTGGTAATGTTATAGATCAAACAAGTAGAGCGTTTAAAGACGGTAATATACAAATTTCAAGAGGTTCTGCTGTCAAGTATCTTGATGGTAAAGGAGAAGATGCTGGTGTTGAATACTGTAGAGTATGGACCAAGGATAGGTCATATATGAACTATGGTGACATAATGCCGTTACATGGTGAACCACTTGATAGAAAGTTCTATCAGAGGTCAACAAGACCGTATAGAAGAACTAATATAAGAAAGTTCGATGCGAGTGTTATGTCCGACACATGGAACCTTAATATAGGACCAATGTCAAATGGTAATAAAGATTTTGCAGGATCAACTAATATTGTTGACGGTTATCCATTTGGAAGAGACAAAGATGGAAAAGGGTTTTATGCGAAAAAATACATGTTTTCAATTGAAAACTTAGCTTGGAAATCATCTACATTACAAGGATTTACGGTATTGGATTTACCATACTGTGAAAGAGGACCAAATGGTGGTAGAGTTATGTGGTTTCCACCATACGATTTAAAAGTTTCAGAACAAAACAACGCAAGATGGGAATCTAATACATTTTTAGGTAGACCCGAACCAATTTACACATATCAAAATACAGAAAGAAGTGGACAGGTTTCCTTTAAAGTAGTTGTGGATCACCCAAGTATATTGAACTTATTAACAAGAGAACATTTTAAAGGAATGTCAGATGAAGCTGCGGATGATTATATTAATTCATTTTTCGCGGGTTGTAAAGATATTGACTTTTACAGTTTAATAAGAACATATACAACACTTGACGGAAGTGATGTTGATTTAATAAAACAATATTTGGATGAAGGTGGACCAATTAATGAAATACCCCAATTTAAATTAGAGGTTCCTGAAACTGAAAAACCAGCACCTGGCGGTGAAGATCCTGCAAAACCCGTTCAGAAAAAACCAATTAAGTTAGATATTAATTTAAAATTTCCAAATGATTTTCCTAAGGGTAATGATTATATTTCAGGACAATCATATAAAACATTTTATGATTCATTAATAAGTGCTAAAGAAACATCTAAAACAAATTTAGGTACTGATGTTATGTTTCTATACAATAGAAACACATCTAAAGATAAGAAAGATTTAGAATTATTAGGTTATAAAAATTTAACAAGTAGTGGAGATACATTAAATGCCGCACAAAGATTAAAAGATGTTTTAGACGAATCTTATAGTAAGTTAACAACTGGTTACACAGATTTTAACACTAAACTTGATACACTTAAACTTGATATATCAAGTAAAACAGTTGAGGATGTAAAAATTACAATTCTTTCATCAACATCAGCGGTTGCCGATAATAACTATAACTTTAAGTTATCATTAAGAAGAACACACGCAATATTACAAGAAATAATTTCTAAAATATCGAATGATGTAACAATTGGTAAAGCGTCGTTAGATAAGAAATGGAAACTTGATTCAAATAAAATACAATCAGCAAAAGGTGCGGAAAAGGCGTTTAAAGTTATTGAATTTACATATAGAGAATTAGGTTATGAAAGAGATGGTAAACTAACGATTAACACCACAAGTGCGGGTGAATTTGTAGCAAATGAATCGGGTAAAGATTGTCACACCGCAAATTTTAATTATGTTGATTTACGTATTAATTCACCAATTGCATTTGGATGTAGACAGACTTATGTTAAGATGGAATACGACCAATTACCTAAACCTGAAGAACCTAAGACAGATCAACCAAAAACAACAGACATACCGGGAGAACCACCAAAAACAAAATTGGTACAGGACGGAACAATTAAAGTAGGTAGAGTAGCAAAGAAACCCCCAATTGATGTTATGAAAAGAATCATCATGAAGACTTTATCTGAGTGTTACTACTTTAAAAAATTAGAAGAAGATTCTCCACTTGCGTTTAGTTCGTTAAGAGAAAAACTAAGATATTTTCATCCGGCGTTCCACTCAACAACACCCGAAGGATTAAATGCTCGACTTACATTCTTACAACAATGTATTAGACCTGGAGACACAATACCATTAAAAGGTATTGCGGACGATACTGATTTAAATGCAAGAAATACATCATTTGGTCCACCACCTATATGCGTATTAAGAATAGGTGATTTTTACCACTCAAAAGTTATTATACGTGATGTTAACATAACATTTGACGATGGTGTTTGGGATTTAAATCCTGAAGGTATTGGTGTACAACCAATGATTGCGACGGTATCATTACAAGTAAACTTTATTGGTGGACAAGGTTTAGAAAAACCGGTGGCAAGATTACAAAACGCGTTGTCTTCTAACTTCTATGCAAATACTGAAATGTACGATGAGAGATCAATAACAACTAATTCTAAAATGGGTGGTATGGATACTTCAGGATTCACCAAAACATTCTTAGAAGAATTATTGAATAGATATGTACCACCTGAAGAGGCGAACGACCAAAACAGAAACAAACTAACTAAAGAAAAATATTTAGGTGATTTATCTAACGAAATTTTAGACTATACTACTATTATTGATAATTTATTCAAAAAGACACAATCATATGTTGAATCTTTTGGTGTAACACGTGTACAAACAGAAGGACAATTTGGTCCTATATTAGCAGGATTAGCACTACATCCAAATTATAGAAAAATAACAGGATATACTGCTAACACAGATGCGTCGGATGAAACACTTTCATTATTTGGGTTATATGAAAAAAGTAAAGATTTATCATATTACACAAGGATACTTAAAGAAAAGTTGTTAGAAAAAATCGATTCCACTCAAATGTACGGTATTTTTGTTAGTGACGATTTTAATTTTTTAGGTGACGATGATATAAGATTTATCGGGACCGAAGAAAGATTAACCGAATTTACAAAAACAAAATTAGTTGAGAAGATAGACGAATTCATGGATAGTAAATTATTCATAGAATTAGAAGATAAAATGCAAGAACTTATTAGTGAATTAGATAAACTTAATTTCATAACTAAAAATGGGTTCGACATTAAATTAGAAGATGTCTTAGGTATTAAATCAGGACTTTCTGGTTTCACACCAACAAACTTCTACAATAACTATAAAAGTTGTATTAATTATATTAAAGATAACAGTTCTAAATTCTATGAAAGAATGGATGTAACGACTATTGATTTTAATAATATTGATTTACAAGATGAACAGTTTGGTGAGTTATTATCAGAATTATTTGCTGGTGAGTTAAAAAATATAATGGCAACATTTGAAGATGACCCCGAATTTTTCGATTCAAGATTCTTAAATCAACTTGAGGAGGCGATTGGTATTTTCTTAGATTACAAAGTCGTAGTCACGGAAGATTTAATAAAGAAGGAAATTGATTCGTTTAAATTTACTAAATTTTTACCAAGACCAAACGATAAAAAAATTAGTTATAAGATGATACTTCCTGAAACTAATGAAACTGTAACAGACGACATAAAAAAGTTATTTTCAAGTAAAGTACCACCAACAGATAAATTAAACTATTATAAAAGATGAGTAGAGACTATTTTGACAGATATGAGTTTTTTATAGACGACGGTAGTTTTAGAATGGTTCCGGGTATTGAATTACCAATTAAAGGAACAGACAAATATCTACAGTTTAAAAAGGGTAAAGATAGATTAGATAAAATATCCCAAGACTATTACGGTACCCCCCTGTTTGGTTGGTTAATCTTACAGGCGAACCCACTTGCGGGTAGTGTTGAATTCGAAATACCAAATAATTTCTTAATCAGGATACCTTTTCCATTAATTAGTACTTTACAAGATTACAAAAGAGGTGTAGAATTGTATAATCTATATTATGGCGAAAAGTAAATCAAATAGTGAAAGTATATTAGTTAAGGTCGATCAAAACAATTTAATGTATATCGATCCTAATAGTGTCATTTCAAATGATGGTACAATATCACCAAGAAATATTGAACATGAGAAATTGGTGATGTATGCCAATTTAGAGGCGGACATCATACCAAGAACGACTTTTTATTCAACAGGTGACCAAAATACCTTGACCTCCATTGCAAAAGGAACGTTTAATTTTTTAGGTAACGGTAAAGACTATACGAGTGATTGGACAGAAGAGTTTTCAGAAGTAAAGGCGGGTGTAAAAGGTAAGGGAGAAAATTATAATGTGTACAATTTTCAAAGTGATTCAACTGGCGAATCATTTGGAATAGACAGTATTAATATACAGGTTAGGGGTGCAAATTTTGTTCCACAAGTTAATATTACATTTGTTGATGTAAGAGGTAAAACCTTATTTAGTGCACCTGAGGATTCACCTTATAAGGCGTTTTTTCATGTACCTTGGCCGATATTTTATTTAACCATAAAAGGTTATTACGGTAAAGCGATAAGATATAGACTACACTTGGTTAAGTTTAGTACAAAATTTAATGATTCAAATGGTAACTTTGAAGTATCAACAACATTCGTTGGGTCAACATATGCATATCTTAATGATATCCCATTAAAGGGTATTATGAACGCACCATACATGTTTGCCATAGAAAACTCAGCCGAAGCCAAGTTTAATGAAAAAAGGGGAGAATACACACAAGCAATATCTAAGTCCTCAAGGGGATATCAGATGTTAAAAAGTGTTTATGCTGAATATAAAAGAAAAAAATTAATACCAAAAAACTTCCCAATTAAAACACTTAGAGAAGTGTGTACGGTTGCTCAGAGTTTAGATAAAATATTAGAACAACAAATATACGATCAAGTAGTAAACATGAAAGTGTTTACAGCAATAAAGGATTTTGAAGAGACAATCACAACTTTTGAAAAAGAAGTAAAGGCGTGGGGTAAAATAAGACTAATTGATGAGGTTGTTAAAATAGGAGATGTTGATTATTATTATCAAAGTAATAAAGATAAATCATCGACTGAGTTTGTTATTGGAGATAGGTCGGTTAGTACTTTAGAAAAATTACTTGAAAATGGTAAAAAGAAATTAAAGGAAAGTGAGTTATTTAATAATGCAGTTTTAAATGACAAAACAAACAAAACAAAATCTTCTTTTAGTAGAGAAAAAATAGTTTCACAAAATTTAGGTGTTATAAAGGATTACTATACTGAATATGGTACATCTAAATTTGTGGTTGTTGCGTTTGACAAACTCGTTAATCAAATCTATAGTATCATTAAGAAATTTAATGAACAAAAAGAAAGATTACAGAATGAGGTTGAGAAACAAATGAACGAAATTGTTAAGGATAGTACAAAGGGTGGTGTTGGTTTCGAACCTACAATTAGAAATCTTTTTGCGGTTATCTTGGCAAATGCTGATGTTTATATTAGATTATTAAAAGATGTTCATAAAAGAGCCATTGATGTTTCAGACGAAAGAAAGAAAATTATTAAAAACTTTTCAAGTGATTCAATTGGTGACGACATATATCCTTGGCCTGAAATTAAAAAAAGTGCGTCAGAGGACAGACAAAAAATCATTGCTTACCCTGGTGAACAAGATTTAGAATTAAAACTTAAATCAAGTGACCCCGTTTTATGGCCTGAGGTTGAGTTCGTAGAGAAATTTATTAAAGTAACATCAAATAGAGAAGATACCACAACACAAACGGAAGGTGGTGTTAATAAAGTATCATATGTATTTGAGGGTGATTTAGATACATCTAAAATTAAAACAATTAGTCCTCTTGAAATCGTTTCGGGTAATGTTCCATACATTGAAAAATCGCACGCTGGTTTTTTATATGAAATATGGGAACGTGCTTACAATTTTACGTTATTGGAATCGTATAAGAATGATACAATAAAAGAATTCGCTCAGTTAGAGTTTGACAATATAAAAGAAAGTATTAAAGAGGATGACGATTTACTTGGTATTTTATTTAATAATGTAAAAAACGAAGTTGATTTAAGAACATTATTACAATCGTTATCACCATTTGAAAGGTATTCTTATTATAAAGACCAACTATCAACAACACAATATATTTCAGACGTATTAAATGATTCATTTAAGATTGAACAATACACGAGTATTTCTGATATAAAGGTTGATAACGGAGTTTATCCTAAACTTAACAATGAATTATTAAATTATACGCCTGAGTCATATAGAAAAGACATATATCCATTTAGTTCATCAACATATCTTTCGTATTTAAACAAAGATAAATTTACTGACGATAATTTTAAATTTGGAGGAGTATTACAAGTTAATACTAAAGATGGTTTAGTTACAGGTCCAATAAGTCCAAGCACATGGGTAAGAACGGAAGAAGGTAAACTTAATATATTTTCACAGAAACTAACTATAACCGGTAGCACAACTGAAAATATTTTAAACACACCATACTTTCATAATCAATTATATAAAGATTTTGGAAAGTCAGGTTCATCATATGGAAGATATACGGGATCGGCATATCTACTATTAAATTCTTTACCATTTGTGGAGTTACAAGATTATGTTAACTTTAAAAATGGTGATTATGAGAAACCGGTTTTAGTTTCTTCTTTATTCAGAGAAGTTGGGTCAACTCAATTTGTACCTTATTATTTAGTTTTAAAATGGGGATCACAATATCATAGGTATAAAAAATATTTATTAGACCGAGAAGATATTTTAAGTGGATGTTCAACAAATAACGTAACTAAAAATATTAATATGTCTGAATTTTTTAATTCAGGCAACACCCAAAACAATTTTACGGGATTTACTTTTAGTGGTGGAACTGTAGTTTCAGGAAGTACGGCAAAAACGGATGTTGGAGTTCATCCGTATTATGATGCTATTTTTCACCAAATTATCAACGACTATAATCACTATAACCCATTCTCGGGTAATACATCGTTCTCCGGTTATACAAATACTGGCGGCATTGTTGGTAGAAAAAGAGCTCAATCAAATAATATAAATTATTGGACACAATATGTTGATAACTCAAAATACCCTGATAAGGTAGAAACATATACAACATTACCTTGTGATGGTGACAATGAGTTTATTGGTAAAAAAGTTTTAACAAGTAATCCAGCAACAGCTAGATTATTGGGAGTATTACCAAACATCGCATATCAAACATCAGCAACATATGAACAAGAAGAGCAAAAATATTTTAGACCTCTTTGGATTGATAGTCACTTAGACGATGATTTTAGTGGTAAAACAATTGCGTCGTATTCAGAATATAATAGAACAATTAGTGACATTTATTCTTTAACCACCGCAAATAGAAAAATTGTAGATTTAATTGCAACATTTAGTCCAAAAATATTAGATGAGTTTGAAACAATGTTTTTAGATTTTGCAAGTGAAAAGGTAAATGTTGAAATTACTAATAGAAGATTCAACAAGGTAAAATATTACCAATTCCAAGATATATTAAAAGAAATATTCACAGTTAGAAAAGAAGGTGGGGATAGTTCAAAAACCGTGGATGAAGTGATTGATATAATAAAAGAAAGACAGTCCGAAAAATTATTATTATCAACGGCAAACATTTTATCAAATGATAGTTTAATAAAAATTACTATTGGTAACCCAAAAGAAATTGACCCACACGTATTTGATGGATTTAGTAAAATGTCTCAAGAAAATACATTCTCATATAAAGAATACGGAGATACGCAATTATCAACAGGTGATACAAAAGACTACATAGAATTATACGTGGGCGAAGATATTGATGGATATTACCAACAGTTTTTCTCAACACTTAATATTGAGGTGAGTGAAAGTAATATCATTCAATTCAGACCGTTAATATTAATTTATGCTGGATATAGAAAAAATGGTGGAATAAATACATTAACAGCATTCCAAACATATCTTAAAACAAACATATATGAAAAAGGACCGAGTGAAAATAATGCTGCCGGTTCAGTGTACAGATTCTCTTTATTTTTAAACATTTTAACTTCTAATTTTAGAACACTTAAGACACAGTCAAAGAATAAAAAAACTAAAATAGATTACGGTTATAACAATAGAGATTTAAAGATTGAATTATATAATACATTTAAATCATTTAATGACAAATGGATTGCTGGTAATTCTATTGGACAGAGACTGTTATTAGAAGAGTTTTTATTTTTAGATAAGGCCAATAAAGATATTGGTGACCAATATTATTTAAATCTTACAAAGTTTATTGACATTGCAGACCCTAAAAATAATAAATCTAACCTATATGGTATCATTTCTGATTTACTATTCGGAACAGGATTTGATATGAGAGCATTACCGGCATATGTTAATTTTTACGGAACTAATTTTTCAAGTAAAACAAAAATAACACCATCTAAAAAAGTGGCGGATAACATATTCGGAACCTTCTTAGATGTTGATTATCAAGAATCATCACCTAAGGTTGTTATACAATATGTTACGGGACCCGTATCAAAACATCCCGCGGTTGAAAACAAGAAGTATAAGTTTGCCGATGATAGTTTTAATATTTCTAATGTTAATAATAACCCATTGATTATTACACTACCAAAAGTATTCACCGACGAGGATTTATCTAAATCTAATAAAGTAGTTGCGTTTGAGGTTAGTTTCGGTGATCAGAATCAATCGATATTCAAAGGAGTACAGTTAGACCAAAGTACATTAAGAAATACATCAGAATCATTTGTGGTTTTAGAAAACTTAGCAAGGTCCGAATCGGGTTCGGGTGTACACAATGTTGACATTTCATTATTTGACTATTATAGACAGGCGTCGTATAGTTGTGAAGTTACAATGATGGGTAACGTAATGATACAACCAACCATGTTCTTCTATCTTAAAAATATACCAATTTTTAAAGGTTCATATTGGATTACTGAAGTATCACACAACATTAAAGGAAACAATATAACCACAACATTTAAAGGAACAAGAATACCATACGCATCTTTACCTAATCCTAAAGATTCGTTCTTATCGAACTATAGAGCGTTATTCGATAAGATTATGAATACTGCCGTCGCTAAAACTAAGGCAATCGATAAACAAACCAAAACGACTCAAACCATTTCAACACCTGAAGGTAACTTTAGATACGACCCGGGTTCCAAAGTCATACAAGGTGAAAAAATTGTACCAAGTGCGGGTGTTACCAAATATGGTGTACCTTATAATGGATATAACAATGAACTTTATGTACAAAAAGTAACATACGATGGTAAGGAGTGGTTCAGAGCGGTGGTCGTTAAAATGGGTATGGATAAGATATATGAAATATCTGACGATACCACAATGAGTTTATTAAATAAAATAAATTCTAAAAAATATACACTTAATCCTAAATCGGTTAAATGGTCCGCAATTAAGAATAGTGATATGAAATTCTATTCAACCAAATTTCAAGTATCATCAAGCACACCGGCCGATAAAATAATTGATGCTAAAACCACATTTTTCAACCCTCAAACAAAGGCGGCTCCATATACACTAACTCCCGATTATCAATTAGACTCAACTATTGGTAATATAAGAGTAAATGGACCGATTAACGAAGGACCAAATTTAGAAGGATATGGTATAGCTATGTCATCCAAGTTAATGGACACATTAGGGTTATATAATGGTGATGTGGTTTATTTTTGGGTTGGGGAAAGATAATAACTAAATTAATGATATTTATACTTATAACTTAATATTATGGATAATAATAAATTAAACAACACAATGGATCAATTTTTAAGTCCTAAACAGACTAAAAGAACATCTAACGACGGCATGGAAAGAGAGGAATGTGATTTGGTAACTGGAGAATGTTATACAATTAGAGAAAGAGACGGAATCGTTGAAAGAATAAATAAAAAGTATATCACAAATGATGGTAGACAACTATTACAAGACTAAAGCTATGTTAGAGAAAAAATTACAAGAAGAATTAAATCGTTACAGAGCCATTAACAAATATGGTACTAAAATGATTATGGAACAAGACGCACCGGCTCTTGACGCTCCTGCGGATGATTTACCACCGGCCGACCCAGCGTTGGATGCACCAGCGGGAGATTTACCGCCAGCAGAACCGGCATTAGACGCACCGGCGGGAGATTTACCACCGGCAGATGGAATGGATACAGAAGAAATTGATATTACAGATTTAGTTAATATGACTAAAAATATCAAAAACGATTTAGAAAATAATAAAACAGATAACGCGTCAGTTATTGGTAAAATGGATGACGTGTTCACTAAATTAGGTGACTTAGAACAAAAACTCGCTCAAATGGATGCTGTTATGGCTAAAATTGATGAGTTAGGTGCTAAGGTTGAAGCGTCAAAACCAAAAACTGGTGTTGAGAAACTTGAAATGAGATCTTTAGACTCGTATCCATTTAATGAAAAACCACAAGAGTTTTTTGCTCACAAACAAGGTGAAATGGCAGCAAGCGGTAAGAACGAATATGTATTAACTAAAGATGAAGTTAACAACTATCCTACCGACGTAATAAAAACATCATTTAATCCTGACCAACAAGAAGATGAATTTAGATTCTAATGTAAACTTTTTATTGGGGTTACAAAATCAAATGAAAATCTGTCATTGGCAAACCAAAGGTATTGCGAGACATGAAGCGTTTGGTAACTTTTACGACGACTTAACTCCACTTATTGATGACTTTGTTGAACAATCTATGGGTAAGTACGGTAGATTTACATTAGAAGATGAAACAAAAACAATTCAATTAAGTAATTTATCTGAAATTGACATTAAAGGATTGGTTAATACAACAAGACAAGCATTGGTACAACTTACCGAACAATTAGACCCATCAGATACAGATTTATTAAATCTTAGAGATGAAATATTGGGTAAAGTAAACAAATATGCTTACTTATTTACAATGGAATAATTTTTAAAAATACTTCACAAAATAATTAACCCGGATTTTTTAATTCGGGTTTTTTTATCTATATTTTATCTATAACAGTTTTATAACTTAAATCAATTATTATGTCAACATTCGACGCAGTACTGGCTCAGTACGAGAAAAACAAGAACGCCGCAAGCGGCAACAACAACAAGATGTCCTCTGAGGACAGATTAAAACGTTATTTCACAACCGTGTTACCAAAAGGTTCTAAGGGTGAAGAAAGACGTATTCGTATTTTACCCACAAAAGATGGTAGTTCACCATTTGTTGAGGTATACTTCCACGAAGTTCAAGTGGATGGTAAGTGGGTTAAATTATATGACCCTAAACAAGAAGGTAAACGTTCTCCATTACATGAAGTTTACGAAGGATTAATGATGACTGGTGTCGATACCGATAAGGAATTGGCTCGTTCATATCGTTCTCGTAAATTCTACATTGTAAAGGTAATTGACCGTGACCACGAACAAGACGGTGTTAAATTTTGGAGATTCAAACACAACCATAAAGGTGATGGTGTTATTGACAAAATTTTCCCAATTTTCCGTAACAAAGGTGATGTTACCAGTCCTGAAAATGGTCGTGATTTAATCCTTTCTTTGGCCTTAACTAAAGCGGGAACAGGTAAAGAATATACAGTTATCAATTCTGTATTAAATGATGACCCAAGTCCTTTACACACAGATTCTAATGTTGCAAAAACATGGTTAGAAGATGAATTAACTTGGTCAGATGTTTACTCTAAAAAGGGTGAAGATTATTTAGAAATGGTTGCTAAAGGTGAAGTTCCACGTTGGGACTCAAACAGTAGTAAATGGGTTTCTAACTCAACCGCAGAAGAAGTGATTTCAGCACCAAGGGCGTCAACACCTACGGTAGACCCACAGGAAGATGATGATGTGGATTCTGAATTACCGTTCTAATTAATTCATAATATGTTCCCGACAATAGTGTCGGGAACATCTTTTAAAAAACAAAACAATGGCAGGTATTAAAAAAACAGATTTTTCAGCAATCAAGAAGAAATTCTCGAAAGAGGCTGAATACAAAGCTGACCGTTTCTTCGATTTAGGAGACGCCTTCTTGGAAGCCACTGGTATTCCAGGTCCTGCAATGGGTCACATTAATATGTTATTAGGACATAGTGATACAGGTAAAACGACGGCTTTAGTAAAAACGGCGGTAGATGCACAAAAGAAAGGAATCCTTCCTGTGTTCATTATTACTGAACAAAAATGGAGTTGGGACCACGCGGAGTTAATGGGTTTTGATAAAGACGGTGAATATCTTTTCAATAGTGATTTCGAATACATTGAACAAATTACAGATTATATCAATGAATTAATGGACGCACAAGAGAAAGGTGATATTCCTTATGATTTATTATTCCTTTGGGATTCAGTTGGTTCAGTTCCTTGTAAGATGACTTATGACGGTAAAGGTGGTAAACAACACAATGCATCGGTTCTTGCAGATAAAATAGGTATGGGTATCAACCAACGTATTTCAGGTTCAAGAAGAACAGATAAACCTTACACAAACAGTTTGGTTATTGTTAACCAACCTTGGGTAGAATTACCTGACAATCCTTTCGGACAACCAAAAATCAAAGCTAAAGGTGGTGAAGCCATTTGGTTAAACTCATCATTAGTATTCTTATTCGGTAACCAAAAAGGTGCGGGAACTACTAAAATCTCTATCACTAAAGACAAGAGAAAAATTAGAATCGCAACACGTACCAAAATCTCAATCAGTAAGAACCACATTAATGGTGGTGGATATGAGGACGGACGTATCTTGGTAACACCACAAGGATTTATGCACGGTAAAGACGATACTGAAGAGAAACGTTCTATCGAAGAGTATAAGAGAGATAATGGTGATTACATTGGAAAACAATTAGGTGTTAATGTTACAGACATCACAGACGTACAAGTTGTAACAGAAGAGAGTGATCTATAAATAATTTTTAATGTCGGTTTTACTTGTTGATGGAGATAATTTACTTACGATTGGTTTTTATGGTGTTAAGAATATGTTCTATAAAGGAACACACATTGGAGGTATCTACCATTTTCTTAATACTCTTAGGAGAGCGTTTGAGACATATCATTTAGACAAAATAGTTGTTTTTTGGGATGGGTTAGAAGGTTCTGCCACTCGTAGAAAAATTTATGTTCATTACAAGGAAAACCGACGTCAAAGAATTAGGTCGGAGGAAGAATTAAATTCATATCAATACCAAAGGGAAAGAATAAAACAATACCTTGAAGAACTTTACGTAAGACAAGGTGAGTTTGAATATTGTGAAACCGATGATTGTATTGCGTACTACACACAAAACTCACCCAACGAAAACAAAATTGTGTATTCATCGGACGGTGATTTAACTCAACTGGTTTCTGAAAACACACAAATTTTCAACCCTTCTCATCAAAAACTTTATAAACAAAACGACTCTATCGTTTACGACCATGAGGAAATTTTAATTGAGAATGTAAAATTAGTTAAAATGTTATGTGGTGATTCCTCTGATAATATTGCAGGAATAAAAGGTATGGGAGTTAAAAGATTTTTATCTCTTTTTCCCGAACTTAAAACCGAACATTTATCTGTTGAACAAATTAAGGATAAAACCAATGAAATGTTCCTACAAGATAAACACAATAAATTACTTACAAATTTACTTACAGGAGTAACCAAACATGGCGTATTTGGTGAAGAGTTTTTTGATGTAAACAGTCGTATAGTTAGTTTAGATTCACCATTCCTAACCGATGAGGCAAAAGAAAGTGTTGATTTATTAATAAACGAAAAATTAGATCAAGAAGGAAGGTCATATAAAAACGCTATGAAAATGATGACTGAAGATGGACTATTCAATGTGTTACCAAAATCAGACGACGCTTGGATAAAATTTATAAACCCATTTTTACGATTAACAAGAAAAGAAAAAAATAAAAGAACAATCAAAATTAAAAACAATGAGTAATTACCAAAACCAAGACAATATCACTAAATTTGAGTTTTTGTTGTCGTTAGAAGGACATATTGTATGTCAAAGATTTTTCAACGTTAGAGATTACAACCCTCAAGCAAGAAGAAGTATGGATCTTCACTATTATGTAAAAAATATTTGTGAGGATATGTCTGAAGATTTAAAAATAAAATGTTCCAATTATCTATGTGAAAATATGAATTTTTTCCTCAATTCAGAGAGTGTGGAAGACGAGGCAAGTAAGTCAAAAGAACATTTTTTATTGGAAATTAAGATAGGTGACGATGTATTTATTCAAAGGATATTCCCAGCATATCTCTACCATCCAAAGGTTAGATACACTGTTGATATTCGTCCAAACCTAAAGAGAATTTTGTCAGATTTGACTGACATTTTATCATCTGATGAATTGGAAACGGCTTATTTACACTACGAACTATAATTTAAAAACATATATATAACAATTACAATGGAAGAAAGGAATTTTGGGCATTTGGGATTTTCATTTCAACAATCCCTAATTAAAGCAATTATTGAAGACAAAAAGTACGGCGAAACAATCATAGATGTATTAGAGAGTAAGTTCTTTGAAAATAATTCATTCAGATTTATTATGGAGAACGTGAAAGAGTTGTACAAAACCTACAATAAAATTCCTGATTACAATACCGTAGCACAAAAAATTATGTCAGAGGGGGGAAATAAAGATTCCTCTAAAGTTCATGTCGATACGTTGGACGCTATTAAAAAAAACGAACAACAAATAGAGTATGTTAAGGATACCGCACTTAATTTCTGTAAACAACAGAATTTAAAAAAGGAACTTAAAGGTGTTCAAAGTATCATCGATAATGGTGATTTTGAATCTTACAATAAGATTGAACAAATAATTCAAAAGGCATTACAAGTTGGCATATCTAACGACGAGGCAACTGATGTGTTTCATGATATCGAAGGAGCATTAGAGAAAGACAATAGACAACCAATTGCACTTGGTATTGTAGGTGTGGATAACTTATTAAATGGTGGGTTAGGAAGAGGTGAATTAGGAATTGTACTAGCACCAACAGGAACAGGTAAAACAACATTACTTACCAAATTTGCCAACACGGCATATAATTTAGGGTACAATGTTGTACAAATATTTTTTGAAGATAATCCAGGAAATATTAAAAGAAAACATTATACTATTTGGACGGAAATCTCACCAAACGAACAACCTAATTACAAGGATGAAGTTCAGAAAAAAGTTAAGGAGATACAGGCAAATTCAAAAGGGTTTTTAAAACTATTGAAATTATCTAGTGATAATGTAACCATTTCTGAAATAAAGAACAAAATTAGAAAAATGAATTCAGAAGGTGAAAAAGTTGATTTATTAGTTATTGACTATGTTGATTGTATTTCACCAGAAAGATCTACATTTGGAGAAGAATGGAAAGGAGAGGGGTCAATCATGAGAAGTTTAGAATCAATGACAAGTGAGTTTGAAATGGCTGTATGGACAGCAACACAAGGTAATAGAGAATCTATTTCATCTGAAGTAGTTAACAGTGACCAAATGGGTGGGTCAATTAAAAAGGCACAAATTGCACACGTTATATTATCAATCGGTAAAACGTTAGAACAAAAGGAAAATAATTTGGCAACACTTACATTACTTAAATCTCGTATCGGTAGAGATGGTGTTGTTTTCCAAAACTGTAAATTCAACAATGAATTCCTATTCATTGATACCGAAACACAAAACACCCTATTGGGTCACGAAGAACAAAAAGTTCAAATAAATGCTAACAGAGCCGCTGAAGCATTTAAAAGAAGACAAGAATTGGCAAAAAAATAAAAAAACAATAAAACTATGACGGAGAAGATTTTACAAGATAACCCCGGACGCTTTGTCCTTTTTCCAATCGAACACCATGACTTATGGAAGTTCTATAAACAATCAGAAGCATCCTTTTGGACCGCTGAGGAAATTGATTTAGGTCAGGATATATCAGATTGGGAAAACAAATTAAATGCTGATGAACAACATTTCGTAAAACACGTATTGGCATTTTTTGCGGCGTCTGATGGAATTGTAAATGAAAATTTAGCAATGAACTTCGTTAATGAGGTACAATATACTGAAGCAAAATTCTTTTATGGTTTTCAAATCATGATGGAAAATATTCACAGTGAGACCTATTCACTTTTAATTGACACTTTGGTTAAAGACAGAGATGAACAACATAAATTGTTCAACGCAATTGAAACCATACCGGCAATTAAAAAGAAAGCGGATTGGGCACTTAAATGGATTAACTCTGAATCATTTGTAGATAGACTATTAGCATTTGCTGCAGTAGAAGGAATATTCTTTTCAGGTTCTTTCTGTTCAATCTTTTGGTTAAAGAAAAGAGGATTGTTACCGGGTTTAACATTTTCTAATGAGTTAATATCAAGAGATGAGGGAATGCATTGTGATTTTGCTTGTCATTTATATAACAACCATATTGAGAATAAAATCTCACAAGAAAGAATTAAAGAAATTATTTGTGGAGCATTGGAAATTGAGAAAGAATTTATTCTTGAGGCATTACCTGTTCGTTTAATTGGTATGAACTCAGATTTAATGTCACAGTATCTTGAATTTGTAACGGATAGATTATTGGTTGCATTAGGTGTACCTAAAGTATATAATTCTGAAAATCCATTTGATTTTATGCAAAACATCGCATTACAAGGTAAAACTAACTTCTTTGAAAAGAGAGTTGCGGAATATCAAAAGGCAGGGGTTAATAATGTATCGGAGGATTTAGATTCCGCATTTGGAGAAGTAGATTTTTAAAATTATAATAAGAACATGAAAGTTAAAAAGAGAGATGGTTCCTTAGAGGAAATGAGATATGATAAAATAACACGCAGAATTAGTGTTTTCTGTAGTGATTTGAACTTGGAATATATTGACCCAACATATGTTACTTTAAAAGTAACACAAGGCATTTATGATGGAATATCAACAAGTGAATTAGATAAATTAGCTGCAGAGACTGCGGCGTCTATGGTAACAACCCATCCCGATTACGCTAAACTTGCGGGAAGACTTGCGGTTTCTAATTTACACAAAACGACACCAAGAAAGTTTTCACAATGTATAAAAGAATTACATTCCTTTGTTGAACCAAAAACTGGTAAAGAATCTTCATTAATCGATGATAACATTTTTCAATTTGTTATGGAGAATAAAGAATCTTTAGATGGTGCGATATCAATAGACAGAGATTTAAACTTTGATTATTTCGGTATTAAAACGTTAGAAAGATCATATCTTTTAAAGATTGGTGATAGAATTGTTGAAAGACCACAATACCTTTATATGAGAGTTGCGGTTGGTATTTGTAAAGGTGATTTAGATATGGCGTTAAGAATTTATGACGACCTATCACAACACTTCTACACACACGCAACACCAACATTATTTAATGCGGGAACACGTAGACCACAAATGTCTTCTTGTTTTCTAATTGGTAATAAAGGTGACGATATTGATGGTTTGTTTGATACAATTAAAGACGTAGCGAAGATTTCTAAGTGGGCTGGTGGTATTGGATTACACGTTCATGATGTTCGAGCTAAAGGAGCTTATATTAAAGGAACTGGTGGAGAATCTGACGGTTTGTTACCTATGATGAAAACATACAATGAGGTGGCTCGTTGGATTAATCAAGGAGGTAAACGTAAAGGTTCATTTGCTGTTTACCTTGAACCATGGCACTCCGATGTTTTTGAATTTATTGATTTAAGAAAGAATCATGGTAAAGAAGAAATGAGGGCCAGAGATTTATTCTTAGCAATGTGGACACCTGATTTATTTATGCAACGAGTTGAACAAGATGGTGATTGGTCATTATTTTCACCAGATGAGGCACCAGGACTTTCGGATGTTTATGATTCACCATCGGACAAGGCGTTTACTCGTTTATATGAACAATACGAACAAGAAGGTAGAGCGAGAAAAGTGGTTAAGGCAAGAAAGTTAATGGACGCAATACTTACTTCACAAATTGAAACAGGAACACCTTATATGTTATATAAGGACCCGGCAAACTATAAATCAAATCAACAAAATTTAGGAACCATTAAGTCCTCAAATTTATGTACTGAGATTATTGAATATAGTTCACCAACAGAACAGGCGGTTTGTAATTTAGCGTCAATTGCATTACCAAAATACATTATTAATGGTGAGTTCAATCACGACGTTCTTTATGAATACACATATCAAGTTGTAAAGAACTTAAACAATGTAATTGATTTAAACTTCTACCCAACCGAAGAAACAAAACGTTCTAATTTTAAACATCGTCCTGTTGGATTAGGTGTACAAGGATTAGCGGACGTTCTTTGTATGTTGAACATCCCATTTGAAAGTGAGACAGCAGATACCTTACAAACAGATATTTTTGAAACTATCTATTTTGCGGCTATGACATCTTCTAAAGATTTGGCAAAAGAATTTGGTCCATATGAATCTATTGAAGGATCACCGATAGAGAAAGGTATTTTCCAATATGAAATGTGGGGTAAGTCAGATAAAGATTTATCAGGTCGTTGGGATTGGAAATCATTAAGAAAAGAAGTTAAATCGTTTGGCGTAAGAAACTCATTATTAGTGGCTCCGATGCCGACAGCATCTACCGCACAGATTTTAGGTAACAACGAAGCGTTTGAACCATTCACAACTAATCTTTACTCAAGAAGAACATTAAGTGGTGAATTTGTTATGATTAACAAACACTTGGTTAATGACTTATTGAAATTAGGTTTATGGAATGATACCATTAAGAATAAATTAATTATGGAAAATGGTTCAGTTCAAAATATTCCTGAGATTCCGACCGAAATGAAAGAGGTTTATAAAACAGTTTGGGAAATGTCTCAAAAACGTGTTTTACAAATGGCGGCGAATAGAAGTGTATTTATTGACCAATCACAATCATTAAATTTATTTATTGATAACGCGACTAAACCTAAATTATTGGCAGCACATTTATTCGGATGGAAATTAGGTTTGAAAACGGGTATGTATTATTTAAGAACGAGAGCGGCGGTTGACGCACTTAAAGGATTGGGCGTTGATACCACAACCTCTAAACCAGTTGAAACACCACAAAAAATGGCGACACCAACTAATAACCAAATCATTAGTGAAAATACTCCTGAATTGGTAATGACAAGTGAAAAACCTACGGATTCCCCATTTGAATGTGAGGGGTGTGGGTCATAAAAATAATGGAAGACTCCCTCAAAGTATGACTGTCGACAAGGCGTACCTTGGGCTTCCAGGTTTTGAGAATACAGGGGGTGAATATCAAGACACTACATTAAAACCCATCTTCGGATGGGTTTTTTATTTATTACCATTTTAGTATTGTTTATATTTATAGATATGGCGATAAAATACGGAATAGATTTTCCATTCAGAGACAGTCAAATTGGTGATTTTGTTAAAATGACAGAAACACCTGAAAGAGAGGTTAGAGCAAATCTAATTCACCTTCTTTTAACTAAGAAGGGTAGTAGATATTTTTTACCCGATTTTGGTACAAGAATTTATGAGTACATTTTTGACCAAAACGACATGGTTACATTTAATTTAATCGAAGAAGAAATAAGAGATGGTGTAAAAAAGTATATCCCAAATTTAGACATTAACTCAATTAATATTATGTCAGCAGAGAACGACCCTGATGAGACAACATCTTTTAGTCAAGAAGAAGACGAAAGATTATTTAGGGTTTCAGAACAAGCAAATAAACCATATACTGCTAAAGTAAAAATTGATTATACGGTAAATAATGGAGCCTTTTCATCCTCTGACTTTATTATAATAAACATTTAAAATGGCGAAAAAAATATCATACGCAACTAGAGATTTTGCGGGACTAAGACAAGAATTAGTTAATTTAACAAACGATTATTATCCTGATTTGGTAAAAAATACCAATGACGCATCTATATTTTCTGTATTGTTAGATTTAAATGCGGCGGTTGCGGATAACTTACACTTCCACATAGATAGAGTTTGGCAAGAAACAATTTTAGATTTTGCTCAACAAAGACAATCTTTATTTCACATTGCCAAGACCTACGGAATTAGAATACCTGGCGTAAGACCATCGGTTGCACTGTGTGATTTTTCAGTTAACGTTCCGGTTCGTGGTGATAAAGAAGATGAAAGATATTTGGGAATTTTAAAAGGGGGAGCACAAGTGTCAGGCGGAGGTCAAATATTTGAAACTATAGAAGATATAGACTTTTCTAACCCATTCAATAGTAAAGGAGAACCAAACAGATTAAAGATTCCAAATTTTGATAGTAACAATAGTTTAATATCATATACAATTACAAAAAGAGAGGCAGTAGTAAACGGAGTAACAAGAATTTACAGAAGAGTAATCAACCAAGTTGACCAAAAACCATTCTTAAAACTTTATTTACCAGAACAAAATGTTTTAGGCGTGGTTTCTGTGATACATAAAGATGGTACAACATTTGGGGCTAACCCAACCTCAACAGAATTTACTACATCAACCAATAAATGGTATGAGGTAAAATCATTAATGCAGGATAAAGTTTTTATGCCAAACACCACAAGTGTTTCAGATAAAAACAATTTCAAGGCGGGTGATTATATGTCGGTATCTAATAAGTTTTTAACTGAATATACTCCTGAAGGTTATTTTTCATTAACCTTCGGTTCAGGAACGGTTAATCCATTAGATAATCTGGATAACTACATTACTAGTAATATGAAAGTAAACATTGCTAGTTTTTTAAATAACATGTCGTTAGGTTCGGTACCTAAAGTAAACTCAACACTATTCGTGAAATATCGAATTGGTGGGGGTAAAGATTCCAATTTAGGGGTTAATGTTATTACAAGTGTGGATAGTGTTGAATTTAACATACAAGGTCCAAATTCAACTATTAACACACAGGTTGAGGATTCTTTATCTGTAACGAATATCACACCGGCAATTGGTGGTGCGGACCAACCAACAATAGAAGAAATAAGAAATATGGTTGCTTATAATTTTGCAGCACAAAACAGAGCCGTAACGTTAAATGACTATAAATCTTTAATAGAAACAATGCCATCTACATTTGGTGCACCTGCAAAGGTAAATGTAATGGAAGAAGATAATAAAGTGAGAATCAAATTATTATCATACGATGAAAATGGTAATTTAACTGACACCGTATCCAATACATTAAAAAATAATATTTTAAATTATCTTTCTGAGTTTAGAATGATTAACGATTATTTGGATATTGTGAGTGGTGAGGTTATCGATATGGGATTAGAAGTTGATTTAGTTATAGATAAGAATACATCACAAACAGACGTTATTAAGACGGCAATCGAAAATATTGTAGATTTCTTCGCAATTGAAAAACGTAAAATGGGTGATCCACTATTTGTTGGAGATTTGTCAAAATCCATTGGTAATGTGTCGGGAGTTGTAAACGTTGTAGATTTAAGAGTTTTTGGAAAAATTGGTGGGGAATACTCATCATCTGAGGTTTCACAAAGTTATAAAGACAACACAACCAAAGAGATACAACAAAGTGATAACACCATATTCATGAAGTCAAACCAAATATTCCAAATTAGATTCCCTAACAAGGACATTAAGATAAGAATTAAAACCTTAGGAACGACTACATTTTAATTAGTTTTTTGTTTATAATAATAGAAAATCCACCTCTTTCTATTTATTATAAGAATGCTACAAAAACACAGAATATATACAGATATTGGTAAAGACCAAAACATCACAGTCGAATTAAAACAAGACTATGATTTATTGGAAATTTTGTCTTTAAAGTTTACACAGAAAGACACGTATACTTCACTTTGTTCAGATTACGGTGTAGTATGTGGAAGAATCATTGTAAATAACGGTTTCGGAATACCAAACGCAAAAATTTCCATATTCATCCCATTATCAGATGAGGATTCGACAGACCCCGTAATTTCGGCTTTATATCCATTTAAAGACCCATCAGAAAGAAACGAGGAAAACAATTACAGATACAATTTATTACCATCAAGAAAACAACATGGTGGACATGAACCAACAGGAACGTTTCCCGACCAATTGGAAGTTCTTAATAGAGAAGAAGTTTTAGAGGTATATGAAAAATATTATAAGTACACCGTAAAGACTAATGATGCTGGTGACTTTATGATATGGGGTGTTCCATTGGGGTTACAAAAAATTCATGTGGATATTGATTTATCTGATATCGGTTGTTTTTCCTTGAGACCATATGATTTTATGAAACAAGGAGTGGGTGAAGATGCGTTTAAAAACACTTACACATTTAAGTCGTCTGAAGATATCGATTCCTTACCACAAATAGTTAGTTTTGATAAGACAGTTGAAGTAGTACCATTTTGGGGTAATATCGACTTATGTCAAATAGGAATTACAAGAACAGATTTTGATTTATCAGATAAGGGGGTTAAAGTAGAACCCAAAGCATTTTTAATTGGTGGAACTTATACAGATACGGGTAAGAATTCTTTAAATAAAAATTGCCAACCCAGAAGAAAAATGGGTAGAAAGTGTGACCTGACAACTAAAACAGGAAAAATTGAGGCAATTAGATTTACACACAAAAAGGACATAAATAAACGTCCGATACTTGAAATTTATAATATCGATGAAGATATTCCTGAAGATGGTTCGTTTGTGATGGAAGTGCCTATGAATAGTGAATTTATTTACACTAACGAATTTGGTGAAAATGAAATCACAAATGACCCAAATAAGGGTATACCTACTGCAGCGTGTTATAGATTTAGATTTTCAATAGATGACCAAGGTAATGATAGAGTTAGAAAAACCGCGTCTTACCTTGTTCCAAATATTAGAGAATATTCAACACAACAAAATGAATCATACGCGTTTTCAACATCGTGGGATGACTATCCAACAAGTGCCGTTGATGACGATTCAAATAGAGGTATATTATATAACCAATCAGGACAATATTTTCCAAGAGATTATTTTTATCGAGTAACATATAATAAAGTTTACACAATTTCTTCTTTTCAAAATATACATTACAATGGTAATTCATTTAGTGATGATAGATATGTTGGTATAAAAGAAATTGTACCGGCGGAAGAAGAAGATTGTTCGGCCGATGTTGTTACACCACCAGTTAATTTTGCTAAGAAAAACTTCACATTTACATTATTAATTGCCGACGTTTTATTATTAATAGAACATTTAGTTAATCTTGTTTTATTAACTTTATTTAATACTTTAGCAATCGTATTCCATAATTTTGCAGACGCTTTTAATCAATGGCCAACTAGATTTATTTATAGACCAATTAAAAAATTTGCATACAGATTACAAGATGGTTCACAAAGAGAATTATATTTAATTGCATATCCTGAATGTGAAGAGTGTAACGATGAAAACTCATTAGGTGTACAAGGAGGACTTGGAAATTCTACTGACTTTTGTGAAGTTGGTAAAGTTACTATTATAGGAAATGACAATCAATCAAGTAGAGGTTTAGTCGCCACTGGATTTACTTTTTCTAATCCAGTTTCAGGAGACCCGAGCGACATATGTTATAGTGCCGTAACACCGACAAACGTAACTAATTTTGTAACAAATCAATCCTCGTATATAATAACATACGGATCAAATGGAACAACGTTAACAGGAACAACTATTTTTTCGTCCGATGGTGTGTCTGGTTATACTTTTGAAGATACAAATGGATTATTTCAAGAAAATATTGAATATGAAGTAATAATAAGAAACCTAAACGCATCATCAAACGCGTTTTCATCTACCGTCCCACTTGAGGATGGATGTGAGTTATATGACATACCATACGACGAAGGAATCGTCTCAACATACTATATTGGAACTGGAAGAACCCCCTCGTCAACATACACAGCGGGTATGGATATAACCGCAACTAAAATCACTAATAATGGTGGATATCAATTAGTTTCGTCATTTGATGGGGAGAGATACACTTCAATAACACTATCTGGATTTTCTGAATTTACTAATGGTATTTTTAAAATAATTCCAGGTAGTCAAACAAACATTAGAATTTTTGAAATTTTAAGAGAATATCGTCGAAGAAAAAGAGTCGGTAAATTATTCTGTGGTGGAATTGTAAATTATTCTTTTATTGATAATTGGTTGTCTGGTTCATTATACTTTTTTCAATTTAAGGGTAGAAAAGGAAGATATTGTGAAGACGTAATAAGATATGTTGAATCACAAGACAAATATTATTATAGGTCGGCAACATACACCTCAGAGTCTAATTGGGGAGGAAGTAAAGATACTCAAATAGGTCGACCAACAACGATGGTAGATTTAGGACCTAGAGATGAATTTATTAAAGAAATTTGTGTAGACCCTTCACTAGACCCAAATTGTTCTGTAAGTAGATCAATAGGGCCAACATCATTTCAAAGTTTTGGAGAATTGTTAGGTTTGGCAATAAACTATAGAATGGATGTTAGTAATAATACATTCGACATAAATGATTTTTTTGATAACGGAGGATTTACATATACAAATAGAGTTTTAGATGGAGATATTTTACAGTTAATATCAATAAATAATGAAGTAGGAATTGAAGAATTTGATTTACAAGATGCTAAGTACCTTGGATATTCCTATCAATATTTAGATCCTGAAATTTTTCCGAGCGTGTTTAAAAATGGAACATCTGTATATGGACCACTTCCTGTAACTATGTTTTTGGATGAGGATGGTGAAAGAGTAAGGGCATGTTTAAATGAACCTGGAAGATTAACTGAATCATCACAAAAAGTTCCATTCTTTTTATGGAATAAAGGAGGGACGGGTTTCGGTCCTTATAACACAACAACATTAGATAATCAATCTTGGGATTATGAGACACAAGTATCAGTTTCTAATGGTAACGTACAACCACTACAAGGTATGACTTACGCATATTCTTTTTCTGGCGGTACAGATGATCCATCGGACAAATATTTGTTATTACCGATGACTTATACCTTTAGTGGATTGACAATAAACACTGAAAGTGCAACCAATGATTTAATTTTTGATTCAATATTACCTAATGGTTCATCAATTAATGTACATAGTTCAGAATATCCTGGATTTACGGTATTAGTAAGTTCTAATAGTAATATAACAAACCCCACAGCCGGAACATTATATACAAGAGTTGGACCTGTTTCAGGAAACACAACATATCAAGGTATAACAATTACAAACGGATTTCATCAGCAACCATGGGATTATACTGACGATTTTATAATAAGACCGACAATGGATTATTATAGTGGTAATAAACAAATTCTATCAACTCCATTTATGTTTTATTTCGGACTAAAAGCGGGAAAAACGGGCATTGATAAATTTATAAAATTATTTGGTGACAAAGGAGCATTTACATCAGCAGAATAATGGAAAAGAAAAAAGTAATATTACCAACTAAGAGATTCTTCAAGGCGGAAGAGGAAGATTTAGATTTAAGATTAAATTTAGAATCTTCTGAAAATTTAATGCGTCTTGGTGACAGAGATGTTGTTTTAGATATTGCTCAATTGTTTAGTGACGAAAGAAACGATAGTAAAAATTATAAGATATATGGTAAATTAAAAATGATTTTTAGAAACATGTATTCAGGTGTAACGTCTTACCCACCTTTGAGTAATAACGTATATCTTGTTGGTGATGGTTCTGACGGAAACCTAGCGGGATTTTTACCATATAACGAATTAGCATTTTTAAGAAACGATGTATTAAGAGAATTATATGTACCATCGTCAGGAAATACACCTACATTAGGAACAATAACATTAACCGGAACAACAAATACCGGCCATACAATCACAACACCAATAACAGCACCGTATAAAAATTGGAACATTTATGTAAGTTACGTACACAGTCATAATAGTCAGTTCCCAATGAAATATACTTTATCCGGTTCCACTACTGGTGAAACTATAAGTTTCACATCAGGTGATGGTATTCCATTTAGATTATCATATTCGGGCGGTTCTTATTATGAATTAACTTCACCCGTTGAACATGGAATGAAGGCCGGAGAGTTTGTTGTTTTATCGGGAACGACATTAACGGGAAGTCTTAGTAGTAGAACTTTTACAATTGATAGTGTAGGTAACGAGGTTCACAATTCAGAAAAATATGTAATTAATTTATTAAAGAGTCAAATTTTAACAGGAACAACAATACCATTATTAACTGTTGGTAAAAGATGTTTAAATAGAAATGATATTACAGGTACAACCTCACAATACTATGTTCATCAACATAAAACATTAACAGAATCTACAGATTATATTTTAGATAAAATTGGTTTTGAATCCCCAATATGGGAAGATGAAAGAAAACTTTTAATTGAAAATTCAAATGGTGATAATGATGTATTAGTTGAAAGAAATAGAATGGAATCTTTAATATATGATTTTAAAGAACCATTAGTTTTAACAGGAATAACAAATAATTTAGGATACACACCAACAGATGTTTATTTAACAATTATATATAGAAACGCAAATGGATATTTTAATTATCCACCAAAAGTTGGATGGAAATTTAATTTTCATAATAATTGGATTGATAAACATTTTAGTGGTACTACATCAAACGAAACTAAAATAACCACAACGTCTTTTACTAAATCTGGTTTTACATTTTATAGTGGAAATTCAATTACAATCGGTACAACCGGATTAACGGGTGCGTATGTTGAATACAATAAAACTGAATTAAAGGAAAGAATTATAAGTGAAGCATATCATAAGATAACAAATCCAATTGCAACATTTAATCACAATCAAGATGGTAATGTTGATGGATTTTCAGGAGCAACTGCAAACAATCTTTTTGGTTTATATTATCAACCATATCATAAGGTAAAATTAAAAGAATTATCTCCATATGTTGAAACATCAAAAACAAATGACATTATAAACTTACCTGAAAATACAATGTATTTTGAGAAGGAAGGATTATGGAAATGGAGAGATTTATATGACCACGGTTATATTGACCCCGATGGATATGGTGTTAATCATCCATTTATAAACAATATTCATTATGTTAAAAATGATATTAATTTCTATTTAAGAAATGAGAGATTATACCAAAATAAAAATGACGGTTTAACAAACTTCAACGATAAAACGATAACCGACTGTTAATGAAAATTTTAACTAGTACAGATAATTTAAATGTTTCTTTAAACATTGAACAAGATTTTAAAACAGATCTTGGTTGGGAAGAAGGTGCTCTTCAAATGGAAGAACAAATTCTAAGTGAAATTATTAACCCAATTGAAAATTATGAAACGGTTAGATATATTCATAAACCATATGACACAACGGTCAGTGGATTAACATTTAGTCAAACAGATATATGGTTTAGTTTTTATTTTTTGACGGGATCAACATATGTAAATGATTATGAACCAACAGGTCTTTCTAATAGAGAAAACGCTTTAATGTTAAAACAAACAGTTAAGAGTTTTTTTAGGTTAGAATTTTTTAAAACACCAAACGGTGTAAAGCCAGATAGAACAAATCGAAAATTGGTTTTTGCTAAGAATCTATCATTACCATTAGGAGAAAAATATTTTCATACAGATTTTAATGATTATATATTTCTTCCCGTGTTCATGGGTTCAAATTACAGAAATAAAGAAAACATGTATTTGTTTTGGTTTCAAGATGAAAGTCCGTTTAGTGGAACGACAATCACAGGAAATACATTTTGGATGACGGCAAAGTTTTATAATGCGGAAGATGGTAGTATAAGTGACTTCGTAAATAAACCGAATTTTACTGACACATTTTCTAATGGTAGAATTGGTGAGAGCGGAAATCCGATTAAGTTTTATGAAAAGAAAAGTACAGATTCGATTACAGAGTACGAAGATTTATATTATAAAGTAACAATAGATAAGAGTGATTATTCATATATTATTGAAAGGGATGTTCAGAATGGTATTGTGTTAACCGCAACACCAACCCCCACACCAACATCTGGCGGAGGAGTTACAAATACACCAACTCCAACACCTACGGTTACAAGTACACCAACCCTCACACCAACTCCAACAGCGACTGAAATATCAGGACCAGTCGCAGTTTGGGAATATGGAACTAGTGCATTCCGCAGTGCAAATTTACCCGGAACCAATCCATCATTTACAGAAGAAACTGGTACATTGACAGTTAGTAATGGTACTATGATATTTAAGGTTACATCTTCAAAACCGTTTAATTATGACAATATTTCAATTGCATATTTAGAAGTTTCCACAGTTGGTAATATATCAATTCAATGTGAGAGCGGTCAAACATCAGTAATAAGTTCATCACAATTAACGGTACCCATAGGAACATATACTTATGTTTTAAGGGCGACATTACAAATAACTGGATCATTAACACAAGGTGTTGCATATGCAACAATTAACGAAGTATAAAAATGAGAAAGAATAAATACGAAATATTAAGAAAAAACATTGTTAGTGGATCTTTAGTGTCAACAACAAGTCAAAATTGGTATGACAGCAATGGTGATTTAACACCGTGGTCAGGTAGTATTTACATTGGACCAAATATTGGAGATTTTATATATAATTTTACTGGTAGTGTGGATAACAAATACTCAAGTAGTGTTAATGAAGGTTATTATAAATGGAGTGGGTCTTCGTGGTTAGTTATAACAGGAATAACGGGAACAACGGAAGCACAAATAAAAAGAGAAATAAATTCACAAGTTTATGATACACATCAAATACCGGTATTTTTAGAAAGTTCGGTGGATGAGATGGGAGTTATGGTCGGATTTGATGGTGACATTGAACAAATGGAACAACTTGTCAATTTCTCATATACTCAAACAGATTCCACAATACAAGTTTATAGTACGGTAAATCCCGATAAACTTAGAAAAATAGTTGAACAAACATATACAATTAATTGGGGTGATGGGTTAACTTCAGGACTAACTGTTAATAGTGGTGTTGTTGGACAATCTTTTCCATCACTTTCACATACATACGGAGCACCTTCAGGATATACCATAACAATAACATTAGATGCTCCGTGGACAAAACAAAAACTAAGTAAAGAAATACACACCAATAACGTTTTTACGGGACACACATCATATACTGGTCACACTTTTGGAACATTTGGTCCGTTTACTTTACCGTTCACAACAATAACGGGTTTTACACAAGATTATTTAAATGATTTTGATATAACAAATAATACGGGGTATACTACCACAGGTTTCACATATATGGCGGTTGGTGGTAGTAGGTTAGATGAATTAAAAAAATACGGATCAACGGGGTATACCCAAACTTTAACAAGTGGTTCTTCTCCTGACGGAGTTAAATTTACAGGATACACATTTACATATACCGGTAATACAACCGGTACCACCACACTACAATATAGAGACTACGAGGATGGTTATACCATGATAACGGGGTCAACAACAGGATTTACAAAAGAAGAAGTGTTTGATGTAATATCTAAAAGATTAACAAGAAACGAACATTTTTTAGGATTTATCGACGAACCAACAATTTATTCCGATTTATTTGTTGAAAGGGGTAAACAGGGTGTTATGGAAATTAACCTCAGATTAGGTGAAATCGACAACGTTGGTGAATTAGATATCTATGGAAATGGATATTTTAACGTGAGAAAACAATAAAAATTATATTTATTATTAAAAGTATATGGCAGTAGGTAGTTACGGAATAATTAGACCAGCGGATGTGTCACCAGATGATGTAGAAATATTTTATCACTACGTTTCAGGAAGAACATCGACCGCACCGGTTTCCCTAAAAACTTTAAACAGTTCAAGTGTTTTAACACCCGTTTATCATACCGATGATACTACGAATGATGTAAATGCACCAAACTTAGAAGTTTTAGGTGGATTATACAATTTAAAATTAGAATCTGCGGATTTCACGGACTTAGGTGTATATACACTTCATATAAGACCAAAACAAATAAGAACCACGATTACAGATTGTGGGGTGTTAGCTTCATTACCTTCAGTAAGAGGTTTAGTTATAGATTTAAGTAATGTCCCTTCTGGAGATAGAAGTAAATTTACCCCCCAAGGATTAATTGGATATAGGATAGAATATATAAACACTGAGAATAAAAAAGTAACAAATTTCTATAGATTAGTTACTTCGTCGTTTTATTGTACACCCGTGGTTTCTAATTTATCTAGTACAACACAAAAAGCGATTAGATATCAATATAGTGACGCCGCAACAAATATGTTGTTTTTAACAGTAACACCATCATCGGCACCATCAAGTAAACCAAATACGGTTCCTTTTATTGGTACACCGGGTCAGAAAATTATTTTCACTAATACTTTTTTTAACCCAACAACAATTGAGGTCGAAATGGTTGAACACGATGCGTCAACATTGGCACACGCATTATACGGTAATCAAAGTAAGGCGGTTACACCGGGTATTTACACAATTTACGATAATAATAACAGTATCTATAAACAATATAACTTATACGAAATCAAAGACGACGTTAACGAAACGTTATACGAAGTTAGAGAGAAGAGAACAGATATTGATGAGACTTTAAATTTTGACACAATTACTGAATTATAATGGCAAAATACAAAGTTCCAAGTCAGGCTGCCAATGGGTCACAAACTTTTAGTGACAACTTAGTCGGAGTTCAAATCACCGACGGTTCTAGCCAATTGACCAATACGAACTTTGCCCTTGACAAAACAATACCTGAAAGGGACGCTAAAAATTTTAAAACAAATCCGTTTTCGGATTTTTTAACTTTAGACGATTTAAAGATTGAAGAGTCGGCACCGATTACACAATCTAAATTAGAAAAAAATCAATCGGTTAAATTTAGAGACTCAAAAAAAGATTCAGGAAAATCATTATATGGATCATTAAAAAGTAGAATCGGTGTTGCGGTTACAAAAATTATTAAGTTTTTTCCCGCGGCCGTTATGGTTGACATTGACTCACCAAAGAGTCAAAGTGGTTTAACCGCATATAACATAACCTATAATCAAAATACAAAAAGAACCAGATTGGATGTTGAATCGGGAATGTTTTACAATCCATTCGATGTTCTTTTTACAAAACCAAACACAAATACGGTTGTAACTGTTGACAACCCAATTAGAAATTTCTATTCATCATATAAAAAATATGTAATAGAATTAAGTGGTGTTACATATAATATTGTTGGTTATGTTGAACCTAACACAAAAAATAAAATAACTTTAACCGTTTTAGGTAATCCATTTAATGGACAAACAACATCCACGAGTAATTTCTTAATTAGACCAAACAACGGTGTAAAAGAAGAATTTTTTATAGGACTTGACGATTTAGAATCGTCATTATTAAATAGAGAAACCCTACCAATTTATCAATCAACGTTTAAGGTACCAAGAGACATTAACAATGGTTCAGTAACGAGTTTATTGGATGTAAAATATAATTGGCCAATATCAAAAGACAATTACAATTTACAAATTGTTGGTATTGCGTATGACGAATATATTAATAATTTAGTTGATGTTGCGGATGAAATTGATGAATATAAGTCTAACTTATTAGTTAGATTTTTATCTTCACCACAATTATTTGAATTTGATAGTGATGACAAAAAGGCGGAATCGGTATTTCAATTATATGGACAAAGTTTTGATAAGGTAAAAAAATATATTGACAACATCGCTTACATGAGAAATGTAAGTTATGATGGTGTTAATAACTTACCTGACATATTACTTAAAAATTTATCTAACACTTTAGGTTTAAGTACTATTAATCTTTTTGATGAAAAGGATATAAACGAACTTTTATATACAAGAACAGATACACAATATTCGGGATTAACAATAGGAACCACTATTGTCGATGCGGAAAATGAATTTTATAGAAGATTATTAGTTAATCTTTCATACATATACAAATCAAAAGGTACAAGGTCTTCAATTGAATTCTTTTTGAAATTCTTAGGGGCACCCGAACCTTTAATTAAGATTGATGAGTATATCTATAATATAGTTTCATTACCAAAATCATTCAACATTGATAGTGAAATTAGAAGTGTGATTATGGGTGATAAAACTGATTTAATAATATCAGGGTTTACACCATCAACATATTCATACTCAACAGGTACAACATTAGCATCGACAACATACACAAGAGAAGAATATCCTGTTACAACTGATGGTTTACCAAGAGGTTATAGTAGCGATTCAAATAATAATTTCTTCCAACAAGGTTCTGGTTGGTACGACATGACGTTAGACCACAGGTCTTCAACAACGTTAGATATTGAAAACTCAACGACAACGGGTAGAACAAAAACAATAAAAACAAAAAATAAACCATACACATATGGTGAAGAATATTTTGATGTTTTTAGATCATTACCGGGTTTAGATACTGGATTTGAAATTGTAAGTAAAGTTGACAACAACCAAAAACAAATTGTTAATAACAACTCAACTTTAATTCTTAATAGAAAAAATATTAGCGTTTATCTTTCATCCGCTAATGTAATGGATTTTGACATATATCGTAAATCGAGAGATTTAGAATTGTCATTTGGTTCTAACACATTGTTACCACAAACAGGTTATACGTTTGCGGAATATGTTGATAGAATGTTACATGACCAAATTAGAAATTCACATGTAATAAAGTATAAAAAGAATTACATCACCTTAGAAGATATACATAGAGATTATATTACCAATAGTAATTTTACTCCATACAATTTTCCAAGTGTAAATGAATTTGTAAATAAAATAGGACCATATTGGACACAGGTTTTAGACCAAGTAATCCCATCAACCACTTTATGGACAGGTGGTAACTTAGTTCAAAACGGTATTTTTGGTAGACCAAAATATTCTTATAGATTTGGATGTAAACCAAAAGAAATTATTGAGAATATTTATCCCGAACCAATTACATCGGGATATCAACCATTTCAAGATGAAATAGAAGAATTAGATGAATATTTTAAGGATGAATATGGTTATGGTTTTTCAAATGAAACTGATGAGTTAGGTGAATCTGAACACGATGGGTATGTTAAATTATTACCAAAATTCACATTAGACGGAATAACATATGTGGGTAGCTCTGAAAATTCATCAACATATGTTTTAGTTTCGGGAGATACTAACACTACAACTAGTGCTAGACTTTATACTCAAACTAACCCACAATATTATTCGGGACAAACAATAAGTAATACACTTAATCCCGATTATGATAAAATAAAACAACTTTGGAAAACAGCCATCATTGGTACGGTTGATTATATTAATTTATATTCTGGAGGAACAATTAATGTTTTGGGTAAAGACAACCAATACGGTCAATATATTAATTATGCCGGTATAACGGGGTCAACAACAAATAGAAAATTATTAACAGTTTCTTTTTTTACGGATAGTAATGGTGAAGAAAAAATGAAAGTGTCTTCTTTTTCTTATGGACCAAATGATGGTACAATATGTAAAAGTTTTGAATTTCGTTCGGATGTAACGGGTGATGTCGACGGACCAGCGGATTGTAGATTATCTGGTAGTGCTGAGTTTACAGAGATAAACCCAACCCCTACACCTACGGTAACACCTACAATTACACCAACCTTAACGATTACACCAACCATTACACCTACGTTGACAATTACACCGACGTTGACAATTACACCGACGTTGACGATTACACCTACGTTAACAATTACACCAACAATTACACCTACGTTAACAATAACACCAACCATTACACCTACGCCAGATTGTTTATTTGATGTTGATATAGAGGTGGTAACACCAACCCCAACTCCGACACCTACGTTAACACCAGATTGTTTATTTGATGTAGATATTGACGTTGTTACCCCAACTCCAACTGTTACACCTACTTTAACTATAACCCCTACATTAACCCCAACATTAACTCCGGATTGTTTATTTGATGTAGATATTGACGTTGTTACACCGACACCAACAGTAACACCTACGTTAACTATAACCCCTACATTAACACCTACATTAACGCCAGATTGTTTATTTGATGTTGATATAGATGTAGTTACCCCTACACCTACGGTTACACCAACTTTAACAATTACACCTACGTTGACCCCAACTCTGACACCAGATTGTTTATTTGATGTGGATATTGACGTTGTTACACCTACACCTACGGTTACACCTACATTAACAATAACACCAACCGTTACACCTACGTTAACTCCGGATTGTTTATTTGATGTAGATATTGAGGTAATTACTCCAACCCCAACACCGACAATAACACCAACATTAACTCCGACATTAACTCCGACGTTAACTGTAACACCTACGTTGACCCCAACTCTGACACCAGATTGTCTATTCGATATTGATATAGATGTAGTTACACCAACTCCAACTGTTACACCAACATTGACAATAACACCAACGTTGACACCAACCAGTACACCGGATTGTTTATTTGATGTTGATATAGAGGTGGTAACACCAACGCCAACGCCAACACCTACGTTAACAGTAACACCTACAATTACACCAACGTTAGATTGTTCGTTTGGTGCGACATTTAGTGAACACGAACCTGTAACACCTACACCTACACCTACACCAACCTTTATCCCGATAGTAATAGATGAAAATACTAAAATTAATATATTCTTCGATAGTTCAGGTTCAATGGATGATACTTTACCTCCTTTACAGACTATGAGAACTACCATTTTAAAGAATTGTCTATTACCATTCTATAATAATAATAGTTCTAAGTATGATAGTTTAGTGACGATAACGTCAATAGATAATGAAAGAACATTCAATTGGTTAACAACAACAAGTGGGTCAACTGCAAATGTTTCTAAAGTTATAAACTTAGTCTTTACTGATGAAAATTCACCATATAATGCGGGTATTGAAAATACAACATTTAATAGTGGAACAAGAAGTGGAACCTACAATACGGATATTGCGGCGTTAAGAAATGTATTAGATTCTGCGCCAAATTCGGGATATTACAGAGCAATTATATTTAGAGTACAAGGGTTTAATCAATTTAAAGATTTCTTATCTGCGGTGTTTAACGGAACAAACGCATATTCGGGAACAAATGGTTTATCTGATAAAACTAATGTAGTGAGTTGGGTTCAAGATGTAACTGCAGCGTCAACGGCTCAATATTATACAAATCAAATAATAACAGCAATTAATACTTTAGGATATAATTTAAGTCCATGTTGATAAAATAATTATAAATGAATGGCTAGATATTTTTACATATTAATAACAGGAGGAACATCATCAGGACCTTATACGGTTTACTACGATAATGCGAACCCGTCAAACTATGCCACAAGAGTTAGTACAAATGATAATGCAACAGGTATTACTTATAATGATTTAACAATTAACCAAGGAGTAGATGTTTTTGTACCTGACTCCATTACCAATATAATTTTATATAATGAAACTTGTTCATCGGAGATAACATATATAATACCAACTCCAACACCTACTCCAACAATAACACCAACATTAACTATTACACCAACGATAACACCAACATTGACAATAACGCCGACGTTAACAATAACACCAACGTTAACTCCGACCCCAACACCGGATTGTTTATTTGATGTTGATATAGATGTAGTTACACCTACACCGACAATAACGCCGACGTTAACAATCACACCAACTCTGACACCAACCGGTACTCCTGACTGTTTATTCGACGTTGATATTGAGGTAGTAACACCAACGCCAACAGTTACACCAACTCTTACACCGACACCAACTCTTACACCAACAGCAACAGTTGATATATGTATTGATTGTCCTGAAGGTTACGATTGGATACCGGCAAACGACGACACGTGTACCGCAAAGGTGACAACATCAGTTACACCACCATCAGTTTCAATAACGGCATATAGTAGAGAGTTTAGAAGATATAGTATGAATGGTACCAACGTTTATACGACTGGATGGTCAAGTAATGGTACTGGACAGATTCAAACAATATTAACAACAACAGAACTTTGGAAAAATACCCTTTCTTCAAATACAAACGGACCATGGAATGGACCATTAAACAGAACGGGACTTTGGGCATATCCCGAAAATAATGATGCCACCGATTACCCACTTAATACTTGGTTAGGGTTTACACATTGTTTAAGTAATATTCAAGGAGGTCAATATTACATTGGTATTGCCGCGGATAATGAGTTTAGATTAGAAATAGACGGGTACCCAATATTAGACACATATACGAATAGTGGATTAAATGAGTTATCAAAATTTGAAAGTTGGCACGTATATCCGGTAACATTAACCGCAGGAAATCATATTATTGGTTTATATGGTTATAATCTGAATGTGGCCGGAACTAACCCTGCGGGATTTGGTTGTGAAATTTACAACAACACATTAAGCGAGTTAATTAATGCGACAAGTTTAAATGACCTTGATGTTATATTCACATCGACCGATTTCATTAATCAAACAATACCGGTAATAAAAGATGTTTATGGTAATTACACAACATCAGGATATACTTGTCCAAGTGGTTTCGAATATGCTCCTTGTGATGGTAATTGTTGGAAAATATTGACTTGTCCTGAACCAACCCCTACTCCTACACCTACATTAACAGTAACACCTACATTAACACCAACTATTACTCCGACTATTACACCGACTCATACACCTACGTTGACACCAACGTTGACACCAACGTTGACTATTACACCAACCGTTACACCTACGTTAACTCCGGATTGTTTATTTGATGTAGATATTGACGTTGTAACCCCAACCCCAACTGTTACTCCAACGTTAACAATTACACCAACTCTGACACCAACCCCAACACCAGATTGTTTATTTGATGTAAATGTAAATGTGGCTACCCCAACCCCAACACCGACACCTACGTTGACAATTACCCCTACGTTGACTATTACCCCTACATTAACTCCGACATTAACTCCGACATTAACTCCAACTATTACACCTACGTTGACCATCACACCAACATTAACAATTACACCTACGTTAACTATCACACCTACGTTAACTGTAACACCTACGTTTACCCCAACTCCAACACCAACCCCAACACCAAATTGTTTATTTGATGTTAATGTATCTGTAGTTACCCCAACCCCAACACCGACAATAACACCAACATTAACACCAACTATTACCCCTACGTTGACTATAACACCGACGTTAACACTAACCATTACTCCTACTATTACACCAACATTAACACCAACATTAACACCAACTATTACACCTACGTTGACTATTACACCGACACAAACAGTAACACCATTACCAGGTTCGGGTTATTATAATGGTGGTTACGGTTGTTCATTCTACAATTACGATCCAGGATTCCCAACTTGTGACCCATTTGCCACACCAACACCAACACCAGATCAAGGTGGTGGCGGAAGATACAATTGTACTCCTAGTGGTTGTGCCCAAGATGTTAATGGGGATTACGGCTCATTAGCGGAATGTCAGGATTCTTGTGTTCAAGGTCCACAACCATAAAAAAAGAATAAAACAAAAGAATAAAATAAAATAAACAGATATTTATAATAAAATAAAAAAACAATGGACATTACATTTACATTACAGGCCGGATTTTCAGGAACACAGGCGGATAATTTTAATATTTCAGGAGTTACGAGTTCAGGAACGAACACATTATTAGCTTCAGGTATCACTAAAGCCCAATTGACCACGGGTCATACAATTAACGCCGACCCAACAATAACGGGAGGAACAATAACAAGTACAGGTGTTTGTACTAATTCTATCAATTGGTTAACATTCGGAGTTGCGGTAACACCAACCCCAACACCTTCAGCATATTTTGAATACACCGGTTCTGGTTATGGAAATAGTGTACAAGGGGCATGTGATGACGTATCATTAACCAATGGTGGTCTTGGTAGAACATTATATTCAGATTGTGACTCTTTCGAATTTGGACAGGATTGTTTTGTTTATAGTAATGACTCAGGTAATGCTTTAGTTGGATACAGTCATGTATTTATAAATGGTGCGAATTGGGATATTAGTTCAGTAACGGGAATGATAACTGGATTATCATCAACTCAATGTTAATTAGTAATTTAAAACTATACAATTTTAAAACCCCTTTATTATGAGGGGTTTTTTATTTAATTTATAACAACAACTATTTATAGAAGTATGTTAACATTTAATACAATAATCTCATTACCTGAAAGAGGTTCATCACTTCTTAGTTTTAATTTATCGAAATGTACGGGAAGTGGTACGGGGTGTACACCCTTAACCGATTTCCAAAACGTAGTATGGTATAGATTTCCTATTATTGTACCTAATTTAGAATATGGTGTAATCACACATATTAAATTAGAGGTTAACAACACAAATGGTAAGTGCCCCACAGGAACAACAATTAATATACCGATTAGTAATATCCCAACCCCAACGCCAACTATTACACCTACGTTAACTATTACACCAACATTAACACCAACTATTACACCAACATTAACACCAACATTAACACCAACTATTACACCAACATCCGAAGAAGTTATAACACCAACGCCAACAATAACACCTACGTTAACACCAACGTTAACTATTACTCCAACACTAACACCTACTGCGGTACCATTACCTGGATGTGGTGATACGTTGACAGGAACATATATACCAACAGGATTTACAATTCAAACACAGGAGTTAGATTTATCGGAAGCCGATGATGAATCAACAATAAGTGTTGGGTACGTTGCGTATGATAGACCAAATAGATTTAATATTTACGGAAATGGGATGTTAATTGAGAATAGTGGATGGGTAGGTGCGGATAACACATATTCGGGACCATGGGGAACTGCGGGAAGTTTAACAGATCCAGATGGTACCGGTTCGTTCACATTTACATATCAAAGTGGAATGTCTTATGAATTACGTGTTGACGTTGGTCCGGCGAATCCACTTGCCGATCCGGCTTATCCTTCTGATGGATGGTCAGTAACGTTTACTTGTTTAGGTATGCCAACGCCGACACCGACTTTAACACCAACTTTAACACCAACACCACCTTTAAATAGATTTTATGTTGCTTCACCGGTTATGGATATTGATACAACATATTGTGTAACACCTGGTTATGTATTAACAGGTGCACTATGGTCATACGCAACAACAATTAGTGGTTTAATGGGTGAGACGGTTTATCTTGACGAATATGGTGATGATGTGTTCATTGGAGTAGAAGGTTATAAGTACGCGGTTAGTTTAACATCAGGCATTAATACATTTACTAACGGTTCATCCTATTATGAATTAATTCAAATTTACGAAAATGGTACCGTGTGGAATGTACTTTCACCTAATTGTAGTTCTTCAGGTGGAGGCGGTGATGTACCAAAATAATAAAACATAAAAAGAATATTTATAACATATGAGTTTTTTAAACAATAACAATTCAGAATTCTTATCCGCAAGGATAACCCAAAAGGGTAGAAATGCCATTGCTAAAGGTAGTTTCAATATAGAATATTTTCAAATTGGCGATTCTGAATTTGATTATACCACTGCGTTTTCAACATTAACAGGTCAGACAACACATCAAAAAGTAATGTCACCTTTTGATAAAGAAAGTGGTATAAAGTATCCTATTAAATTAGACTCATCAACAAATACAACGACATATGGCGTACCTGTTTTAAATCCAAACAACGAACCAACACCAATAAGAAATGACATGGGACCTGCTGGATTTGTTACAAATTATAGTGGAGGAACCCCAAGTGTTGAATGTAAAACACAAACAATATCCTACACAAAATTAAGTGGATCAACAGGTTTAGACGTATTAACCGGTAGTACCTTTCAAAATTGTGAATATATTACTTTAGTATTTGATACGTTTGGAACAAACAATGTTATTACAGGTAAAACAAATAGTTTAGTTTATAAAGTTCTTAGTGTTAGTGGTAACACATTAAACTTAGATAGAAACGTAATTAATCTTTCAACATTAAGTGGTAACGTTCAAGTTGTTTGTAATAATTGTGAACAAGAATATCCAATTGAATTAGACATATATGATGTGAGTGGTTACATGTTAGAACCAATTAATCAAACACAACAATTAAATTCATGGACAATGAATACCGTTTGGACACAAAAACCAATCGGAGCGGATTATAATGGATTTGATGAAACATTAGCAGGTTATGAAAGTAACGTTTATGTATCAACAAAAGAATTATTAGGATACACATCAACAGGACAAACCTTTGTTCCTTTTAATGGTTTATCAACAAGTGGAATTACAATTACAGGAACAACATACAAAAATTCGTTCGATGAATTAATAGAAGTAACACCATCAGAACAAAGATGTATTGCGATTATTCATTATTCTGAATTGGGAGATTTAAGATACGATACTGAAAGATTTTACAAGTACGATGATTACATAAGTCATAAAACAGGAACCACAAGTTCTGATATATCCATTGTAGAAGACTATGATAGAGAAAATGATTTAAGAGATTTGAGTGATAGTGAATATTTTGAAATTTATATTCCTTTCATTTATTATCATAGAAATACGGGAACCACTATGGGTGCTAGATTCTTTATGGATACCACCGACTATTATGTAAAATCAACAAAGAACGCCAAACACCAATTACTGTTTAGATTTTTAGTTGATGAACAAAATAATAAAGTGGGTAAGGTATTTGTGAAAAATAAAATTGTTGTTTTTGATGACCAAGAATTGGTGGCAATATTAGATTACAGGTCTAATAGAAAGTATACATTACCGGCACCAAAAATATCAACTGTTCCAAGTGATACCGTAACCGCAAACTCATTATTAACGTCTACAGGACAAACCGCTTGGGTCACATATGTTTTTGCTAACACAAGTGGAACAACGATGAACGCATTACCTTGTAATTATTATTCTAAAATTACAGGAACAACAACACCTTCACAGGTTACAATGAAATTTAGTGGAAACACTTCCTTTAATACTTTAAAAACTTCATTTTCAGGTGTTACTGACGGATTTGTTGCGGATAAATTTTATGCTTTAGTTCAAATTACAGATTTAACAGATTTAGATAATTTACCTGATGAAAATAAATGGAAAGCAATTGATTTAACAACAAGTGCAATAAAAACAAATGATGGTTTTATTGACCCATCGAAAATTACAGGAACAACATTCACATTATATTATTCAGGTTACACGGCGGCATCTATCTTTGATTTAGAAGATCACATGTCAGGGGTTAGTGCAAATTATTTAGGGACATCAGGGTCAACAGATTATAACGTAACAACACCACAATTTGGTGACGAACAACCGTTTCCTGGTAGTATTAGATTTGTAAGAGCAACTGATATTGAACAACTTAACTTCTTGGTAAATCTACCATCTAACACATTTAGTACGTCACAAAATCCGTCCTATACAAGTGGATATCCGGTGATTACGGAAATTGCTTTATTAGATTCTAATAAAGAACCTTTAGTTGTTGGAAAACCATCGTATCCGGTTAAAAGAATTGGTGCTCAAGTATTTGCTATCAAATTAGACTTCTAAGACTTTACATTACTAGAAATATTATTTATATATTATTATATGAGTATAGATGTAAACTTTAAAAACAAACCAAAAATTCTCGGTCTCGATATTAGTACCAAGACAATAGGTTTTGCATTATTCGATATGAGTGGTTCTAAATTGTTAGAGTTGACTCATTTCTCACCAAAAATTAAACCCCAACCTGAAGATAAGATTGAGGAGTTAATAAAAAAAGCAGACGCTTTCAAGAAACATTTAGAGGGTTATAAAGATTTAGGTATTGTTAGAGTAGTAATCGAGGAACCTCTTTTACAGTCAAACAATATCTATACAATTGGGACTTTATTAAGATATAACACATTAATTCTTAAAAATTGTTATGATGTACTAGGTGTTTTACCAACATTTATTTCAACTTATAACTCAAGAAAATTTGCTTTCCCCGACTTAGTCGGACCAAATGACAAGGGACGTAATGTTTTATTTGGTGGATATCCAAAAGACATAGATAAAAAACACGTAATATGGGAACATGTTAACAGTGTATGTCCTGACATTGAATGGTTATATGGTAAAACCGGTAACCTTAGAAAGGAAAATTATGACATGGCAGATGCTGCGTGTTGTGTGATTGGTTATGTTAATATGACTAAATTAGAAAAATCCGGCAACTAACATTTTACATTAAGGATTAATTAATGTATACTTATAATACAGGACGGGACTTGTAGAAATACAAGTTGAGTTGGTACGGGAGTCGAGGTGGTGTTCGGCTCCCATTTTTTTTTATCACATTTTTTTCGTATTATTCTGTAATATGGATACTCAAGAAATAGACTACACACCAGTCTTTGAAATTTTAGAAGACATTTTTGGGGATTATAAAAACCACAATGACTACCGATGTCAGGTGTCATTCGATTGTCCCGTATGTTCATATGACATAAAAAATTTAGAAAAGGGAGACGGGAAGGGAAATTTAGAAGTCAATTACAGATATGGTGTTTATAAATGTTGGGTGTGTGCTGAGACACATGAGACACACGGTTCAATATATAAGTTAATAAAAAAATACGGAACACCAAAACAACTTAAAAAATACGAATTACTTAGACCGGACGATACCGAAGATTCAACAAAGAGAGTTTATAAACAAGTAAGATTACCAAAAGAATTTATCCCATTTAAAGATGCTAGTATGGGATTAAAATTAACTCCACAATATAAACAAGCACTCGCATATATAAAGAAAAGAAACATAACAGACTTAATGTTACAAATATATAACATTGGTTTTTGTTATAATGGATTATACGAAAACAGAATTATTATCCCTTCATATGATGAAGAAAAAAGATTAAATTATTTTGTTGCTCGTTCTTATTTATCTAAAACAAAATTAAAATATAAAAATCCTGAAGCTCAAAAAGAAATTATTATATTCAATGAACACCTTATTAATTGGGATGAAACGATTTATATTGTTGAAGGGGCTTTCGATAGTATATTCATACCAAATGCAATACCTATGTTGGGTAAGTTTATGAGTGAACACCTGTTCAAAAAACTTTATGAAAATGCAAAGAAAATTGTAATAGTATTGGACCCAGATGCTTGGGATGATGCCGAACGATTATATCACAGAATCAATTGTGGTAAATTAATGGGTAAGGTTTGGATTGTTAAATTAGAAGGTGATAAAGATATTGCCGATTTGAAGGGGGATTTAAGTGAGTATAAAATAAAACAAATAGATTAATATGAATTTAAACGATATCTCGTTAGAGATTAAAGAGTTATTGGAAGAGAGAAGGAAACAATTAGAGTTAACCTTTATCGAAGAAGAACACATATATTACATGAAAGATTTGGATGGACAAGTTAAAAGAAATTTTCCATCTGTTTCTAAAATCATAAAAAAATTCCATAAACCATTTGATGCTGAGGGTATGGCATTGAAGATGTCTAAAGGTGACCCTGAAGGGCAAGCACAATTGCTTGCAGAATGGAAACTAGCTGGTGACCTATCTACTAATATGGGTAGCCGTGTTCACTTTGAATTAGAATCTGATTTGATTAATAGATTTGATAACTATAAAGAAGTAAGACAACCAATATTCGAAATTAACGAAGAACAACAACGTAAGAGTGATAATATGATTAAAGCAGGAAAAGATTTTCTTGATTTAATGTTAGAACGAGGCGGTGTTTTATTAGATACTGAAATTGTACTTGGTGACCCTGAAGAACAATACACGGGACAACCAGATAAGGTATGGTTGATGCAAAACAAAGAGAAAGACGGATTTGGTTTTGTTATTACAGATTGGAAAACAAACCAACCCAAAAACTTTGAGGTACATCATTATACAGGTAGATTATATCCACCATTTAACAACTATCACGATAACGCTTTAGGTCATTATTTTTTACAACTTCCATTATATGGTAGATTATTACGTAAGATGTTAGAAGGTACAAAATATAGTGATACTAAATTATTAGGTAACGTTGTGGTATTGTTAAAAGATGATAGTACATTTGTTGAATACAAAGTCCCACATCAAATTAACAACGCCATTTTAACAATGGACCTATCAAAATATATTAAAAGATGGTAAAAAAAATTATACATATTGCGGACTTACATATTCGTACAATTCAAATGCACGAATTATATAAGAATCAATTCGAAATATTATTAAATGAATTAAGTGTAAAATTTTTAGAATGGGCAGATGAAAATATATCACATAACGAAATTAGAATTGTTATTGCGGGTGATATCGCACATCAAAAAATTAATATCTCAAATGAACAATTATTATTAACGAGTTGGTTTTTAAAAGAGTTAACTCGTTTTGGTAAGGTTGTAATTATACCGGGTAATCACGATTTCTTAGAGAATAATACACAACGTATGGATAGTATAACACCAGTCGTTCAATTATTAGACAATCAACACATCACATACCTAAAAGATAGTGGTGATTATGTTGATACCGATGGTAGCGTTCAATGGGTTGTTTATTCATTATATCAACACAACGCAAGACCTGATTTCACAAAACAAGAAGGGTTATTAACTGTTGGATTATTTCATGGACCTATTATGGGATTATCAACAGACTTAGGTTTTGAATTTGAAGATGCGTATGACCAATTAAACTTTGTCGGATTAGATTTATTACTTTGTGGTGATATACACAAAAGACAAACGTTTACATTACCTGAAGGAGGTAAGGCGGTTATGATTGGTAGTTTAATACAACAAAATTTTGGTGAGACAGTTAATCATCATGGATATGGAATTTATGATGTGGAAACCGATGAATATACATTTCACGATTTGCAAAATGAACAACCGTTTTTACATTTTAACATAACAGACATTAAAGATATTGAAGATGGTAAAGAAGAACTCGTTAACGCTGGATAATGAGTTTATACAGTATTGTCAGTTAAATAAAATAGACAATATAGAAAAACTTGCTAGTGAAACATTTAATAGAGGATTTGCTATATTAAAATATGGTGAAACACCTAATTCTAATATTACGGAAAAAATTGTAGAGGTTATTAAAGAGGTTGTGGTTGAAAAGGTAATTGAAAAAATTGTAGAAGTTCCTGTTGAGGTAATAAGGGAAATTATAAAAGAAGTACCGGTTGAGGTTATTAAAGAAGTTAAGGTAAAGGGTAAGAACACAACTAAAGAGATAATCAAAGAAGTACCAGTTGTTACTGTTATTCCTGATGAGAAGAAAGAAACTGAACTTAAAAACAAAATTGAGGTTTTAAAAAATAAAAATGAAGAGTTACAATTAGAGTTAGATAAATTAAACAATGCTCTAAATAAATTAAATAAAGGTACCTACATGAAAAATAGTGACCTATCGAATTTATATGATGAATAATTTCATTTTGAGAAATTAATTTGTTATATTATCTAAAACATAAAAATATGGGAATATTATTATTATGGGCAATCGCAGCCTATGGAATGACAAGTATACTTGTTTGGGGAGCAATTTTTGAAAACCAACGTATATGGATAAAAGCACATTCAAAATTTTTTGGTGATTTAATTAGTTGTACTTTATGTACCAGTACATGGGTAGGATTTTTTATGTCACTAATTTTGGGTAGCATTACTACAAGATTTTTTGAGACCTTTTGGTTTACCAATTTATTTTTTGATGGTATGTTTACCGCAGGGGCCGTTTGGGCCATAAACGCAATCGTCGAATTTTTCGAGGAGAGCAGAATTAAATAATATAACAGATGAGAACATCTGAAAACTACGACAACAAATTAATAAACGAAGACGGAACCAAAAAATTGGAGGCGTATAATGACACCTATGTGAAAGAACAGATGGTCATTATATTAAAACAAATTCTTGATTGGGATTTATATATTAACCCTGACGATTACGGGGTTGATTTATTGTCAAAAGACGGATCATTTGGTGTTGAATTAGAACATGGTGGATGGAACGATGATTTTTGGTTAGATAAGTATTATCCATATAAATCAAAGGAATTAAATTATCCACATGTTAACATGCCGAGTAGAAAAAAGAAATGGTATAAAGAATACTATAATATAAATTTGGAACCAGATAGAAATAAAAAACCTATTTGGGGTAAAAAACATAACCCAACGTTTGAAAACAATGTCTTTATTAGAACAAATAAACAATTAACGCAAATGATTATCATTTGGCCCGATACTGTTTTTTCAAACTCATTTGAAGATAAAATGATATACGCTAATAACTCTGGTAAAGTTGAACCATTTATGTGTTTTAAACGTGAGAATGTTGAGACAAGAGATTTAGTAAACAACGATTGGGTTATAAAACCAACAGAATAATTAATGAATCCATTTATAAAGGTAACTTGGCAGGATGTCCCCGAGAATTTTACGGCTGAAAAAATCAGAAGAGTCAAAACGTATTTTGAACAAAAGTATAATAGTAAGAATGTAAAAATTATTACTAAAACTTTAACTAATGTTCAAAATACAAGACTCGAATCTTTAGAGGTTACAGATAACATTCTTGACAATCAATATCAAAAGAATTTAATGAAAGATTTCATTAAGGATAACGCTATTGATGTTAAATGGGAACTTGTTGATAGATTAGACAATAGAGTAAATGGAGAAATCGATAAGTTAAATCAAAACAAGGTACGATACAATCGTTGGTTTGTTAAGAAAGTCGAGTTCTCCAACTTCTTGTCATTTGGTGAAAATAACGTAATTGATTTTACCGCATTAGATGGTATTACGGTTATCGAATCAACACCAAAAAACTTTGGGGGAAAATCAACATCATCTGTTGATCTCTTAATGTTTTTATTTTTCAATACAACCACTAAGACCAAAACCAACGGTGAAATCTTTAATAGATTCACTGAGAACAACGAAGTAAGTGTTCGTGGGGAAATTACCATTGATGGTGATGATTACGTCATAGAACGTAAAACATTACGTAAAATGAGTAAGTCTGGTGAGTATACTGTTACCAACAAACTTGAATTCTATAAACGTAAAGAAGATGGTACAATTGAAAATCTTTCAGGTGAACAACGAAGAGAGACAGAGGCATTTATAGCTTCAGCAATTGGTACCGAAGAAGATTTTCTCTCAACAATTCTAACAACAGGTTACAACCTTGAAGAGTTAATTGAATCCAAACCGACAGCAAGAGGACAAATTCTAACTAAATTTTTAGGGTTAGAAAGTCTTAAACAAAAAGAAGAATTTGCCAAGGAAATCTATAATGATTGGAGTAAGAAATTAGTATCCAACACATATAACATTACTCAATTAGAAACTGATAATACAAATTTTAATGAAAGTATTATTAATTCTGAAAGTGAAATTGTTAAGTTAGGTAAATTATTAGAACAATTTAAAAAAGAATTAAAAAAGTTAGAAGAGAAAAGAGACGACGCATTATCCTCAAGGAATAATGATGTTGATAAGGAGTTAATTAACACTAATCCAGTTTTACTTGAAAGAGAAATTAATGAACTTAAAAAATTAAAGGCCGCTAGTCAAACAAACGCAAATTCAATTTCAGTAACCGAACCATCACAATATTACCATGAGGACCAACACAAAGAATTAAGAGGTGAGATGGCTAATCTACAAGGAATAGATGTTGCTGGTAAATACGAAAAGGGAGAAAAAGAAAAGTTAATAAAAAAGTTTGAAGAAGGTACAGTTTGCCCAACTTGTAATCGTTCATTAGACGAGGTTGACCATACGGATGAAATTGAAAAGATTAAAAAAGAAATTGAAGACATCCTTAAAGACTTAGAATTAAATCAAATTGAGTTTGATAAGTTAAGGGAACAATCAGAAGCGTTTGATAAACTAAAAACAGAGTTTGAGACATATGAAAGAAACAAACTTCGTAAAGAAAGATATGAATTGGAGGTTGAACAAAAACAACTTGAGATTGATACAAAACAATTAAGATTAGATAACTACGAGAACAATAAAAAGAAATTAGAACAGAATCAAAAGATTGATGCTGAGGTTATTGCACTTAGAACTAAAATTGAAACCGCAAACGGAGACATCAGACAAACAAATAGTAGTATTGAAAAACACACCAATAACATTTCTAACTTAAAAGAAAAGATAGGGACTAATGAGGAGTTAATTAAAAAAATTAAATCTGAAGAAGAGTTATCCGCTGTGTTTAAAATTTATTTAACCATCTACGGTAAGAATGGAATATCTAAAGTGATTATGAAAAACATGATTCCATTATTGAATCACGAATTATATCGATTACTTACCGATAGTTGTCATTTCATATTAGAGTTAAATGTGAATGATAAAAACGAGGTTGAGTTTATTATGATTGATACCGAGACTCGAGTGGTAAAACCCCTTAATGCTGGTTCAGGATATGAACGAACAATTTCGTCATTGGCACTTCGTAGTGTTTTAACTAAGATATCCTCATTACCAAAACCGAACATTGTGGTTATGGACGAGGTGTTTGGAAAAATAGCTGACGAGAACCTTGAAATGGTAGGGGAATTCTTCAAGAAAATCAAAAATTATTTTGAACATATTATAGTTATTTCTCATAACCCATTGATACGTAACTGGTCAGATAATTTGATTATGATTAAGAAGGAAGAAAATATTTCCGCAATTGATTTTATTACCACAAAAATTTCTTAGTTTAGAAATTATCTTATATATTTGTCTAACATAAAAAAACTTACATATGACACCTAAAGACTTAAAAGATTTCGAATCATACTCAAGAAGTATGGGTATTAGTTCAATGACATTGGATTATTATAAACAAAGACAAAACCATTTTGAAGGGGTTAAAAGTAGTTTGACTCCTTATATCTTAGAGGAGAGGTCAATGAACGTTACCGTAATGGATGTTTTCTCAAGATTGATGATGGAAAGAATCCTTTGGGTTGCTGGAGAGGTAAACGACCATATGTCTACGATTGTTCAAGCACAATTAAAATTTTTAGAAAGTATTGACAATAATGTAATCACTATGCATATCGATAGTCCTGGAGGTTCTGTTAAATCAGGACTTTCAATGGTAAACGTTATGAAAGTGGTTAAACCTAAAATTAAAACCGTTAATACGGGAATGGCCGCGTCAATGGGTTCTGTCCTATTGGGTGCCGGTTCAAAGGGTATGAGAGCCGCTTTAGAGGACTCTGAAACCATGTTACACCAATCATCAGGTGGGGCAGTTGGTAACATTCAAGACGCAGAAATTACAATGAAACAATGGAGAAAAGTAAATGAAAGACTATTCTTCTTATTGGGTAAATTCTGTAATAAACCTTCAGAACAAGTTATGGCCGATGCATCAAGAGACTTGTGGTTATCTGCGGATGAGGCCAAAGATTATGGTATCATCGATGAGGTCATTTATATGGACCTATCAGAATACGAATAGTCTAAAATAGGTTTTCTTCATATTTATAATAAAACATATAATATGAAGATTGATAAAACAAACATCCTATTAGTTTTGATTGCTTGTTTAGCGGCATATACCATATTCCAAAATCAAGGTATAAAAACCGACGTTGCGGGATATAATGCTAAAATCGAATCCTTACAAAAGGAGATAGACTCGGTCTATACTGCAAATAAAGAAATAGACAATCAAATCGAAAAAGTTGATAATCACATTGTTAATGTTGATAAAGACATCGACAACGTGACAAAAAACATAACTATTATTAAAAACAACACAGATGAAAAAGTTAACGCTATTACTACTATTGGTAATCTTGAGCTTGAGCAGTTATTCACAAACAGATACAACTAAAGTTATTGTATTAGACACAACTAAAGTTACCATACCAACAAAAGTTGCTAGATTAGTCTACCAAGATTTACTTCGTTATGACGGAGCAAAATTGGAAATTGTTGAATTAAATAAAGTTATTGGTTTCAAGGATCAACAAATTGATTTATTTAAACAAAAAGACTTACTTAAAGACCAAAAAATTTCTAATTTAGAATTGATTATCAATAAGAAAGACGAACAATTTGGGTTGGAGAGACAAAAATCTGAAAGTCTTTTAAAAGAATTAAAAGGACAAAGGAGAAAAACTTTCTTTTATAAGGTTGGTTCATTCGCAGGAATAATAATGACGTCTTTATACCTACTCAAATAAATGAAAAAACATTTGAACGCCAAGAATATTACAATTGTTATCCTAATAATTTTATTATTCTTGGTATTTTTAAACCCTGGTGGACATATACCGACAAGAACAAAATATGTACCTAAAATCGATTCCATAGAATATGCAATTCACGATACAATAACCGTAGATTCATTAGTTGAGGTGGAAGTTGAAATTGAGGTACCCGTTGAAGTGGAAGTTGAGAAAAGGATTGAAGTACCGGTATTAACGCCTGTTGATACCAGTGAAATATTAAAGATATATTTTGCTAAAATCCAACACAAGGAAGTTTTAACGTTACCAAACAATGTAGGTACGGTAACTATCACAGATACCATCTCAAAAAATAGTATTGTGAATAGAAAATTCATTAGTGATATAAAACAAATGATTGTTAAGGATACCGTTTATACAAAAGAACCTAAAAAGGGACAATTATTTTTTGGTTTTAACGGAGGGTTTAATAAAATTAATGTAGTATCACATATTGGAACGGGGGTGATGTACAAAACAAAAGAAGATAAGATATTTCACGTTGGATTAGGTGTTGCTAATAGAGTGTTTGATGGAACAAATGGTGAATTTACACCATATGTTGATGGAGGAGTTTATTGGAAAATTAGATTAAAAAAATAATCAATACGTGATGAAGACGTTTATTTTATTTATTTTTGGGGTCTTTGAAGACCAAGAAGATATTGAATATTTTTGCTTAGATATATTTGGTTCATCTGACAAAATTTCTAAAGTTAGATATGTTATCGAAAAATCACAAAATATAATCATTATATTTGATTCTGATACCGATTATAAAACATTATCTGAAGAAGTTTATAACTTATCTTTTAACGATAGTATCAAGTTCTATTTTTTAGTGGAAAGAGATTCATTGGTGAGTGCTCACGTCCCACAAGCGGTTAAGGATTTCATTTTCAAACCACAAACTACTGACATGTTCATGAAAATTGAATATGAGAAAAACAAACCTTCAATGGATTTGGATGAATTATTAGAAAAAATCGAGAAGATGGGTGTTGATAGTTTAACCCCCGAAGAAAAAAATTTTCTAGATAATTTTGAAATTTAGTTTTTTTTTCGTATCTTATATATATACACAAAACTTTTAAGCCCAACTCCAATGAAAAAATCCATCATCACCAACACCGAGGAGATTCAACAGTACATCAAAGACATTCGTAAGATACCAGTTATTTCACATGAAAGACAGGAAGAGATTTTTATTTTACTGAATAATAAAAACATTGATAAGAAATTAAAGAAGGAACTATTCGACGAGTTGGTTGTGGGTAATTTACGATTTGTAATATCAGTCGCAAAAATGTACCAAGGTCAGGGGTTGGATATTATGGATTTAATATCGGAAGGTAACATTGGTTTGATGAAGGCTGCGGAAAGATTTGACCCAACAAGTGGTTTAAAATTCATCTCTTATGCTGTTTGGTGGGTTAAACAATCAATGATGGCATCAATGAATGAAAACGCGAGAACCATTCGTATACCATCTAATTTAGTACAAGAGGCACAAAAACAAAAAAAGGAAGAAGTACACGTCGAAGACAATTATTATATCAATAATTCAGATGAACCTGTAAGTTCTAATTTACCATATTGTGTTGGTTTATATAAAGAAATAAACGAAGAAGGTGATCAATTAATTGATTTAATACCAAACAAAGAAGCACAAAGTCCTGATGAAATTTTAAATACTCCTGAGGAAATAAAGAAAAAAGTGAACATGATGTTAAGTGTTTTAGATGAAAGGGAGAAAATCATCATCGAAAAATACTACGGTTTAACAGGTGTTGAATGTAATTTAGACGATTTAGGTGAAGAGTTTGGATGTACAAAAGAACGTATTAGACAATTACGTGATAAGGCCATTAAGAAATTACGTAATGAGAGTTTTGGTCTATTAAACTATTTATAAAAGTAAAAATTAAAACAATGAAAAAATTCATACAAGAAAATTTTACGACTATCGTATTAGCATTAACAATATTAGGATTTTTAAAGGGATGTAGTGATACTCGAGAAATTGGTAAAATTAGAAAAGAATTTATTGAATTAGAAAATAAACAAGCAGTATTGAGACAAGTCGAAGGTCTTAAAGCGGAAAAAAGGATGATACAGGCAACTGATAGAAAAATATTAGATGTACAACGTCAAACACAAATAGAGGAAGAAATTAAGGTCCTTGAAAGTAAAATCAAATAATGAAACATTGGTTCAATAACAACTATAAAACATTAATTATTGCCGCGTTTTTGATTCCAATCATTACCGTGGCAATTGTTTCTATTTCACACGTTACAAAATGGTATGGAATATCTAATCCTGTAACGTGGTCTGTCTATCTTTCAATAGGTATTGAAATTGCCGCATTATCAGCACTCGCCGCGATTTCGGCAAACATGGGGAAAAAAGTTTATTTCCCATTTGCTATTGTTACCCTAATTCAATTTATAGGTAATGTATTTTTTGCATACACATACATTAATATTAATAGTAAAGAATTTATAGATTGGGTTGATTTGGTTTCACCACTAACTGAATTATTAGGTGTCGAGTCAACCGATTTAGTTGGTAACAAAAGATTTCTAGCGTTTTTTGCTGGTGGTATGTTACCAATAATTTCACTTTCTTTCTTACACATGTTGGTTAAGTTCACGGAAGAGGATAGAAAAAAAGAACAAGATTTACCACAGACACCGGACCAATTAAAAGACTTTGTTGATGAAACCACAAGAATACGTTTAAGTGAAAATGACCTAAAGAAATTAGAAGAAGTTTTATTAAATCCACCATCACCAAATGAGAATTTAGTAAAGGCGGCGGAAAAGTATAAAGAGAATTTAACGTTAAGTGACGAAGATATATTAAAAAGAGCTGAATCTATCCAAATGAAAAAAACATTTGAAAGGATGGAAAAGATTGAGGCCATGAGAGAGGAGTTACATGGTCCAATTCTTCCTGAAGATGAACCTGTAGGTGCGTTAGCAAATTCTGAACTTAGAGAAAAAAATGAGAAAAGATTACAGGAAATACTTGAGGAAATAGAGGAAGAGGAAAGAATTAAAAAAGAAAAACAAGACATTTTAGACAACACTATAGATTTATTTAATAGTCAAAACGAAAAGGTAATGACCGATTTTGTTGATAATGTTATTACAAATAATAGTGAACTTGAGAATGGTAAATGGGTTTCTGAAGAGAAGTTGAAACAAAGAGAATTATTAACCCAAATAACCCAACAAGACGAAGAGTTGGGACTATATGATGAACCGTTTGACAATCCTTTAGTAAAAGAACAATTGACAACTGATGAGAACATATCAGATTGGGACATTACCTTAATGGATGGGTTAGAAGATGAAGAACCTTTCTTTACCGAAGAGGAAATTGAGAAAATTTTACAAGAAGAACCAACAGAAGAAGAAATTCGTGAAAATTTTTCCACTATAGAACCCGAAACGGAGAATATTTTCCAAGATAATGAGTTCATAACTCCCGTTGATGAACCTGAGTTAAGTTTTAGTGATGAATTCATAACAGAGGCAATACAAGAGTTTAATCAAGAATCAATTCAAGAGGAAATTAATGACTCGGTTCCAGAAACTATAACATTACCATTTGAACCCATCCCATTACCGACCGACCTAATTGTTGAGGAGGTAATACCCGACACGGAGATAGAAATCGAGCAACCAACATTAGGTCAAACAGAAGAGTTGACGGACGAAAAAAAAAACTAGTAGAAGATTTAGAATCCCCTCAGGACACGTCAAATTCACAAGACTCTAAAGAACCGCAAATCATTAAGATTAATTTTGGTGAAAATCTCGACTTATATTGGGAAAGTGACGATATTAACCCAAATCAAATTATCTATGATTTGGATAATAATAAAATAATAATTCCTCAGTCTGAGGAAGACGTGGTGATGGATCAAACTCCAATCCCTAACGGCCCAAAAATTATATCAAGAAATGTTAGTTCACGACGTAGAAATATTAGATAATCTAAACATTGTAAAACGAAAATCTAAAAAAACACAAATACTTCTTTATGACACACAGAGAAGGGTTGACGATTTTATCAATAAGATAAGGTACCGTAAAAATGGTGGATATGAAGATGTCCCCCATTTTGTCGTTTCTAAATTAGGTATGGTCTATAAATTATTCGACTCAAACCATAGTTCTAAAACATTCCACAACCCTCAAATAGACAAGAAACAGATTAAAATAGCAATTGAGAACTTAGGGTGGTTAAACAAAAATACTATCACTGGTGTCCTTAATAATTGGATTGGCGACCCATACAGGTCCGAACCACACATTCGTAATTGGAGAAACTACTACTTTTGGGACAAATACAACGATTCTCAAATGGAGTCGTTATCTCAGTTGTGTGAAGATTTATGTGAAAAACATGGAATTTTTAAACAAGTAGTCCCATCTCAAGGATATTTGGAGAACGTATCTAATTTTAAAGGAATTGTATGTAAATCCAACTTCTCTAATATTTATACAGATATAAACCCTTCGTTTAATTTTAGAATATTTTTCAACAATGCAAAAGAAACAGATGTCAGGATATGATGATACTAAAAAAATGTTAAATACATTAAGGAAACTTAATGAAAATAGAACATTTTCAAACAATATCCTTAGAGAAGAGATAGAAACTCAACAACCACAAAATCAAGAACCACAAGAAAAGGATTTTACCGTTATTAATGACGTAGAAGTAAAGTTAATTTCTAATGATGCGGCCGATATGAATTTATTGGACGACCAAAAAACGGCAATTTCAACTCTAATCGATAATTTCAGACAACAAGTCGACCAAATTGTTGAGTTTAAACCGGGTATGTCAATTAATCCGGACCAAGTTAGATTGGACGGTACATTAACAAATGAAGATATTAGTTTTGTTTTTATTGCGGGTAAAGAATCAGGAGTTTATATTAATGCTGACATGTTAAAATTAGAACAAAACACCGCAACCGCATTGGAAAAATTGGTAAAATTCCAAGGCACCTTCGAAACAAGTATGGAACCATTAATTACACAAAGAGATAATAACTAATAATGGCACTGACAGCACAGGATAAAAGAGAAATTGAAAATATAACCAAGAAGGAGATAAGAGACTTCATGAATTCAAGTAACGCAACTAAAATTGTCGTTAAAATGATTCAAGATGAGTTGGGTACCAAGAAGATTGACGACAAGATAGTTGATTTATCAACCAAAGTGGTGGTTGAACTATTCAAAACATTATGGCAGAGAAAGTCATTTTGGGAATCGTCTTTAAAATCTGTTAAATAATGGAAAAACGTAATAGACCGGATTTAGAAAATGAGATGGATGAACTACAAAGAGTAGTTCAAGACTTAAGTCGTGATGAGGATATAAACGTATCTGTCGATGATTTAGTTAATTCATTTAAAAAATCTAAAGAAGTTACGTTAACAGATGAAATATGGAGTAATTTAGAAAATACCGAGTCAAATGAAATAGAAAAGGGTGATATGGATTCAGTTATGGATATCGCCAAGATGTATAAGAAAACTAATCCTAAAAAATTAAGTCAATCGATTAAATCGGGAGATTATAAAAGACCTTTGATTTTAAAGTTTGGTGATAGATACCATTTAGTTGCCGGAAATACAAGATTATGTACTGCAGCCGCAATGGGTGTGAACCCAAAGGTATTTATTGGATCAATTGATGGGGATAATAAATTAGAAACAAAAGAATCCACAGATGCGGGTTCATCTGGTTCATTTTCAGGTCCCGCATTTGGTGGAAGTATCACTAAGAGAGAAATTTATAAAATACATAACGCCAAATTACACGAAGAGGTGGAAATGGGAGAGGCGACAGATGCGTCATCTTCAGGAGGTTATGACGTTCCTTTATTTGGTAAAACACCTAAGGGAAATAGAAACCCATTAAAGATTGATGGTCCCGATAGTATATACAAGGGACGAGCGGTTAAAGATAAGAAATTCCCAAAATATGGTGGACCAGACGGTATATATGTTAAGGTTAAGGAAAAGTGTAAAAAATTCCCATATTGTAACCAAGGTAACACCGGAGCACTCGAATTCATTAAAGAAGACAAGGAAATTAACGAAGCAATAAACGAAATATCAAAAAAATACGGAATACCACGTAATGAAGTGGAAAAAATTGTATTAAATGATATAAACCAGATATTTATTTAACATGAAAGTATCAGAACTAAAAAATTTAATAGAAGGTGTAATCTCAGAAGAGGTTAGAAATAAGATAATTAGTGAATCTAAGGAAGTATATCACATTAAATGTGAAGGTGTACCATTAGGTACTTTTGATTCCGAAGAGGCTGCTAATGAGGCATTACCTTCATATAAAGCTAAACACGACGGAGAACTTATAATCGAAAAAGGTCAATATGAATCTAACGAAGATATGTTAGATAAGTTAGATGAGATGAATGACGAATTAGAAGAAACAGAAGATATGAACGAAATGAATGATTCTGACACATACGACAATTTTGATTCAATACAAGACGAATTAAGAGAAAAGGCACAAAGTTTATTTGAAAAAGAAAAAATCGACGAACAAGAACTTTATGAAATTGAAAATATAATTGATACTGAATTAGAGAAATACATGGATTTCAGTAATGATGGTGCTGATGTACATAATATGTTCGTACATATTGTAAAAGATGTGGCACCTCATTTAATTAAAAAGAAGAAAAAAGAAAATATGGAAAGTCAACAACCAATGGAAGGAAACGAGTTCTCAGGAGCTCTTAAAGCCGCTAAAGACGCTGGTGAAAAATCATTCACAGTAGACGGTAAAGAATACGATGTTGAAGAATGTTGGACAAAAGAAATGAGTGAGGAAGAAGAAGAGTGTGATGAATGTGGAGATACTGAAATGAAAGAAGGTACATGTGAGAAATGTGGTAAAGAATTATGTGAGTGTGGTTCTGGTATGTATGAATCTAAAAAGAAAAGAACAATTAGATTAACTGAATCTGAATTAACTAAATTAATTGCTAAGATGGTTAACGAATCAATTCCAGGTTTAGATGCCGTTAAAAGTGCTCACGACGGAGATAAAGAAACTAAACAACATTTATCTGATGTTGAACAGAAAATGAAAGACTCGGCATCATTTGATGGTAACGATAACCCCGAATTTCCAAAACCAATTGGTAAGGGTGAAAAAGTGGCTAGACAAAATACAGAAAAAGAGAATGAATATGTTGAAGACACACGAGGAGGTACATTGTTGAATTTGGAGTATAATACCGAACCATCAGATCAATTTAAAAATAGACTTAAGAAAGCACTAGAAGGCGACGCAACAACAGGTAATTCACAAGAATATGCGAACGTTATAAAAAGTGATACTGGAAAAAATTTAGCAAAACAGGCTGAAAGAAAGAAAAAGAAAGAAGACGCTGAGTTTAGTGTTAGTTGGGGACATTCTTGGAAATCGCCGGAAGAGGTTAAAGTTGTTAATGAAACAACTTTTAAAATGTCTAACGTTCTTGAAGAGGAAATTAAGAAAATGAAAGATATGGTTAATTACAATAAAAAAACTCAGTAATTATTCTTTTTCAATTCTTTTATCCTTATATTATAAAAGAGAAGGATTATGGAAAAAAGAGAAAGTTATTTACAACTTATACATTCTGATAGTTACAAACACCAAATCGATATTTGGTACAAAGCACACAATATAAGTCGTGAGAAGACAGAACTCTTCTACGACTTTCTTGTTTCATTACATGAGTTAATTGAAAAAACATTTTTGGGTGAAGATGTTATAAAAACCGAAGACATACAAAGGAACCATTTCACATGGTGTTGGGACAAAACAATCGAAAATTTTAACAAAGAAAAAATCTATTTCAAAGAAAGGGGAAACCATTATGAATACTTTTGGAACTTTTTTTTGGAGGCATATTATTACATGCAATTAGATGGTAATCAGGTTAGAATATATGAATATTTTTATAAATTATTCGATTTTAAACATAAGAAATCAAGATCTGAATTAGATATATTAACCGAAATATATAAATTATTAGATCTAAACTTGAAAAAGTAGATTTTTTTCCGTATATTCGTATTAAAAACCGAAATAATATGGAAACCTTAAAAAGAATCAAGGACCTTGTTGAAAAGATGTCGGTGGATACCCAAAAAGTATTTGATAAGGGTAATCGAAGTGCATCCATTAGAGCAAGGAAGTACGCCCAAGAAATTAAACTTCTTATCGGTGTTTACAGAAAAGAGGTATTAGACGAAATGAAAAAACATGATACAGGAAATTAAATTATTTTTATTCGTGTTGAGTATTATATATTCAATACGAATTATTGTTGAGTTTGTTTTAAAACTAACACAGGAAAATCCTGAACCAATGAAATTGTCTAAAGTCGAACAAGCGATACAGGTGTTTGCTTTATCGTACATAATAACTTATATATTAATTTAAAAAACGTGTTCGAAAGTATAAAATCAATAAGACCCCATTTTCATTCTTTAAGAGAAATTGAAGGTAACGTAAGTTTAGATATTAAATTACCATTAACTTGGAGATATGAAGATATCGTAAAACCGTACCGCTCATTGAAAATGAAGGTCCAAGATAAAAATGAGAAATTCACTTTATTATCTTTAATCGCAAATGGAACACAAGAGGGGTATGATGTTGTATTTGCGTGTGCGTTAGAGATATTAACCTTTAACAAAGAAGAGGAAGAAAAACAAAATCTGTTCCAACAAAAGGTAAGAGAACTTCAAGAACTATTTAAAAAAGAATCGTTAGATACATTAAAAGACATTAATCTACTTAGCAATTATGGACAAGAGATTACAACAGGGAATGGAGTGGTTGAACAAGGAGATGGAGAAGGACAAGACGGAGATATCGAGCCACAAGAATCAGATGATTGAGGAAATAAAAAATTTGGATAAAACAGAATTGTTTAAACCAAAACCAAAAAAGAAAATATCTATAATAGACAAGATATTAAAGATATTAGGATATGGAAAAAAAAGGTGAGTTACTAAATCAATTGGCAATCATTTCTGATTTATTGGAAAAAATAAATACAGAAACAATTTCAAGAACGGTTATTTTGGAATTGAATAAAGAAGAATTTGAAAAATCTTTCGAGTTAATACAAAAAAAATATGGAAGAAAAATGGACAAACCAGAAGGTTCATTTTCCATTTCAATTGGAGGTGTGGATATTATTTTTAATATGAATAATGTCTAAATAATTCTCTTCGACTAAACCCCTTACTTTCAAGTAAATCATATAACATAGTCCTTTGGTGGGTTGTTATATCCTTAACGAATAAAAAATTTGTTTTTTTCTTTTTTAACAAATCGTTTTTTAGAATATCAAAAAGTCTTTGTGAATCATTAAGATTTTTATTACCAAACATTTTCACATCATTTTCAATTTGAACAAATAAGTTTTTATTTAATGTGAATATCTGAGCCAATTCGGAGATTGGGGTAATTTGATTTACCATCTCGTGGTAACGTATTCTTTTCTTAGTTTGAAAATCGTAAATTAATTCCTCCTCCCAATATGGGACTATTTCTTTTATACGAAATTTATCCCCCTCAATAAGTGCGGGCTCATTCCTACCCAAACTATCTTTAACCCAAGTTGTGGTTGCCCAACGATTGTTTGGGAACACTAATGCCAATTCAAAAGTAAGTTCTTTATTTCTTTTTCCACCTTGCATTTTAACAAATGGTGGGGTACGTTCAGTTTTAAATTCCCTCCAATATTCATATACGGTGGTTCTCTTCATACACCTGTATAATATTCTAACCCTTTTCTTATTACAGAAAAGAACTATAAAATATTTTCCATTTTTCATATTAGTTTAGTTATTAAGGTATATAACCCATAAACCGCCAATAGTGACCAACTAACAACAAACAAAATGGTCCACTTACCTATAAAGTCCGTGGATTTCATTAGTTCTTCTTTAGTGTTATTCTTGTTTTTACATTTTGAACATGCCATAATCAAATATATACTATTTATTTCTTTTTTTGAATTTTTTTATCTATATTTTTTAAAGATAAAACATAGATAATAATGATTTCATATATTGGAGGTAAAGCAAGAATTGGTAAGTGGATAGTACCACAAATCCCTAATGACATTGAAACGTACGTGGAGGGATTTTCGGGTATGTTCTGGGTCTTTTTTAATATGGAGCTCAGTAAGTTCCCTAATTTGAAAACGGTGGTCTACAACGACTTCAATAGATTAAATTCCAATCTAATGAAATGGTCAAAGCAATACGATGTGTTGTGGGAAGAATTGGCAAAATACCCATGTCAACAATTAGGAGTGGTTGATACACCACCCGAATATGCTGAAATGTTTAAAACATATCAAAAAGAGGTATTTAATCCTGAATTAGTTATCACCGAAGAAAATAGTTTAGATATTGCGGGGAAGTATGTTTATGTGTTGTGTCAAGTATTCTCAGGATCAAAACCTGAAACCGCAGCTTACACCGATTACAAAGGAAAGTACCGTTGTAAGGTTCTTATCTTCATGGATAAATTAAAGAACCCAAAGTTCAGACAACATTTCGATAAGTTAACATTTGTTGAGAATATGGATTTTCAGGCTGTCGTTGAAAAATATGATTCACCAACAACTTATTTCTATATGGACCCACCATATTGGAAAACCGAGAACTACTATTCCAATCACGATTTTGATGTGAATGACCATACAAGATTGGCGGAATGTATTAAAAACATTCAAGGTAAATTTAGTTTATCATATTATGATTTCCCTAAATTATCCGAATGGTTTCCAAAAGACCAGTACAAATGGAATCAAAAAGATTTTGCTAAGGCAGCTGCTGCTAAGAAAGACGGAACTCAAAACATGGGAACTGAACTTCTAATTATGAATTATTAGAATTATATTTATAAAAAAAGATTATGGAAACAACATGGTACGTGGTAAAGGTGTTACCCGGTAAAGAAAGATCATTAAGTGAAGATTTTAACAAACAAATTACATTAGGTAAGATTAACAATATTAAAAGATTCGTTTGTCCAACAGAGAAAGAATTTGTTGTAACAAGAAAGAAAAAAGTATTAAGAGAAAAAGTAATTTATAGTGGTTACTTATACTTTGAAACACCTAAAAAATTGGAGGAGGATGATTTAAAAATTATTTCATTATTACCAAATATTATGGGTATGATGGGGGATAGAATGCCAACCATGTTAAGAGAAAACGATATAAAAAGAATTATAAAAGACGAGGTTTTAGAAAACCACATTGAATCTAAAAGATTAAAATTTATAAACGGAGAAAGAATTGTAGTATCAGAAGGACCTTTTGCGTCTTTTGAAGGGACGATATCTGAGATAAAGGGAGAAAAGGTTGACATTGAAGTAAAAATATTTGGTAGAAATACCACAGTTTCATTAACTTTGGAACAAATTGAGAAATTATAATGAATAAACTTTCCCCTGAAGTTTTAATATATGTTCAGTCAGTAAAAAACTATTTTCAAAAAAACGACGAAGCTAGAGAATACTTCATTGCAAATTCAGACGAAGAACAATTCTTCAAACATTTATCAGAAATTTCACAAAAAAATTTTGATAAGAATGGTGAGGTAATGTTAGATAAAACACAATTTGAATTATTACGAGTAACGGTACAAGCAATTGCGGTGGTTACAACACCCGTAGAAAATTTACCAAGTGCGGAGGATTACATTTTTATCGATATGAGAGGATATGCCAAAATCTGTCTTAACTAACTTTATTATTAAAACAATTTAATTTATAATTAAAATATGTCATCATTATTACCAAAAAATTACCCATTATATGATACCGTTTATGGAAGTGAAATACCAACAGAGCAGTACTTTGTAATTTTATTTGATAAACTACCTTCTAAATTTGTTAATAATTTATTTTATGATCCTAAAATTATGGATTATATAATAACGAATGGTGATTTTAAAGAAGAGGTAGATGTTTTCTCTTCAAATAGAAGATATGATTTATCTGCACAATCATTATTTGTTAATTATGATAAAAAAATAATGATTAGGGTTTATGGTAATACAAGTAAAGATAAAGACCCATTAGTACAATTAGATATTGTTTATGATATTACCAATGGTAAGTTAGTTGAACAATTAGATTTAAATAATATAAAAACATTTGAGAGAGTAAAGAAAAAATCAAACATCCAACTTGTGAAAAGCGAAATGGGACATATGGATACTGAAGAATTTGATTTATTTGTCTCACCAATGGAGTTAGAGTTAAATTATGGTTCCGAGTTTTCAAAGGTTCACGATGTAATTGTTAAAAAATTAAATGAAAATAACGGAAAGGGTATTATATTATTACACGGAGACCCTGGTACAGGTAAGACATCTTATATAAAACATTTAACTACTTTGATTAAAGATAAAGACATTTTGTTTATCCCACCGTCAATGGCTGAAATGTTATCAGAACCAACTATTATTCCTTTTTTAATGGACCATAAAAATTCGGTTCTAATCATTGAGGATGCGGAACGTGTAATATCGGACAGAGAAGGTAACGGTTCACCGGCAGGAGTTTCCAACATCCTTAATCTAACAGATGGTATCTTAGGGGATTGTTTGAGTATTCAAATAGTGGCAACCTTCAATATGAAGAGAGAAAAAATTGACCAAGCATTACTTCGTAAGGGTCGTTTAATTGCTGAACATAAGTTTAGTAAATTGGATGTTGATGACACTAATAAATTATTAAAACATTTGAAAAAAGACCATGAAGTTTCTGAAGGAATGACTTTAGCTGATATTTATAACATAGACGTCGAACTATTCAAAGCGGCGAATAAAAGTAAAATTGGATTTTAAAATATGGAAAACGTAACAGCACAACAAGTGGATGAACTTCGAGCAGAAGGTAAAAAATTATTGGTGGATTATTGGGCAAAATGGTGCGGACCATGTAAGTCATTAATCCCAAGATTAGAATTATTAGAGGAACAATATCCTGATGTGACCTTTGTGAAGGTTGATGTGGATGAAAATATGGATGCCGCCTTAGATTTAGGGATTAGAACTGTACCAACAATTATGATATATAATGGTGAAGAATTAATTAGTCGTTCCTTAGGTGCTAACAATGATATTGTTTATAAAGAAATTTTAGATAAATTATAATGTCAAATAGTATTGTTATTTTTAGTTTAAATGGGTGTTCACATTGTAAAAACCTAAAAAATCGTTTAACCGAATTGGAAATACCGTTTATTGATGTTGAAATTGGTCAAAATCAAAAATTATGGGACCAAGTGGTTGAACAAACGGGGCATAATGTTCTACCCACAATCTTCATTAAAAAAGAAAATAGTGAGGAGGGACCTGTTTATATACCCGGTAGAGACTATCAAATAGAGGATGAAATTGTCGAAATACTAAAAAATTTATAAGTAAAATAAAAAAGGGATAAAAAAATCCCTTTTTTTATGCCCATAAGTAGAATAAAAGTATTTATGTAAAAGACTTTACTTTTACATGGCTTTACAAAAGATAAATTGGACCCAGATTGACACTGCGGTTGTTCCTTCAGGTACCACGATTGATTTGGGTGCAATATCAGGACCACTCCATGCGGTCTATGCGGAAAATCTTTATATATCAGGTCAATCAATAGGTGATTTTGTTGCAGAGGCGGGAACTGATGAATTAAATCAATTTAGTGCATCGGTTAAGGCGGCACTTGAGTTCACCGGTTCTAACCTAACAGTTAAGGGAAATTTATTAGTAAAAGGTACAACCACATCAATAAATTCTAACGTTGTTACAATTGGTGATAATGTACTTGAATTAAACGGTAGTGAAGCCACCTTTGGTGGATTACTCATTAAAGACCCAACCAACCCAAATAAAATATCGGGTTCATTATTGTGGGACACAACCAACGATTATTGGATTGCTGGTCCTTTAGGACAGGAAGAAAAAGTTATTTTACAAAGTGACTTAGATTCAAGTAGTATTTGGCAAGAAACCGGTTCGTTTTGGGCAACAACAAATGATTTACAAGTAACGGGTTCAATGGTTATTAGAGGAGATTTACGAGTTGAGGGTACAACAACCTTAGTTCAAAAATTAGACCCAAACGCACAATCTTTAATCATATCAGGTGCTGCGAGTATTGTGAGAAATGAATTCGCATCCGCATCACTAAGTATTCAAAATTTAGGAACATTTGCCGATAGATCTATGAATTCTGTTATTGATTGTGGTGATGGCTTTTTCTAATTAAAAATAAAGTATTTATATAAATAAAAAGAACAACAAACGCAAATGGCACAAATAATTAAACATAGAAGGGGTTCGATTGACACGTTATCATCAGCAACAGCAAAAAAAGGTGAATTAATCATAGCAACAGGATCTGTTGGTAACATGAGTGGTCCTTGGGTATTTGTCGGTGAAACCGAAGGTAGTGCGGGTGCATTTAGAGGATTATCAAAAATATACCAAGGTGCTGCGGTACCTAACTTAACAGTGGGTACTTGGGGGTCAACTCTTAATGGTACACCATTTTATTCATCTAACGATAAAACATTATACATTTTAAGTAATGCGGGTAACACTGACATCGATTTAACAGGTAATATTGAGGGAAACACGATTAGTGGTTTAACAATTAATCAATTAAATGGTGATTTAAGATTAGATGGTGATTTGTACATGACAGGTAATACCTATCAGACAGGTTCACACTACTTAACAGGAGATGTAATTTTATCAGGTAGTATTAATATCGGTGATAACTTAACAGGTGACACTATTAATTTCGGTGGTGAGGTAAATTCAGATATATTACCAACAACAACCGCAACATTCGATTTAGGTAAGTCGGGTAAAACGTGGAATAATGTTTGGGCAGAAAATGCTCACTTTACAAATATATCAATTGGTGACATCACATTGGATAGTTTATCACTTCCTGGTGATTTAACTGTAAGTGGTACAACAACATTATCTGGTTCTGTTTATGTTGAAGATTTAACAGAAAAGAGATTAGTTGTTGCCGGTGCGGGTGGTTTGTTAACAAACTACAGTGGTTTAACATTTGACAATGGTAATTTAAATTTATCGGGAGCACTTGAAGTAACAAACATTCAAGGTACGGGTTCACTTTATTTAAAACCTGATTTAAATGACTCGAGATTATTTGAAATTTATAATACGGCAGCACCCTCAGGTTACACAGATATTCACTTTTTAGGTAATGCAGATTTTAACTTCTTTGGTGATGACACTAACTACTTAAAAATTGACAATACCATTTCAAAAATTAGTATTGAATCTTCGGGTGGTGTAAATATAAACACATCAGGTTCATTTAACTTATATACATATGATGCTAATGACATCTACATGAGTTCAAGTAGTGATATAACTCTTGAAGCTGACACTGATGTAACTATAACTGCGGGTGATGACCTTAGAATGTATTCTAATGATGCATTCAGTTTAAGGAACTATAGTTTAGACGAATCCATTACGTTAATTACTCAATATAATAGTGGTAACGATAAAACAATGTCATTTGACATTAACGGTAATTTAACAATACCGAGTGGATTTACAGGTAGTTTTGCCGACATTAATGTACAAGCACAATTAGCTTCCGCGGCGGTTGAAGATTTAACTGAAAATAGAATCGTATTAGTGGGAGTTGGTGGTGAATTAGAAGACGACGCTAACTTTACATTTGATGGTTCAACATTTAAAATTGGGGATGGCGATGTTGAAATAGATACTGATGGTGATATTAGAACTTCAGGTTCATTAAAGGTAGATTCAGGTTTAACCGTATCAGGAAATACAATATTATATGCTGATTTGTATGTTTCAGGTAATATTGAATTCTACGGATCAACAACTAACGTTCACATCTCATCATCACAAGTTGAAATTGGTGATAATATCATTTTATTAAATGCCTATTCACCGTTTGAAAGATATGCGGGTATGGCACTATATGATTCAGGTTCTAGTGGTGAATCAGGTTCTTTCTTGTGGGATTCTTTGAATAACTACTTCTTATTGAACAATAATGGTAGTACAAGTAAAGTTATTGGTACAACAACAAGTTCATTAGGTAATGAAAATAGTTTAACTGACACATATTTCCCAATCGCAACTGGTGATAATACAATTGGTAATAGTTTATTAAGATATAGTGGAACAACATTATCGTTTAATACAAACAAATTTACCGTAGACTCATCAAGTGGTGATGTTTATGTTGGTGGTAATGTTAGAATTAACGGTGCTGGAGGTTCAAACTACACAGGTTATACATCTGAAATTGTATTTAAAAACAGTGATGATGATTTAGGTTTTGTTAGTAGTACTGACACACAAACAGTAACAACACAATTGTTGGGTTACAAATCTTCGGATGGTACATTAGTTTTCTCATCATTAATTGATGGCGGTTCATACTAAAACAAAAAAGTTATAAAATATAAAGGGAATCCAAAAGGTTCCCTTTTTTATTAAATTCTATTTATTTAAACTATTTTTTTGTGTATTTATAGAAAGACTTATATAAGTCTAATTAACCGTGGTATATACCACAATACATAGGAGAGAACCATACATATGGCACAAATAGTAAAACTGCGTAGGAGCGCCGTACCCGGTAGAAAACCAACGAATGCTCAACTCGAATTAGGTGAATTATCAATTAATACATCGGACGGTAAAGTCTATTTTGCTAAATCAGGTTCATTAGGCCCATCAATTGAGGAATTAGTCTCAACAAACACGGTTAATACTGGTTCAATCCATCTTGTTGGTGACATTACAGGTTCAATCTTTACAGGTTCATTTGTTGGTGACGGTGCAGGATTATATAATATTCCGGCAACAGGTGTTACAGGTTTAGAATTATTTAAAATAGCAACAGGTAGTGTAAGTGCGTCGTTAGAAGATGGTTCATTACGTGTTAATACGGATGTTTATATTGACGGTATTTTAACCGCAAAAGAATTACATATAGATTATGTAACGTCTTCAATTTTATATCAGTCAGGGTCAAGTACTTTTGGTGATACATTAGATGACATACATAAATTTACGGGAAGTGTTTATATAACCGGTTCATTAACCGCAACACAATTTACAGGAAGTGCTCTTGGTTTAACAAATGTACCGTTTCATATTACAGGATCTGATGTCGATGGTAACACATATGACAAACAATTTACAAAATTACAATTTGATGATAGTACGGGATTAAACGTAAGTGAATCCGTTAGTGGTACTGCGTTTATATCAATAGGTTCACACTTTAGAGATATTTTTGTTAGTGGTCATGATTTAATAAGAGCAACTGGTTCAGATGCCTTTGAAATTATCGGATTAGGTGGTTTACATGTTTCAACATCAATCGTTGATACCAATTCAAACGGTTATCAAAAAGAATTATATATCGATACAACGGAGTTATCATCATCTATCAATACAAGAATACAATATGCAATTGATAATGCGGTAATTGTTTCAGGTTCCAATAGAATATTAACCGTAACAAGTCCGGCAACAACATGGTCTTTCAATCATAATTTAGGAAATGTTTATCCTGTTATTAATGTATTTGATGAAAATAAAAATCAAATAATTCCACAAGGTATTCATTTAGTTGATGATAATAATTTAGAAGTTTATTTTAATGTTAGTACTATCGGTACTGTTGTTGCCACAGTTGGTGGTAACGGTTCGGCAGGTACTTCAGGAACGAGTGGTGCGGATGGTTTAACGACTGTCGGTGCATACAATTCATTAACAGTTACAGGTGAAACAACAACATGGAATTTTCACCATAATTTAGGAGCACAATATCCTGTATTTCAAATATACGACACAAATGGTTTCGTAATAATTCCTGAACAAATTGAAGCCGTTGATTTATACAACTCAACAATAACATTTTCATCACCACAAGCGGGTATAGTTGTTGCAACTCTCGGTGAAGGTGGTGGAGGTTCATCTGGTACTTCAGGAACATCAGGAACAAGTGGAACTTCAGGTAGTAGTGGTACATCAGGAACCTCAGGTTCAAGTGGTAGTAGTGGTACTAGTGGTTCTGCCGGTACATCAGGTACTTCAGGGTCAAGTGGTTCTGCCGGTACATCAGGTACTTCAGGAACAAGTGGTTCAAGTGGTTCATCAGGAACATCTGGAACAAGTGGTAGTGATGGTTCTTCGGGAACGTCAGGAAGTAGTGGCACATCGGGTTCTTCAGGGTCAAGTGGAACAAGTGGGTCTTCGGGATCTTCAGGAACGAGCGGTTCGGCGGGAACTTCAGGTACGTCGGGATCATCAGGAACATCAGGTACTTCAGGTAGTAGTGGTACATCAGGAACGAGCGGTTCAAGTGGAACATCGGGAACGTCCGGTTCTTCAGGAACTGCCGGTACATCAGGTACATCGGTTACAGTTGGAGGTACAGTTAACACGGTTGTTAAATTTGATTCCCCAACAACGATTGCCGATTCAAATATTGATGATGATGGAAGTTTAATTACATTAAACACTGATACAACAATATCGGGTTCATTATATGTGACTGGAAGTGTTGATGTTGGTGGTGGTAGAATTTATAATAAGTTTTCAAATGTTGTACCCGGAACAACAACTGTTTTCGCGGTACTCACAGGTTCATTTACTTCAGCATTTTTCAATTATACACTTTATGACGGTTCAAACGCAAGAGCGGGAATCATTGTAAGTGCGTGGAATGGGAATGTAATAAATTATAATGAAACAACGACAACTGACATTGGTGACACAACCGATGCAACATTCGATATGTCATTATCTAACGAAGGTCATATACAATTGATGGTTGACTCAACCGCCAACTGGTCGTTTAAAACAATGACTACATTTTTATAAAAAATAAATGAAATTAAGTAAATAACAAATATTTATAAAGGACTTAGTGTAACACAAAAACAAAAGTAGAAAATGGCAAATCAATTTATAGTTAAAAACGGTCTCATTGTAGATCAAGGTGGGGCGATAATAACGGGATCATCCAATATTTCGGGTTCACTAGGAATAACAGGATCACTCAATCTTTCAGGTAGTCAAACGATTACCGGAAATTTAGAGGTTGGTGGTAATTTGATTGCCAATCAATACATCGTTTCCTCTTCAGTTAGTTACATAACAGAATCATTTGCCTCAGGTTCACACAAGTTTGGTGATAGTTTAGACGATAATCATGATTTTACAGGTAGTGTAAACATTTCAGGTTCTTTAAATATTAACGGTACTTCATATGAGGCCGCTACATCGGGTACTTCAGGTACATCTGGAACTGCAGGAACAAGTGGAACTTCAGGTTCTTCAGGTTCAAGTGGAAGTAGTGGTTCATCAGGTTCTAGTGGTTCTTCAGGAACATCTGGAACTGCAGGTTCTTCAGGAACATCAGGTACCTCAGGTACAAGTGGTTCTTCTGGTACATCAGGTTCTTCTGGTACTTCAGGTACAAGTGGTTCTTCAGGTTCTAGCGGTTCAAGTGGTAGTTCAGGTTCATCTGGTACTTCAGGAACATCAGGTTCTAGTGGTACTGCTGGTACTTCAGGGTCAAGTGGAACATCGGGTTCTGCGGGTACTTCAGGAACGTCAGGTTCTAGTGGTACTGCGGGTACAAGTGGGTCATCTGGTTCTTCTGGAACTTCAGGTTCTAGCGGATCGTCTGGTTCATCAGGTTCTAGTGGAACGGCAGGTTCTTCAGGAACGTCAGGTAGTTCGGGAACTTCAGGTTCTAGCGGTAGTAGTGGTTCATCAGGTACTAGTGGTTCTGCGGGTACATCAGGAACTGCGGGAACGTCTGGTTCAAGCGGTTCAAGTGGTACTTCAGGTTCATCAGGCACATCAGGTTCTAGTGGTACTGCAGGTACATCAGGTTCATCGGGAACAAGTGGTAGTTCAGGTACATCAGGTTCTTCAGGTTCAAGTGGTTCAAGTGGAAGTTCAGGTTCAAGTGGTTCGGCTGGTACTTCAGGAACAAGTGGAACCTCAGGTTCTAGTGGTTCTTCAGGTTCTAGTGGTTCATCAGGAACTGCGGGTACTTCAGGAACTGCGGGTTCTAGTGGTACTTCAGGTACTTCAGGTAGTTCAGGGTCTTCAGGAAGTTCAGGAACAAGTGGAACCTCGGGTTCTAGTGGGTCATCAGGTACATCAGGTTCAAGCGGGACCTCAGGAACTGCGGGTACTTCAGGTACTTCAGGTTCTAGCGGTTCAAGTGGGTCGAGTGGTACGGCGGGAACTGCCGGTACATCAGGAACATCAGGTTCGAGCGGTACATCGGAGGTATATAAAACAACATCAAGCGACACATTCATATTAGGACAAGGAGGTTCGTTAACAGTACCAAGTGGTTTAAGTTATACCATTGGTCAATCAATTATAATCGCATACGACGTAAATAATTACCAAGAATCGGATGTGGTATCATATAGTGGTACGACATTAACGTTTACAGCACCAGATGCTAACGGTACAGTTGGTAGTGGAGAATATTCATCATGGGTTATTAACTTAGATGGTGCTACAGGTGCAGATGGTTCTTCAGGTACTTCAGGTACTAGTGGTTCATCGGGAACAAGTGGTAGTTCAGGTTCAAGTGGTTCATCAGGAACTGCCGGTACCTCAGGTACATCAGGTTCGAGTGGGTCATCGGGAAGTAGTGGTTCTTCAGGAACTGCGGGTACATCTGGTACATCAGGAACGTCAGGTTCAAGTGGTTCTTCAGGGTCAAGCGGGACATCAGGTTCTAGCGGTACTTCGGGGTCTTCAGGTTCAAGTGGTTCAAGTGGTACTTCAGGTACAAGTGGTAGCTCGGGTTCTTCAGGTTCTTCTGGTACGTCAGGTACATCTGGTTCATCAGGTAGTTCAGGAACGGCAGGTACATCGGGTTCTTCAGGTACGTCAGGTTCTAGTGGTTCATCAGGGTCATCAGGAACCTCAGGTTCAAGTGGAACTTCAGGTTCTAGTGGTTCTAGCGGAACTGCCGGTACATCAGGAACGTCAGGTTCTTCAGGTTCATCGGGAAGTTCAGGTACCACAGGTACTTCAGGAACATCAGGAAGTAGTGGTAGTAGTGGAACATCTGGTACTTCAGGCTCAAGTGGGTCAAGTGGTAGTGATGGTTCATCAGGAACTTCAGGAACATCAGGTTCTAGTGGTTCTTCAGGAACTGCCGGTACTTCGGGAACGTCGGGTTCATCAGGTACATCAGGTTCTGCGGGTACGTCAGGAACAAGTGGTTCTTCTGGTACTTCAGGTTCATCTGGTACATCAGGTTCTAGCGGTTCTTCAGGAAGTTCAGGCACTGCGGGTACATCAGGTACTTCGGGAACAAGTGGAACGTCAGGTTCTTCAGGTTCTAGTGGTTCTTCAGGAGATAGTATATTTGCTTTAACAGGGTCAGTTTGGGAAACAAACTTAAGTGTCAAATTTAATCAACCAGTAACTTCTTCTGTATTCACAGGTTCGTTCATCGGTGATGGTTCAGGTTTATATAACATTCCTGCAAGTGGTGTAACAGGATTAGAATTAAATAAAATTGTAAACGGTGCAGTAAGTGCTTCGGTTTTAGGTGATGGAACTTTCAGAGTAAATGGAGATACTTTCATTAACGGTACATTAACCGCAAAAGAAATACATACGAGTATTGTTACATCTTCAGTACTTTACGAAAGTGGTAGTACTAAATTTGGAGACACACTTGATGATAACCATTCATTTACTGGTTCTGTTAACATTACAGGTTCATTATTCTTAAATGGTGTAACTGTTGGTACAGGTAAGTTAAATGAATCTGATTTCAACAGTTATGTTTCAAGTTCAACTTCACAATTTGCGGGTACATCGTCATTTGCGGTTTCATCATCATATGCTGTTTACGCAGAAAATGCGGTTATCGTTTCGGGTCAAACTAAAACATTAACAGTAGGTGTTAACGCAACAACATGGTCTTTCAATCACCAATTAGGTTACAAATATCCAGCAATTAATGTTTTCGACACTAACGATAAAGTTGTTGTTCCAACAGAGATTGAGGTTATTGATAGTAATAATTTAAAAGTATATTTTAATACACCACAAAGTGGTACAGTAATCGCAACTGTCGGTGGTAACGGTTCTTCAGGAACATCGGGAACTGCCGGCACAAGTGGTAGTTCAGGGTCAAGTGGAACATCAGGAACATCGGGAAGTTCTGGCACATCAGGTTCATCGGGAACATCCGGTACAAGTGGTTCTGCGGGTACATCAGGTACATCAGGTTCTTCAGGAACTAGTGGAACATCAGGTTCATCGGGTTCTTCAGGAACTTCAGGTTCTAGTGGATCATCAGGAAGTAGTGGTAGTTCAGGAACTGCCGGTTCTTCGGGAACGTCAGGTACTTCAGGAACATCAGGAAGTTCTGGTTCAAGTGGAACATCAGGTAGTTCGGGCTCATCAGGTACGTCAGGTACAAGTGGTTCTAGTGGATCTTCAGGAACATCAGGTTCTAGTGGTTCGAGCGGTTCTTCAGGAACTTCTGGTTCATCAGGAACATCAGGTAGTTCAGGTTCATCAGGTAGTTCAGGAACAAGTGGAACTTCAGGTTCTTCAGGTTCAAGCGGTTCTAGTGGAACAGCAGGAACATCAGGTACTTCAGGAACATCAGGAAGTTCAGGTTCTAGTGGAACGGCTGGTACATCAGGTACGAGTGGTAGTTCAGGTTCAAGCGGTTCAAGTGGCTCATCAGGAACTGCAGGTACATCTGGCACATCAGGAACATCAGGTAGTTCAGGTTCATCAGGTTCTAGTGGAACTGCAGGTACATCAGGTACATCAGGTTCTAGTGGATCATCAGGAAGTAGTGGTACATCAGGTACATCAGGTTCAAGCGGTTCTTCAGGAAGTAGTGGTACTTCAGGAACATCGGGAACTTCAGGTTCTAGTGGTTCATCAGGTTCATCAGGAACTGCAGGTACTTCAGGAACATCAGGAACATCAGAGGTTTATAAAACAACATCTAGTAATTCTTTCACTTTAGGTCAAGGAGGTTCTCTTACTGTTCCATCAGGATTAAGCTATTCTATTGGTCAATCTATCATCATTGCGTATGATGTAAACAATTACCAAGAATCAGACGTAGTAAGTTATAGTGGTACAACATTAACATTTACAGCACCTGATTCAAATGGTACAGTTGGTTCGGGAACTTATTCATCATGGACAATAAACTTAGACGGTGCTACAGGTGCTGATGGTTCTAGTGGTACTTCAGGTTCTTCTGGAACATCAGGTTCAAGCGGTTCTTCAGGAAGTAGTGGAACATCTGGTACTTCAGGTTCTTCAGGTTCATCAGGAACTGCAGGTACTTCAGGAACAAGTGGAACATCAGGTTCAAGCGGTTCTTCAGGAAGTTCAGGAACAAGTGGTACTTCAGGCACGTCAGGTTCTAGCGGAAGTTCGGGAACTGCAGGTACTTCAGGAACATCAGGTAGTTCAGGTTCATCAGGAAGTAGCGGAACTTCAGGTACGTCAGGTACGTCAGGTTCTGCAGGAACAAGTGGTAGTTCAGGTTCATCAGGAAGTTCTGGAACAAGTGGAACATCAGGTTCTTCAGGTTCAAGCGGTTCAAGTGGAACATCAGGTTCATCAGGTAGTAATGGTTCATCAGGAACATCAGGTTCTTCAGGGTCTAGCGGTTCATCAGGTACAAGTGGAGCGACAGGTTCGTCAGGTACGTCAGGAAGTAGTGGTAGTACTACGGTAGGTGCTTATAATTCATTAACAGTATCATCACCAAGTACAACATGGTCATTCCAACACGATTTGGGAGCACAATATCCTGTTGTTCAAGTTTATGATAATAATGGTTTTGTAATCATACCTGAAACGATTGAAGCAATTGACTTATATAATATTGAAGTGACATTCTCATCACCACAAGCGGGTTTAATAGCAGTGACACTTGGTGAAGGCGGTGGTGGTTCGTCAGGAACTTCAGGCACTTCAGGTTCTAGTGGTTCATCAGGAACCGCGGGAACAAGTGGTAGTTCAGGAACGGCAGGTTCATCTGGTTCATCTGGTACTTCAGGTTCGGCTGGTACTTCAGGTACTTCAGGTACTTCAGGTTCTAGTGGTTCATCGGGTACAAGTGGAACATCAGGTTCATCAGGAAGTTCTGGTACAAGTGGAAGTTCGGGAACATCAGGTTCATCAGGAAGTTCGGGTACATCTGGTTCATCAGGTACTTCAGGAACAAGTGGAACGTCAGGTAGTTCAGGTACTGCGGGTACGTCAGGTACATCGGGAAGTTCAGGTTCATCCGGTACAAGTGGTACATCTGGTTCTAGTGGTTCATCAGGAACATCAGGAACATCAGGTAGTTCAGGGTCTTCAGGAAGTTCAGGAACAAGTGGAACAAGCGGTTCAAGTGGTACATCAGGTTCTAGCGGTTCTTCAGGTTCAAGTGGTTCATCGGGAACTTCAGGAACTGCAGGTACATCGGGTTCATCAGGTACTTCAGGTACAAGCGGTTCAAGTGGTACATCGGGTAGTTCAGGAAGTTCAGGAACAAGTGGTTCAAGTGGTACGGCAGGAACATCTGGTACATCAGGTTTAATAACATTGAGTGGTACAACTGATAATGGTATTATAACATTAAATGGGTCAGCACCAAATGGTACGGTTGAAGCTAACTTAACATTTGACGGAACAACATTAGGTATTACGGGTGATATATTAATAAACAATAAAGTTGACATTCAAGCAAAAAGTCAATCTGTTACAGGTACATCAACAATGTTTACATTAACAACGTACAATGGTGTGGTTATGGATTACTTGGCGAAGAATGGTTCTAATATGAGAGCAGGTACGTTGGTAGGTATTTGGGATGGTTCAAATTCTAAACTATCTGAAACAACAACAACTGACTTAGGTAACACTACCGCAGTTTCATTCACGGTATCAAATACAGGAACGATAAATGCAGTTGTAACCTCAGGAACGTGGACCATTACAGCAACAGCAAGAGCTTTAGGTGTTTAATATCTAAATAAAAGTTTATAAAAAGGGGGAATTATCCCCCTTTTTTTATTTTATAATAAACCATTTAATATTTATAGAAACACATTAGTGGAAATGAAACTAATCAATTATGGCAAACGAATTTAGAGTCAAAAATGGCCTCGTAGTCTCGGGGTCTGCAGAAATCCAAAACGATTTAATCGTTCAAGGTACATTAACCGCAAAAGAAATACATACGAGTATTGTTACGTCGTCTGTCATTTTTGAATCAGGTTCAACCAAATTTGGTGATACTAATGATGATATACATCAATTTACAGGTAGTTTAAGAATAACAGGTTCATTATCAATTAATGGAACCTCATTTAGTGCCGCAACATCAGGAACAAGTGGAACTGCGGGAACCTCAGGTAGTTCGGGAACGGCAGGAACATCAGGTAGTTCAGGGTCTTCGGGTACTTCAGGAAGTAATGGTTCAAGTGGTACATCAGGTACTTCAGGTACAAGTGGTTCTTCGGGGTCAAGTGGAACCTCAGGTTCATCAGGTTCTTCAGGAACTGCCGGTAGTTCAGGGACTTCGGGTTCTAGCGGTAGTTCAGGAACATCAGGTTCAAGTGGAAGTTCAGGTTCAAGTGGTTCATCAGGAACCTCAGGTACTTCGGGTTCTAGTGGAACAAGTGGTAGTTCAGGAACTTCAGGTACTGCAGGTTCTAGTGGTTCCTCAGGTTCATCTGGTACATCAGGTAGTTCAGGTTCTAGTGGTTCATCAGGAACAAGTGGAACATCTGGTACTTCAGGTAGTTCAGGTTCTTCAGGAACAAGTGGTGTTAGTGGAACAAGTGGAACATCAGGTACTTCAGGAACAAGCGGCTCAAGTGGTAGTTCAGGAAGTTCAGGTTCTAGTGGTTCTTCAGGATCAAATGGAAGTTCCGGTACGTCAGGTACTTCAGGTAGCAGTGGATCAAGCGGTTCTTCGGGTTCCTCAGGTTCAAGTGGAAGTTCAGGAACTTCAGGTTCAAGCGGTAGTTCAGGAACATCAGGTTCGTCAGGTTCTAGTGGTACCTCAGGTTCTTCAGGATCATCAGGAACCGCAGGTACAAGTGGTTCGTCAGGAAGTTCGGGAACATCTGGTTCATCGGGAAGTTCGGGTATATCGGGAGCCTCAGGAACTTCAGGTTCAAGCGGTAGTAGTGGAACAAGTGGAACGAGTGGTGCTACAGGTTCACCAGGTTCTAATGGTAGTAGTGGTTCATCGGGTTCTTCAGGAAGTTCAGGTTCTAGCGGTTCATCGGGAACGTCAGTATCTGTGTCAGGAACAAACAACACTTTAGTTAAATTTACATCAGCGTCAACCGTTGGTAATTCACAAATTAACGATAACGGTACCAATATTGGTATATTTACATCAACACCAACAGGTTCAGTTGCAACTAATTTAGTACATATTGCGGGATCATCTGCGGTATTAAGAGTTGGTCCACAATTTGCATCAGATGATAGAGATTATATTGAACTAATTGCTAACGGAACAAATACTCAAATAGTTAGTCCAAACGAAACGTTTACATTAAAAAACACATCGGGTACAATAGTACTACAAACCGCAACAACACATATAACGGGTGCTTTGGGTGTAGGAACAGCAACCCCAACAACTGTGGGATTAATCAGAGCAACTAATGATGTCATTGCATTTTATGGTTCGGACGAAAGACTTAAAACTAATATTGAACCAATAACGGGGTCATTACATATGTTGAATAAAATTAACGGTTATTACTTCGATTGGAAAGAAATGCCGGGTATTCATGAAAATCAGGGAAGGGATATTGGTGTTATTGCACAAGAAATTGAAAAAATATTACCTGAAATTGTAACTACAAGAGATAATGGTTATAAAGCGGTAAAATATGAAAAATTAGTTGTATTATTAATACAGGCAATTAACGAACAACAAGAACAAATTAATGATTTAAAAAATAAAATAAAATAATTCATAAAAAGCAAGGTTTGGTTTATAGAAATATTTTTCTTATATTATACCAATGAATAATATAGGATTTGGTATTTTATGTTTTGGTGACGATTATTATTTTAGAGGAACCAAAGAAAAAGTTAAGGAATTTAATTCTTTAAATTATCCTGTCTATATTATCACAGACAAACCAAATGAATTCCCAACTAACAATCTAATAAATGTTATATATTATGATAGACAAATAAAGTCATATCATGATAAAATGTTATTACCAAAATACATTTTAGAGAATCACGAAATTTGTATCATATTGGATGCTGATTTACACATCAAAGATTATTCATTTTTAAAAAAATTAAAGGATTACCAATTCTTAGTGGGTATTTCATATATAGACACACTTCTAAATCATCCGGCAAAAATAGTATTCAATAACAATTTTAATTTCAATGAATTGGAGTGGGTACCTTATAAAAAATATATCGATTATGTTTACGAACCTGTATTAGGACATGAAACAATTTGGGAATACATGTTAATAGTTAATAAATTTGGATTTAACCAAGAGAAGTTCTACAATGAATATGAAAAATTACAAATTGTTAAAGAATATTCGGATTTGTCAGTAAAAAAAGATATATTAGGTAACGGAGAAGGTATCTCCATAAGATTAAGCTCAATTTTATCTGATACATTAATACAAAGGGATTTTGAATTGTATGAAATAATAAAAGATAAAGTTGAAAGTGTAAGTAAAAAATTCACAAGACCTGAGTTATGGCCGGAATGGATGAAATGATTAGTAATCAAGAGTTTATAAAGAAAAACATTACCACTAATGATGGTGAACCAGTACCATATAGATGGACACACGGGGCAACTGATGAGCATTTAGGTGATGGTATTCTTGTATACTCATTAATTCAACATATGAGGTCTAAAAATTGTGTTTGTATAGGTTCGGGAGGAGGTTATATCCCAAGAATCATAACACAGGCCAGAATTGACTTATATAAACAAGGTATATTTGAAGGAAATGGAGACTATAATTGGGGTGACATCGGTGCTACTTATGTTGTTGACGCTTGCAATGGTGTTGGTGGCCCTAACGATTTGGATAATGAAGAATCATTCTACAGGAAGAAGTTTTATCCGAGGTTTATTAAATCGACTTCTGTCGACGCGTATCATGATTTTTTTGTTAGACAGGATATTAAAATAGATTTCTTGTTTATTGACGGAGATCACTCATATGAAGGAGTTAAATTAGATTTTGATTTATATTCTAATTTATTATCAGATAATGGTATAATTGTTATACATGACACAGATGAAAAATATGAAGAATCATTGATTGTCTCAGAAGATTCAAAAAAAGACCACCATCGATTTGATGGTCCGGCAAAATTTATTAAAGAATTACAAAAAAACCCTAACTATAATTTGATTAATTTATTTAATTTTCGTATATTATCTACTAAACCTACATCAAGTGGTTTAACGATAATAAACAAGAAACATGATTAGATTAGTAACAGTTATTGGTCACGGCTCGAATTTAATCCCACATTTTATTAATCATTACGAAACCAAGGTTGATGAAATCGACATGGTTGTTTATGTTTCAGACGTTAACCCAAATTTAGAAGAAGAGGTTTATTCAAAGGTTAATAATCATTCAAAAGTAAAGATAGTTTCAATCATAAAAGATAGGGTTTTTGATTGGAATAGAGTAACGGAACTCTATAATCAAACAAAAATGAGATATCCAAATGATTGGTGGGTTGTTGCTGACATAGATGAATTTCATGTTTATTTAAATCCTGTTAAATTCATCGTTGATGACTGTGAAAAGAATGGTTATGAATTAGTTCGTGGAGGTTTTATTGATAGGATTGGACCAGACGGCGAGTTTGTGGAATTAGAAGATGATAAGTATATTTGGGAACAATTCCCAAATGCGGGGTTTTTTAGATACCCAATGAGTAAAGCATGTCCTAACAAAGTTTGCATAATGAAGGGACATATTGAAATAACATCTGGTCAACACTATGCTAAAATAGATGGACAAACAACTTGGAAGTGGCAAGGATGGAATCACCCATTGATTGACCCATATCATTCCGTACAAGTTCATCATTTTAAATGGGATAAGACATCAATTGACAGAATAAAATCTGTTGCATCAATAAAACAAGTCTACGCATTTTCGGACGAATATAATAAAATGTATAAATCTTTAAATCAAACTAATTTTAAAATTGATTTAAAAAATAAAGAATTCATGTTTGAGTCAAATCAAATAAGACCAAAATATGACGAATATAGAAATTGGAATAAACTATATAAAAAAATAATAACAATATGAGTACTAAAGTAGAAAAAGAAATCGACGCTTTAGCGTTAGAAACAAGAAAAGTTAAGGCGATGGAAAAAATTGCCAATTCATTAGATGCACTAACCGTATGGTTTGAAGAAATCGATAAAGAAGAATGGAGTCAAAGAATACAATATTACTTGGCGGAATTCCATACTGCGGTAAGCCCAAAAACAAAAGAAGAAGGTAAAAAATAGTGGATAAAAAATTAGGTATAATAGTTCCCTATAGGGCAAGAGAAATTCATTTAGAGGCATTTAAAAAGAAAATGACTCAGTATCTCAATGCTCGTAAAATAAAATATGAAATAATCATTGTTCATCAAGACGATGCTAAATTGTTCAATAGAGGAATGTTATTAAATATTGGCTTTAAAATTGCGGAAAGTTATATGTGTGATTATGTGGTATTTCATGATGTCGATATGATTCCATTAATTGTTGATTATTCATACAGTGACGTCCCATTACATTTAGCAACTGATTTTAAAACCTCTGAAGGTGATACTAAAAGAGAACTATTCGAAGAATATTTTGGAGGAGTTACATTATTCCCAATGGAGGATTTCCGTAAAATAGACGGATACTCAAACAAATATTGGGGTTGGGGATATGAAGATACCGATTTGTTACATAGATGTCGAAAAAACAATATTAAATTAGATACGTGGAAAATTAAAAACGTTGGTTCTAATGGACCGGCATTAAAATTTAATGGACACAATGCATATGTTAAAGGAATTAATAAATTTAATTTAAATAATAACTTAACAATATTCGTTTCATTTTATCCAGATAATTTTACGTGTAATCACGAAAAAGATTCTGATGATTTTTCTATTTTTTCAATACCCGGTTACGATACTTCAATATCGTTTAATTCATTTTCAAGGTACAACTTTTGTACATTTACTGAAGATGAGAAAAATGTTTTTTATACCAATTCAAAGATTAAACCAAACTACAAAACAAATATTTGTGTGAGATTTAACGCCACTAAAAATACTATTAGTGTATTTCAAGATGGGGTATTAATTGAGGACATATATCATTCTGAAAAATTAATAAAGTATGTGAAAGAGTCGTTTTTTTATTTAGGTGTAGGTGACCCTAATAGAGAACATAATTTAAAATATTTTAAAGGACATTTAGATTCATTTGCAGTTTTTAATGATATATTAGAAGATGATGAAATTGAAGAAATTTCAAAAAACCGTTACTTTGGACTAACCCAAAATTTTGGTAATTATATATCTTCACACACATTACAAACTTACTATGATGCTAAATTTATAAAAGATTATAAGTTAATGGATTTATCGGGTAACGGTAACGATGGTGAGATTATAAATTGTGAAATAGTTGAATTGGAATTTGAACCACACAAAGAAGTGAAAATACCATTTAGAAGAGAATCTAAATTTGGTTCACTTTTTCATAAAGAAAACGGTTTCTTCAATAATAAATGGAAACAACAGGCCACCAGATGGAACCAATTGAGATATCAAAATGAAGTTTTATTGGACGATACTTTAATTAAAAACGACGGACTATCAACATTAGAATTTATTGAACACGGCAGGACACATGAGAATAAAATAACACATATTAATATTGGAATATGAGTCATAAATTAGGTATATGTATACCATACAGAAATCGGAAGGAACACGTGGAACAATTAATTCCACATTTAACAAAATACCTTAATGAAAAGGGTATTGAACATAAATTCTATGTAGGACATCAAGTAGACGATAAATTGTTTAATAGAGGTGCAATGAAAAATATTGCGGCACATTATGCGTTTGAAGATGGTTGTGACTATATTGCTTGGCACGATGTTGATATGTTGGCATTGGAAAGAGACGAATTGATTTGTGATTATTCGTATCCCGAAGAAACACCAATTCATATTGCAACCAAATTATCAAAATATCACTATGGTTTGGGGTATGACCAATATTTTGGTGGAGTTGTTTTGTTTAATAAAGAACAGGCTTATAAAACAAATGGATATTCAAACGATTATTGGGATTGGGGACAAGAGGATGATGATTTATTTTGGAGATGTTATTTTGAAGAATATACAACAGGAAAAGTTTTAAAAAATTATGGAGATAGAAAAGTGTTGTATTTTAATGGAGAGAACTCAGTTTTAAAATTACCAACAAATAGAGAAATTAGTACGTCTTTACATAATGAATTTACAATATCAATTTTATTTAGTGCCGAACAACAACCTGAAAAGGTACCAATTTGGTTAGTGGGAGACAAAGAGAAAAAATTCATTGAATATCCATTAATTAGAAAAGAGGGATCTTGGACATGGGGATTATCTTTTAATAATTCAAGAGCCGTCACGATGGTTATGTTTGATAAAAGTAGTAATCATCATTACAATTGGGGAAAACGATTTGAGAACTTATGGACGTGGGTTACATTGTCGTATTCAAAAGAAAACAGAGGTGCATATCTCTACATCAATAATGAATTGATATGTCAAATGAATGGAATAAAAGAAGAGAAACCTTTTCCAATAACTGAGGATTTAAAGTCACACGATTCGATAAGACCATTTTTAGTTGGATTTTGTGAACATATGAACACACACTTTAAAGGTAAGATTGCTGAGATAAAAATGTTTAATAAATTTATTGACGACATTAACGAAGCAATTGATGGTGATAATGACTTAACTTTACATTATAATTTTAACTATGGTTTAACGGATTTGGTTAATGATGGTGAATGTGAAAAAGAGAATGTTGAATTAATAACAGATAAAGTGGAGTTGGTTGAGAATGTTTTACCATTTAGAAGAGAGGGTAATTTCTATTGCATGTCACACGAAGACGAGGGATTTGTTAACGGAACATGGAAAAAAGGTGAGACGACCGCAAAAAATGAAAGAAGATTTGTTACAGAAATGCAACAAAAGAAAATAAATTATAAAGAAGACGGATTAAAAAATATTTTAAGTGTTTTGGATGTAGACAGTATAGATCAAGAAACATACCCAAATACAATGTTTATAAATGTAAAAATGAAATGAGAATAGAGTATCAAAAACCATGGTTTTTAAAATCAAAATCGTCCGAGACAAACATCTTGGTTAATAGAAATTTTTCTTTGAGTGTCTCATTCAAAGTAGAAAAGAATTATAAAAAAGACGACAAAATCGGATTTTTAGGAATACCAGGTAAGAACTTCGGAATTAGTTATGACTACGAAGTCGATGCGTTCGTGTTTGAATTTTGGACAAAAAAACCTGAAGGCGAACCAGAGTTTCATTGCTTTGTTTATGACCATATTAATGAAACAATACTTGCTAAAGGTGTAACAATTAGTATCACATTTGACGGTAGTAATTTTATTTTGTATAAAGATTTCAAAGTTTTTGATACTATCACAATTAATAATCCATTAATTGATGATTACAATAACGAACCACTTTATTTGGGATGTCATAACTTAGATAGTTTAGTTAGACGACACGCTTGTTATACCGAAATGGATATTACTCACTTAAGTATTTTTGATGGAGTAATACCAATGGTATTCTTAAAAAGTTATGTCTTAGGTGAGATACCATTAATTACGGGACAACATATTAATCAAGTTCTTTGTTATTTTACATTTGAAGATAATACTAGTGAGGATTTATTAATATACGATGGTGTTAAAGATTTATATTTCTTAAAGAAAAGAAATAAGATGTCAATGGTTGGTTTTAAACTTGCCAAAGATAAATTAGATGCGGTTGGGTGTGGATTTTGTTTGGCCAAATGGACACAAGTAACGATGCACTTACACAATGGTACAACACACAGTTGTCACCACCCAATTCCACATAAAGTTGGGTTAGAAGAAATTTCAAGAAACCCAACGGCATTACATAATAGTAAGGTAAAAAAACAAGCAAGAAAAGAAATGCTTGAGGGTAAAAGACCAAGTGAATGTGGATATTGTTGGAATGTAGAAGACAATACAAATTCATATTCAGATAGAGTATTTAAATCTTCTGAACCATGGTCAGAACCACATTTTGATGACATTGCTAAATCAGATTGGAGAGATGACTATAATCCAAAATATGTTGAGGTTAGTTTTTCAAACACATGTAATTTTAAATGTGCATATTGTGGTCCTGAATATTCTTCTAAATGGATGGAAGAGGTTACAGAACACGGGGCATATATGTTATCTCACGAATATAATGGTTTAAGAAGATTAGAAGAGAATAAAACAAAACCATACAAACACACGGAACACAATCCATATGTTGAGGCATTTTGGGAATGGTGGCCTGATATGTATAATAGTTTAGATACCTTTAGAATCACGGGAGGAGAACCGTTATTATCCAAAGACACATGGAAGGTACTTGATTACATTATTGAGTCTGAGAATCCAAATAAAGAACTAAAACTATCAATAAACTCTAACTTAGGAGTACCTGATGAATTGGTTGACAAATTAATATTAAAGTTAGATCAAATCATCAAGGAAGAAAGGATTAAAGAGGTTATTATTTTCACATCATGTGACGCATATGGGACTCAAGCGGAGTATAGTAGATATGGTATGGAATTCGACAGAGTGTTTAATAATATTGATAAGATATTGACTAAATTAGAGAAGGTTACTGTTGTAATTATGTCAACGTTCAATGTGTTTAGCGTTTATTCATATGAGAAATTAATTAAAAAGGTTTATTCATATAAAGTTAAACACTTTAACACTGTAAGATATTGGAATTCACCACTAATATTGGACACATCCTTCTTAAGGTTCCCCGACTTCCTAAGTTTTAGAATATTAAAAGATTATTTGGATGTTGAATATTTCGAAAGATGGGAAAAGTATATGAAGTTTAATTCAACATTTAGAAGTTTAAATTTCCATAAGACACAGGATATTAATGATGTCGGATTCTCAACAAAAGAGATTGAAAAGATTACAAGAATTAAAGAAATGTTTGTAACAGATGCTGAATCTCCCGAAAGAACATTTGAAAGATGTAAACTTGATTTTTTAAATTTCATTAGAGAATATGAAAAAAGAAGAGGTATGAAATGTGAGGAATATTTTCCTGAATTAAGTAAATTTATTAAAGATATCGAATATGAAAATAAAATATAAAGAACCGTATTGGTTAAAATATAAGTGGGATATTAGTACTCACCACGATAACCAATATGTCACCAAGCACGATAAAGAAGAGAATTACATTTTCAATGAATTTCTGCATAAAGATGAATATATCATTACGTGTAATTTTAAAATTAAAAGCCACTATAAGACAGATACAATTTGTATGGTATATGGTAAACCCGGAAAGAATTTTGGTTTATCTTATAATACAGAATCTAAAACATTGGCATTAGAATTTTGGTCTTTAAATGAACCAAACGATAAAGTTCATTTTGTACCATTTAAAACGGTAACTGAAAAAGATGTTAGTAGAGGTGTCACCATTTCTATTGTGAGAAGAAACAATACGTTTATTTTATATAAGGAGTTTGAAGAGGATAATGTATATGAATTCGAAAATAATTTGGTTGAGGATTACAAATATGATGGATTATATGTGGGTTGCTCAAGTCCAGATTGTGAGGCGGAAAAACAAAGATATCACGGGGAGATGGACATTAATCACTTATCAATACTAACCTCAACATCTAACATTAACGACGCGCTAGATGTATATGGTAATGAACCAGAAACATTATTAAATCGAAGATACTATGATAATTTAATTTGTCTTTTTGATTTTAAAAGTGTTAACAATTTAGGTATTATCTATGACGAATCAAAATACACTAATTTTTTAGAGAAAGTACCTAAAGAATATATAAAATAACAATAATTTTAACTATATTATAAAAAAAGAACAACATGTCAGAACAATTAAGGGAGTGGAGAGAAAAAAATCTGAATTCAATAAGTTGTAGTTTCTGTGCCGCTAAATGGTACAATGCAAGTTTACACTTAGGTCATGGATTCACAAACTCATGTCACTTACCATTGCCACACCCAATCGATTTGGAAGAAATTAAAACGAATCCTTCGGCACTTCACAATACAAAACATAAAAAAGAAATGCGTCGTATGATGTTAACGGGGGTAAAACCTGCCGAATGTTCATATTGTTGGAAGATTGAAGATATTGGTCGTGGTAATATTTCCGACCGTGTTTACAAAAGTCAGATTTATAAAGAAGAAGAGATTGCTGCCATCAAAGATATTCCGTGGGATGCTGATGTTCTATTGAAAACAGTTGAGGTTAGTTTTGACCGTATCTGTAACTTTGCATGTTCATATTGTAACTCAGGTTATAGTACAACTTGGGGTAAAGACATCAAAAACAATGGACCTTATCAGAAATTTAAAACGACTAGTGCCGGAGCATATTATGCCGATGGTTCTTGGTCTGAAATTTATGGTAAGTATGCTGGTGATAACCCATACGTTAACGCATTTTTAGAGTGGTGGCCAGAATTATCACAAACTTTAGAAGAGATTAGAATTACGGGTGGAGAACCGTCTCAGAGTCATAATTTTTGGGCTTTCATGGAAACAATGAAACAATACCCATCACCTAACTTAAGACTTGCAATCAACTCTAATTTAGGTTTAAATCAAACAACGTTAGATAGGTTAATTAACATCACACATGAAGTGGAAGTTAAGGAATTTGACCTTTACACAAGTTGTGAGGCTTATGGTGAACAGGCTGAGTATATTCGTGATGGTTTGAAGTATGATTTGTGGAGAGAAAATTTGGTAAAAGTAATTGAAAATGCAAACATTAGACAAGTTGTTATTATGATGACAATTAACAGTTTATGTTTATTCAGTATTACTGAGTTTTTAGACGATATGTTAAAATTAAAGGCGAAATATGGTCAACACAAACCAATTGTTGATTTTAATATTTTAAGATGGCCGGCGTTTATGTCACCACTAACATTACCAAACGACATCAAGTATGAATTACACGCTAAATTATCAATGTGGTGGAGAAAACACAAAAAGAATCCATTAATTAATATGCATGAAGGTGCACAAATTGAAAGATTGATTGACTATATTGAAGTTGTTAATAGAGGACATAACACTACGGAAATGGATATGGAATTACAGTTCCATGATTTTAAAAGTTTCTATATGCAATATGACATTCGTAGAAATAAAAGTTTTGTTGATACTTTTCCTGAATTAGCAGATTGGTATAATTCTATTCAAGTTGATAATACAATACCTAATGTTAGTATGACAGATGGTAGAATAACACATTTCGAATCCGGAGTTTACGAATCGGATGTCGAAAACTATAACAAACCAATTGAATAATGTATTTCGCTTTTGAAGATAAATTTAATTTACAAAATTTTGTGGATTGTAAGGATATTAATAAATCAACAATCCCAAGATTTAGTACGTCCCCCTTATTAACATCATCACAAATATACTTCCAACAAAATGACCCAAATGAAATGGTTTATTTTAATTCAACGGATAATATTGATGGTGACTATATTATAAGTGCCAGTGTTAATCATAGTCCAGATGATTGGACAGGATATGACCCAAGAGTAAAAACATTTTTTAGTCATTTAAATGAAAAATATTTAAAAGATTTAAGAGATAATAAGGCCTTTTTAATGTTGGACCAAAGCTTAGAAGGGTATCAAACACCTTGGTTATGGGATTATTTTCATCAACAATGTACAGAATGGAAAGTGTCTCCTACACGTATGATTTACGTTACGGGTAACATGATTGCGGATGATGTGTATGAAAAATGGGCTAACGACAATAACATTTCCGAACGAATGAAGGTTATTCCATATGCACATTTTGAGTTAGATATGGGTATGACTGCACATGGTAGATCAAAAGGTGAAAAGGCTAACCCATTACCAACTTTCCAACAACATATTGATTATAAAACAAAAAATGAAGAAAAATTAAAATCGTTTGCTTGTTTAAATAAAAGAATAAGACCACATCGTGTTTGGTTCTATAACTACTTATATCACTCTGGATTATTGGGAAAAGGTTTGGTGAGTATGAATGACTTTCCTAAACATTGGTATTTTTGGGAAGGTAAACAAATGTCGGATGAAATTTTAAATGACATTACAAAAATATTACCACTAAGAGTTTATGACAAACCAAATGATGAATTAGATGATAATTTTTATATCAATAGATTTAACGATGATGTTTGTTTAGATACATTTGTTACGGTAATAAGTGAGGCTCATTGTGGTGATAGTGATCAAACAATGTTCCTAAGTGAAAAAACATTTAAACTTATCGCGTGTCGACATCCTTTTATGTTTTTAGGTAATAAAGACAGTTTAAAAATGATGAGGAAAATTGGATATAAGACATTTGACGGGTTTATTGACGAGGGATATGATTCATTACCAACACATGAAAGATTAGAATATTTAATTGAATCAATTAGAAAGGTTGATAACATAAAAAATAAAATTGAGTGGTTTAAATTAATGGAAGACGTTATTGAACATAACTATAACACACTTATTAGTAAACTTTTTGCACCTCCCGAGGCATACAATGAACTTAAAAAATATTGTATCAAAACAACAAAAAAATTATTGTAATGTTAGATTGGTACAAAGATGAGTTGAAAGAACGTAAAAAAAATAAACCTAAAATATTAATTGGGTTAGGTGATAGTTTCACTCAGGGTCAGGGTGCGTGTTCTATAGAATTATGGGAAAAATATAATTGGGATTTAGGAACATCCTCCGAAATTGATAATTACGATTTATTAAAATCATCTTATGAAAATTCTTGGGTAAACAAAATTTGTGAAAATTATCTAACCGAGTACACACCGATTAATTTAGGAATGACTGGTAGAGGTAATCGAGCTGCGGTTAAAGAATTATATTTACATCCTGATTTACAAATGGAGAAATCTAAAGAAATAATCGTTGTTTTCATGTTAACAGGAATGGAAAGATTCGATTTTATTGATAAGGAATTTTTTGAGCATGTTCATTATAGAACCATGTGGCCAAATAACAATAGTAAATTATCGTCCGGTTATTTTGAAGAAATATGGAGTGATAAGTTCGGGGTAATTGAATCCTTATTGTCAATTGCAGAAGTTAAAATGTGGTGTAAGTTATATAACGCCAAATTATTCTTAATTAGTGCGTTTTCTCCTAATTTTAATAGAGATTATTTTTTTAACACCTTAATTGGTGACGGAAAAGAAAATAAAAACTATCTATACAAAAACAAAGACTACACAAATCTATTACTTAATAGTAATATTGATTGGGATGATTTTATTAGACCAAATAATTTTAATTGTGTAACGGATTTTTTATGTCATTTAGAAAATAGAGAAGATTTAATAAGTTCATCATCACCACATCATTATTATGAATATGCATATAGTTTGGATAAAATAAGTCCAAATGGGTATATCACAAAATGTGCACATCCATCCAATAAAGGACATGAAAAAATTGCGGAATTAATACATAATGAAATAATAAAAGATAAAAAAAACAGATTAATTTAATGGAGAAAAGAAAATTCCTACCAACACTATCAGAATTGATAGACAGATTATCAATAGTACAATTAAAAGAGGTATTCATACCAGAACATAAAGAGGCATATGCACAAGAAATTGCCGATATTACGCACGACATCCAACTTATTTTAAACGAAAAAGACGTTGTAATTACCGGTGAAATGTTAAGAGCGGTTATTGTATGTTCGCAAATGAATTTACACATTTGGCATAACGAGTCCAACGTTAGAAGTGGTAAAGAAGGACCAAGTATGTTAGCATTAACACATGGACTTAACGGAATAAGAAATACCGCCAAAAACAAAATACAAGAAGTCGTTGGCGGTAGAAAAGATTATAAAATTGATTGTATTGCAGCCGATTTTAAAGATTGGCAAGTTAGTTGGCCCAACCAAGAAGGTTAGTTAATATAATACAATTCAGGATATTCAACAATTACGTGTATACCACCTTCGGTATATGCGTTTTTGTATATCGTTTCAATATTATTCCATTCTTTTAAATCCCAAAATTTAATATTGGGACACATTGATTTAAACTCATCAAAATAGTTTCCTCTATGTTGATGACCCGGGTCTAACGGTTTATCCGAACCTTTACCCAAACGAATAATCATATTAGGTTTCCATTCATCTTTACTCATCAAACCAATTTTATCTACGTGATTAACTAATTGATTGGTTGCACAGATTATGAAATCCCAACGAGGATAGAAAGTTATTACAAATTTACCAGCCATTGCCATTCCTAAACTCATACCCATTTGAGACTCTTCCATTACGGGTAATTCAATTAATTTATTTTTAGGGACATCACCAATTGTTGTACTCATGGGATTACCGTGCCAAAGGACTTGTTGACCTATAAAAACGGTGTTCTCTTCTTGACCTAGGTATGTCATTGAATTAGTTAGTGCGTCCTTGTAAGGGGTGTATTCTGGTTGACTCATTTTAAATCTTTTTGTATGTTATTTATTATATTTTCTGCAATTACCTGATGACATAATTTAGATGGATGATGATCTAATGGAGGGGTTTCTACAAAGTTATCGAAATCTGACCTAATAACCATATTTTTATGTTCCCTTTGTAGACTTTCTATTGTTTTATGTTCCTTATTCCTATATTTTAATTTAATAAAACGTTCACTTAAGTAAGAGTTCTTTAATATTGGTGTCACTAACTCATTTTGCCAAGATAAAATCCTAACTTTAATACCCTTTTCTTCATAAAACATGACCTCATTTTTAAGTCGTAAAAATTGTTGTTCCAGCATTGTTTCATTACAATCGTCAAAGGTCTCATCACTATTATAAAACCATTCTAAAAAATCCGGATATCGTTTTTCAAGTTCAGAAAGATTGTGAAGGGGAACGTTTATAAATTTATTTGAGTCATTTTTATCATAATAAAATCTATTTCTCCACATTTGAGACAATTGAATTATCATATAATCAAAATCATGATAATTATATTTTTCATATGAAATGTGGTCAGCGGTTCTATTTCTTTCTTCAAAAACAAATTTGAAAAATTGAAAAGTTTCATCTTCAGACCCACCATTTGCATTTTTGAATGTTTCGAATGTGTTGAAATGATTAGCAACTAATCTTGGGTAATATAGAGTTTCTCTAAATTTAATATGTGACAATTTCAAATCTTCACCATTAAAAACATTTTCACCGGCGGGGTATGTTAAATTTTCTAAATCAGAATAAAAATATAATCCTTGTCCCCAAGTAAATGAACAACCACCAAATATTATACCTTTCATTTTAAATCTTTTTCTATATTTTTTATTATGTTTTCCGCAATTACTTGATGACACAATTTTGAGGGATGGTGATCTAAAGGTGGGGTTGGTCCAAAATTATCAAAATCCGTTTTAATAACCATACTCTTGTTATTTTCCTGTAAATCTTTAATTGACTGGTAAGTAACTCCGTTATATGTCAAATCAATGAATCTTTCATTCAAGAAATTATCGTTTTTAATGTAACTAATAATGTCATTTTCCCAACTTAAGATTTTTGTTTTAATACCCTTTTCTTCATAAAACATTAATTCTTTTTTAAGTCTGATGTATTGATTTTCAATTTGTATTTTTTCCCATTCACTAAATGTATAATCATTTAAATCGAACCATTTAAAGAATTTCTCATTTTTTTCATTTCTATTTTCTAATATGGGTGCAACATTAGTTTTATAATTAACTCCATCCAATTCAAAATTAAAATTATTTCTAAAAACATGAGACAATTGGATTATCATATAATCAAAATCAATATAATCAAATTTTTTTAACATGAGATATTGATGTTTTTCTCGACTACCCAATAAATCTAAACTAAATGTATTTTCAAAAAATTCAAACGTCTTATCTTCGGACCCACCATTATCCCTTTTAGTTATTTCAAATGTATTGAAATGTTCTGCAACTAATCTTGGATAATATAATGTATTTTTAAATCTTATCTGTGCGTCGGTTATTTCTTTTTGATTAAAAACATATTCACTTTCGGGATATGCTAAATCCACCAAATCGGAATAAAAATATAATCCTTGTCCCCAGGTAAATGAGCATCCACCAAATATTATACCTTTCATATTAAATTTTTATCAGTTAAATTATCAATTATTGAATTTGCAATTATTTGATGACATTCTTTAGACGGATGCACATCTGAAACGTGACGATTTTTATTTTTCCTAAAATCACCCTCAATAGTCATCTCATCTTCTGATTTCATTAAATTCATTATGGTTCCGAACACCTTGTTCTTATTCTTTATTTTTATTATCTTATCATTAAAAAATCTGTCACCTTTTGAACAAGAAAGTACATCATCAAACCAACAAATTATCTTAACATCAATTCCCTTTTTATTATAGAAAATAACCTTTTCTTTTAGTCTTTTATATTGTTTAATTAAATGTTGTTCCTGAATATCATCAACAGTATAATTGTGCAAATTACAATATTCATCAAACTCTTTTCCACCTACAACGTCATCATCAATCCCATTGTATAGATAAGTGTTTGATATTTTTGTTTTACACAAAACACCATTTAATTCAAATTCAAAATAACTTCTATAAGGATTTGTTAATTGGATTATTATATGACTAAAATCTTGGTATGAAAATCTACGTTCAACATTAAAAATATAATTAAAAAAATCAAATGTTTCGTCCTCTGAACCACCGTTACCTAGCAGAAACCCAACATCCTCTTTACATACTTCAAATGTATTTAATTGGTTAGCAACCAATCTTGGAAATCTTAATGAATTTTTGTGTCGAATCATGGCTTCAGTTACTGCTTTTGAATTAAAGGAATGATTTTCTGATGTTGCCGGTAAATTAGAAAGGTTAGAGTAATGATATAACCCCTGACCCCATGTAAACGAACACCCACCAAATAACAAACCTTTAATCATTTGTCCCATTTTCACTAATAATTTGTATCAACGACGTTCTTAGTAATTTATCGTCAGTTACTTCCATGACTTCATGTTGTAAATTAGCCTCTTTAAAATTGAATATTGCAATGTTACCAAATTTAGGTTCCACTTCAATTTTATTACCATCTAAATCAGTTATATATAACTCACCCCCCATTCCCTTTTCCCAATTTTTGGTAAGGTAACAAATTAACACACAAACTCTTGGATTATGTAAACCGTCATTGTGGTCCTTAATAAAACATCCCTTATTATAGAGCGCCAATTCAAAACCATTCTTTATGAGTTTATACTTATCCCAAGTTTTTTCTAATGTTGGAAATGCGTAGTTAATTATTGTTTTTTCACCAAAAGAATAGTCATATAACCATATTTGTACTAAATCTTTTTCCTCTCTTATTATTCTTTCTTTTTCCAAATTGGCCATTTCATAAGACATCATTTCAGTCCTATTTACATTTTCTACTTTACCTATTGAATAGAACACACAATAATTTTTATCAACATAATTGATATTACTTATCTTTTCTAAAATGTTTTCATAATCGGGACCAAAAAATTCATTTCCGGTCCCAACTATGTATCCTTTACCTATTTTCATTAATTATTAAATTCGTGTTTGTGTTCCATATACCAAATATAGGCATTCTTCAAACCTAAGTCTAATGGTGTTTTAGCTTCCCATCCTAAATTTTCTTTTATTTTATTCGAATCAATTTTACGTGTTGGAATCATAGATGGTTTACCTTGAATATATTCGGTAGGTGCACTATAATCAACAATATTCTTCATTAATTCAAGAACTTCATTTACCGAATATACTTTATTTGAACCTACATTGTAAACTTGAAACATTTCAGTTTCCTTTTCCATTACCACCTGCAACGCTTCAACGAAATCCCCAACATAAAGTAAGTCTCTCAATTCACTACCGTCACCCCAAACAGGTATTGGATTCATTTTATCTGCCACCTTACGAATTGTTGCTGGTGTTACGTGACATTTATTAAAATCATACTTATCATGAGGGCCAAACAAATTTGCTGGTCTAATAACGGTACATTTCATTGTTCGTGGTAAGTATTTTGCATATAGTTCACATTGAACCTCAGCGTAACGTTTCATCCAACCTACTGGAAAATAAACGGGGTAAGGTTCATCGAATAAGAAATCAGTTTCAACAACCGGTTCATCACCCTTCGGTGGATACACTGTGTTTGATGATATAAATACATAATGTTCTACACCATTTCTCCATGATGCATCAATTAAAAAATTATTCATCGCAACGTTAGGTGTTACATGTGCTAAAGGGTCCACAACCGTATCTACAGCATTTGACGTAGAGGCTGCGGCGTGAAAGACAACATTTACTCCTTCAGTTGCCTCTCGACAACCTTGATATGTTTGTAAATCATGTTGAGTGTATTCTACACCTTCATGTTTTGTTCTAACACCTCTTTTATGTAGGTTTACTCTAATTTTAGTATATCCTTCTTTTATTAATCTTGCGGTTAAATTTTGACCAACTAATCCCGAACCGCCGGTGATTAATATTTTTGAATCTTTATTTATCATATTACTGTTTTTTTAACTCTTTTTTATCATATATAAAATCAATGAAGGTTAATCTTCTAAAACCATTTTTAACAGGATTAACCGAATGATTAGGGTTATTATGTGTAAAGTCTAATAACGAGAAATTACCTTTTGTTGGGATTAGTGATTTTACATCTCCTCCTTCCGTAATAACCAATTCACCACCACCATTAATATAATCTTTTTCATCTGAAAGGTAAATTAAAATGGCACATTTTCTTGCTCTATTTTCACCGTCATTATGTGGTGTAATATGGTCACCATCTTCATATATGGTGAAGGCCATTTGATGTTCAATATTGTCTTTTAATTCGGGGTAAATTTTAACCACATATTTCTCCACAATTTCTTTAAAGTAATCTTTAGATTTAGATAAGTCTCCTGTAAATTTTACACTTTCCCACCATTTTTGAACTACTTCTAAATTGTTATCTTTGATGAATTGATTACGTTCTTCAATTTCCTCTTTAGTTATAGATGGTTTATAATCACCACCAAACTGAGAAAAGTTTTTATATTCATATCTATACAAATAATCATCTTTGGTTTCTGCAGATTGAAAAACAGGTGTAAGATGTTGATTAAACTCATCCATATCAACACCTAACTCATCAATCTTCCCAAAATAATAACCAGAATCAATAAAATCTTTAACTTTAAAATTTAAATTTGAATTATCAAATTGGGAGATGTAGTAATTATATGTGTTTCTTAATCCATCCTCAAAAGATTTTTTTGGTAATAAATCATAACTTTTTTGTTTGGTAACATCCATCTGTCTTTTTAAATCTCCGTTGGGTTTGGATGTATCCCAATTAATAGATAAATCTTTACCTGAAATTTTTACCAACGACTCAACCATAGATTTGATTGTTATTTCCACACCAGCACCAAAATTTACAATATCATTTATCTCATCCTCAAATAATTTTATACAGGCATCGGCAACGTCGCCACCGTAAACAAAATCACGAATCGGACTACCATCTCCCCAACATTCAATACTACCTTCAGATTCCCATATTTTCTTAACTGTAGATGAAATTACAGTACCGTTACCACTAAAATCATCATAGTCACCGTATATATTAGCGGGTCTAATTATTGACCACTTATCATAACCGTATTGAACTTTATATGCCTCTAATAATATCTCACCCATTCTCTTAGACCAAGAAGGGAACCAATCGTTTTCTGACGGTAATGTTTTCCACACATCACCCTCAATAAACGTTTCCGCCGGAGAATACACACCAACCGAACTCATGAAAACTAACCATATATTTCGTTTCGAACATTGATTAATTATTTCTGTGTTAATCTTGAAAGATGGATATAAAAAGTCTACTGGTTGTGTTTTTGCTCTAATTGGGGACCCCTTTATACCAAACGCATTGATTACCACATCTGGATTATGTTTGTCAAATAATTCAATTAAATCTTTTTCATTTGTTAAATCAACCTTTTCATAAGTAAATCTAAGTTTATATAAATCACTTAATTTTATGTTAGATTCTTTAATGTCGGCACCAATCACCAGATACATATTATCACCCTGCTGTCTTAATAGTTTTTCAATTAAGAATCTACCAACTAATCCATTACAACCTGTTACTAATATTTTTTTCATTTTTTACTTATAAAATTTATGTATGTTAATCTTTTAAAATCATTTTTTACGGGAGTAACCTCATGAGTTACGTTATTTTGTGTAAAATCTAATATAGTGAAGTTTTCATTAATTGGGTATACTTCTTCAATGATATCGTTATTCTTTATAATCAATTTTCCTCCCCCGTCATTATATGTTTGTGAATTCGATAGGTAGATTAAAAAAACACAAACTCTACCTTCATTATAACCATCTTTATGTTCATTTATGAAGTCACCATTTTCGAATAGGGTTATGTTATCCATATGAACTAATTCACCAAGATCCCCATAATTTTGATTTATAAAATCAGTGATACCTTTTCTAAAATAATTCTTCATCGGTGTCAATTTATCACCACTATACTGCCACCATCTTTGAAATGTTCCTAAATTCTTATCCCTAACGAATTGTTCCCTCTCACTAATTTCATCTAAACTAATTAACATTTCATATGGCATCGGGTGTTCATAATCAAAACGATACCTGAATTCATCTTTATCGTTAACCAATTGACTTGTTTTTAGACAATAGTCTTTGAATATTTGTGGTTCTGAAAATAACTCCTCATTTTTACCGATATAATACCCATCTTTAAATAAATTATTCATTTTTATGGATTAAACTTTTAAAATAGATTTCGTCTCTTTTTGAATTATTGATATCTATTATTTTATTTTTATTGTCAATAAATCTTTGCTCGTTATTTTTATAAAATTCAATAACTTGATTTTTGTTTTTCAACAACCTTAAAATTTCATTAAAAACAAGAAGAAACCTTTTTTTATCATCCGGCTCATTATCGTAATCGTGATTGATAATGTCATCAAATAAATCAAACCCAAATCTATCTTTTAGTATTTTTACATGATTATGAGATGAGACAAAAATAGGTAGTTGATAAAAATAAAATGGTTTCATAGATTTTTCTGTGATATGAATTTCGGGTCTATCATAACAGGATTCGGTAACTATGTTAACGTAAGATCCCTCAAAGGTTCTATTCTCATAAATATTTTTCCAATCAACTTGCGCATGATCACTCGTATCGTCAAACCATTCCTTTTCATTTTCAAAATTACTTTTCTTTATATCGATATCATTAAGAGTATTGATTTCTAACTTTAACATGTCACATTCTTCTTTTGTGAATATTGGTGAATAGAATGAATAGTCGGGGTTAAACTTAAGTTGTTTCTTTCTATACCAACCATAAACTAAAGACCAATCCACTTCACTTAAAATATTGTTCTTCATCATTAATGCAAGTAACCCATATCTGTGAGGTTTAGGACTTCTATTATGACACATAAAAAAATTACCGGTTTTATCTGGCATAAATCTCGGTTCTCCAAATTGAACCATGTGGTCACAAATGAATTTAACCAAAAAATCTAAAGGATAAACGTTTAATTCCGTGTTAAGTTCTTCTTTATATTGATTTAGTTTTGAGTTATTATTCCATATGTAGATTCTTTTAGAATCCAAATTTTCGTTTTTACAAATCGTATCCACTAGTGAAATGAAATTTTTTGTTTCATACTCGTGCTCGTTTAAAAGTACAATATTAAAATTAGGACATTGTAAAAAACATTCTCTAACTTTAATGGGTAATGGTAATGTTTGTTCATCTGAAAAATGATGACTGATATTGTCACTATTAATAAAATAATAGTAATTTTCATTTGGATTATCAAAAACCTCATTTAGTGTGCAATTTTTGATATGATTGAACATTTTGTAAAATCTAAAAAAACCAATAACAATACGATATCGTCTTTTATTTGGTTCTTCGTGTAAATTTGGGAAATAGGTTCCGTTATCTTCACTCCATTTATCATAAACAATATTAAAAGTGTCTCGTTTTTTTATGTTAATCAGATTAGTGAAAAATGAATTATTTACCTCCTTTTCATCTAATACATAAAATCTTTCGATAGGTAAATTTATTTTTGTTATGACTTTGGTAACGTCATTAAAAATTTCAGGATTACCAATAAAAATGATCCTAAGATTATCGTGATTCCAATATGTGTTTCTTAATCTTGTTTCCAACGGCAACTCATCGTGACTAATATCCGGCGTTAGAATATTAAACGATTCAAAACCATTTAATATATAAAAATAATTTTCATTTGGATTTTCCGATATAGAATCCAAATTAGATTTTCTTACGTTATTAATACCAACGCTCGACAACATTAATTTTATATCCTCAAATTTCTCATCTTCATTTTTTTTGATACCATTGTAATAGTGGGAATCGTTTACCCTATCATAATCGCCACATATTACATTAAAAAAATATCCCATATTAATTTCATTTACATTAAAGATTCAAAATAATTGTAATCTGTTTTATCGTTTATTATGTTTGAAACGATTTGATTATTTTTTAAAAATCTTTCCTCATTATTTATGATGAATTTTTTAATTTCATCTCTATTATTATAAATTCTATTTATTTCATCACAAACAAGTGAAAATCTCTTTTTAAAGTTAGTTTCATTGTCATAATCGTGATTAACCACATCCTCAAATAAATCAAATCCATATATTTCTTTTAAGTTCTTAACATGAAATGCAGAAGATAAGAATATGGGTATTTGATAAAAAAACAACGGTTTAAACGATTTCTCAGTTATATGTATGTCTTCAGTGATAAAATTTGTTTCAGTTGTGATGTTAACGAATGAGTTACGAAATGTATCCTCACAAATATAATCACCAAGGTCACCAAATTTAAAGACATGGTCAATTTCATACTTACTTTTTATCTTACCACTTTTTAAAATTGCATCAATTTCATCTTTTAATGGTGGTGACAAATCATAATCAATACTTGTATCCGAATCAAAAATAAATGACCAATCAACCTCTTTAATGATATTAGTTTTTTTAAGGAAGGCCAAAATACCAACCCTATGTGATTTCATTCTTTTATTATGACACATAAATAAAAATTCACGATTTGTTGAGAATTCTATTTTATGTTTATTTAATAATTTTGAATAAAAGATTGGTAAAAATTTTGTCGATAAGACATTAATTTGACTATTATGTTTTGATTTATAAAAGTTTAAAAGAGAGTTATTATTAATTAAATGAATTTTTGACCCATTGATATTATATCTTTTTAAGAATTCATTTAATTTTATGAAATTTTCTTCGTCTACAGATTCGTGCTCACTTAATAAAACAACATTAACGTTGTTTAATGTTTTTAGGGCGGTCATTAACGATTCGGTAAATGGAACTGTATTTTCAAAGAAACTAAATGTGGATAGTCTTGAAATGAAATAATAATAATTTTCGTTTTCATTTTCATATGCATCCTCTAAAGTACACTCCCTTGATTTTTTAAAGTTAAAATATCTTAAGTGTCTTTTTAAATGTGACATTCTTTCATCATCGTCCCCTTTATAGAAATAATAATCAACACCTATTGTATCTAAATCATCCCTAATAATATTTAAAAAATCACCCATTTCCCTGTTCCGTAGTGCGGCCACTCTTTTTTATAGTCATACCAAATAACGTCCGAAGGAACTTCACTTTTAACTTTCCATGTTTCCACCGTCGGTGTGTTAGTCGATACACCATTATCTTCAACAACAAATTTTATTGGTAAATCAAAATTTTTGGCGTACTTGTGGTTTTCCATAAAACCGCCGGTTTCAAAGGCCATATCACCAATGAAACACCAAACAGTTTCGTTATTACCTTCTCTTTTATTTGCCATTGCAACACCGACAGCAATTGGTATTATTGCACCAACAATTGCGGAAGCGTAGAATTTCTCATCTTTATTTACTAATGTAATTGACCTACCGTCTAATATTTCTTGCTCAATCCATTCAGACGGTACACCCTTAAGTAATGCATGATAATGGGATCTCCAAGTTGAAAAAACCCAATCGGTTTTCTTAATATATTTGAATATTTCAATTAACTCATCTTCATTACCACCACTTAAGTGAATCGGTCCTCTAACTCTACCAGATTCCCAATGATCGGCCATTTTTCTTTCAAACTGTATAAGTCCTGTTTTATCCCATAATGGTTCATTTACCATTGGTAATGAATCTACTAAATTTTTAATCATCTGTCTCTTTTTTGTAATATTGGATTATTTGTTGGCCATTCCATCTGATATTCGGGATCGTTCCATTTAACAACACCTTGTTCGTCAGCATCGACATAACCGTCTTTATAAAATAAATTATAGTGAAACATACAATCGGTTAGTGCATAATGACCATTTGCAAAACCTGGCGGAACTAGCACTTGATTTCTTTCTTTCTCAGTAATCATGAACGATTCCCAATCTCCAAATGTCGGTGAATTTTTTCTCATATCTAACACTATTAAATATATATCACCAACTGCTGCTTGTACTAACTTCCAAGTCTTATTGTCGTAATGTAAACCTCTCAACACACCCTTATACGATTTTGAAAATCTACCGTGAACACTTATTTCAGATTTTTCATAATGAATATGTTTCATTACCGGATGTTCTTCACTATGAAAAGTTGTGAAAATTTCACCTCTATACTCTCGGTATATTGAAGGTGTAAAGATGGGTACCTCGTACCCGAATTTTTTTGATGGAGTTTCTATGAACTCATCCCATTTATTACTCATATTACATATTGTTTGCATATCCCAAAGGAAACCCATTTCTGAATTCAGCACCCATTCTAGGTACAATCATTTGATAGGCCATTATTAATTCTTCTATTCCCATATCTACGGTCCAATTTGGTGACCATCCAGTCGACTCTACCTTCTCGTTTGACACAATGTAGTCCCTCTTATCAGGGTCTTCGTAATAGTCATTGTATGAGACGGCAAAGTTCTTCACATGAGATTGTATTTTTTCAAGTAATTCTTGTTTAGAAAGGTTTGCGTCACTCAACCCAACATTAAAGACTTCACCTTTATATTTGTCATAATTCTCTAACATAAAGAGAAAAACACTAGCAACATCCTGAATATGAATGAAATTACGTTTAAAGTTCTTTTCAAATACAACAATATACTTGTCTGTTATTGCCTTATATGTGAAATCATTTACCAATAAATCAGTTCTCATACGTGGAGAAACACCAAACACAGTGGCCAATCTAAACATAATTGCGTCCGTGTTGGATTTTAAGAAACTCTCCGCTTCACATTTTGTTGACCCATAAACAGATATTGGATTTAATGGTGATTCTTCGGTACACTCTGTTTGACCAACACCAATACCATAACCACTATTAGTGTTTGGATAAAGAATTTTCTTACCCAATCCATTAGTGTATTTGACTATATTAAAAATTTGGGTAAAGTTTATTTCTCTTGCCAATTCAGGTTCAGACGCACATGCGGGAAACCCAACGATTGCCGCCAATGGAATTATAACATCTGAATCTAAACACAGTCTCTCAAGAAGTTTTTCATTTCTAACATCACCATGTATAAACTTAAAATATGGGTTTGATGTGTATTGTAATAAAGATGTTTGATTAAATATGAGTTTATCTAAGACGGTAACTTGATACCCCTTTTCTAACATTTTACCGGTTATTACCGATCCGAGGTAACCCGCACCTCCTGTGATAAGAATTTTCATAATGAAATATACAAAAATTTATCTTAATTACAAATTGTTATTTTGATTTTTTTTATTTATATTATGTAATAATATTATGGATAAAATTAGATGTAGTCTTGAAGAGTGGGATACCATTTTTGATTATTATAGACCTAATGGATCATCAAAAACTTGGTACATTAAGGAATTAAAACAACTTAGCAGACCATTAATGTGGGGTGAATGGAATCTTTACACTGAAAGTGGTGAGATGTTCGATAAAGGGATGATGATGGGTCAAATCACACCTAAACATTCGGATAGAATAGAATACGTACCATTTGACCAAATACAAGATGGAAATCACTTATACATAATAAATGTTTATTCATATAGCTTTTTTAGTGATAATTTAGACATTGGGTTTAGTTGTGTATCTGAAAAATATCTTAAAGATGTCAAGGAAGGTAAATCTAAAATTGTTATGTTATTTCTTTATGAGGGATATTCGGGGTCTAAGGGTAACTACGATTTGGAAATAATTGAGAAGTGGAGGGTTGATGCGGGTTTACCGGTAAACTCAATTTATTATGTTTCAGGTAATTTATTGTGTCAACAAATTGTTGAGGAAAAAAAATTAGGTTATCAGGGAAGACCGATACAATATTTTGAACCTTGGAACAAATATAATGATAATACAATTATAGATTTTAAACCGGTTAATGAAAAAAATCTTTATTTAACATATAATAGAAACCCTAGACATCATAGAGTACAATTGATTTTAAACCTAATAAAACATAACATATTTGGTAGAGGATTAATTAGTTTAAGTGAGTTAGTGTATAAAACACCTGAAGATGCAAATGTTGAACATGTTGATTTTTTAAAGAACAACGCACCATTTGTTATTAGTGAGGGATGTGATTTGTTTTTTAACATGTGTTGTAATATCACTAAAGAAGATTATGAAAAAACATTCATCTCAATGGTAACTGAAACCTTAGTGGATGAGGGAACATTGTTTATTTCAGAAAAAATATGGAAACCAATTATGGTTGGACATCCATTTATTGTTTTTGGTAACTTAGGGACTTTAAAGTTTTTAAAATCAATGGGTTACAGAACTTTTGATAAATGGATTAGTGAGGAATATGATAACGAACCTGATAGCGGTAAAAGATGTAATATGATTACCGAAGAATTAGTTAAATTATCAACAAAGACAATTGAAGAACTGAAATTAATAAGAAGTGAAATGAATGAAGTATGTGATTATAACCAAAAATGGTATAAAAAACTTTATGATGAGAAGTACGGCGGTATTGACATAAACGGAGACTTAACTAAGATATTCGAAGAAGTTTGGAATGAATTAAAAAATAAAAATGGGTAAAAATTTTAATATTGTTTATGAAAATTGGAAGGGAGATGAATTCGTTCCAAATTGGTCAGATAAGTTTCCAAATAGAAATTTAAAAGATCCATATTATTTAATACATCATTATATAAGTGATACTGAGTTTGAAGATAAATTTAATTTAACCAGATGTAACTTTGACGATGTTATAAATGTGCCAAATGAAAAATTTTACTATTTTGTAAATTATGGAGTTGGGGATTTATGTGAATTATTTGAAAATAAAGAGTTTAATAAACCTATCGTACAACTAAATCCAATAAGTGATAAGTTAAAGAACTTCATTAAAGAAAATGAAAATTTTAATGTAGTTTTTTTAACGGAGCACGAACCTGATAATGAAGAAGGGTTTAGGATTTTAAGTGATTACATAAACAATAATAATTTAAACCCCAAACAATTTTACGTAATTAATAATAACTCCAAAATAAGGGAATATAACAAAAAATATGGTAGTGAGATTAATACCTACACCTTAAATTTTATACCACATTCATCAACCAAAGTTTTAGTAAGAATCGGAGGTTGCGAGTTCACAACGGAAAGAAACGGTAAATTTTTCATGTGTTTTAATAAATCACCTAAACCACATCGATATGCCTTATTGTGTCTTCTTAAAAAGAATAATTTATTAGAAAACACAAATTGGTCTTTAGTACCTTCATGGAATTGTAATTTCGAAGAGAGTTACCTACGTTCAACATTTACTAAGAACGAATTGAAGATGATTAAAAGTGAGATAGACTATTTTAGTAAAATTGATATTAAAAGGAGTGATTTTGAAGAAGATAAAGATTGGTTCAATAGATTTAGTAACATCAACAGAGCATCATTACCAATATGGCAACAAATACCAGAACATTTGGAAACCTATCTTAGTTCATATGTGAATATAGTGACCGAGTCTATGTTTAAAGATGTAAATAATAATATCCACATTTCAGAAAAATCGTTTAGACCGTTTTATTATTATCAAATTCCAATTATACTATCAACACACGGCCATATAAAAACATTGAAAGAAAAGTACGGGTTTGATTTTTATGATGATATAATTAATCACAGTTATGATGATGAACCGGATCAAAAAACAAGATTAATTAAATTGATTGCTGAGGTGGCAAGAATTAACAATAATAAAGAAAAAATAATTGAGTTTTTTAGAAATAACAGAGAGAGATTTGAAAGTAATAAACAAAGGGTTATTGATGTCCTAAAAGTTGCGGACCAAGATTATCTTTATTTTGAAAGTCTAATATAATGAAAAAGAACATATTAATTTGTGGAGATAGTTTTGCTGCTGATTGGACAAAAAAATACAATGGTATTGGTTGGGTTAATATGTTATGTGATAATTTTAATGTCACTAATGTTGCCGAGGCTGGGGTTTCCGAGTATAAGATATACCAACAATTGAGTAAACAAAAACTTACGGATTTTGATAGGGTTATCATTTCACATACAAGTGCATATAGAATACCGGTTGAAGTTCATCCGATTCATTCTAAAGATATATTACACCATAATTGTGATTTTATTTATTCCGACATTAAAGAGCATAAAAACAATCCCGAAGTTAAATGTATTGTCGATTTGTATGAAAAATATTTTCATGTTGAGTATGCGGTATTTGTACATGATTTAATATTAAAAGAAATTAAAGGATTATGCCCCGATGCAATAAACATGACATTCTTTAACTCTTTTAATAAGGATTCTATTCAATTAGAAGATGTATTTTTGGAAAATAGGGGGAATATGAATCACCTAAATGAAATTGGTAATAAAATAATATATAATAAAATTTTAAAATTATTAAATGAATAAACTTTGGACATTTGGATGTAGTTTCACATCAGAGTATAATTTTACTCCTTATTTGGGTGCGGTAAATCAAATGATAAACTATAAGGAGTGGAGAAACGGTAGTGAACCTAAATTATGGTCAACAATACTCGCAGATAAATTAAATTTAGAAGAAAAAAATTTAGGGTACCCCGGTTCCTCAGTTTATAAAATTTTCGATGCATTTTGTAATAATTGTCATTTAATTGAAAGGGGAGATGTGGTTATTGTTGAATGGACAAGATTACAAAGATTTAGGGTTTGTCAAAATGGACATTTTCCAACAGTTTTACCTGCACATAATAAAGATGCTCATACAATATTAAGTTACGATACCACAGTTCAATTTCAGGTGAACAGAGAGGAGAGACCCTTTATTGAAGAGATTTACTCATTTCAAAATTTTATAGAGGAATTTTGTAATTCATTGGGATGTGAGATATATTTTTGGTCTGCGGATGATGATATAATAAACAAAGAGTCCAATGAATTTAAGAGTAAAAGAAAATATCTTTTTTCTGAGGCTAACATCGACATGACACAATATCTGAGAAGGAAATATGGTGCCGAGACAATATATGATGAGACAAATGGTGAAGTTGCAGATCAACAACATTATGGTGAAAAGGGACATAGTGTTATGGGTGAAATCTTTTATAATGAAATAATTAGATACAGAAATTTATAATAATGAATACACTTTGGATATTTGGAGATAGTTTTAGTTCAGATTTTGACTATAAAAATCTACATGGAAATCATAAATCCTATATGGAGATTTTTAACATTGACCACATACCGGTTTGGGCAAGTGTGTTAGGGGAAAAATTAGGATACGATGTTAAAAATTTAGCAAAAGGAGGAAGCTCTAATTATCAAATATTTCAAGATTATTGTGATTCTTGTCATTTAATACAACCAAACGATATTGTTATTGTTGGTTGGGGACTGATTGATAAGTTTAGAATATCTCAAAATAATAAAGTCATAAACATTCACCCCAATAACACCAGAGACTATGAGAATATGTCTAAATCTACCTTAGATGAGATGGTAAAAAATAGAAGACAAATTTATAATGGTATTGATATTTGGGCTGGAGAAATTTACGGATGGGAGAGAGCGATGGATACGTTAAGTAAGAACAAAGGATATCAAATATATTTTTGGTCAAGCGAAGAAGATAGGTTAATTTATAAAGAAAACGATGACCACAAGAAAAGTAAAAATTATTTGTGTTCAGAAAGTAAACAATCTTTAATACATTATTTAAGAAATATGGGTTGTTTAAGTATGTCACAAGAAACGAATAACATTGTTGGCGATTCACATTTTGGGTTACAAGGACACAATAAACAAGCGGAAATTTTTTACAATGAAATTAAAAAATAAACTTTGGACGTTCGGATGTAGTTTTACTGCCGAATATGACCCAATAGGAGGAATACATCCACCATTTGAAAATAATTTTGATAAGTATTATAAATTTAGAGGTAATAATTTTCCAGATACATGGACAACTGTGTTGGCAAATAAAATAGGATATGAACCTATGAATTGTGCCTTTGGCGGATCGTCAAATTACGGTATACTTAATCAATTCATTGATGTTTGTGATTTAATTAAAAAAGATGATATTCTTATTTTCGGTTGGACACATTTAGGTAGATTTATTGCAGTAAATAACGTTAACGATATATTCAATCAAGTATTACCATTTGGTGCCGAATATAATGATTTAGGTTTCTCAAAAAGAACAGTTGAAGAAATACAAGTTAATAGGACCAATCCATTATGGGGAAAGGAAGTTTACAATTGGATATATTTTATTAATCGATATGTAAAAAATATAGGTGCAGAATCGTATCATTGGTCAAGTGATGAAAGAATATTTGATTACCACACCAAGAATTGGAAGGAAGATAATTTAATTGTTGTTGATGATATTGAGATGTTAGAAAACCCACATATTGTGGACAAACATAACCTATTATGGTATTTAACACACCCAGTACAATATAATGGTAAACAAATGGGTAAGGTGATTGATGAAACAAAAGGTTTAATTACTGACGGTCATTTAGGTGAATGGGGACATAAAATACAGGCCGAGTTTTTTTACCGAAATTTAAAAGAAAGAAGTAAATTAGTAATACCATGAGATTAATTTGTTTTGGTGATAGTTGGACTGCGGGTCACGGAATTGAGGAAGATGTACAATATAAGGAAATACCATTTCCTAATATGTTTATACAAAAACTAAGGGACATGAACTCTTGGCCAAGATGGGTTGCGGAAAAATTAGAATGTCCTTATATTAATTTAGGTGTTTGTGGATTCGGTAATGAATTCATATTAAATGAAATTAAAAGTGTTAAAAAGGACGGACACTTTAAGAAAGATGATATCATCATAGTTATGTTATCTTATCCATATCGTTACACTGGTGATACATACAATGTGATTGAAATCTATGAACAAATGGAACAAGAGTTAATAGGACTAAACCATTTTTATTTTAACTCATTTTTCCCCACATTTAAAGAAGAACACTATGATACCAATAAATTACCAGACTACTTCATTAATCCTGATGGATGTGTCTCCGATATATTACGAGAATATGAAATAAAGAATGATATCGGTGTTTGGGAATATGGGAGTAGGAGTGTTTGGAACGACGAAAAGAATTTCTACGAGGGGGACTACCACCCTAATTTAGTTGGATATAAAATTATCGGTAATCACATATATAATGAAATTAGTAAACATGGAAAGTAAAATAATTTGGGATGAGTTCCTTGATTACGTAGAGGAAAAATTTTTAGGGTACACCCCAATTATTTCAAAAGATAGTGAATACACTGCGGTTATAATAGAGCCCAGAGAACATAATGATTTGTTATTATCAATCAGGTCAACCATGTACTATCTTAATGAGACCGATTCTAAAATTAAATGGGGGTTACAGATATTTCATGGAAATAAAAATAAAGACCTAATAAGAAGAATGACAAAAGGTTGGAAGAACGTTGATTGTGTCAACATTGGTGTGGATAATTTCACAAACATAGAACACAGTGAATACATGGAAACTGCTGATTTTTGGAGAAAAGTAAAGGGTAATAAAGTCTTGATTTTTCAGACAGATTCTTTATTATTAAGAAGTGGTATTGATGAATTTCTTGAATATGACTATGTAGGGGCACCGTGGAGAAAACCGAAGGAAGGACAGATGGTTGGAAATGGTGGACTATCGTTAAGAACAAAAGATGTAATGATTAAAATATGTGAAAACAATCCGGTAACCGAACAGATATGGGAGGATATTTATTTTATGAAACACATGAGGGGAATTGGAGTGGCGGATGTCGAAACTGCGAAGAATTTTAGTATGGAAGATGTTTATTCACCAAACCCATTAGGAGTTCATAACCCAATAAGACACATCGAACCTCATCTTTTAGAAAAGGTTCTATTTAAAAAATAACAATGTATATAATAGGAATATCAGCATTTTATCACGATTCTTCTGTTTGTTTATTTAGAGACAATCAGTTGATTTTTGCTTGCGAAGAAGAAAAATTTACAGGAATTAAACATGATAGTTCTTTCCCTGAAAAGACTTTAGAGTATATCTATAAACAATTTAAGATTACCGATAAAAATTTACAAGCGGTTTGTTATTACGAAGACCCAAAATTGAAATACGAAAGAGTAATGGATAACATTAAATCACAATGGTTTAAGAATCCAATTTATTCATTAAAGTCTTATTTAAAAATTCGTAACATCGCGAAAGAGATTGATGAAAGATTAAGAAAAATTTCACCAAACGTTTTCTATTCAACACATCACGAAGCACATATATACTATTCATTTTACACGTCACATTTTCAAGAGGCAACTTGTCTATCCATAGATGGTGTTGGTGAAACCGATACCATGTCTATTGGATTAGGGAATGAACGTGGTATTGAATACGCATCTCTCGCAAAATACCCACACTCAATTGGTTTATATTATTCGGCAATGACATCCTTCTTAGGATTCAGACCAAACGAAGGTGAATACAAAATGATGGGGTTAGCATCTTACGGTAATCCAAACACTTACTTAGATGTTGTTAGAAAATTAATAACATATAAAAATAGTAAATTAGAATGTAATTTAGATGTGTTTTGTTGGAATAAGTCCGACAAAGTAATGTTTAATGAAAAATTATCGGAATTACTTGGTATTGAACAAAGATTACCCGAAGATAGTATTGAATCGATTCATCAAGATTTAGCCGCCTCAGTACAAAAAGTGTATGAGGAGATTTTATTTGAGGTATTGAAAACAATATCAATTATTAGTGAACGAACCAATCTTTGTTTAAGTGGAGGTTGTGCTTATAATGGGACCGCGAACGGTAAAATTGTCGGTAATAGTTCTTTCCAACATCTATGGATACCACCAGCACCATCGGATGCGGGTTCCGCAATAGGTGCGGTTGCACATTACTTAGTAAAAGAAAGAAAATTAAAAAATAAAATAACAAGAAATCCATTTTTAGGACCAGAATACTTTTACGACGATATTCAAAAATCAATTAAAGGGTTGAAGTATAAAAACTTTACAACTGAGAAGGGTTTACTGAGATATGTTGCGAAGAAAATTAATGAAGGTAGTGTTGTTGGTTGGTTTAGTGGACATATAGAATTTGGGTCAAGAGCTTTGGGTAATAGATCAATATTAGCAAATCCAACACTTCCAAATATGAAAGATAGGATTAATAAAGTGATTAAGAAAAGAGAAGGGTTTAGACCATTTGCACCAATGGTAACAAAAGAGAAACAACATGATTTTTTTGAAATGACCGACGATGTACCTTATATGAACCAAGTTGTACAGGTTAAACCACAGTTCAGGGATATCTTAAAAGCAGTAACACACGTAGATGGTTCTGCCAGAGTTCAAACTGTTTATAAAAACACATTAATACACAAACTATTAGAAGAGTTTGAATTGGTGAGCGGATACCCAATACTTCTTAACACATCGTTTAACGTAAAAGATAAAACAATGGTATTAACACCAAAAGACGCAATAGATACATTCTTTGACACCGAAATGGATTTATTAGTTATTGGTAATCACGTATTATATAAATAAAATATTAAAACAAAACATATGAAAAAGTTATTTAAGTGGATTTTAGACAAGATTGAATCGTACAAAAAGAAAAAAAGATTCAAAAAGAAATTAGAAGAGTTACGTAAAAGAGATCCATTTATTTATAACCATTAATATTTGACTTTTTCATAAAAGTTAGGTATATTAATGGTATTATGATATATTGGTTTACCGGACAACCCGCAGCAGGAAAAACGACTTTAGCAAAACATTTAGAGTCGTATATTTCACATTCAAACAAGGTCATTCACATTGACGGTGATGATTTAAGAGATATCTTTCAAAACAAAGACTACTCCGAAACGGGTAGAAGAAAAAATATTGAGAGAGCTCAGGACATTGCTCGTTTTATGAGTGAAAAGGGATATGATGTTGTCGTATCACTTGTATCACCATATAGAGACCAAAGAGAACAATTTAAAGAAAATAACGAAGTTCATGAGATTTATGTTCATACCACTGATGATAGAGGTAGGAATGATTTTCATGTAACCAATTACGAAGCCCCAACTGACGATTTCATTGAAATTGATACAACAGATAGATTGGAGGTAGATTCGTTTATTGAACTAACAAAAAAATTAGATATATGAGTAAAAAGTACGCGTTGTATGTGGGTAGATGGCAAAATTGGCATAAAGGACATGAATGGTTAATTAACCAACAATTAGAGAAAGGTAAAAATGTTTGGGTGGCAATTAGAGATGTTGAACAAGATGAAAACAATCCCAAAACCGCACAACAAATTTTATTAGAACTATCTAATGAACCCTTTTTTAAAGATAAATTTGATAGAATATTATTATCAATTATTCCCGATATTGAAAGTATTAATTACGGTAGAGGCGTTGGTTATGATGTAATCTATCACGAACCACCATCAGATGTTGCGGTTATTAGTGGTACCGCAATTAGAACTGGCCATATGAAACCAGACGGAACAGTTACATACGATGAAAATAAAGGATAATGATAGTAGAACGTAAACGACACATAGCTAAAACAATATCGTACCGTATCATATCTACCTTAATTGGATTTGGTATAATGTGGTGGATAAGTGGTTCAGTTAAGGTCGGTGCCGCCTTCGGTGTTGCCGAATTAGTCTATAAACCTATTCAATACTATATTCATGAAAGGATTTGGTATAGATGGATTAAATTTGGATTAAAAGATAAAAAAAATGTATAATCACATCGAGGTAATTGAAAATTTCTTATCAAAAGATGAATGTAATTTTATTTTGAATAAATGTAAATGTGATTTGACATTATCACCAGCCGAAATTTATGATACCGATTCTGACAAAAATAGAAAATCTTCAATAGGATGGATTTCCGATTTAGGGGTTTTAAATGAAAGATTAACTAATAAGTTAAGAGAAACTTTTAATATAAACGGAGTGGAAGTTACTGGTTTAGGAGATTTTCAATTTACAGAATATAAAGAAAATCAATACTTTAATTGGCACACAGATAGTAATTCTACCATATATAGAGACAGATACGCATCAATAGTAATTCAACTAAATGATACCTATTCAGGTGGTATATTAGAAATTAAAAATTTAAAAAAAGAGTTGGTTCAAATAGAAAATAAAATTGGAACATTGTATGTTTTTAATTCGGGATTACTTCACAGGGTAACCCCAATCATACATGGTATTAGATATTCGTTAGTGAACTGGGTGTCATTAGTTAAAACCAATTCATATAAACAAAATTTAATATAATATGAAAAATATAGTAATTGTTGGGGGTGGCACAGCCGGTTGGTTATCCGCATATTATCTGAAAAAGAAACACGTCAACTATAACATCACATTGATTGAAAGTACAACAATTGGAATATTGGGGGCCGGTGAAGGTGGTACACCAAATCTATATTCAACGTTAATTGAGGAGTTTGGATTTAACGAAGAGGAATTTTTAACAAAAGTAAATGGTACAAAAAAATATGGAATAATATTCGATAAATGGAATAATAATAAAGAACATTCTTTTGTACATGGTTTTAATTATGATGGGTTGGAGAATGAGGGATATTCATATCATTTTGATGCGCGATTATTTGCCAATTACTTAAAGAATAAAAGCGTAGAATGTGACGTAAATTATATTGATTCCGAAATTTTAGACTTTGTGTTAGTTGATGGTGAGTTAAATAAAATAATACTAAAAAATGGAATACAAATTGATACCGATTTTGTTATTGATTGTTCTGGTTTTTATAGAATGATTATTGGTAAACTATACAAATCAAAATGGAATTCATATGAAGATGAATTATTAGTAAACTCCGCATTACCTTTTTTTATAAATGAACAAAATATAGATATTAAACAAAAAACAATAGCAGAAGCTATCGATTGGGGTTGGATGTGGAAAATACCTTTACAAAATAGATGGGGTTGTGGGTATCTATATAATGATACAATGATTGATGATGAATTTATTAAAAATGAAATTATAAGATTACATAAAGGTATGGATATACAAATAAATATGAAAATTAAATTTAATGCCGGATGTTATGAAGATGTATGGGTACAAAATTGTGTGGCCATTGGATTATCCAGCGGGTTCTTAGAACCATTGGAAGCAACCTCAATAATGACAATAATATTTCAACTACAACAATTACCTAAAAATATTTTTGATTACTCAGAAAGAGAGAAATACAATCGTAAAGTATTCAAATTCAATCATCAAAATATGTTATTTATACGTCACCATTATAATTGTTCAAGAAGTGATACTAAATTTTGGGAAACTTACATGAACAAAGAAATACCAAACGATTTAGAAAAAATATATAAAACGTTTCATACTAAAAATTCAATTTTTGACACATTAGATATTGATGTTTCTTATTTGACATTTAATAAAAATCAATATAAACACATATTTTTTAATAATTTTTTAAAGAAAGAAAAAACAATATTATGATTGAAAAAATTTATTTTGATGATACTACATTCATTTGGAAAACAAAACTAAATAAATTAAATCAAAAATCATCTCTTTTAAAAGAAGCATATTCGGTTATAGAATCACAACCCAACGTTAAAACTGACGGATTTGGTTATAAAAAAGAATGGAATAATAATTTAAATTTTATTGGTATGGTTGATGTTGAAACAAATTTAGATTATGTGGTTCAGAAAGGTATTGATTTTTGTAAAGAACTCTACGAGGAAAAAAATATACCATATAATAAAATAAACACCGATTCGTGGGTTAACGTTGTCCGTTCACAAAACCCAATACAATTACAATATAGACATGAAGAACTAAAAGGTGTTGATAAATTTCATGTTCACACGGATATTAATAGAGACATTAAAACTTTTGTACCATATTATACTTACGTTTACTATATTCAAATGCCAGATGTAATGGAAGGGGAAGATGGTGTTTTATATTTTAAGGGTTATAATAAAAAAGAATATTGGATACGACCTGAGGAAGATGATTTAATTATAATGCCTGCCGATATGCCACACGCACCAAATAATGCTCCTAATTCGACAAATGATAGAATAGTTTTAGCTGGAAATGTTGGATTCGAATTTATTAAAAAAGAAAAGAGTTTGTTATGATAAAAAATTACTACGTATTTGATGATATAATACCAAACGAGGAACAAATGATTCTAAACAATTATGTGAAAAATAATGATATAGAATGGGAATCGTTGGAAAATATCATTCATCGATGTGAGGAAAGAGTAGAAGAACAAAAATTTCCAGCAAGGGTTCATCCAAAACCTAATTGTAAAAATGAAGAAATTAATCGTATAATTGATGGTATAGAATTGGCAGTTACGAAAAAATTAAATTTAGAATTTGTAAAAAATTACAGGTGGAAAATTAATTGGACCACACCAATCGGTGAGTATAATCAGATGGAATTACTACATTATGATACATATACTGATCATATTGCAATGATTTATTATATTAACGATTCAACTGGTGATACCCACATTTATAATAATGTTAATGGAGACAATGTTGAGGTTGGACATAAAAATTATTATAGTCCTGATTATAAATCATATACTCTATTGACAACAGTATCTCCTAAAATGGGTAGATGTGTAGTGTTCGACGGAAAGTTAGCACATCACGGAAATTACCCAATTAATGAAAATAGATTTATTGTGAATTTTAATTTTGTTGCAAAACAAAAAAACACAAAAAACTCATTAATATAATGTTTATAAAGTACATCGAAAATTTTTTAACAAAAGAAGAATGTGATCAGATTATTCTTTTAGGGGAATCCGTGGGCCTAAGTCAAATGAAATCATCATTAATTGTGAACGGTAAACTTATTGAAGAGAATGTAAGTTATGATGGTAACAAAAGAATGGGTTGTTATTTTTATGATGAACTATTAGAAAATGACATATTAAAAAATTTAACGAATAAGATTGTTGAATTGTCGAATAACTTAAACCCATTCAAGGGTATAAATTATATTAAAGTACCGAAATATTCATTTAACAGATATGGAGAAGGTGATTTTTTAGATTGGCATCCTGATAATCATGAAATATTAAACGGAGCAACTATTACATTCATCATCCAACTCAATGATGATTATGAAGGTGGAGATGTTAAATATATTACAGATGGAATCAATCAAACCACACCTAAAAAAACAGGAAGTGTATTAATATTTGATTCGAACATTGTTCATTCAGTTGACGAGGTAATAAAAGGAATCAGATATTCATTGAATGTGTGGCCAAGTAAAACAATTAAACAATCGATATTATAATGTTAGTAGATAACAAATTCATTTATTTAAGTTTACCGAGGTGTGCATCAACAGCATTTAATTATTCATGTATTCTTAATGACGTAAGCTTACAAACATTCAATGGAGAATGGGAAAAATCTAATTTAGATATTGATTTTAATTCAATCGATAAGTCTAAAATAATGGATTACATCTACCATGGACACGAATCGATTTCAGATTTACAAAGTAAATTTGGTGATGAGTATCCGGTTATTGCTGTTAAGAGACAAAGACATGAAAGATTTTTTTCTCTATACAAACACGTTTTGTTTGATTTACAACGTACAGGATTTCATAGAATATATGATGTTTTTAGTAATATGACATTAGATGAGCTATTTTTCTTTACCAAAGATGACCTATCAAGTAAGAAAAAACGTTGGGAGGTAATATGTGATTTATTGATAGATTTGAAAATATTGGATGAAAGAATCGATATTTCGGTAACATCAAAATTTAAAAAATCTGAAGAGGAGTTTTTTAAGAAAAGTACAAAGGCTTATGCGGTTAATATGATTGACATATTATTAACCCCGCTATCATATTGGACAAACAATAACCAAAATATCATTTGGTTTGATTTTAACGAAATGGATAAACTCGAGAATTGGGTATCGGAAATACTTAAAAAGCCATTTAAACTTCATTCCCTAAATTCAAGTAAACACATGGAGTGTAAAATCACATTAAACGATGAGTTTAAAGAAAAATATGACAGTATTTATGATTATTACGATTTTCCTAAATTAAAAAAAAGTTTAATATGATAGATTATAAGGAGATATTTGAAGCTTGGAAAGTATCATACAATCCAACAGAAAAACAAGAAGAACAGGCGAGAGAAAGGTTGGACATTTGTTTAGGGTGTGATCATAGAAGAGAAGTACTAAAAGGAATTAAATGGTCTGCATATTGTAACGATTGTGGTTGCCCAATAAACAAAAAGGTATTTTCAAAAACTTTTAATGCGTGTACTCAAAAAAAATGGGAAGACGTTGATTCAAAATACATGGACGTGGTTCCAACAAAATATAAGAATTCATTGATATAACATATACATATATATAAAAAATACTTGACAATTATTATCATTATCGATATATTTATATAGTAAGATAAAAAAATTATGAAAGCAACAATAGTAGGAAGTGATTTACTCCAATCGAATGGTTCGGTTAAATTCTTAGAAATAAACACCAACACCACAATATATAATGAGGGGGCGGATTTATTGGATTATGGTTCATTATTCACAATGTTAAATGAAAACGAGATTACTGAATTTCATTTCATTTGGACGGAATTAGACTCATATAAACCGGTGACCGAACAGTTCAGATTTAAGAAAATTTTAGAAGAAAAATGTCAAGAAAATAACATTTCTTTCTCGGAGTACATGGTACCTGTAAATTCGGTAACAGTACCTTATATTGAAGATGCTAGTAACAAGTTTATTTTGAGACAATCTTTTGATACCACTGCATTGGTAGACGAAACATATTGTGCGGATAAATTTGAATTTTTCTCTTTAATGAGTGGGACCACATATGTTCCTAAAACATATTTTACTTCAGATTCATTATCATTAGATACATTAGATGAAGTTGACTTTAATGTTACCGACGTTCCAAATTTATTGGTAAAGCCGAGAAATCCTAATTATAGTACACTTACTTATCCTGCTTTATATCGAGCATCAAGCTCAACTGAATTATCCACATTAAAAAGTGAATTAACAACAAATGATTTAATACAGGAATTTATTTTTTCAGAAGATAATCTTGTAAATGGTAGATATTCGGTTATTAGAAGTATTGACATCATATATGGTTCTAACTTGGATATTATTCATATGGGAGGTTACACACAATCTACAATAATCCCATTATCATTCACTCAAGACGAATTTTTGAGTGGAACCAACAAGTTAAATCAAAAAAGTAGATACAAATATATAACTAAAGAATTAGGTAACTCATCACCAATTAATTACCATACTGATGATGACAGTGTTATTTTAAAGTTAGATGGTACATTAACTGACGTTGATACGATTGCGTTAGGTGATTATGTTCGTTCAATTGATTATACCGATTTTAACGATAATAAAGCATCTAGATTCGATGAAAAAATCTTCACATTTGGTTGGGATAGTAATTTAGTTAATGATAACGAAACATTAATTCAAACTGGAACTAGTTTACAACATATGGTGTCGGCATCTGTTGATACGATTTATATTCGCATAACATTATCTGACGGGAGAACATGGACAGATGCACCATCTTCAACATATTATATCGAAGAATCTGGTTCAACGTCCACAAGATTTGAAAAAGTTAACAATATGTATGTTGGTGATAAATTAGTTATAACCGATTCAACGACGAATGAACTAACCGCAATAACAATCACCGGTTTAGAAATGGAACACGCTCAAAAAACAATTTATAATTTGGATTTTGAACCTTCGGATTTATTCTTAGTTGACATTGGTGATGGGGATTTCAGTGTGATGCACAACTCATGTTGGTGTCCTTGGAACTATTGTGGTCACTGGTGTAATAGTAGTTATTGTCCAAGTTGTAACAACGCACCACCAGCAAAACTTTAATAATAAAAATAATATAAAACATATTTTAAAATGGCAGTAAAAGAAAGAATACAAAGACCCGCACAAACAATCAAAGCAATTTTGACACCAATTTCAAGTGAATTAAAAACAAAAGCAGCAACCGCATTTCAAGCGGTTGTGACAGCAATTAAGGTTAAACACTTGGGAGAATAAGACAATGTTTCATGAAGTTATTTACATATGGGGATAGTTGGACTGAGGGGGTTGGTGGGAATATTAAAGATGAATATACCACAGATAATGATGAAGAAAGAACAAACATAAGACAAAAATATTGTTGGCCAAAACACTTATCCGAATTACTTAATTGTGATTTTAAAAATAATGGAGTGGGAGCGTTTTCCAACAATTTAATTTTCAATTCAATTTGTCATCAATTAAAAAATGAAATCGTCACTCAAGACGATTTTGTTATTATAATGTGGTCCTCCTCGTTAAGAGACCAATTACCATTTTTTCCAAATGAAAATAGTTTTCACATTTGGGGTCAACGATATAAAAGTAAAGAACACCTCCTAAAATACATTTTCGACGGTGTTAATGGGGATAATATTAATTATAATAGGGCGGAAAAAAATTTTAGGGATTACTATATTAGTAATTTATTTAATGACACATACTATGATATAATTAATCAAAATTACATTCTACACTTACAATTTATGTTTAAAGAATTGGGAATCAGATATGTTTTTTGTGATGCTTTTGACACCATGGTTAATAAAAATATCGATGTTTTAGTTGACAAAACTAATTTGATTGATGATAATAGGTATTGGGGATATAGAAATAAAACAATGGCCGATTTATTAATCAATACAAATAGAAAAGATGTATGGGAAGATAATAGTCATTGGATTGACACCACCGCCGGTAAACACCCAAGTAGTGAGGGATATAGATTGATTGCGGATGAATTATATAAATTTATAAGTGAGGGTAACTTATTAACACATGGTAAACCAAAAAATTCGTATTTGTTATGAATTATACAATAAACAATAATTTTTGTGATTTATCTACTGCTAAAGATATAATAAAATTTTGTCTTAAATATGGTGAACCATTTTCTTATAAACCAACCGAAAATTGGGATTGTAGACGTATATATGATGATAATTTTAAAACAAAAATAATTGATTTACTAATAAACAATTATAAAACCGGTACATTTAAATTATGGTTTAACTATGGTGATTTTAATTTAAAAAATTTTAATATTAGTTTAACATCATATTACAATGGTAGATATCTTAATTTACATAAAGACAAATCAAGTGAGTTAACAACCGTCATTGTTCTTTCCGATAATTTTAATGGTGGACAATTTGTTTTAACGGAAGATGAAAATCCTCCTTATCATTTTGACACATTAACGGGATTAACAATTTGTGACTTAAAATTGGGTGACAGTATATCATTTAACGGATCATCAACTTATCACGGAGTCTTACCAGTTACAAGTGGTGTACGATATGCACTAAACATTTGGATGACCGAAACAGATTTTGATTACCCAAAACTAAAAGTTAATACTACATTAATATGAGTATATTAATAATCGCATTACCGAGAACAGGATCATCTGAATTGATAAGAAGATTATCTAACAAACACAAGCTCAAGAGTTTATTTGAACCATTTAATCCAAGTGTAGGATTACCACCGGTAACTGATTTTGAAAATATTGTTCTTAAAACAATAATATTTCATTTACCTTATTATGTAAATGAAGAAAATCGAATCAATTGGTTAATTGAATTAACAAAAAATTTCGATGAAGTTGTTTTATTATCAAGAAAAAATTTAACAGATTGTGCGGAGAGTTGGTCTTATTTAATGTACAAAGAAAAGGAAAAAAGTTTTAAATCCAATCAACCATATCTTTGGGAAAAAACCCCGAATTACAATGAAGAGTATCAAAACATATTGAGGTGGGACAATGAATTAAAATTGATTTCCGGTGAATTAAATATACCAATCACATATTATGAAGATTTATACGATTCCGATGAAAAAGGTAAATTAAGAAAGGGTAATTTAAATGATTACGAAAAAAAAATAATTTAGATAGTGAAAATATATATTCATCACCCATATCAAAAATCTATATTTTATAAATTAGCGCATAATACCATCAATAGAGAATACTTTATTGAAAATGATGAAGGTAGTGTGTTTTGTAAATATAAAAATATCGACGTTGAGTTCATTTTCAAAAAAGAAATTAGTTTTGAAGATGATGGATATCATATGTTAGATTATTTTACTGCATTTTTCTACGGGGAAATTGATTCTAAAATTGGTAAGATAGAACCAGATAGAGATTATATGGAAAGGGAAAGTCAACAAATTTTAAAAGTATTTATAAAATTATTAAAAGACTGCCCAAAAAATCAAAAATGGTTAATAGGTTATTTTAGAACTGAAAAAATTTTACAAACTAAAGACACAAATATAATTGATGAGAATTGGTTAGAAATTGAATCACTTATGGGTGAATTGAAAACACATCACTTCATAACTGATAATATATTTTTAAATTCAAATTTACAATTACAATATCCAAATTTTTATTACGCACTAACAAATACAATATTTCAATGGAATGAAGTTGTTGCACTTAGATGGTATTATGAATTTAAACAATTGTATGATAAATTAACGTTTGATTATGATTTAATGTATAGTATTAAAAATCATAAAATTAATCGTGTGAACATTATAAATGAATTAAGTAAATTAAAAAACAATAGGTTATATTTACAACATACAGATGCGTTAAAAAATCCAGCATATAAAAAACACTCACCGATAATAACACATATAAATACTAATTCAATAGTAGGAGATACCGACTTTTCGGATATAAGTTGTGTCCCAAATCATCAAGGATATATGGATGTGTTTTTTAGGGTTTTACCTAAAGCTAAGATGCAGATATTGTGTGAAAGTTGGTCTTGGAATAACAAAGAATTTACTTCTCAATATCTTTCAGAAAAAACGTTTGGGTTATTATTTTCCGGTATACCATTTATTTCTACTCATGAATACCCTCTACAAATGATTGAGAAAATGTTAGATGTTCCACCTCACCCATTTTATAATGAATCTAAAAGATGTAAAACTAACGGTAAATTATTTGCTGAATTTGTCAATAAATTTTTACAAGACTTTGATGAAAATTTTAAATTATGTAAAGAATGGTCGGATTTGGTACACACTAAACTAATGTATAAAATTGAAAATGAAAATTCATTATTGGATTTAATAATTGGTGGAGAACTAAAAACTGAATTTGTAATTAAAAAATCTTTAATATGATGCAAGTAGTTTTTACATATCTACCGATTAGACTTAAAGAGGTTACCGAAATTTATTTAAAATATTCTATTGTGAATTTAAATAATCAAAATATAATTCCCATAATATATTCAGATAAGGATTATTTTAAAGACACGGAGTTAAAATATGAATGGGTCGAGTTTCAAATTGACGAAACATATAAACAACCTACGTTATGGTCATATCCCAAATTAAAAGTATTAGCATCGATATCTTTTCCGTTCGTACACTTAGATAATGATTTGGTGGTGAACGATTTTAATAAATTAATGAACATTATAGACACAGACAAATTAAATTTGGGATATAAACACCCACTAACAGAAACACAAACTAATCATTTTACTGAAATCTATAAAAGATATTCAGACACCCCATTAAAGTTTAATGAATTAAATAATACATGTATAATTGCCACAAGAGACTATTTTAATATTAATAAAACATATTCCGATGTATTGAATGTCATCGAGTTAAACTATGATTTTTTTACAAAAAAGTATAACGATATACCACCAATCACTTTAAATCAACAATATTTAAATGTATATTTTAATGACATTAATTATCTATATGAAGAAAATCCAACGTTTGAAAATTTGAATGTTAATGGAATTTGTCATATGGCAGAAAAAAATATGATTAGTAGTTTTATAAAAAATAAAAAATTAATATAATGAGTACACTTTGGACATTTGGGGATTCAATGACATTCGGTCACGGATGTAATGAGTTATGTGTGTCGGAGACTAAAGAAGAGTATCTACCATATAAAAAAGAAGGCGATGATGTTTGGGTAAATCATTTAGGTAAATTATTGAACTACGAAGTTAAAAATTTAGGTAAGAACGGAGCATCAAATGATTATATATTTGATGCCATTATTGAGAATTTTGATTATATAAATGAGGATGATGTAGTTGTGATTAATATGACATTACATGGTAGAATAGAAGTACCGATAGGTAATGAAATAATGAACGTACTGTCTTCTTATGAAAACGCAATCAAAATCGTGGGCGAAAGTAAAGAAGAAGATAGTATTGATAAAATCAATACAGTCCTCAACTTTCAATATCATTTTTCAAATCATCAATTTTATAAAGAAAGACATAGAAAACGTTTTAGATTTATAAAAAATAGATTGAAAGAAGATAAAAAAGTTAGGTTTATTTATCTATGGTCATTGGAGGACGATGATGATATATATAAATCGTTTCAGACAATTAAAGATGATACTAAAGGTAAAATTAACGATACACACTTCTCATTTAAAGGACATTTAGATTTCGCACATTATTTGTTCTCAACCATGGACGTTAAAAAACTAATTTAATCACCAAAAGTTGATTTTTTAATGTTTTTTCATTATATTATGTGTAATGAAAATACTAGCACACGCACCATTCATAGGCACTACCGGTTATGCAAACCACGCACGTTCATTCTTTTGTGCACTCAACAAATACCACACCGTAAAAGTTAGAAACCTTACCATCGGAAACAGTTGGAAGGGTATGAATAATCGTCCACATGACGGAGAACCATATTTCACCGAGGAAATTGGGGATATGTTAATTTTACAAACATTACATAAGGCGGATGGTAATGGGAGGGTAGACGAACCAATGTACGATTATAAAGGTGATTTTACTCCAGACGTACACATTGTACTTATGGAAACCAATAATCACTACTTCTACGATGACTATGTTGGTTATAAAATTGCATATAATGTATGGGAATCAACTCGTTACCCCAATGATTTCTTTAATCAATTATTAAAATTTGATGAGATGTGGGTACCAACTCAATGGCAATTAGATTGTTTAGTTGAACAAGGTTATCCAAAAGAAAAGATTTTCATAGTACCTGAAGGTGTTGACATCGACACGTTCAAACCAATTAAAAGATTCCCTAAAAGAGATAAGATACGTTTTGTACATTTTGGAAGGTGGGATTATAGAAAAGGTACCACCGAAATATTACAAGCCTTTGCGGAAGAGTTTAAAGATGTTGATGATGTTGAACTTTTAGCATCTGTCGAAAATCCATATCCATATGATGGACTAAAGACAACTGAAGAAAGGGTTAAACATTATGGTATCGACACAAAGAATATTCAATTCTTAAATTTCCCCTCAAGGGAGGAATATGTAAATTATTTACAAACTGCACATACGTTTGTTTCATGTGCCAGAAGTGAAGGTTGGAACTTACCATTGATTGAAGCAATGGCTTGCGGAACACCATCTATCTATTCAAATTGGGGTGGACAATTACAATTTGCCGAAGGTAAAGGTGTACCTGTATCTATTAAAGGATTAAGACCTGCTAACATAGAACATAAAGAATGGCCAGGTGAATATTGTGAACCGGATTGGGATGATTTAAAGCGTCAGATGAGACAGGCGTACGATTATAACACAGCAATGTGGATAAAGGCGGTTAGTGATGCTAAAGATATTCACGAGAAATTTAATTGGGATACGGTTGCTAAGGGAGCGTGTGATATATTGGAAAGAAATAAAAAACCATTTGCGTTTGTAACAACAGGTAACTTAGGATATATGCCTGTGATTGAAAAGTTAGTCCAATCCCTATTAGAATTTTCAGAACAAAAGATTTTGGTTTATGGTATTGATTGTGAAGTTCCATTTGATTATCCAAATGTTATTAAGAGAACGATAAATGTACCTAAAATTTCGGAACACGATAAATGGTATTGGAAACAATGGTCATGTATTGAGGCATTAAAAGAGAATTTTGAAAACTTTGTATGGGTTGATGGTGATGTTGTTGTTAATCACAATATCGATAACATTAGACAATACTTTAATCAAATTGAAAATTATCCAATTGCCGATATTCACGTACAGGAGGAATTCTTTGGTATGTACGATAACGGTAATAAATCCCAATTGTTCAACGAACAACTTGCTAATGAATGGGGTATAGGTAAAAGAAACCCATACATGCACATTTGTCTTTATGTTTACAATAAAAAATGTGGTGAATGGTTTGATGAATTACTTAACCATTATGATTCATTGATGGAAAATAAACCTGAAGATTACAAGAGATTATATCTTTGGAATGATGAGGGTATTGATAATGCGATGAGATGGAAACACGGTCACACGAAACATTTACCTCTATCTAATTTTGATACATCATCTTATGATGGGGATGCTGGTTTTATTGATAAAACATTACATCAATTTTATAAATTTTGGAACGAGGAAGGACCACAGAATTTTGATAGAATATTTGGTTATCAATTCATACCTAAAGATAAATCTAAAATCATTTATTTTCATGGTAACAAGAACGCTGAGATTTCAGATAAGATGATTGAATTCATTAAAATGCAACGAGACAATTCATTTTATAAATCACATTCTTTCTACACTGATGTTTATAAAGTTGAAAACTTCTCGAAGTATTTTCAATACGAAGGTTCAACTATGGATGTGGCATCTAAGTTTGGTTGGGCCGTTGCCATCTTCCATGAGATTTTTAACTTATTAGATTACTATAAGAACAGAGAAAGAACTATTAATGAAGGTGATACCGTTGTTGATTTAGGTGGTAACATCGGAGTGTTCAATAGATGGGCGTATAGTCAAGGGGCAAGTAGAGTAATATCATTTGAACCGGACAAGAGATATTTTAAATTACTTTCTTTAAACGCAGATCCTCGTTCAGTATTATTCAACTCTGCAGCAAGTGATTCTATTGGGGAATTAAGTTTATTTGAAAGTACTCACTTAGGTGGTTCCAATTTATTCGGTACACAAGAAGGTGCTAAAGAATACAAGGTAAGAACATATACATTAAATTATCTTTTTGAGACGGGACTTGTGGATAAAATAGATTTCTTAAAAATAGATATCGAAGGAGCTGAACACCACGCATTGAAAGGGATTAGTGATGAAAATTTAATGAAGGTTAAAACTATTTCAATGGAATACCACCACAGTCATTTTAACTATGATGAAGAATTAAGACAGAGTATGATTGATAGGATGTTAGGGTTAGGATTTAACTCATATATTTTATTTATGGGTTCAAATAACGCATTACAAATGATATATTTTACAAGATGAGTACATTAGACAAATTAGCAAAATCGTTCGGAACCGATAAATCTTCCGATAACCACAATTATTGTGTTAAATATGAAAAGTATCTACCATTTAATAGATACGATAACCTAAACATTTTGGAAATAGGTATTTTAGATGGTAAATCACTATTAACATGGAAGGACTATTATTATCGTGCCAATATATTAGGTATTGATATTAATCCTGATTGTAAGAAGTATGAGGAATCAGGTATATCAGTTGAGATAGGTTCACAAGCGGATGGTAATTTCTTATCAAGAATTTGGCAACAATACGGACCATTTGATATGATATTAGATGATGGTTCACATATCAATGACCATATGATTTATTCTTTTGAACATTTATTTGGTTCGGTTAAATCAGGTGGTGTTTATGTCATTGAAGATATTGGTTGTTCGTATTGGGAGGACTACGGTGGTGGTTATCTTTATCCTGGTAGTGCCATGGAATACTTTAAAAGATTATCTGACGATATTAATTTTAGAGGATTGATGAATTTCGACCACTCAAATGTACACGCAAGAAGAGAAGATGTTTTGACTGATTTATCAAAACAAGTACAACCGGGTTGTAGAACAGATATTGAATCGATAAATTTCCTTAACGGAATCATTATAATAACTAAACGATAATGGCATATAGTTTTGACGAAGATATCTTCGTAATTGATTGTTGGATTGACACTAAAGAAAAAGAACAAACACTTCTTAATTTAATTAATAGAGTAAAAGTTTATAACGTACCAATATTATTATGTGGACATAGTCCCGTGAGTATCGAAATACAAAAACAAGTTGATTATTTTTTATTCGATAAAAATAATAACATTCTATTAGAAAAAGACTTTAACGAGTATGGGGTGGTAAGTGATAGATGGTCTATCATGAATGATTATAAAGTTTTTAACAAAGTAAATTTTCACCACGACTATGCAATTTGGGAAACGATGAGAAACGCATTCCAATTTGTAAAAAGATTAGGTAAAAAATACATACACTTCCTCGAGTTCGATAATTTACCGGACGAGATTCAATATCGTCAGGCTTTCATGGAATATGTAAGAGGTAATGATGTGGTTGTTCAAGAGTACCTTGAAGGATCAACAAGAGAACAAGACCCATATTGTGCAACATATATATTCTCAATTAAAACTGATATCGCTAATCAGATGATTGAGAAGATTAATACGAAAGAGGAATATTTTAAAAATAGACCCGGTAAGTGGCAATTAGAAAAGGTTTTCTATCAAACCCTAAGGGAAATCACGGGTAGTATATTCGTTAGTAAGTACATCCCAAATGACGAGGAGTTAAACATTTATGCCGCTTGGAATCGTAACGGTATATTAAGAAATGGGGCAAGATTTCAAACATACTTGGCGGTAGACCATCATAAAAAATTACACATACACTTTATATCAGGATTTTCAGAAAAACCGGCAGATAAAGATTATTTGGTTGAGGTTAATTACAAAAACCGTAATTTCTTTCATACTGTTACCAAAGGTTCATATCAATTAGAATCCTTAGGGGAATATGTTGAGGGAGAAACAGTTAAAGTATTTTACCAAGGGGTTGAGGTATTTTCTGAAACTTTGACCAAAAATGTTGATGAATTTAGAAGACTGAACAAGTTAGAATGGAAGGTTAAAGAATCTAATAGAAGATTTAACATTAATTTCATAGACGGTCCATATGTTGAAATATTAGATAATGTTGATTTGTCATATAGGGTTGATTTTATTAATAGAAAAAATAATAAAATAGAATACTCGACCACATTAAGAAGTAACCATTGGTCAAAATCATCCATAAAATATTTCGTGGATTGGGAAATCAGGATTACGGGAATCGATAATGATTATGTTGGGACTTATTTGATGGATCTTAAGGGTCAAAGAGTTTTAATTAGTTATGAAACAAAGTCCTTAGGTGATAACATTGCATTTATACCATATGTGGAGGAATTTAGAAAACAGAAGGGTTGTCATGTAGTTTGTTCAACATTCCACAATGACTTATTTAAAAAAGATTATCCTGAAATTGAATTTATTGAGCCAGGAACCAACGCTGAAAATATATATGCCCTCTATAGATTAGGTGTATTTTACGAAAATAAACAAATTGATGACTCAAGACATCCCATAAACCCAATTAAGGAACCTTTGATGAAAGTGGCTACGGATATTTTGGGTATACAGTATCGAGAAACGAAAGTAAGACTTCCTAAATTATCTAAAACAAAAAAGAATAGAGTGTGTATTGCTATTCATTCAACTTCACAAGCAAAATATTGGAACAATCCAAATGGGTGGCAAGATGTTGTGGATTACATTAAAGAAAAGGGTTATGAAGTTAGACTCCTATCAAGAGAAGAGGATGGGTATATGGGTAATTCAAATCCTAAAGGTGTTACATTACAACCAAGAGGTACCACTAAAGAAGTATTAAAGACAATACAAGAATCAAAACTATTCATCGGTATTAGTAGTGGTTTAAGTTGGTTAGCTTGGGGAACCGATACTCCCGTTGTAATAATATCAGGTTTCACCGATAAACATTTGGAACCTATGGATGGAATTACAAGAATTATTAATAAAGAGGTATGTAACGGTTGTTGGCATACTCATGAATTCGACCCGGGGGATTGGAATTGGTGTCCCGTACATAAAAATACCGATAGACAATTTGAATGTTCTAAAGAAATATTATCTAATGATGTAATTAAACAGATAGAAAAATTTTTGTAATTATAAATTTATTTGATACTTAAACATAAATGGCGAGTATTTATATGGTATAATATCATATTTAGATGAAAATATTTGAACCATTAATAACAGGGTCCCTTTCAGTATCAGGTTCGGCACACGTAAGAGGTGATTTAACCGTACTTGGAACTATAAACGCTACAATTAGCGGTACAACATCAAACGCAATAAGTGCCTCAACGGCATTATACGCAAATGATGCAGATAAATTAGACGGTAAAGATTCTTCCGAATTTGCGATAACAGGAAGTAATATATTCAAAGCGAACCAAACAATTACTGGTTCACTTTATGTTACTAATGATATCATATTAAACGGACAGTCATATACTGGACAAACTTCAGGAACATCAGGAACAAGTGGAACTGCCGGAACAAGTGGAACATCAGGTTCTTCGGGTTCGAGTGGTAGTGCCGGTACTAGCGGTTCTTCAGGAACGTCTGGTAGTTCTGGTTCATCTGGAACATCAGGATCCGCAGGAACATCAGGTTCTAGTGGTTCTTCAGGATCTTCAGGATCAAGTGGAACTGCCGGTACGTCAGGTTCTAGCGGTTCTTCAGGAAGTTCAGGTACATCAGGTTCTAGTGGTTCATCAGGTTCAAACGGGTCTTCAGGAACATCTGGTTCATCAGGTTCAAACGGGTCTTCAGGAACAAGTGGTTCATCAGGTTCATCAGGTTCAAGCGGAACATCTGGTTCTAGTGGTAGTTCAGGTTCTTCAGGAACGGCCGGTACTTCAGGTACCTCGGGTTCAAGTGGTTCATCTGGTTCTAGTGGTAGTTCAGGTTCTTCAGGAACGGCCGGTACTTCAGGAACATCTGGTTCTAGCGGTAGTTCAGGTTCTTCAGGAAGTTCAGGAACGGCCGGTACTTCAGGTACCTCGGGTAGTTCAGGTTCTTCAGGAAGTTCAGGTAGTTCTGGGTCTAGTGGAACGGCGGGTACTTCAGGTTCTAGTGGTTCATCAGGAAGTTCAGGAACTGTTACTTTAAGTGGCACAACAGATAATGGTTTATTAACGTTGAACGGTAGTTCACCTAACGTTAGTGTTGAACCTAACTTAACTTTTGATGGTACAACATTAACAGTTACGGGTGACATTTTAGTTACTAATAATCTATTAGTTCAAGGTACAAATACAAATTTACAAGTTACCAACTTATATGTTGAGGATAAATTAATCACATTAGCAAGTGGGTCATTATCTGCAGCTGCAGCTAATGGTGCGGGTATTGAGGTTGTTGGTCCAGCAACGGGAGCAACATTCACATATGCAAATGCTGACGATAGTTGGAACTCGAATAAAAAATTAAATGTTCCATCACTTTCAATTAACGGAACTTTATATTCCGCAGCAACCTCAGGTTCATCAGGTTCCTCTGGTTCAAGTGGGTCATCAGGTTCTTCTGGAAGTTCTGGTTCAAGCGGGTCATCAGGTACATCAGGAACATCAGGTTCTAGTGGATCATCAGGTTCTAGTGGATCATCAGGTTCGTCAGGTTCAAGTGGTTCGTCTGGAACAAGTGGCTCTTCAGGTTCTAATGGATCTTCGGGTACATCAGGTTCTAGTGGATCATCAGGTTCTTCAGGAACAAGTGGTTCATCAGGAAGTTCTGGAAGTTCAGGAACATCAGGTTCTAGCGGTTCTTCAGGTAGTTCAGGAACATCAGGTTCTAGCGGTTCTTCAGGTAGTTCAGGTTCAAGTGGATCATCAGGTACAACAACGATTACAAACGCATCTGCTGACCGTATAATGACAAGTGAAGGTGGGGTTACTCTAAATGCGGAAGCAGGTTTAACATTTAACGGAACAACACTATTTGTAAACGGAGCATTAGGTGTAGGTACATCAACACCAACCACTACGGGTTTAATTAGAGCAACAAATGACGTTATAGCGTTTTTTGGTTCTGACGAAAGATTGAAAGAAAACATATTTACAATTACAGGTTCTTTAGATATATTAAAACAAATAAACGGTTATTATTTCGATTGGAAAGAAATGCCGGGTATACATGAGAATGAAGGACATGATATTGGGGTAATTGCACAAGAAATAAATGCAGTACTACCTGAAATTGTAACTACAAGAGATAATGGATATATGGCCGTTAAATATGAAAAATTAGTGGCACTATTAATTCAGACAAACAAAGAGTTATTAGAGAGAGTTGAAGCTTTAGAGGCAAAAAATAAATAATGTAGGTTAAGCGTAAGTTTAATTAGTCAAACAAATTAATAGTTATGGGTTTAATACCTACAACAGGAAGCGAAGTAAGTATGGGTAGAATTGGGGTGGCTCTCGGAGTCATCCCAAATGCCACTACACAGGTGGCACTAAACGCACAATTAGGTACGGGTCGTAACCGTTCATTATCAGGAGTTGCCAGTATTGCTTCAGGATCTCAAACCGAAGAAGGGGCTAGTTTTGGTGGTTTGGAAACAACAGGTACGTATTAATTTTACATTTTCATAAAATTTATTTATATTATACGTATGAATCTTACGTATAAGAATTATCCATCAAAATACGAATTACAATACGTTAAATGGAACGGAATTAACTTTGATAGAGAAAGACTCATCAAGTTTATTAAACGTCTCAGATTAACGTATTTTTTGTCTTTTATACCCTATTACAGAAAGGAACATCAGATACTCACTCAAATATTAAACACATACGATAAAGTTCGGATTGAAGGTATGTTGAATGGGGATGAGAACATTTTAAGAATGTGTCTTATTGAGAAATGGGCGAGAATTGCTGCGGTCGACATCCTTCTAACAAACACATATTCTAGATTAACTTACACAACAATTAGTAATTTACCAATAAAAGATTTCCAACTTCTATCTAAAAGAGTTGAGGAGATGGTAAAAGCGGGAAGAAATTTAACATTTCAATCCGATAACTCATCAAATAACATACCTGGCACATGAAAAAATCATTAAACAATAGTTCAATGTGGGACGTTAGACCCGTAAAATTATCAATACTTGTCCCAACAAGAGATACCGTACATTCACATTTCGCATACTGTTTAACACAATTAGTTAGAACAACATCAGAGGCGGGAATTGATACGTATCTATTTTTTGATTCAAATACTATATTGTTAAATCAACGTGAAAAACTAATTGAGAAAGCGAAAGAAGTTCGTTCTGATTATGTTTTATGGTTAGATAGTGATATGATGTTCCCATCAACCACGGCATTAAGATTATTAGAACATAATAAAGATATTGTGGCGTGTAATTACATGAAACGAGCAAAACCTTTAAAGACTGTTGCGTACACTGACTTAACAAATTGGGATAGTTGGGTTCCTTTAGAACCTAAAGATGAGTTAGTAAAGGTTGAGGGTGTTGGTATGGGTTGTATGTTAATGAAATTGAATACATTTGACAAACTACAAAAACCATATTTTGAATTCACCTACAAGGAAGACAGTCAAGACTGGTACGGTGAAGATTTTAATCTACTTAAAAAATTAAGGGATTTGGGATACGATGTTTTAATTGATACCATATTGAGTATGGATATTAAACATCTTGGGATTTATGCGTTCGGTTCCGAAAATTAAATCTGTCTATTAATTTTTATTAACATGTTACCTGTTTTATATTCACCAGGTTCATAATAAGGTATCGATAACCTTATTAATTGTAACATATCCACGTCCTCTTCTGTAAATGGAGATGTTTCCGTAATCATTACATCAACACCATCTGTAAGGGTAAATTTAGACCTTAAATCGTAACGAGTATTCTTCTGTTCATTTTCAATGTAATCGTCAGGAATCGACCCTAAATCAATCTTATCGAAGAATGGTTCAACATTGTATAATAAACTTTTATTACGAGTCTTTAATCCCATAGTGAAAGTATTATATGTAAATGTGTTTTCTTCCCAATATCTAATTTGATTAAATCCATGTATTGGTAATCCCCACTTTCTAACAAAATTTCTATTAGAGGACATTTCAATTTTCAATCTATCATTTTTATAGTCATCACTAAATCTAGATGTCTGCGAAACAAAATGATAGGTTATTGCCGAGTCACAGGTTTTTAATTCATAACCTTTTAGTTTCGCACGGATTAAAAAATCATCATCTTCACAAAAAGCTGGTACAAAACTAAACCCATCAAAATAACCAACATCCTCAAACATTTTTTTATAACCACTCATAAAGAATACCGCACCATCATAAAGATTGTCACCATCTTTCCATTGATTCACATAACTATTGAAACGAAACTTATCAAAATTTTCAAATCCCGAACCTAAATCAATTAACACTTTACCAGGTCTTTTATGTCCGGCAAAAATCGGAGGTTCAATTGTTGTATAGGATAACAACATATTGGGTTTTAATAGTCTATCGATTGATTCTAAAAATCCTTCCCCTATGACCATATCGTTATGTATGAGAACTAATTTCTCAGTATCAACTAATTTTATTCCAACATTATATGTATCAGAAAATGTTAATCTATCGTCATCGTGAAATATGGTTACATAATCATCTATTTCGGATATCTCCTCCAACCATTTCTTAGTACCATCAGTTGACCCACCACTACTAATAACTAAAGGTGCTTTTGGATATAATTCACGAAGATGATTATAACAATTTTTTGTTAAATCTAATTTATTTAAAACTGCTAATACAAAAGTTATGTCCATTTTATTTATTTCTTTGAAATATTGAAAATCCGTTTCTTTCTTCTAAATTCTCGTTTAATAATTTAAAATTAGAATCGGATAATAATTCCTCCCTTATTTTTTTACATTTTAAAATGTTTACATCGTCCAACACAATTGTATTTGTTCTATCTTTTAATTTATGATATTCAGGATATGTGGTATATTCTCCACCATCCAAAATCAATAAATCAATTGATTCCGGTAATTCGGATAAAACATTTTCACTATTTTTTAAAAACTTCATGTCTTTATTATACCATTTAATGGCATGACTGTCGGATTTAAGATTAATTGTACTATGGTCAAACCAATAAACCTCCTCAGGTTCAATAATTCTACCATTCAAGAGTTTAATATTTGGTGTTAAAAAATCATTTAAATTTTTAACCGCACTTTTGTACATGTTCGGATATAATTCAATTGACCAAAAATATTTATCGTTTGGAAAATTTTTTATTCCATCGATGACACATAATGTCGAACCCATCCCATTCCAAGTACCAATCTCAACAATATTTTTAATATTGGGATTTTGAACAACTTCATAAATGGATGACCAAATATCAGTGTCAACAGTAATTTGTCCTATTATTTCCATTATTTTGGTTGTTTGTTTATCCACTCATATGTTTTTATTAAACCATCATATAATGGTTGAGTGGGTTGCCATCCTAATTTTTCTTGGATTAATTTATTGTCACTGTTTCTTCCCCTTACACCCGTTGGACCATCGATGTGTTTAACATATACCTCCTTACCACTAATGTCGGTAACATATCGAACTAATTGATTGATGGTAACCATTTCATCACTACCAATATTAACGGGACCCGTAAAGTCAGAGTTCATTAATCTAATCACACCCTCAAGACATTCGTCGATATATAAGAATGAACGAGTTTGTTCTCCATCACCCCACACTTCAATCTCACCACCATCTAACACTTCAGAAATTTTTCTAGATATAGCTGCGGGTGCTTTCTCCTTACCACCTTTATATGTTCCGTAAGGACCAAATATATTATGGAAACGAGCAATTCTCACGTCAATACCATAATTTCTATTATATGCTAAATAAAGTCTTTCACTAAATAATTTTTCCCATCCATATTCAGAATCTGGATTAGCGGGATATGCCGAAGATTCCTCACAATTAGGGTTGTTAGGGTCCAATTGATTATGTTCAGGATACATACACGCTGAAGATGAATAAAATATTTTCTTCACACCCATTGAAGTTGCGTAATGTAAAACATTTAAATTAACTAATGAAGAATTGTGCATAACGTTCGCATCGTTTTCACCGGTAAAAATATAACCAGCACCACCCATGTCTGCCGCTAATTGATACACCTCATCAAACGAACCAACTTCCGTTGTTGATTGATTAGGGGCAAACATTATTTTTGATACAAAATTCGGATTTCTTAAATCACCTAAAATAAATTCAGAACAAAATTCGCTTTCATTAAAATATTCATGATTTTTAATGTCAACCGCCCTAACAAAATGACCCTCATCTTTTAATCTTTTAGAAAGGTGACCACCAATAAAACCGCCACCACCTAACACCAATATCTTTTTCATTTAAATCAAATTTAATTTTACAAATATATCTTTATTAACACTAACCCAACTTTGTAATTTTTCCAAACCCTCTTCCACACCAATTTTAGGTGTCCAACCAATTGTGTTCTTTAGTTTAGTAATATCACTCACATATATTTTTTGATCACCTGGTCTCCAATCACTGTATTGATAGTTCAGTACATTTTGTTTACCCAACGTATTCAATAACTCTAATAATGATAATGTATTATCTTCACCACCACCAACATTGAATATTTGACCTTTACATTTATCTATATTATTAATAATCGTCTCATAAAGATTAATCAAGTCATCAATATGTAGAACGTCTCTCACTTGTTTACCATCACCATATATAAAAAACTTTTTACCAAATGTTGAAGCAATTGTAAACCACGCAACCCAACCCTGATCTTCAATACCAAATTGATTTTGACCATAGATACAGGATTGTCTTAACACTACAGTTTTTAATCCATAGATTCTACTGTAATCTCTAACATACTGATCCGCAGAACCTTTTGAACAACCATAAGGCGAATGAAAATCTAACGGAGTTTCCTCATTTACACCACCATCAAACACATATGAATATCTCTTTTCTTCCTCAATTAAATCACTTTGGTAGTTACCATATACTTTATTTGTTGACGCGAATAACAAAGTTGTATTAGGTGAATGAAGTCTTATAGATTCCAATATATTAAACGTTCCTAAAGCATTTATTTCAAAATCCTCTCTTGGGTTTGTTACTGAAAATGTAACAGCAACTTGACCCGCCAAATGAAGTACAACGTCAGGTTGTATTTTTTTAAACACATCCTCTATATCAAAGAAGTTGCGTATGTCTTTAACATGTAACGTGATGTTTTTATTATTTGAAATCGTTTCATAGTTTTCCATATTACCTTTACGAGAAACGTTGTCGACGATATGGATTTCATTATCTGTTGAAAAATACTTTGCTGCGTTTATACCAATAAAACCTAACCCACCTGTAATTAAAATCTTCATATTTTTGTTTTTATTAAGTCATTCCACATATCGTAGATTAATTTTTTTCTTTGTTCGTTGAATAGTTGCATGTTAATGCTAATTTCATTTGGATTCACTTCGTTCACTAATTTATTTAAATGTTCGAATGATTCAAATTGTTGTATATGTGGCATCCATTTTGTGTCATAGAAATCTGAATACTGTAACCACTCATAAACACTATCGTGGTTTGTATAATCATTTGGGTCAAATTGTCCTTTATAATCTATTACAGATTTTCCCCCACGACCCAAATCACCATTCCACGATATTTCTTTTAAGATACCAGGATAACCTTTTTTATATAAATCGATAAGGAAATCTTTTGTTGGTACAAATAATGGAATGTTTGCTGTGTACTGCTCAAATATCGACATGTATGATATCTGATACGGCATATGAATAATACCCTTGAACTTAGTTAAATCCTTATGTTTATGTGATTGAAATATATCACCTTTGTAAGTGATGTTAGGTGATGTGAGTTCATTAATTTTACCCTTGGAGTAGTATAGAAAGTCTTCACGTTCTGGATTATAATATTCACCGTAGTAATCACAAATACTTGGTATATGTTTCACCTCTCTTTCGATGAAGTCCTCCATATATTTTTTATCATAGAGGTTATTTGCGACCAATATGATTTTACCACCATCAACACCGTCTCTTAAAAAATCATTAAAATATTCCCAATCATTTTTTCTAAACGAGAACGGCCATTCATATCTAATTGGATTATTAATGATGATTGGCTTATCAAAATGTTTGTAAAGTAATGAAAATGGAGGTGGATATGTTACAATGAAAGCATCATAATCTTTTAACTCGTCTTTATATGTATTATAAAACTCGTCCGAAAATTGAGTCGGGGTCATGTTTCTCCAACGACCACCATCTAACATAGGTATGGACGCTCGTTCTCTATTGAAAACCCATGTGTGGTCAGATAAAGACCAGTCGGTAACTTCATGACCTAAGTCATTAAATATTTTTCTCATATCAGCAATGATAGAGATATGTAAGTCTATATTAAAAAATCTCATTAGTCAAATTGTATAACTTTTTCATTAATTCGGTTGTCTTAATATAATGAAAAGTAATGAAATTTTGTACATCATTATCATTAATTTTGTAAAATTCAGGAGGTTGAGATTTGAATAATGGGTAATCCTGTATTGATATGTTTAGGTCTCTTAACGCATAACCTAACGTAACGTCGGCGTATGTAGTATTTCTATTAGGAACGTTACCTTTAATTAATTGTAAAATCTTATTACTAACCAATTTTCCCGCACCTCCCGATACATAGTACAATGATTTATCGGAATGATATGTGTTTAATTCCTGACCATAAACAATATTTTCATCAAAATCCGTTATTTTTTCGGATAGTAATTTTGTATTGACGAACGTATCATTATCACAAAATAAAAACCAATCATAGTCTTGATATCTATCAGGTATTAAATTTAAAATATTACAAAACTTTTCTTCGTTTGATTTATAACTGGTATCATTTGAAGATATGATTATATTTTTATTGAAATCTTCATGATCAGAATAAAATATACAATCAACATCTCGACCCCACGTATTCATTACATTATCATACCTTTCATTTTGATTTTGGGTATGCATAATCACATATAAAATTTTCATCGTATTGCTAAATAATCATTATTTAATGGTTCATCATTAACATTCATTCTCTCACCAATAAACCTACCGTTTTCTCTTTTTATTGGAAATGGTTTCTTTTCAAAAAAATCATCATGTGTACACCTATCATTTTCAAACACATTGTATATTGTTTTTAAAAAAGTTTGATCTATACCATATCCCATAGTTTTATTTTTGGAGAAGTTCTCGATGGAATCTTTCATTGGTATTGTGTTACCTTTTATTCCCCACATACCACCTAGTATACCTAAACCATTGTTACCATATGGTATTTGATGTGCGGGGTGGTCTCTCATAACATGAATTGTTTTCCCACTCTCAATCCACTCATCAACCGCCATTTTTTCACGAGTTGATAATCTTGAATCTCCATCTCTAAAAATCGCATATTCACAATCAACCAAATCGGACGCAAAGAATCTCCAAAACATACCGTGAGTGTGACCATCTACATTAACTAATTTAACATTTAAATTTTCTAAAATGTTAAGGGTTTCTGTTGGTACTGAATTATCATGATAGACTATCATCTGCCAACCTGGATATATTTCAGGTACTTGTTCGGCGTTCTTAACCATTCCAATGTTATATAGTTCGTTGTCTCCCCATAAAGAATAACTTATATATCTCATATTACAATTCAATTTTTTTAGTTACTTCATGACCTTGTGTTCCGTGTGAATCTGCTTGAACGTGTTCCAAATAACCTTGATAGAAATAAACTGGTGTATTTGTTAATAAACAAAAGAAGGACACTGCTCTTTCTTGGTTGTGACCACAATTAATGTCGTCTTTCATGTGACTTATTAATGGAGAAACCCACCTCATGTATTTGTCAAAGAAAGAATAATCAAAACAAACATTATTAGTTGTTGCCCAAACTGGTTCTCTACCTGCGGTGTTTTCTTTATTAACAACATCCACAATAATCTTAAACATATCTAACTTATACACTGATTGAATACCTTTGAATACGGAACTAACCCACCCTGGATTCATTATATAATGGTAATTTCTCATCTCCAATGGGAAGTACCCAACAATCTTAGGTTTATGTTTTAATAGAATGTTTTTCAAGTGTAATGAATAATCTTCTTTTAAGTTAACATCATACTCCAATAAGTTAATATACTTAGTTTTACACAAACCTTGTCTCCATATTGCGTACCATGCGGTGAACGCCGTAAACAATGGGTACTGTTCAATGTTATGTTTTAAATCTCTTACAATAATAACTTCAGGATATTTTTCTAATTCAGTAAACTCACCTTTACCAACATACATAAAGACCACATTACCCAAAGATTTAAATTTATCAGATTCAATATTTGATTTGATAATTTTTTGGTCGTGACACATAACGTATGTTGTCAAGTCCCCAATCTCCTCGTACTTTAATGGTAAATTATCTTTATGTTTTTCAACAAACAATTGTCTATTGATATCCCATTGAGCCGGTGTTTCCCCTAACGATAAATGTGTAACTCTAACATCGTAAGTCACACCAACTTTCACACCTTTCAAATAATTAGAAAATGAAAAACTTAAATCGTAGAAATGAAATCCTGGCATTTCAGTATCAAAAGTTTCTTTAATTCTACCTTTATGTAATGAAATAAATAAACCATCAACAACAACTACGTTAGAAATTTTACCTTCGTTTGGTGAATATTTCGATTCCCATTTCTTACCGTCTTTTTGATGGTTAACAATCCCCCTCATGTTTAATGTGTTGTCCCACCATTTACCTGAGGACGGCATAACAATTGACCCAGCCAATCCCAAAATTCCGTAATCTGATTTTTCAAAATTCTTTAGTAAATTTTTTGCCCAATTTTTATTCTCAAAAAGTATATCATCATGACAAAGAACCACAATGTCATTAACCGATTCATTAATAATCTCGTTGTACGTTTCTGACAATGATTTTTCACCATTGTTTATTTTTTGAATTACTTGTATGTTATTAATACCACAAGTTTTAGTAACGTAATCAATAAATTCTTGATTATCTTTTCTTGTTGAAAATCCTACTGTTATCATATTGTTGTTTTATTTTTCCAGAATGAATAAATTCCTTTTTCTAATTCATATTCTGACCATACAAACCTATCTCTTTTAGGTTGTTTTTGTGCCCATTCCCACATTTTTGTTAGACCTTCTTTTAAAGATGTTTCATGTTTAAAATCTAAAAGGTCAATTGACTTTTGAAATGTTGGTATTGAATTTTTTACTTCATGTCTTGCCTCTTTGTAAACAACCTCACCACTTGTTGGTAGGACACTTCTCAAAATTTCACACGCGTCGTTTATTGAATATTCCTCAACACCACCTAAATTAATAATTTGTTTGGATGTGTTTTCATTTTGTGATGCCCTCCACAATGGTTCAAGTGAATCGTCAATAAAACTGAAGGCCCTTGTTTGATTACCATCACCAAATATCGTCATTGGTTCGTCGTTCATGTACTGAAACATCCAAATACCTAATACGTTTCTGTACTTGTCCCAGATGTTCTGTTTAACACCGTAAACATTGTGAGGTCTAATGATACACCAATCAAGTCCGTGCTGTTCGCCAGCAATCTGTATATCCATTTCACAACCATATTTGGCAACACCATATGGATCAATTGGTTTAGGTGTTTGATTCTCATCAAATATACCACCATTACCATGACCATAAACGGCCAATGTTGATGTGAACACTAATCTTTTAACGTCATGTTTAATACATTCGTTTATAATACGAGAAGTTGCCACTAAGTTATTTTGATAATTAAAACTTCTAATGAATGGAGATAATCCCTCAGCGGCATATGCTGCGAAATGATAAACGTAATCAAATTTATGTTCACTAAAACATTTATCTAAATTACAATTAACTAAATTCATTTTCCAAAATTCAACTTTTGGATTTATGTTTTCAAAATATCCACCGCTCAAATCATCGATACCGACAATTTCAACTTCAGGATAATTTTGTACGATATAATCGGCCAATCTTGAACCCAATAGTCCAGCAACGCCTGTTATTAAAATTTTCATAAACTACTATAATATTTGTTTTGTTTTTCTTGACGGTCAATTGTCTTATGATGTTGTATACAATATTCTTCATCAATTGGTAAAGATGAAAATTTTTGACCACCTATTATTCTTTCATGTACTTTACCATACCAATTCATACCTTTACGATATATTCGTCCCTGTGCGTCGGGAAAGTTTACCCAACCCTTTTCATTAACTCTCCATCCCCACTTATCGATATGTTCTTGAGTTATACCATTTACTGTATTGATGCGAGGAACAAAAATTAAATCAACCTTTGGGTTTAGTTCTAATATCTGATTAAGATTTTTAACAATATACTCACTAATCATTTCATCCGCATCTAGCTGATAGACATAATCGCCAGAACAATATTCATTTAATTTGTTTTTCCAATCGGCAAAGTTACCCTCAAAATCAAACCCTCTCCATGTTTGGACATTTGGTTTAATGTTGAATGGTTGTAAATATTCAAACACTTCAGGATTACCATTCTTATTATCATAAAGAATGACAATCTCATCTTGAGGTCTCTTGTGTTCTAATATGAACGGAACCAACTTCTTGATTTCCTCTAACTCGTTGCAAACCGTTATTGCGTAACTTATCTTCATATTTTTTTTTATTTTCATTTAATGTTAACTCCTCACATTTCCAACACCAATCTTTGTCCGATGTGTCCCACATATGTTTGTCACATTTCATGCTCGCATTCCTCCGTTTATTCTTCTGGTTATTGTTCGTATAATTTCTTCATCAACGGCTCTTGATATTTCTTCTGACATTATTCTTGTCAATTCGGCTTCAGCATCGATTCCATGATAAAAATTTAAATCTTGTTCTAATTCTCGATTCCATTCTACTCTTAATTTGGTATTAATGACCCCATGAAAAAATTTAAATTGACTAATCATTTTGTCTCTCCCTCGCAAATAATTTAAAAACTCTACCGTTATCGTTGAATATCATATTACCATCAGGACTTGGAGCCAACCGAATTGAACATTCATTTGGACCTGAGCCAAATACTATCGGTTCCTCGTCACCAAATTGAAAACAAAACTCAACATTTGCCGGTGTAAATGATGGTCGAGTTAATGTTAATTGTTGTACGGGTTCTAACCTAAGAAAGTCATATTCTTCTTTCCCTCTTAATAGTTTGAAGTTCATTGTTAATTAATTTTATCTAACTTTGGTAAAATCAATTTATGTTCTTTAGGTCGATTAATAAACGGAGTTAAAATATTCTCAAATTTAATCTTCATTTTTTCTAATGAGAAGTTATTAACATTCTCTTCTCTTAATTTTTCGGATCGGTTGAGAAAATTATTATAATCCTTTTTAACTAACTTTAATACTTGTATAAGTTCATTATAATTCGCAGTAAACCATTTGGAACCTTTGATAATGAATGAGTCAACCGCACTATCATGAACATCAGTCAACGTACCACCAATCATTACAGATTTATCCATAGGTAAAAAATCTTTATGACCAGACCAATTGGAAGCAATCACAGGTTTACCCGTCATTGTAAATTCAAGTAACGGTCTACCAAATCCTTCACCTTTAGTGATTGACACCATTGACTTAACTTTCGGATGATTATACAATTCGTTCATTTCTTTATCTGTTAATTCACCAAATAAAAGATATATTGAAGGAGGATTTTTATAACCACTAACATGGTTCTCAATCTTCTTTCTGAAATTTTCTCTTTCTTTTACTGAGAATGTTGCTGAAGATGTTTTAAGTACCAACGCCGGTTTGTCCTCTTCGTCTTTGAATGATTCACAAAAACATTTTATCAACATCCCAACATCTTTTCTATCCTGACCTAAATCACCTTTCAACCAATGCCCAACAAAAAGATAAGCAAAATCTTCCTTAATATCAAAATTTAAACCATTAAATTTATTGTTATATATTGAAGTATCAGCACCTTCAAACAACACTTCGATTGGTTTAATAATTCTATGTTGAGAAACTAATTTACCCGTTGTCTTATCGTTTTCGTTATAAACTGTGGATAAAAGAACATCTCTAGAAAACTTAGAAGTAGTAATTACTAAGTCCATCTTATTACAACCATCAACCCATTCTTTAGGTGCAACCGTTGTTTCTATACCGGCAGTTATACCTATATTAAACCTACCAACTCTTTGGAATTCATTTGGAACAGTGACTTGTACATAAATGTCCGGATTAGAATCAATATGTGTTACGATATTATTGTTAATCCATTTATGAAATTCATTATCTTCATTTAATGCTGTCGATGGGGTATTTCCCCAAGGACAACTATCTATTTTAATATCGAATAAGTTCATTTCAAACAATGATTGTAATAAATCTCTTGAATGTGAACCATAACCACTTCTTGTTTTAACCGGTCCTCTAAATAATAATACTGGTTTCATCATACTATTTTATATAAATTAAATCTCTCCCTTGGGGTAAAGTTTTTTATTGTTGTTTCTATTCCTTCTACCATCTTGGAACACATTATCTTATCGGATAAATTGTTAATCATAAATTCTCTTCCTTTCTTTCCTCTTTCTTTTCTTCCTTCACGACCCCAATTGTATACTGTCATAATAGCATCTGCGACTTCGTTATCGTTTACTCTATCATCAAAAATGAATGGAGTTAATACTGAACCATTTAGGTTAATTGCGGATGGCCAAATAGGTACAACCCACTCACCCGACACTCCATCTTTTGATTGATGCATAGAACCAACCTTAATATAATCATCTGAACTATATCCAAACCCACACTGATCTTGTAATCCACCTGTTACGTTAACAATAATTGGTGTACCCGACATTAAAGATTCTGCGGTCGTTAACCCAAACCCTTCATTACTCGCAATGTTAATTGTACAATCAACAACATTATATATTTCATTCAATATGTCTTGATTAAATTTACTCTCAGTAAATTTCACATCGTAATCAACACATAGTTCTTCTATTACAGAATATAAATTAGTACCATTTTCATCAACAGGAGAAGTGTGCATTAAGAGTAAACATTTTTCCGATACTTCCTTTGGTAACTTATCACAAAATAACTTGTAAGATAGAATAACATCACTTGTTAATTTTCTTCTTATGTTGCGACTGTTATAAAATAAAACAAAGTCGTATTTTTTATTACCATGAATCATATTAACAACATCAACCGAACTACTTTCCAATGGTTTGAATACTTCTGAATTTATTCCATGAGGTACATAACTAATTTGCCAATCTTCCAATGGTTTGTATGTTACCTTGTCGTTTAGCTTACTAACACGATTAACAATACCATATGTTAGTTTTGATATGGCACCAATCCAATCACAACTTTCGTAGTAATCCCTATTATATTTTGGGTCCGGTATGTTATCCCAAATGTGATAATATAAAATAGGAACCTGTTGTCTAATCTCATGTTCATTATCGTACAACCATTGCCAATAATGTGGATCAGTAAAATGTAAAATGGCATCTGGTTTTTCTTCCTTTATTAATTTACGAATAACATGTATATCACCGTAACCATTCGAAGGTATTATTTTGACATTGGCATCTTGAACACCAGTTCTTTTTCTAATATCCTCATTCATGTCGATTATCTTACCTAATTCAGGATGTCTAATTGCCGCACCTAATTGAACCCAATCAAATTTGTCAACTGTACCCATCACTATTTCTTTGGACATGGTTGAAATACCCGAGGTCATCCTTAAATCATCAGATAGTAGTAGTATCTTTTTCTTCATAGATTAAAACTTTGAACCGCTTGCGGCTAAACCATTGTGGTTGTTTATTGCCTCCCTGAATTTTTCGTCTTTATTATATAAATCTAAAGAACGATTAACCAATTTTTGTAAGTTAAGTGAGCATTCAATTGAATTTATTTTAAATTTTTTATAAACATCATCTAAAATGTTTACACTTGTTAATTTTATTTCTGCTTTCATATTAGTATATATATTTTTATATATTATAGGGATTAAAAAATATCGTCAAATAAGACGATATTTCACGAAATCGTTTTAATAAACGATATTATTGTTCTGGTTGTTGATTAGTCATTTCTTTAATTCTATCCACAATTGCTTGAACTTGTTGTTCTTGAACGGTAACCGTTTGTGGGTTACTTGTTGACGAATTCTCGGTCATTCTTATTGTTGCTGTTTGTTGAGTCGTTTCGTTAGACTTCTTTTTACATCCACATGCCATGATATTAATGTTTTTTTATAAATATTTTGGTTTATTGTTTTTTATTTCTTATATTTTTAAAAGTATAAACTATTTTAAATAAAAAATCAAGAATTGATATGAAAATAGGGGTTGGGGGGTGTTCACATTCATCGACGGGTTATGGTTATCCGTGGCACAAATTTATGGGTCAGAGATATTCTGCGAAAATAATCAAATCATCAACCTCGGGAGGGGGTAATGAGGCGAATGTTGAAAAAATTAAGTACATTTTTGACGAGAATCCCGACTTAGATTTTTTTGTTTTACAACTTACGGAACCATCTCGCTTTGTTTTTGGAATGGAAGATTTTAACAATAGTCATGAAAAAACCGATTGTGTGTTGGATAACCCAACGTTTTTCAACGGAGTTAAATACTACACCGCTGTCGGTAATAAAAATGACGAAAGATTAAAAAAAAGGACAAATATTGACGTTAAATTTGATCAATTATTTAGGAACCACATTTACATTTCCGATTATAACACCAAATATAAATTTTTACACACACTGATGTCAATTCAACATTTAGCAAATCACTACAATAAAAAAATAATCTTTTTTAGTTGGTTTGTTGATGTTAGAGAATTGGCACAATCAGTTGGTTATCAACACATAATAGAAAAAATGATTATACTTGAGGGTTATGTTATGGACTTTGTTAAAAAAAATAAAATCCCACCAATCCCAAAAGATAGTCATTACGATAGTGATGCCCACAAAATAATTTTTAACGATTATATACACCCACAATTAAAAGAACTAATAACAATAACAACAAAGATAATTTAAACAAATGGAACCAGATTTCAAACCAGTAAAAAGTGTTTACAACAGTAACTACGAAGCAATTAAGAACATTATGTTCCTCTATAACATCGAAAGATTCGATTTAGATTGTACATACTCAAAAGGAAATTTTTGGAAGGACCTACCCTCCCCCGTTAATAAATCTGACATCTACCCCGTTAATGATACGGTTGTTGAGGCAAGTTCAGAAAAGTTACCATTTGCGGATGGGTCGATGAAAAGTATCATGTTTGATCCCCCATTTGTCATTGCGGGTAAATCATATAAAGGTAACAAAGAAGGTAGCTCAATTATTGCCAAGAGATTTGAGGGTTATGAGACGTATAACCACCTAAAAAACCATTATTATAACACTTTGAAGGAGTTATATCGAATCTGTGAGAAAGGTGGATATGTAGTCTTTAAATGTCAAGATACGGTATCCGGTGGAAAGAATCACTTTTCCCATGTTATGGTTATGAATATGGCACAGGAATTCGGATTTTACCCAAGAGACTTGTTCATCTTAACATCTAACGTTCGTATCAATAGTTTTGGTACTAAGTGGACAAAACAAGAACATGCCCGTAAGTACCATTCTTATTTTTGGGTGTTTGAGAAAGTAAAACCAAGAGTGAAGTACGATAATCCCGTTGAAGTTGTTATCGAACAGGATTCAATGGAGTTCCTAAATACATAGCAACTTTGTCACCGACCTTCCAATTGCCTGCAGTACCTGCTGGAAATTCAATCACATGGTCCCCAATACCGGTGTATCTTGGTGGGTTAGTCCAATGACTGTCAGGAGCTTCACAGTTTGTGTGTATTCGACTAATACGATTGTTTAGAACAAAGATAATGTCAAGAGGTATTAAACAATTCTTCATCCAAAATGAATGATGACCTTTACCCATATTGAAAACCATACAACCGGTTAAAGAATCTCTACCCATCATACCTCTACGAATGTCTTCTGGTGTTTTTAGGTATTCGGCTTCAAATGTTTGGTTGTTAATGTGTACTGACATATCTATAATTATTTGGTTTTTTAGAATAAAATTAGTATATTTGAATTATGGAAAATATATTTGGGGGATTGATTGAATTCGACACAGAAAATGAGTTTGATGAATTTGTTAAAGACATCAACGAAAAAAACGCACTATCAATTATTGAAAAGGCTATTGAATATGGTCACCATAATAATTTATATTCGGTGCAAGAAACGTATTTTATTTATAAATGTTTAAAAAAATTAAAAGATTATGCAAATAAAAATCAGGGAGATAGTATACATAATGATGATACTAACGGGGATATTAGTTCAGAGGTACGGTCTTAAAGGAGCCGACCCCGAATTGGTAAAGTATTTTGGTTGGGGAGCAATCAGTTTAGGGTCATTTAACATTGTATTGGATTACATTAGAAAACCTAAAAAGAATAAATAAGATGGATACAATTACAAGTTACGACGACTTAGTTCAACATCTAATTGATAATAAAATTACGATGGTTCGCTCCGATGAATTTAAAACGATATTCAACCATCATTCTGAAATATCCAAAGTAGATGGAGATATAGTAGAGTGTGGTGTTTGGAGGGGTGGATTTTCAATATTTTTAAGTTATGTTTTTCAGGATAAAAATATTTGGGTATGTGATTCATATGAAGGGTTCCAACCTATTGAAATTGCTAAACATAGTTATGATAGGGAAAGACACACAAATCATTACACACACAATTCTGTTGGTCCGATAGCCATTAGTTTAGAAGAAGTTCAATCACACTTTAAATCATATGGATTAGGTGATGACAAACGAATTAAATTTTTAAAAGGATTTGTTAAAGATACTCTACCAACATCTGGAATAGAAAAAGTATCATTATTAAGAATAGATGTGGATGCCTTTTCCGCTACACTAGAAACTTTAGAAGAATTATATGATAAGGTACAACCAGGTGGATATATTATATTTGATGATTCTGGTCTATATGAATCCTTAGATGCGATTAGAGTATTTTTTAAACAAAGAGATATACCTGAATTCTTAAACCATCCCGTAACCAATCAACAATTAGATATTAATTTAAGGTACACAAATGATGACTCGGGTTTACCGCCAGGTTGTTATATTATAAAAAAATAAATAAAATGAAAAAGGAATACTACAAAGACTTTTTTATTTACAAGAAAAAACATCATTGGTTTTTAATTCCAACAATTGTTTTCTTTTATAATAAAACGGAGTTTCTTGAGACGGGTGTAACATCACCATCTTGGGGATTAACAATTAGATGGTTAACGTATATGATTGGGATACAAATACAACAAGGATATGGAAAATAAAGATAGGAGTGTATTGATGATGGGGGCAATCGTATCCTTGTTTGGTGCGATGGTTTCGTTAATGTATTTTAATGATAAACCTACACCTGTTGTGACAAACACAATATGTAAAGAAGATTCATTACAAAACGTCATTAATGAATTACAAATGGATCTTAAAATGCAGTCGGATGGATTTGATTCTAAAGAAAGAAGATACGAAGATATTTTGTTTGAGTATGAATATGGGATTGACCATTTAAAAAATTATCAACCACAGGCATATAGAGAGTTTCACCGAATTATATCTCACAAAGAAAATTTCACTAGACAAGACGAACAAGAAAATATAAAAAGGTTGGAGACACCAAAATGGTAAACATGAATAGATTAGATAAAAGATATCAGGATTTATTACAAGATATTTTAGATAATGGAGTCGTAAAAACGGACAGAACAGGCACTGGAACCATTTCAGTATTTGGTAGACAAATTAAACATAAGATGTCACAAGGGTTTCCATTACTAACCACAAAGAAAATTGCGTGGAATACAATGGTAACGGAGTTGTTATGGTTTCTTAAAGGAGACACCAACATCAAATATCTCGTAGATAACAATTGCCACATTTGGGATGGTGATGCGTTTAAGAATTACACTAAAGAAGTGACTGAACTTATTGATGGTTACAAATGTGGTGATATAATGGGAATGCAACCACACATAGAAGAATGGTTTAGTGATTCTGATAAATTAACACCATTAACTCAAGAAGAGTTTATTGATAAAATAAAAACGAGTGATGAGTTTGCTGAACGATGGGGTGATTTAGGACCAATCTATGGTAAGCAATGGAGAAAATGGAAATATCAACAGAATGAATGGTATGATGGTCACACACATTATCCGGAAATATCCACATCAATTGACCAAATTTCAAATTTAGTACAACAATTAAAAACAAATCCAGATAGCAGACGTTTGATGGTTAGTGCTTGGAATGTGGCTGAATTAGGTCAAATGATTTTACCACCTTGTCATTACGGATTTCAAGTGTATACTAGAAAGTTAACAGGCGAAGAGATGTGGGACCTATTAAAAAAGAAAGTGGGTGAGGAAAGATTTAAATCAATGGTTGACGATATAGTTCCATTTGGTGGTGGATTGAGTGAGGAATTACAAATATATAATATTCCTAAACGAGCAATATCATTAATGTGGAATCAAAGATCGGTAGACACCTTTTTAGGTTTACCATTCAACATTGCTTCATATGGTTTATTGTTAGAGATACTTGCTAATGAAGTTAATATGATACCGGAAGATTTAATTGGTAATTTGGGAGATGTTCATCTATACTCCAATCACATTGAACAAGCTAAGGAACAAATAAAAAGAGAACCATATAAGAACTTACCCGTATTAAAATTTAGTCCAATACAATTGGCACATTTTGAACATCATAGAGATACCTTTGAAGACCACATAAAAGAATCCCAACCACACCAATTTATAATTGATGGGTACGAATGTCACCCAACCATAAAGGCTCCGTTAAGTAATTAACGTCCCTGTCCCTTGTATTTCTTTGGTTTTTGGTCCTTAGGACCGTAAGATTTACGAGCTTTACCTGTCGTTTTTTTACCAAATGATACCTTCATCGCTGAAGAACTTCCCTTTGCTTTTGCCATAATTTTAATAATTTAATATCAATAAGTATTTCTTAAATATTTTTTGTATATTTGTACACTAAACTTACGAAAATGGAGGAGATTATAACCCAAAAATTCACCTACGCAACAATAACGGTTTTCAAGGATTATTGTAAGCTAATCGATAAGGAAAAATCATTAAGTTCGATGGGGGTTGATTTAGACTTACTTGATGGTGATGATGATGTGTTTGAAAGTACCGTGAGACTCATGAAGTTCACTATAGATGATTTAAGGAGACCAACGGTCGGTAGAACAACGGAATTCCCCGAAAAGGTGGGAAAAAGAAAAACAAAATTTTTCTACGGTAAACCCGGTGTAAACGAACGTTCCATAATAAACTACGCAATTAGAAATTTCGAAACCAGAGACGATAGACACATTAAAAAACACTATGGTAATCCGTTTAGTGAAATTACCGTTAATACTATTGAACGTTCTATCAGGAGGCACGGAGATAAAGTAACAATTAAAGTTTATCGTCACAATAGTCACAGAGCATTTAATAACATTTACTTTAGGAAATCGACAAGTGTGGAGTCAGTAACGTTCAATACGAATAATGGTAACTTTACCACACTTAGTATGAATAAAAGTGGGAGGAAAACAACCAAGACATTTAGAATTAACAACTTCAATTTTTTTGAAACGCAATTCAAAGACGGTGGAATTTTAAGTATGAGAAAATCTTTGAGCGACGACTCGGTTCTGTTAAAAGAATATAATGAGACATTTAATAATACGGATTTTATTTTTGAAATAGATAAGGTATTCAACCTAAATCAGAATTTTAGTTTCAATGGTACATGGTTCGTACAATTAATGTTACAACGTTTTGTTGAATTAAAGAAAATCAAAGTTTCCAATGATTATGATTATTGGATTAAAAAATACTACCCGACAGAAAAGTTTTTAAAGAAAAATGAAAGAAAACTAATTGCATCAATTTTAGATATGTTTCAAATAAAATCTAAAATCACAATTAAAATAATGCACGAAAGTAAGAAATTGGACATACATTCATTGGCTAGATTATGTTATTTATTTGGTGATAATCACTCTAAGTACATTGGTAGTATTAATTTAGAACATTTTAAAAATTCAACTTATGAAAGTTCAATTAGTTACGGATACCCCAATTTTAAATTTGCTCAAGAATTAAAAAAAAGTAAATTCAATATATTAAATTCCGAAAAAGAAAATATTGTTAAAATTATTAATAATTTAGATGTTTCGGTTAGAGGGTTTCAGAGATTATTAGGTAAAACGGAAACCTTAGTTAATTATAATTTTTTAAACGATTTGGAAGATCACTTCAAGATGATTGATAAGTTACGTGAATTTATACCTGATTTACATATGAAAGCAAAAACATATGATGATTTTAGAAGTGAACATAGTGAGTTATCTAAAATGATATCAATGATTAAAAAGGGGTATGTTATTGAATATGTTTTTTCTGATAAGATGGTTAATGATGTTGAAAAACCGATAGATTTAAAGATTGATTTGGGTAATGGGAATCACGGAGATATAACATTTTATCCTTACATTTTAAAACGAGAAGAAGATTATAGCGAAGAGGGGAGTTTTATGCATCATTGCGTTGCCTCGTATTCTGATAAAGATAAATCAATTATCATATCAATTAGAACTGAAGATAAGTCAGATAGGGTCACATGTGAATTCGATTGTCAAACTGGTTCACTAATACAATCAAGACATTTTTGTAATAATCAACCACCAGAAGATATGGCAATGGCGGTTATTGAGTTAACAAAGAAAACAAAGAATCACGCTAGATTGGGGTTATTAAATTCAATAAGTAAACAAAAAGTTCCGATTAAAATAAATGGAGTAGAAGTCAAATCAACACAAAGAGAACCGAGAATGTTAACGGATGTTATGGGAGATGTCAACAGATATCTACTGCCCGTTTAAACTTCACAATATCAACGAATCCATATATATTTTTATATGGATTTATTGTTTAAACACTACCAAGAAAAAAAAGAAACTAAGAGTAATTCAAAGTCTACTTGTGATTTAAAATTATTTGGGGATGATAATAAATTAATCTACACCAGTCTTTATCATTTCAATTATCAAAGATATGGTTCAAATAAAAACGTAACGTTTGAACACATGTTAGATGTCGACATCAATAGTGGTGATTTACAAGTCACATATAAGATAATAAATGAAAATCTTACGGATGATAAGATGTTCAGAAATTCAACAAGAATTAAAAAAAACGATTTTAGGTTACTTTTGGATTTAACCGAAAATGGTTTTGAAAGAGGGGAAAAACGAATCGGATATTGGGGAGTTAAGTATACAAGATGTACCGAACAGATTTTAAACATCATATGTGAAAAGATAAAACATAAATTTAATTCCGACTACACTAAAAATAAAATACTGAAGGGAGAATACCAAGTCAATTTTTTATATGACATGTTAGTTGATTTTCATTTAAACGTTAAAGGAATTAAGGGCCATAACAATGTGTACTTTGATATACAAAATGATTACCCAAAGAAGAAATGGTTATTAAAAAACGATAACAAATTTCTACCATCTGTTTTAGATTCATATGGAATCAAATCAAAATTCTTAGTAAGTTCTCTTAATAAAACTTTAGAAAGACCAATACATTTAGCATCATTAAATTATTTGTGTAAATTATTTGGTGAACATCATATTGAATATCTTAAAAAAATTGACTGGGAACTTCATTGTTATGATATACCACCAAATAACAAAATACACGAGTTAAAAAATGATTCGGAAAAAAGTTGTATGGTAAGGATTATCAATAATTGGGAGACGGAATCAATTAAGACAGACTCATTAGTTTATTCACTTAATAAACTTTTTGTCATTCGTGATTTGTTAGAATCAAAGGGAGTTGTATTAAAATTTAAAGCAAAAACAGACAGTGAGTTTGAAAACCATATGGAATCGTGGTCAGGAATTAAATTTCATTTTGCACGTGGTTATAAAGTAAAGTACGATTTACCGGTAGAATTTATAAACGATATCGAACAGGAAATAAAAATTGGTAACGATGTCTTTAAACCTAAAGTTTTAGTAAACGAGGATGAGTTTAGATTAGAAGGATATAATATGAAAAATTGTATGTCGAAACAATTTCAACATGGATTGTTATATATATTTGTTGCTCTACAACATAAAAGAAAAAGAATCAATTTACAGTACAGAAAAGGTAAATTGGTACAATCCTATGGGAAGGCAAACACTGCCGTTTTACCTGTATTTAACAACGCTACAGATGTCTTAAGTGATAGATTTAGTAAGTACACAAATATGGAGTGGAAAAAAGAAAAATATGACTTTATAAGTCATTGATTATCAAGTTAAAAAAATATTCTAAAAAATTTTTTGTATATTAATTATATATTCATACATTTGTTATGTTATTAAACTAAAACAAAACTAACATGAAAAAAGAACACGTAATTTTATCCCTATTTGCCGGTTACGGAGGATCAAGGTTATCCGCAGAATATGCGGGATTGAATGTTGTAAAACATTACAGTAGTGAGGTTGAAGAGTCGGCAATCAAAGTATTAAATGCGAATTTCCCCGACACCATCCAAGTTGGTGATGTTCGTAATCTTAAACCAGAAGATTTTTTACATTTGACATTAATTGATGGGGGTTCTCCATGTCAATGTTTATCATTCATGGGTAAGAAAAAGGGATTCTCAACCACAACCGAGATTGAAATTTTAACTTTAGAACACTATGAACAGTTAGTATCCGAAGGATTTGAATTTGAGGGTGAATCGTATTTGTTTTGGGAGTTTGTTAGACTATATCGTGGTATTCGTGATTTACAAATTGAAAGAGGTTTACCAGTACTCAATTTCTTATTGGAAAATGTTAAAATGATAATGAAATGGGAGAACGTTATTAGTGATGCATTAGGTGTTAGACCAATCGTATTTGATGCTGCAATTGTTTCAGCGCAAAGTCGTATTCGTTTATTTTGGACGGATATTAATGGTATACATATACCCGAAGATAGAGGAATTACAATTGGAGATATTGTAAATGGTGCCAAGAATGGTGCCGGTTTCAGAGGACGTAAGGGTAAAAACGGAAAATATTTTTATCCTAAAACAATACGTATTGATGGTAAATCAAATTGTTTAGTTACTAAACTTGGTTCAATAAGTAAAAAAGATGGTGCACATTATGGTACGGGGTTTTATGAAACCGAATCGGGTGAAATTAAACAATTGACGATTACAGAAGCGGAGGTACTTCAAGGACTTAAAGCAGGATATACCAACGTTAAGGGGGTTAGTGAAACTAAGAGAATTAAAATGATTGGTAATGGATGGTGCATTCCCGTTACCGGACATATCTATAGTTTTTTAAATAATAAACAAATTTTGAAATCTCAAAAAAAATAACTATATTAGATTATGGAACCTAAAGAATCAAAATCAAATAGTCATTTTTGGATAAGCATTGTAAAATCAGGCATCAGATTTGGTGCCTGTTTTTTTCTTTTTCAAGGTGATGTAAAAATTGCGGCAATACTGTTCGGATTGGCAGAAGTCTTAGGTATTGCTGAAGAAATATTTTAATATGAAAACAACTGAAAGACCAACAAACAATCTTAACACAGTGGTGTTCGAAGAACTGAACTTTCAACCACATCCAGCAGGAATGGGACAACAGTGTATTGTTCAATTCTCAAATGGATACGGGGCGAGTATTGTACAAGGACCACACACTTATGGTGGCTCAAAGGGATTATATGAATTAGCAGTCTTTGGTAAAGATGGTGGAATCACATACGACACACCAATTACCGATGATGTTCTTGGTTATTTATCAGAACAAGAAGTTGAAAAGACATTATTGGACATTAAAAATTTAGTCTAATGACGACCGAAACCAGATTAAAAACCGCCTTTGTAATTTCAGTTTTAACATCGGTATGGTTAACCGTAATGTGGAGTAATAGTATCGTAACTGTAAAGGAACAAAAAAACAAAATTGATACTTTGACTCACATATCGGATAGTTTACATGATGAATTATTTATTATTAAGGTTGAATTGGGGAGACATGAATTGACAAGAGATTATTTTTTTGAAAGACACCCCGAACTTCAACTGGAGTATGAAAATTTTATAAATCACGAAACAGAATAAAATATGTCAGATGAGGAATTTAAAAAACACATTAGTGGTGATCTAAATTTAGGTGGAACAAAATACTTAAACATAAGGGCCAGTACTATTATTAGTATGAATGAACAATTTATAGTTTATACTGAGGATGGACCAAAGTATTTAAATGTTAACATTAGTGCGGATTTTGACGAGATACCAAAAAAATACCACGAAGTGTTTTTAAATGTATTGACATCAAAATATTCAAATTCAGTTTCATTTGGAAATAATCCATTTTCAGAATGTAAACCAGTTCAAAAAAAGAAATGGTGGCAGTTTTGGAAAACAGAATATTTCACAAAATAAAAATACATATGAAAATATTAGGAGTATTATTTATCACAATATTCTTGTGGATTACTTACGAAATTTGGAGAGCACCATTAATGGAAGAAACCGAAAATGGTAAACTTAAAACTAAAAGACCGACTAAAAAACTAAGTGACTTATGGCGAAGGCGAAAATAGAATATGATTTAAGTGACATAGACGACTCATATGCACATAAAAGAGCCGTTAAATCTCTTGATATGGCATTAGCTTTGTGGGAAATAACACATAACACTAAGAAGGGTTTGGAGTGGTCAATGGAGGGTAAGGAGATAGATAAATACGACGCTCTCGAAATGGTATTTGAAAAGATACATGAAATAATATCTGACCATAGTATTGACTTAGACGATTTGATATTGTAATATTTATAATTATGATTACAATATCTGAAGGGGCATTAAAACATTTAACACAATTAATGATGAGTGATGGGTTAACACCTGACACTCATTTTTTGCGCGTAGGGGTTAAAGGTGGAGGGTGTAGTGGACTATCATATGTAATGGATTTTGACGATACAACCACTGACATGGACGAAGTTATTGATTTAAAAGATATGAGGGTTGTTATTGACAAAAAATCCGTACTATATCTTTACGGTACACAATTAGAATATTCCGATGGTCTAAACGGAAAGGGATTTCACTGGGTGAACCCAAACGCATCACGTACTTGTGGATGTGGTGAAAGTTTTTCTCTTTAATTTTTTTTATTTTCAATTTTATTTTGTATATTTTATTAAACAATAAAACATATAATTATGCCAGAATTTACAGCAGAAGTAGACATCGACCCAAGTGAATTTATTGACTCTTGTAGTAAAAAAGAAAGAGACAGATTAGTGGAAATCCTTATTGAGGATGGGTATATTAATTCGGATCAAGAAACAACCAGTAAAAACAACGGAGTTCGTAGACCGAATATTAACGACCAAACATTTTGGGAAAGTTTAGAACGTCTTGCAAAGTGTAGAGATTTATTATCCATCGAAGAAGAAAACTTTATCAACAACTTAGCGAACAAATTCAAATACATACGTTAATGAAAGTATTAGAATTATTTGCGGGTAGTCGTTCAGTAGGAAAGATTGCCGAGGAATTAGGAATGGAAGTATTCTCATCCGATTTAATTGAATTTGAAGGTATTCATTACCCAATTAGTATATTAGATTTTGATGTGAATAAAGTTCCTTTCCAACCAGATGTAATTTGGGCATCACCTCCCTGTACTGGTTTCAGTGTTGCGGCAATTGGTCATCATTGGGCTGGTGGCAAAGGTGCTTATATTCCTAAAACAGAAACCGCGAAGTTGGGTATTGAGTTAGTTAGGAAAACATTAGAAATTGTCAATCACTTCCAACCAACATACTGGTTTATGGAAAACCCACGTGGAGTTCTTCGTAAATTAGATGTGGTCAAAGGATTAAAAAAGAATTCTGTTACGTATTGTCAATACGGTGATGAACGAATGAAACCAACTGACATATGGACTAATAGTGATGTGTGGACCCCAAAACCAATGTGTAAGAATGGAGATCCTTGTCATGTTGCGGCACCAAGAGGTAGTAGAACAGGAACGCAAGGTCGAGCAAATGCATACGAAAGAAGTAAGATACCTGAAGAACTTTGTAGGGAGATTTTAAAAAGTTGTTTATGAGAGACATAAAAAAAATATATGTTTGTGGTGGGAGTCAATGTATTGGTGCAGGATTCATATGGAAAGATGTTAAGAAAATTTACAAAGAACAACACAATATTGATATTGATAATCATTTAGATTTTGCTTATCCAAACATACTTGCGAAAAAGTTAAATGTTGAGATTATAAACGAAGGGGCGCCTGGTGGATCTGTTACTCGTATGTTGAGAAAAACATACGACTATCTTTTAGAGAATTACTCAAAAATAAAAGAAACATTGGTAATATTAGAAGTTCCACCGGGTTGGAGGGAAGAATTGAATTCTATTGATTTGGGTAGAACAATTAACATGACAGTTGGTAATATTTTATCTCCCGATGATGAGACCGATGTTGCTTGTGGTAACAATAAAAAAGATACACACAAGATACATAAAGACGCAACAACTTACTTTAATAGTTTTGTTGATTATTATTTTGAAAGGGACAAGTGGATGGCAAATTTAGTTGGATTGGTTTCTTTTTTAAAGTTAAATGATGTTGAATATATTATTATGGATAGTGGTGATTTAGATTACTTCTTGAAGAGAAAGAAAGTTAATTTGAATTATAATTTTGTTTGGTTTAGTGATAGATTTGAAAGACCAATGGGTCAATGGGCTGAAGAAGAAAAGTTATTGATTAAACATGAAACAAATGGGTCATCAAGAGATGAACATATGGGTGTAACGGCGAATCAAATAGTGGCCGATAAATTATATAAAATGATTACAAATGAAAATCAATCATCCGTTAGTTAAGGGGGTTGTTAAAGAAGTAAAACCAAGAATATATTGTGTGACCGTCGATGATGATTACGATAGGGCAATGTTATTTTGTCGATACCAAGAATTTTATGAATCTCCATATAAAAAATTTAGAGGTAAACCATTCACATGGATGGAGTATATGAGACACTATAAAACAGAGTGGAAAAAAGATGTATTCACATATCCAGAAGATTGGTCAGGTTATAATATACCAAGTAACATAATCCACCAAGCTCATCATATATTTTGTAAAGACACTGAGTACGATTCAATTATGAATGACATTTATTGGTATTGTGTAAATGATTCGATGGAAAAAAATGATGGTAGACAAACTGATTGGTATTTGATTGGTGCAAGTAGTAAAGATTTAAATACAATGGATCATGAGATTGCACATGGTATATATTATACTAATAAAGAATATAAAAAAGAAGTTGTTAAGTTAATTAATAATATCAAACCAACTCATTACGAGAAGTTAAAAAAGAAACTAATCAAGATGGGATATGTGAACGATAAAAAGATTATTGATGATGAAATTAATGCCTTTATGTCAACTGGTTTATATAATGGATTAGACACAAAAGAACTTAAAAAGTACGAAAAAGAATTTATTAAAAATTTTCGTAAGTTTACAAAATAATTTAAAACGATATGGAAAATATTTTTGAAAAAATAATTAGGGTATTCTTATTTATTGTGATGGTTAGTTTAGGAACCTTTCTATTAATTTGGACGTCTATTTTTATGTACACAATTGCGGCCGGAGTTTATTATGGACTTACAAAATAATTAACATATGAAAATTGTTATTGTAAGTGGATATTTTAACCCTCTTCATAAAGGACACATTGAGTATTTCAATAAGTCCAAGGAGTACGGTGACAAACTCTATGTAATTGTTAATAACGACAAACAGAGGGAATTAAAGGGTAGTAAAAAGTTCCAAGATGAAGATGAAAGAATTTTTATAATTCAAAATCTAAAAATGGTTGACCGGGTGTTTTTATCCATCGATAAGGATAGAACTGTTTGTGAAACAATTGGTATGATTCATTCTTTGGAGGACCAGTCGGACGAACTATTCTTTGCTAATGGTGGGGACCAAATTAACGATACAATTCCCGAGAGACAAGTATGTGATTGGTTAGGTATAAAATTGATTGACGGTTTGGGAGATAAAATACAATCTTCATCTTGGTTAATTAAATAAAATCTAACGTAGAAAAATACAATTTTCGTGATATATATGTTATAGTAAAAACATATTAATGCAAGAAGAATTCGTACCGTATCATCAACATCTTTTGATGAAGATTTGGATTACAAACCCACCGAAAGAGGTGGAGGTTCTCAACAAATGGTTTGTTGATTTAGTTCATAAAGTTAAAATGGAGGTAGTCGGTGGTCCGACAAGTGTTTACGTGGATTATCCGGGTAATGAGGGTTTAACAGGGACAGTGACTCTTGCCACATCCCACTCATCAATACACATATGGGATAATCACGAACCAGCAATGGCTCAATTTGACATTTATAGTTGTAAATGTTTCTCATTGTCAGATGTGTTAGAACAATTTGAACCGTGGGGTATTATTAAAGTAGAATGGGTTATGATTGATAGGAATGATAAACCCACACTTATATCTGAAGGTGTTTGGAGTCCACAAATTGAATATATAAACGAAAACTCTTAATATAATTAAAAATATTTCGTATATTTGTATGGGTTAATATCATTATATGAAAGTAATATTTTTAGATCACGATGGTGTGATTTGTTTATCAACGGAATGGGGTGGTAGACACAAAAAACAACAAAAAGCTGGACGTAAGTTAAGTCAATCGGTAGAATCTTTACCGGTCGACGCACGCTTTGACAATTTTAATAAGAAAGCAATTGGAATACTAAATGAAATACTGGAAGAAACTGATGCTGAAATCGTTGTCTCATCTGATTGGAAAAGATGGGCCACTGTTGAGGAGATGGGTGAATATTATGAGTCACAAGGAATCAAAAAGAAACCAATAGCATTCACAAAGAAACTAATTGATAGTGACGTACCCCAAAATTTTGTATGGTCACCGAGATGGGAATTGGAACAAGAACGTTCAATTGAGATTAATCAATACCTACAAGACCACCCCGAAATAACTCATTGGGTTGCGGTGGACGACCTGAATATGGGTATTCCACAAACACATGAAAGTTGGGGGGAGATGGAAATGGATTGGGGTTTAACTAACTTTGTGTTAACACCAAAGAGTATTGAGGGTATTAAACAAACAGGAATTAAAGAGAAAATTTTAAAATATTTATTATAATGGAATCATTTTTAGTAGTTGCGATTATCATTTTTAGTTTTTCAGCCCTAATCTCATATTTTTGGGTTCGAGGAATTGACCATATGCAAAAAAATCATCCCGATTACAAGGGAGATGACCTATTTGGTGTATTTGATGAAAACGATAAAAATCAGATTGGGAATGGTTAAAAACCAAAATATCTTGATATTTATATTAATATGAAAAAGTCACTTAGAGAAGAGTTAGAAAGAATACATACTATTACATATGGTAAACAAGTTGTTAATGAGGAAAATATCATAGATAAGATATTCAAAACCATCGGTATTGACAGAGACAAATTACCAAAAATAGATGAACCTAAAAAGGCAGATTACGCTTCAAGTGATGTTGACGAATTTTATGCAACTTTAAACGATATTGATTATCCAATATTTCAACAAAAATATGGGTCAATGACATATCAAAAGGATGTTGAAACCGTTCAAATGGGACTTATCATATTGGGATATGAGTTACCTAAATTTGGTGTTGATGGTAAATTTGGACCTGAAACGGCACGTGCTGTTGTGAAATTCAAATCAGATAATCAAGTAAATGATAATGTCGATTCGATTAATGAGGCATACTTAGAATCACCAATTCCAATACAGGGATCATCATCCAATTTTGGGGAAAAAAGAAGTTACGAAACGCATCCTGGTGTAGATTTAAAAGCAAGTTCAGGAACACCAATAAAGTCACCCGCCGACGGAAAAGTATTAGATGCTGAAATAAGAAGTAATCGATGTGGTGGAACAATACAAATACAACATGCTGATGGTTTCGTTAGTAGATATTGCCATTGTAAAACCATAAATGTTTCAAAGGGACAAAGTGTTAAACAAGGTGAAGTTGTGGGTTTAACAGGTGGCGCGAAAGGGGATAATGGAAGAGGTAATTCAACAGGAGCACATTTGCATTTTGAATTAAAAAAAGATGGTAAATTGGTAAACCCAATGAACTTTATAGGTAAAGAAGTTGGTGATTATGATTTTTCTAAATCGAGTGGTGGTGAGAGTGGTGAAGTTATTTCACCTGCAATGGTTAAAGTTTTAATCGATAAACTACAAAATAAAGGTGTTACATCTGAAGATTTACAAAAATATGTTGACACAATTAAAGTTGGTAATCTAAATGATAAAAACTTTTATATGAAGTTATTAGAAAATTTAGGGGCACCGATCTCGGATGAAAACATGAAATTCTTATACGCTTGGAGACAGGCCGAGGGTAAGGCGGGTAAATTTAATCCTTTTAATACTACTTGGGAGTTACCAAACTCAACTAATTTTAATAAGGTGAGTGTTAAAAATTATGCCACTTTAGAAGATGGTATGGTTGCCACGGTTAAAACACTTAAAAATGGTCGTTATGAATGTATTTTAAAAGGATTAAGAGATGACATCGGAGCCGATAATATCTCAAGATGTGAATCCTTAAAAACATGGGGTACCGGTGATTTAGTTGCTAAAGTGGTGTCCGGTTATAACGCAGGATCAAATCCAAAAGTATCTGGTTTGGCATAATCATAAGATAAAATAGACTATTTATAAAAATGAAACAAATATTAAAGAAAGACTTACTTAACCTAATCGCCGAATCCAATATGGAGATGGGTGAGTTAGCATACAAAGCCAAAGGAACACAAGACAGTGGTGGTAGAATACGTAAATTCGTTCCTATTTTCAAAGACGATAATAATACTGATATTCCTGATGGATGGTATGTTAACCCAAACCAAGTTGAGGGGGAAGAGAAGGCTTATTTCTTTTTAGAAGGACAAGAACTTGATGTTTTTACAGAATCTAATAGAGAATTTTTAGATAGTATTGCAAACAAAATAGGACAAGATAGGGTTTGTCTACAAGATGGAAACAGAACCAAATGTCAACCAAGAAGTATAAAGACAGGTGCACAATATGTACCGACAGGTAATAAAATGCCGTCAGAAACTAAAATTAAAAGAGAGTTGAATTCATTGGTTGAAGAGTACATGGCATCTCCTGAAATGTCGGAAAAACTATCTAAATTAAGTATTCCTGAAGTTAGAGCAAGAGATAGAAAACATTTAGATAGATATGGGAAAGTAAATAACAATAGAATTGAATATGCAACACACACATTCAATTCATATGAATCATCACAACAATTTTTAAAATTTGTTACCTCAAGAATTACGGGTAAGGAAACACCAGAAGAATATAAGTCATATCATTTAGCTCGTCAATTTAATAAAAACTACCAACGTTGGGAAGAAACAAGAAAAAATTCAAAACAATACGCTGGTAAAACACCAGCATATATGTTGGACGCATATGGTTTTGATGAGGCAAATTTAGATGTTACAGTTAGAACTGACTTTAAAATAAATGGGGTTCTAACTAATGAAGAATATGTTTGGACGGTTAAGTTTACCACTAAATTTGGTAGAAAATTAAAAGAAGATAGATACCTTCCGGGTGGTTTAGATTTAGACAAAGAATTCACAATTACAAAGAGAGTATCGTTAGAAGGTGGTGAAGAATTTAATGAAGAACGTACCGTAATGGACAGTTTAACAATTAAATCTGGACTAATCGAAGCGTTAGACGAGTTAAAAGGTAAGATTATGGAATTAAAACCTATCGAAACATTAAAACTAGCAAACGTTAAAAAATACGATATTACTAAGAAAGTAGGTACTCAAAATTAATATAAGCCCCTCCTTGGATAGTATCCTTGGATTGACACACGTACGTGTTTCGCTCAACCCCTAAAGAAATTTAGGGGTTTTTTATTGGGATATTTTGTGATATCAAAAATAATTTCTATCTTTGACTAACAATAATAAACATATGTCAAAAGAATTAAAAATAACCAAAAAACTCATCGACACCATTCTATTTAGCAATTCACCTAAATTAGAAAAAACCCACCATTTAAAAAAGGTTAGTTGGTTTATTGAAACATTAGGTAGTGAAAAGATTTACATACCGGCGGATGATTATCAAAGACCATTTAAACCATCGATGAAACAATTTTATGGAATTATTGACACAATTAATAGGAACTTTATGAACCAGTCGATTACGTTGACTGACATAAAAAAACAAATAGAATTCTTAACAAGAAAAATAGAAACATTAGACGATGTTAAGGAGATAAATGAATATAGAAAACATATTGAGAATTATGAAAATCTATATCAAAATGGTGAGGGTTATCATTATACATTAGACGATGGTCAACACAGAAGTAACTACATTTTGATGTTTTATTTTTCGGTCAAATCGTATTATGATATTTTAACTGAGTTTGATGATTTTTTAAATATAGAATTGAGTACATACCTTGTTTGGGGAGTACCTAAAAAAAGTATTGTGGAGCTATTCCAAAGTATCAATACAACCAGAGTAATTAATACTGACGGTAAAATATGGGGTGAAATGAGTGTGTTCAATGATGAATTAAAAGATTTAGCAAAAAGCGATAAGAGATTAAACCTATTTGATAATGAGATTGGTAGCGTTGAAAGTGAGAGGTCTAATTATAAATTATGGTTTAACATTTTAAAAATATGTGGATACTACGACGGTATCAATAAATCGGTATCTGTTGGGGGTAAAGCTATGAGTGAATTTGTGAAGAAAGACAATAGTTTAACCAACTACACTCAAACACTTAACATATACCCGCGATTTTTAAAGATTTTTAATATGTTAGAAAACGTAAGCGGTCAATACGTTATTTTTAATATTTACTTTTTATTACACCAATTATATTTAAAAAATGTAACAATAGACGATAACGATATTATTAAATTGGTGTATGTATGTAACAATGAAATTAGCTCTCAAGCGGTTTCGGTAGATAGATATAAATCAATAATTGAAATTACAAACAAATACTTAAATGATGAAATCCTGGCAAACTGATTTATTAAAATTAAGAAAAATGTTTAATATTGATAATAGTATTATCGAGAAAAAATATTTTGTTAAAGGTGAAAATAATCAATATAGTTTGAATCCCCATATAGATGAGGAGTCAAGTTACAATTACTATTTAAAATTTTGTAAATGTAGAAATCAAACACCAATAATTGATGATTCTTATGAGATTAAAGTAGTTACACAATCTGACAAATTACGTAACAACATAAATCAACACACAATAAAAATTACCGAATCCCATTGCCAAGATAATCTAATTAAATATTGTAGAGAGGAGGTTCTTAATAAATTGAGGGGGACATATCCCAATCTTATATTTGGGGTAGATTCAACTTACGGCACACAATTACTTGAAAACATAATCGGTCAAGAACCCAAAACAAAATCAAGTTCTTATATACAACCAGATGGTGGACTTTGTTGGGTCTTGATTAATTCGAAAAAAAAGTATATATTAGTTACAGAACAGAAGAAACAGGGAACTAACGATAAAAGAATATTGGAAGGGAAAGACGAACAATCGAATGGAAATGCGGTTGAGCGTTTAGGAAAAAATTTAGATGCCTTCGATGTCTTATTTGGTGATGAGGACATTTATCCATTCGTTGTATTCTTACAAGGATGTGATTTTAATGATGAATCAAGTATACCAGATAGAGTTAGAACCCTATTTAAATTTCAAGAACCAAATCAAATTAACTTGGAATGGAAACAACTTCAAAAACACACATTTGTGGGTGGAAGTTATTTTATGAGAGGACACTCAATATACGATGAGCCAGGTATTAGTGATTGGACTGCGGATGAGATGATACCAATTATGTTTGAAATAACATATAAAGCAACTGAATATTATTTATCAAAATATGGAAAATGAGAAATTTTTAAAAGAACAACTAATAACTTACTTAGGTAATAAAAGAAGTTTATTGGGGTTCATAGATGGGGTGGTTAAAATTGTAAAAGATGAAATAGGTAAAGATAAGTTAACAATTTTAGATGGTTTTTCTGGTTCTGGATGTGTTGCTAGATATATGAAACAACATTCGTCTACAATCATTACTAACGATTTGGAAAAATACTCATCAATTATAAATGACTCATTTTTAAAAAATAAGAATGAAGTTGATTTTGATTTAATAAAACACTATGTAGATTTACTAAACAGTAAAAAAAATAGAACCGACTTAGGTGTTGGTATTATTGAAACATATTACTCACCACAAGATACACAGAACCCAAAATTGGACGAGAGATGTTTTTATACAAATGAAAATGCAAAAATTATTGATAACATAAGACGTACAATTGATTTGGAGGTTGATGAATCATATAAGAACATTATGATATCGATATTACTTTATAAAGCTTCGGTACATACAAATACATCTGGTGTGTTTAAAGGATTCTATAAAGGATTACAATCACCCATTGGAAAGTTTGGTGGAGAAAAGGGTAATGCGTTAGTTAGAATTATGGGTGAAATAACCATAGAACCGATTGTGTTAAGTGATAACGAATGTGAAAGAATAGTATTTCAAAAAAACACTAACGACTTAGTTAAAGAATTAAGTGATTTGGATTTAGTTTATTACGATCCACCGTATAACCAGCATCCATACGGTTCAAATTACCACATGTTAAACACGATTGTGGATTATACCGAACCGGAGGAGATATCAAAAGTGGCGGGTATTCCTAAGAATTGGAACAAATCTAATTATAATAAAAAGAAAGAGGCGGTAGTTTCATTCGATGAATTAATACAGAACACCAACTCAAAATATATTATGATTTCTTATAATAATGAGGGATTTATTTCTTATGATGAAATGATGAATTTATGTAATAAAAAAGGTGAAGTTAGAGTTTATGATGAACTATACAATACGTTTAGAGCAAGTCGTAATCTCAAAAATAGAAGTGATAAAGTTACCGAGTTTATTTTCCTAATTAAAACAAAATAAATATAAATCCTCACAGAAATGTGGGGATTTTTTTTATTGGGATATTTTGTGATATCAAAAATAATTTCTATCTTTGATGTGTAACTAACTAAACTATGAGCACTAACTACTACAGAGTACCGACACACGAGGAAATGGAGACTCGTAAACAAACCTTAATCGAGTTTGTAAATAACCTTGAACTCACACCAGCAAATATTGAGGGTGGGTTTAGATTCATTAGTCCAAGAAAAGATTGGGAATGGTTCTCACCTTGGGAAATGTTTTTGGAAGATACTAACATACACTTAGGTAAAAGAAGTTCTGGTTGGAAGTTCTGTTGGAATTTTCATAAGGACAAGTATTATCACGATAAAGAAAGTCTATTAGAATTTATTCGTTCAGGTAGGGTTGTTGATGAATATGGTGAGGAACAGGATGTTAACGAATTTATAGTTATGGCACTTAATTGGGGTGAACCTAATGGATTAGTTGTGAATGAAATATATCGAATTCAACAACGTCAAAAAGGTGCGGGTTCATTCTTCGATAAACCAGAATACGATGATAGAATTGTAGATGGACTAAGAGTTTCATCATCAGATGATTTTTGTTAAATAAATTTTATTAAATGAGTAACGAATTAATTGCTGTACTGTCATTTTTTTGGATTGTATCCGCAATATATGTAATGGTCTATCACGGTAGACGTTGGAGGTTAGGTTTAGATATAATAATAGGTGCAATAATATTGGGACCCATATTGGCGTTATTAATTGGGGACGATGAAGAAAAAATCATAAAAGAAAAACGAAAGAAAGAGAAAGAAAGTAACGATAGACATAAAGGATGGTTTAGAACAATATCAGAAATTAATAGACAACGAATGACAAGTTTTGGTAGAACCATACCACCTCCACCACCGATATCTCGAATTGAGCGAGCACGAACAGAAAGAGATGAGGCAATTAGAACGGCAATAGAAAGAATAGAACCACCAAATAGAAGATACAATAATAAAGATTTTAAATTTTTCAGAGGGTAATGTTAAAGATATCAAACGATAGAAAAGTATGGGTGACTTCGGACACACATTACAACCACACCAACATATGTAGAGGTGTAACTAATTGGAGATTGCCGAATGGTGAAGTACCTGAGAAACAAACACGCCCATTTGAAACATTGGATAAGATGAATGCATCAATTGTAAATAACATCAATGAGGTCGTTGGTCAGGATGATGTGTTGATACATTTTGGTGATTGGTCATTCGGTGGATTTGAAACCATTGAAGAACTTCGTAATAGAATATGGTGTAAAGAAATTCATTTAATATATGGTAATCATGACCATCATATTGTTAATAATAGAGAGAACATACAAAGACTATTCACATCAACACAATGGTTCCTACAATTGAACTATATGGGTGAGACGATGGAATGTATGCACTTTCCAATACTATCGTGGAATGGTCTTGCAAAGGGTCGTATACACCTTCATGGACATTCACACTTACCTAATGAAAGAAAGATTTCATATAGAAGAATGGATGTCGGTATGGACGGACATCCTGAATTCAGACCTTATGATTTACATAGGGAGATAATGAATCCAATGAAGAAACAACCAATCGGTTCTGAACTCGGACAAGATGATCATCATGTTGATGGAATGAAAAATGTTGTGGGATAATTTTTTAATTCTATTTTTTTTTCTTATATTTTATTATGACATTATTAGAGATACTTGAGGTTTATCAAGATGAAGAATTACTGATGGTCGACGGGTTCGATGAGGCGGTAATAGGTGTGGAGGCGCTTAAAATGAGATTAGTCTATGACATTAATAAAATGAGAACAATTTTGGTGGAAAGGGATAAAATGACCTTTGAGGAGGCCATGGATTTTCTAGATCATAATGTTTTAGGAACTTATGTTGGGGAACAAACACCAATTTATGTGGAAATTTAAAATTAAATAAAAAAACTAATATTTATATAGAAAAGAGATATTATGTCAAAAATAGTTAAATTAAAACAATCAGATATAGAGAAAATCGTTACCAATATCGTTAACGAACAAATGAATGAAGAACCAATTGAATCTGAGACCACCGAAGGTGTAGGTGAAAATGGTGTTGTTTTGGGTGTTGCTAAGGGGGAAGATGGTAGATTTTACGTAATGAATGCCAAAACAGGAGAAATTTTAGGTGTAAAATAATTAGTTTAAATATATTTTTTAGTAAAACCCCACAACTGTGGGGTTTTTTATTTGTATTTTTTTGGATATATCAAATTATTTGATTATCTTTGTCATATGAGTTATATAATTGGTAGTAAGTGTATATCGACTTGTGACACCGCGTGTGTTAAAGTATGTCCTGTGGATTGTATTAACGGTCCAATTGTTACTGATGGTATGGGTAGGGAAGTTGATATGATGGGTAAAAATGAATTAATGGGTCTGCAACTCTACATCAATCCTGATATCTGTATTGATTGTGGGGCGTGTGTTCCGGAATGTCCTGTAGACGCCATATACAAAGACGAAGATGAGGCAATTCATTTTGGTGAACTTGAATCAGTTAAAAAAAATTACGAATTTTACGGATTAACATATAAACAACGATGAGTGAGTTTAAACTATATTGTGACATGGACGGAGTCTTAGTTGATTTCGATAAAGGTTATAAAAAATTAACGGGTGATAGTCTTAATGGTGAACATAGAACCGACACGGACTTTTGGGACCCAATTAATAAGGCAGGATACGATTTCTGGATTAATTTAGAATGGATGGGAGATGGTAAAAGATTATGGAAATATATTGAGAAGTATAAACCCGAACTTTTATCGGCACCATCTAGACAAAATGATTCGAGAGTTGCCAAACATGATTGGGTCAATAAAGAATTACCTGGCGTTCATTTGATATTGAGAAGTGCGAAACATAAGAAAGATTTTGCTGGACCCAAAAATGTTTTGATTGATGATAGATTGGATAACATTCAAGGGTGGAGAGATGCGGGTGGCATTGGTATTCATCACGTGAGTGCAAAACACACCATTGACCAATTAAAAGTTTTGGGATTATAAAACATAAATTATGTTATTCAAGTACACAATCAGTTTAGAAGTAGAAGTTGAATTTGAAGCCCCATTGTTAGGTGCCGACAATACTAAACATAAAAGAAAATCTGTCGGGTCGATTGCAAAGAAAACTCTTCAAGAGATGGTAAGTCTTAATAGTACATCATTAATTGTTGATAGAAATATTGAAGAGGATAACTTTATTGGAACAATTAAAGGTCGAGCACATTTAGGTAAATCAGATAAAAACAAATATTAATGAAACCATTCGTAGAACAAAGAATGTTCACCATTACCGAACAAATTGCTGTTGTCCAACCAAACGAAACCGATAACGGTATTGTATTGTCCACACAAGAAGTGTTGGACAAACATTCGGACGCTAGATTATATCTGACACCTGAAGAGGCAATAGAATTATCAATAATGTTAAAATCTATGGTTGATAGAATTAAAAACAATTCAATATGATTTACGTATCAATAGATTTTTTAACAATTTCACCATATTTATTAATATGGAAAGAGAAGTTAAAATTTACGTATTGAAAAATCCAATAACAAATGAAATTCATTATGTTGGGAGGAGTTTAAATCCAAAAGTTAGATATCGTATGCACATACATCTATCTAAAAAATCTAAACATAAAAATAAAAAAGATGCGTGGATATGTGGTCTATTAAATTCAAATTTAAAACCATCATTAGAAATTATTGATATCACATCTGAAGAAGATGCGATAGAAAAAGAACGTTATTGGATTGAAACTTTAAAAAAAACTTGTGACTTAAAAAATTGTAGGGATTTTATTGAAAATAATTATCTATTTTCGGAAGAAACTAGAAAAAAAATGTCTGAATCCGCTAAACGAACTTGTAATCGAAGAGGAACAAAGACATCCGAGGAGGGAAAAATAAACATCGGTAATTCCAAACGAGGAACTAAACAAACAAAAGAAAGTATTGAAAAAAAATCTAAAATAGTTTTACAATATGAAAAAGATGGTACATTTGTCAAAGAATGGCCGAGTACAAAAGAAGCGTCACAAGGAACTGGTTTGGCACAACCTTTAATCTCACTAACAGCATTAGGTAGGGGGTATAGAAAAACTTGTGGTGGTTACATTTGGAGATATAAAAATTAATTAACATTAAATAAAAAAATTATGGTGTACGTCAGCGTTGATATTGAAACCAGTGGTCTTGACCACGAGAAACACAAAGTATTATCTATCGGTGCCATCATTGAAGATACCGAAAATAAATTACCATACGAAGAATGTCCTAAGTTCAATGCCATCATTCTTCAAAATGAAATCACTGGTTCACCAAGAGCAATCACGATGAATAAAGAAATCATTTCAATGATTGGTGATTATCTTGGAGGTACTGATGAGGCAAGACATTTGATGAAGACACATTCTGATTATAGTTTTTATCATGAAGATGAGGTAATCAAAGAATTCTATATGTTTCTTTGGTGTAATGGATTCTCACTTTTAGATTCACAATCAACTCACGTAAATGGAAAGTTAACACCAATCATTGACGGAAGAACCAAACCAATCACATTAAATGTTGCGGGTAAGAACTTTGGAACATTTGATAAACTATTCCTACAAGAATTACCATGGTGGCAAAAGTTAATCCGTACTCGTCAAAGAGTATTGGACCCAGCAATCTTAATGGTTGATTGGAAGAGTGATAAGTCATTACCTAATTTAACACAGTGTAAAGAACGTGCGGGTGTTAGTGGAATTGTTACACACAACGCATTAGAAGATGCGTGGGATGTTATTGAGGTATTGAGAAAATTTTATTAATATGAAAAAGTTAATTATATTTATAATGTTATTGGGAGTGGTAACATTATACGCAAAACCGAAGTATCGAATTCAATCATGGGTTGTTGGTGGTACTAGAATGTATTTACCACAACAAAAAGTGTGGTATAGAACAAATTATTTTCCATTACCGTTTAAAATTTGGATGTCCGGAGATTACCCATTTCAAAATAAAGAACAGGCGGAAGAGATAATTAAAAATTGGAATCAATTGGACGTTGATATAAAAAAATATAAAAAAACTGAATTTTTTTACATAAATTAAAAACTAAAACATGTCTAAGATTAAAGACTTGAAACTAAACCCCGACAACAATCTAAATATTATTTCTATTTTAGAATTGTTTAGTCCTGATGCAAAATCTAAGTATACAGACACGTTACTTAGATTGATGAAAAGTACCCCAAATATTAAGGGACACATTAAAGAAGTGAAAACTCACATCAGTACAACATTTGATTTTATTAGTGTTGAGTCTTTGGATAATTTCTCAGACATTCAATTATTATTGGTTCATCGTTTTTTAGATACATTTTTTAATGAACAAGATTTAAAAACCTTTAGAAAATTCTGTGAATATAATGAAAGAGGTTTAATCACACAGAATGATTTAACAAAGTACAAATCATTTGAGGAAATTGTTTCTTCTGTTAGCATTGCAGAAATGAGAGTTGACATGAAAGAAATGGAAACTCAAATCATTAAGATACACGAAGACGATGAGTGGTTATTATTAAGACCACTAACGTACGCCTCATCTAAAAAATATGGTTCTAATACCAAATGGTGTACAACTCAAGAAACTAATCCGGAGTATTTTACAAAGTATACATCAAAAGGGGTATTGATTTATTGTATCAATAAAGTTAATGGTTATAAGGTCGCGTCATTTTATTCATTGGATAAGAATGATCCAGAATTTTCATATTGGAACCAAAAAGATTCTCGTATCGATTCTACAGATTCTGAATTAACATTGGAATTAATTGGGTTTATTCGTGACTATGTTAAAGACCCTAAAGTCAAAACAAATCGTTACATGTTGGGTGATGATATGAGAGCCAAAGAAGATGTTTTATTGAAATCTAAAACGTACAAAAGTGGGTCCGTACCTATGGATGTTGAGGAGTCAACTTGGCAGTCAGAACGACAATTAAGTACAAGGATTGATGAAGCAATTCGTAGAGAGAATTATGAAGAAGATGTAACAACACAAGAAGAACCTGAAGCTATTATGGAGGTATCTGAAATGACCGAATTGTGTGAAGCAGAACCCGAACCCCAATCTATTATCGAAAGGATGACGTTGGTAACTAACCCCACAGAAGAAATGCCGGTGATTAATATACCAAGACGAGGAACTCAAAGAAGATAAAACAGTTTGGTTAGATATTTATTGATATGAAATTAATAGTATCAGAATCACAACTTAACAAAATTCTATTGGAATACTACGAAGCAGACAAACTGTACGATAGGGAGTCAATTGTTAAAAGACTTAAAATGGGACCAAAATATATGAGGGAATATATTAAAAATTTACCCAATATAAAATGTTCCGATCCTCAAGGTAATGAAAGAATTTGTACAAGAATACCCGAAGTTGTGTATCAATTTTTATTTGGGAATTTCTAAATATTTTTTGGAATATTCCAATTACTTCCCTATATTTGTGGTCTAAAACAAATACATGTTAAAAAAAGTAACAATTAGTCCTTATGTTTTTCCTGGTTTAAAACTTACGATTGGAGATAAGAGAAAGATTTTAGAGGAGACAAGAACAAATCGTGTTAAACTATCAAAAGAGGACATTTTAGACATCATCTCCAAAGAGTCGGGGGTTAGTATCAGTGAGATTGTTTCGAGGTCAAGAAAGAAAGAAACCGTTAATGCTCGTTTTATCTTTTGTTCAATCATGAAAGACCATTACGATTATTCACTAGTACACATTGGTGAAATGGTGGGAGGTAGAGATCACACAAGTGTTATTCATGCAATCGACCAACATAGAAGTAGAGTAAAAAATGAAGATTCATATCGAAACTTGACGTCAATTATTTACGAAAAAATCAGTTTAAAAATTAAATAAAATGAAAACATTAATAATACATCCAGAAGATAGTAGTACTTCTTTTTTGGATATTGTATATTCACCCATTCAAGAGAAAACCATAATCACCGGCGGTGTTAGTAAAACAGAATTAATTCAATTAATTTTGGAGCACGATAGGGTAATGATGATGGGTCACGGCAGTCCGGGTGGATTATTTTCTGTTGGGAAATTTAAAAATGCGGGTGCATACATAATCGACCAATCTGTCGTTCCTTATTTAAAAAGTAAAACCAACAATGTTTACATTTGGTGTAACGCCGATAAATTTGTTGACATGTTTAAACTTAGAGGATTTTACTCTGGAATGTTCATCAGTGAGGTAGGTGAGGCATACTATTGTGGATTACCCGGTACTGAACAAGAACAAGTAGATGAATCCAATTATGGATTTTGTAATATCATTGCAAAATACATTAATGAAACCAAAGATGTGATTTACGAAAATGTTACAAGAGAATATGGTTTGATTGCTGAGGAGAATCCCGTGGCATTATACAACAACAATAGATTATATAAATCGTGATATTAGAGAAACAATTTTAAATGAACTTATTTGACAAGTATAAGGACAAACAAAATGTTTTAACAATCGATAAGATTGTGGATAGTAAAATCATTTTGTGTGTGAGTACCGATATTGTTCTATATTGGGTATACTACTTGTCACCTAATTCTGATATTGTATCTGTTAGTAATAACTACATAGTATTTCGTCTTAATGATAGTGAGTACGTTGTACAAATAACGAACAGCAATGAAAATACAGTGATGAATGTAGTGAATCTTTTAACCGAGAAGAACTATGTTCATTTTGTTTTATGTGATTTTGATAGAGTTAATCATTTCATAAGTAAATTTGAATCGGAGGATATTGATAATTTTAATTATTCTTTAATTAATTACATGTCTGAAACTGTTTATGACACTGAGCCAAGACCATTGGATAAGTTAAATAAAATAAAATACTATTTCACATCGACTAATGTGCTATCAAGAAGTGGAAATAAGAATATCCAATCTGATTTTCAAACAAATATGGGAGATAGATTCATATTAGATTTTAGATATTCACTTACATATTTCTATACCAAATTAGGATTCAACTATTTTCAAAAGGGAGATCATCAATTAACAAATTCAAACAGATTAAATAAAGTATTTCTCTATTCAAAATCAATTAATACAATTAGAGATAATACCATTAAGTTGGCGTTGGAGACCGGTAAAATATATGAAAAGGTTTATAGTGATGAAGATTGGTTTTGGTATTTTAATAACTACAATCAATATCATACTCCATTTGTTGCCGACTATAACTCTTGTAAGTTTAATCTTGTAACTGAAACCCAACCACAGGAAACTCACGGGGTTTTAAATGGTCTGTTTTTTAGTGAAAAAACATTAAAGACATTCTTAGTACCCACACCATCTTATGTCCTTTTACAAGAAGAAGTTTATAATCAATTGATTTCCAACGGTTTTTATTTTTTAAACGTCGAGTTTAATAACAACTACGAAGATTTTTGTAGGTTTTTAAAAGATTGTACCGATAAGGATATGAACAGTTTATTTGAATTTACTTACTACAAAAGTAAAACCAATAAATTAAAATTAGAGGAGTACATATACAGTAAAAAGCAAAAAGAAATAGATTTATTATTTTCTAAATAAATTTGGAATATACTAGAAAAGTAGATATCTTTGTAAAAAATTTATAATATGAGATATCTACTTTTTTTATTGTCAATTATATTAATTTCTTGTGAGAAAGAAATTTTAGTTCCTATCTCTTCACCACCTGTAGCAAAAACTTACGAGGGGTATAAGGTTAATTCAAACGCTAAACAATTAGGTAAAGAGTATTGGTTAAGAGGAACCGGTATACCTAACGATTTGATAGTACAAACATTTCAAAACCCATTACCTAAAGAGAATTCTTTTGCATACAAACATAACTTCATCAACGGAGGGTGGGGAGGTTCTGTTGCTGGCGATTTTAATTTAGATGGTTGGGTTGATATTTTCACACCAGGTGCCGACCCATTCATTGGTCTGTCCTTTTTATTATTTGATCCTAAAACGGGGAACTACAAAGACACTACATTGTTAAATGATAAGTCAATTGTAACCTTACCTAAAGCAATTAAGGTTGTTCCATACTACATGAACAATGACAACTATGTCGATTTAATCATATTTGCTGGCGATAGTTATAATCTACCCGTTAGGATGTTTATTAGTGATGGTTTAGGTGGATATGACTATAGGACTTTAAATACAAAATATAGTGTACCATCAAGTTGTTGTGGGTTAGCAAATGTATTTGTTTTAAATGGTGATGCTGGTGATTTAAATAACGATGGTAATGTTGATTTAGTTATTGCCGCAGACAATTTTGTTTTTATATATTGGGGAGTTAGTGGACCTACATACTTTAATGAAAACAATTATACTTTACTTGCATCAGATATCAAAAACTTTCCCAACGTAGTTAACATCGGTACCGAATGTTCTTCATGTAGTGGTAAAATAAATGATGTATCAATTCAAGATATAAACGGAGACAAAAACTTAGACCTCATCACATCTTCCGCAGAAGAAAACAACTTAAACCAAAGAGTCATTGTTAATAATGGTTCAGGTAAATTTAGTAATTTAGATGTAAAGACTTTTCCATTATATGGTAAACAAAATGCCAATACATCGTATATTGTTGAAGAAGGTACGGGTAACATTATTACAACAAATGGATTTGGGATTAATGGTAAGTCTTCCTATTGGAATATTTTTATTTACACTAAAGTTAATGGTGAATATGTAATTGACAGAAGTAAAATTGAATTTGATCCAAACAAAAGAACAAAATCTTTAGATGGTGCTAAAAGTATCTTACTTTATTATGATTACAATAAAGATGGGATTAAAGATATTGGTTATGTCGATGCGAGTTGGGGTGATGAGTTGGGTGATAAAAATATTATGAAATATAAAACTGTCTTTATTAAAACGGGAGACAAATATGTCGAACAGGATTTCTATCAATACGATTTGATTTCTAAAAATTATTTACTTATATTAGAGAAAAGATTTAAGTAATATGAACACACTATTCACATTTGGTTGTAGCTTCACTGAAGACTATAACACATGCAGTGTGAATACTTATGTTGATTATAAAAATCATATGGGAGGTCAGTACCCCAAGTCTTGGCCAATTGTTTTATCTGAGAACTTAAACTTTAATTTAAAAAATTACGGTGAAGGTGCATCAGGTAATCAGCAAATATTTCAAGAGGTTTGTAAGAGATGTGATGAGTTTAATGTAAATGATATTGTTATTATCGAATGGACTTTTTTAGAAAGATATCGATTAGCATTAGACGACAACGGATGGTTAAAGTTGGGGCCGGGTAAAATCAACAACCCCAATTCACCAATCAGTGAGGATTGTCACGAATCAATTGTTGTCAATAGAACCCTCAAACCTTACGTGAATGAATTATATGATTACGAAAAGATAGTTAATCGACTATCTAAATCTGTCGGGTTTAAAGTATTCTATTGGTCGATAGATAATGGTGTTTTATACAACACTAATAATCTTTTAGAAAATAATCATTATCTTTTAAATGACATGATAAAAGATAGACACGATAATGCTTTTACAATCACAAATAAAAATGGTGGGTATAAAATAATCGAAGAGACCGAAGGAAAGATAAAAGATTATCATTTAGGCGGTACTGGACATAAAGTGATGGGAGATTTATTCTACCAACACATAATTAAACATATATGAAATTAGATTTAAAAAGAATTACAGCGGTGGGTTTTCAAGGAAGACCACACGAAGAAAATAATCCAAGTGATAGAAAAATGTTGAGAAGAATTAAAAAATCTTTAACATATATGGTTACGTTTTTTGATTTTCATGAAATCATATTCATATCACCTATTAATCCTGAGGTTGAAGGCGTTACTCACATACAAATTAGTGGATCCACTTATAAGGATTATAATAAATGGTGTTTACATAACTTATCAGATTATGTTACAACAGATTTTGGTTTATCATTCCAAGATGACGGGTATCCATTAAATCCTGAAATGTGGAGTGACGAATATTACGATTACGATTATGTTGGTGCACCATTACCATTAGACACAAACATAAGTTTTAATCCGGACGAAAGAATTGGTGGTGGTGGATTTACATTGAGGTCTAAGAAATTAATGGAGTTTACAAAAACAATTCCATATCCGGACAAATACGGAAAATGTAATAATGAAGATACCATAATTGTTATGGAGTATCGAAAGGATATTATGAATCTTGGTATGAAGATATGTCCACATACCATCGCCAGAAATTTTGTTATCCAAACCGCAATAGATGACAACCATACTTTATTTAATACTTTTGGTTATCACGGTAGAGATGAAAAATTGGATGTTGTCGATAAAATAATGGATGAGAGGTTGTTAAATTTAAACAATGAGGTCGTTTAAATTTCTAAGGGATAACCCAATCTATCCAATAGATGAGGAAGATATTGTTAAAACACTGTTAATAAGGTTAATTATAACCGGTGAATACGAAACAACAATATATCCAAAACTATATGATAATCAATACTTTGTGAACAATGTAACTGTAACAATTATTGATAATGAACAACATTTTATTTCTAACATTTCAGTTGTTGGTGGAGGAAATTATAATTTTAATTTATCCGTTTCTCTTTAAAATATTTGGTAATATACTAGTATATTCATATCTTTGGTGTATGAAAATAAAAATAAAATACCACATTGAAATCGGTAACGAAGTTATTGAATGTGAAACCCTTGAACAGGCGGAGCGTAGAATGAAAGGACTTTCCGAGGTGGAGAAGTATCTAATCAAAACGGAAATTAAGGACGACAAGGTAATTAATCAATATTTAATTGGATAAAAAAATGACAATATCAAACATATTGATGACTTTGTTTTTAGTTGTCATATCACCTAAGGAGTTAAAAACTGCCAGTCCTATCATCAAAAAAATTGAAGTAGTGGAACCGGTTATTGAATTTGAAACTGTTACGTTAACAATTTATAGTCCAGTTATTGGAGAAACAGATTCAACCCCCAACATAACGGCGAGTGGTTTTAAAATCAATACTAAACATCCAGAGAGACATAAGATAATTGCGGTTAGTAGAGATCTTAAAAAGAAATGGAAGTTTAATACTAAGGTTAGAATTACAAATGGTGGAAAGTACAATGGTGTTTACACTGTTAAAGATGTGATGAACAAACGTTATAAAAACCGAATTGATATATTGGTGGGTGTAAATCATAAACCAATTAAGTTGAGAGGAATAAAGGTTCATGAAATAATTGACACAGATGAATAGACATGAGTATTATAAATTATTACAGGACCCCAAATGGAAGATTAAAGCATCTTTCATACGTAAAAGGGATAAACACATGTGTCGACATTGTGGTAAGAAGAGTCATAGACTCCAAGTACATCACACAATTTATATTAAAGGTCATATGCCATGGGAATATGACAACGAAACATTAATTAGTTTATGTTCAACCTGTCACAAAAAGGAACACGGTATCGAAACTAAAAAGAAAAAGAAGAAGGTCGATAAACCAAAGGTAGAAAAGAAAACTAAGAAACCAAAACGAACCATAAAAATTAAACCGATTGATGATGAGGGGAATGATTCAAATTAATTTAATTGAGGGTTATGGTACTATACTACGTAATTTTTACGAATCAATTGTTATTTGTAAAAGACTTAAACCACATTTAAAACACATAACTCTGATTGTTAATTGTGAGCATACACAATATTTTGAATCGACAATTTTTAGTAAATTATTTAATTTAGATTATTTAAAAAGTCACTTCGATGATATTGTTGTAAACGACAAATCGTTTGTAAACAAAGATTACAATGGAATAACACATGTCTACACAAGAGATGAACATATTCCTGGCGAAAAGGATTGGGATTTATTTTTGGATGGGGATTGTGATGAGATTCGATATTTATTTGACCATAGAATTGAGCCGAGGTTGTTGAATACATTAAGTGTTGATTATAATGAAACACCTAAAATAACAATAGATGAAGAGTTCAATTTATTTAGTGATTATGTCATGAATGAATATCAAAACGTAAAAAAATCAGACTATGTCACAATTCAATGGAGAAGTAAAATTTATGATACAGATGATGTAACAAATATGACTAACCCAATTGATTTATATGAAGATGAATTTAAGAAAATAATAAAGAGCAATAATTTAGTGTATGTTTGTGGTAATTTTTTTAAGTTAAAAGAAAAACTGTCAAGTTATCAAAATGTTTTTTTTAATGATGAGGTTTTAAATCAAGAAGACGGATTTCATAACATCAAAGATTTGGATTTATTATTAAAACAAAATCTATTAACCATTTTTGACATTTTAATGCTTAAAGATAGTAAACACATATATCATTTTACTTGGTTTGGTAAACTCTCTTTGTTTTTAATTTTACCATATATAAACAGAACACCAATTACCATGTACACATTCCCAAGTGACATAATAAACAGAGGGGAATTTAACGGAAACATATATGATAGACAACATTGAATATATTAAACGATTGTTGAACTTTGATAATGAAGGTGATTTCTACATGCTTTATGTGTTCAAACGTAAGAAGGATCAACCTGAAGGTGAAAGAGATAATCATCAATCAGTAAGAACAATTAAATCATACTGTGTTGATAGTATTTCATATCTCAATATGAGATATGACGAAATAAAAACATTATGTGAAGTGTTTAAAGCGAGAGCGTATATTCATGTTGTGAAACAAAATCACAAAGATGTTGCCATGAATATGATAACCGAAATTGTTACTCGTATTCAGTCGGGACAAATCAATCAAAAGAATGTATTTGATTCGGTTGTTGGTCAAATTAAAACAACTGAGAAGAGATGGATTATTGATGTTGATAATAAAGACACTAAAGAATTGGTTGGGATTATTGAAGTGATTCATTCACTAAGACCCGAAGGTGATAAACTTGAGGCATGTATACCAACAAAGAGTGGTTATCATTTAATAACAAAACGATTTGATGTTATGGAATTTAAGAAAGAATACCCAAACATTGATATCCAAAAGAAGAATCCGACATTATTATATTACCCAAATTCATTAGACATATGAAGGACTTCAAATTTTTAAACGATAATGATGATTTACCTTTGGATGAAATAACCCATCAGGAGTATGATGGAGCATCGTGGATGTTTGGTATAAGAGAAAACTTGAATCAATATCAATATGAAATTGTTGTTGAAGAACATTATGGCATTCATTCATTTCTCAATCACTTTCCACCCGGTTTTGTTGTTACTGTCCTATCAGTCATAGGACCCAACGGTGGTAGATTTCATAATCATGAAACCCAATATGATGATGGTTGGGGGTTTGATATAACAAACGATTTAATCAGGATTGAGTGGGTTAGATTTACACATTAAAATAAAACTATGCGAGAGTTTAAATTTTTTCAGAAGGGGACGGTAGATATGATTGATGGTGAGACACACATTACCGCATCATTCAACGATGACACTCCCGAAGGTCATATGGGTAGAAGAAGATTATACCACACTAATCTACCTGAATATGAAAGACAACGTATGGAAACGAATCGTTATTTTGAAAGTCCCACTTATGGATCTCATATGGAAACGACAACGGTAACAAAGGTAAACCCAAAGTGGTGGATGAAGGTAAAGATGTTCTTTCAAAAGATTAATTTCTATATTGAGTTTAATAGTGAAATCGTTGGTACAATTGTGATTGCGGGTTCGTTAACAATTGGAGCAATTCTTGTTATATCAAAAATATTAAACGCATGGTAAGTGAATTCAAGTTCTTTCAGAGGAATCCTTATAAAGATAGATGTCGATTGGAAGTTGGTTCTTCATTTATCTTGCGTGGATATTATTGTACGGTTACACAAATGTTACCCGATTTTTTTAGATGTGTCATCCAAGAAGATGGTAGAGAATTTGTAATGTACTATAACAATTATTTACAAACCCCATCTGCTGCGGGTAGACAACTAAATAGAAGATAATGAAAACATTTAGAAAAACAATTATAGACAAACGTCTTGAAGAATTATCTGATAAGGTAAGAAGAGGTGAACCAATAAAAATGAGTGAGGCTCTTGAGGTTATTGAGTATCAAGAAGCGTTAAAGGCACATAAGAAGACCACATTAAAAGATAGGTTTATCAATTTTTTTAAAATTAAGTAATATGAAACTAGGAGAATTTATCGAGAACTTCAGTCATAACAATGTCGTTAGACTATTACACAAAGAGAAAGGTGGACACAAATGTGTTCTAAACGATTGGAATGATGTGTCGATGGACCACGAAATATTAAAAGGGAAAGGTAAGAATCGTCACTATATTAACAATGAGGTGTTGGGACTTGCGGGGATTTACTTTCAGTCATATAGTTGTAATTACCCTGAAGCGATTAACATTGTTATTGAGGAGTTAGAAAATCAACCATTAATTTCCGAAACCCAAGATGAAGTAGTATATGAGTCTGAAGCCATTTAAGTTCCTCTCAAAGAAACAAGTTCCTATACCCAATAGATATAGTGGTTTAAGTCCTGAGGATAGAAACATATACACAAAAGGATATTACGATGCATTTGATTGTTACCGTAATAGTCGTTCGTTAGAGTCACCATACAATCCACTTGTGGAAGAATATAAGTATGAATTATGGCGAGAAGGTGTCACGTTTTATGAACAAAATAATAATGTATAATGATAAAGGACTTCAAATTTTTTAGAAATAACGAAACAAGAATAAATTGGCAACTAACCGGTTTATTAGATGATGCAACAAATGTTCCATTATTGATTGGTGTATTGGACATCACATACAAATATATTCAAGATAATAATCTAATGGAAAATGATAGGGTTAGAGATATATTGATTATCGTTATGTTTAAATTATATAGAGACAAATATAATTCATATAGTGATTATGATATTAGAGGTAAGATTGATGAGGCCGCAACTTATCTGAATAGTGTGGAGGTAAGAAGAACACTCCAAGAACTTCAAGCTGGTGCTTGGATGAGTATTGATGTTGAGGCGGAGACACAACAAATTATTTATGAACGTTGTAAATGGGATGAACTATGATAAAGAATTTCAAATTTTTTAGAAACGTATTTGTTTTTATTCCAGAGGATGGGAGAGAAATCATTGTACCTAACAAATACAACACAGACTATCAAAGGGAGTTATTCGTTTGTGGTGTATTGAATTTTAGAATGGGTAACCCTAGAGATAATTGGACTAGAAGAAATTTAAGAAATAACGAAAGTAAATTAATTTTTGATGATGGATGGTTTACCGAAACACCAGATTTAAACCCATAGAAATGAGTCCATTTAAATTTTTTCAGAAACCAAAACCGAAAGATAACATACTATGGAATTTGGATATGGATGTTGCCTTAATTGCGGTGATAAACTATAAAATTAGTAGGGACATTGCAATGCAACACGGGGATACCGAATTGTGTCAGGTTAATTTTCCTGTACGTAATTGTTGGTTAAGAATTGATAGGGTGGTGAATTGGGGTTCAGGTAATTTGGAAATGGTTAGTATAGATTATCAGTTAATTGAATTAAACAATACATCATTTCGTTTCACATACACATCTGAATTATCAGTACTAATGAATAGATTAACATATGATTAAACCATTTAAATTCTTTAAGGGGATAAGAATACAATATATTCTAATAATTACCAAGGATACAAATACAACCTACAGCATCCCATTAGATATGTATGGACATATAATGGAAGTAGCGGTGAGTTTATATAGGGAGAATATGATATTATTTTCATCAGTAGAGTATGGAGTAGAAAACGAAATTGGTGAAGGGGTAACTTATTTCTATAAGATAAATAATATTGTACCATATTTTAACATACCTAATAGAATAGTGATAGAATATAGTGTAAAGTTTCCTGATACAGAATATTATTGTGAATTTACCACTCAAGAAAATATATCCTTATATGAAACCATTTAAGTTTTTAACCAAACCATCTATAGAAGAACAAATAACATATGTTTCTGAGCAGGTTCAAGAGGCGTATAGAAATAGAAACATAAATCTTGATTTTTATAGATTTGTGGAGGTAACAGGACCGGGACAACAACCAATCAAAATGGCGGTAATAAATGCTGTGAATATTTGTCACAGACAAGATTGGAATTATGAAAACTATGAACATTATTTTGACGTGGAAGGGAGAGAAATGAAATTAAGGATATTGGGTATTAGAAGTTATAGAAATCCGGTATATTCATTTTTTAAAATAAGATATAAGATGTGTTTATCCAATTTAAGTTTAGATAGATTTGGTGATGAAAATAATGTTATTAACCTACTAAGATTAAACGATGAAGAATATAATACGTTAATACTTCAAAGACCTGAGCGTGAAAACATTTAAATTCTTTCAAAAGAAACCCATAAGAAAATGGTTGGAGAGTAATTTTCTCGGACAACTACAATGGTTGACACAACCGGTTGGGGTGGTATTCTATATGGATAGAAGATGGGATGGAAATTTTTATACCGAGGAATTAAAATCAATGACGGTGACAGTTACAAATAGATATATCTATTCTTATGATCACTTTATGCAAATGAATAGGGATAAGATTATATTTGTGTATGAATTCGTGGACAATGCAGATATAAGCAATATGATACATTATAACCAAAATAACTTTGATGAAATGCCAAGACATCGAAGATTAATATTCAGAGGACTAATAAGAGACAATGATACAATTTAAATTTTTTAAGGGTCGTGTTTATAGTGATGAGTACACTTTACCTACACTAAGAAGAATGGCGGGAAGAACTATTGCTCAAGACCTTGTGCCAGTCCAACCATTAGGTCCTCCTGACAGTGCCCTTCATATCCTAAGAAATTCTTTCTATGGGGCTATGGGTTTAAGAGATATTGCGGTAATTGCATCATCCATCCGAAATTTTAATAATTGGAAAAATGAAAACTTTGATAGAAATAGTATTTGTATGATAACCAGCGGTGATTTCACATACACTAATGAGAATAATCGAACCACAAGATACACGGCAATAACAACTATCAATGATTGTAGGGGATATACATTCGATGATTATATTTTAACTGATAGAATCCACGATATATTATCAAGTGGTTATAATGAAACTATAGACCATATTCATCAACTAGTTGACGAAGTTGGTTTAAACTTAAGATAATGAAAACATTTAAATTCTTTCAAAAGAACTGTGAGGTTACCACAACACAACTACACAGATATCATAAAAGATTAATGGATAGGTACAAGTATAGGTTTAATTTATATCCTGGTCAATCCAATTATAATGCGGGTGGGTTAATATTTTATACGGTACTGGACTTTATCAATGGGGAACAACTAACCAGTTATAATGAGGTTAGGTCCTATTATAAAGTTGCATATGAACATTTAAATCATGGTGAGGATGTTATAACGGATGAAGAACATGAGCATTTAATTGGGATGGTACAATATGAAACCCAACCAATGCCAATAGGTGATTTAATGGGTGAACTTGTTAATAGTATTCAGGTATTGAATGAACAGGTAAGAAACATGGAAGTAGAATAAATGACAATCTCGGAAGTAAAACACGTCTAAACTCGGAAGTTGATAATAATATGTTAATCTCCGTTCCATTTGTTGAGAACTATTTATGGGGATGAAGATACAAGCACTATTCATCTCAGATGTTCATCTGGGTTCAAAAGGTTCCAACGCAAATGAGGTCCTAAACATTCTTAAACAATACCAACCCGAATATCTATTCCTTGTGGGAGATATTATTGATGGGTGGTTATTAAAAAGGAAATTCCGCTGGCCTCAATCACATACAAACGTATTAAGAAAGATATTATCTTATTCAAAAAACGGAACCAAAGTTATATACATCCCCGGCAACCACGACGAATTCATGAGGGACTATCTTGAACTATCATTTGGAAACATAGAGGTTCACGATGAATATATCTACAAGAACACTTATATTACTCATGGTGATTTATATGATGGTGTGGTGAAACTTAAATGGTTAGGCGTGTTAGGGTCAATTGGTTATGATTTGGCAATATCGATTGATAGGAGATTAAAATCGTGGGGATATAAAAGATCATTATCCAAGTTCTTAAAGAATAGTGTTAAGGAGGCTGTAAAGTTTATGACATCCTTTGAAGAAGAAATTGTTCGTCAAGGTATCAAACATAATTGTACAACTGTAATGTGTGGACACATTCATCATCCGGATGATAAAATAATTAATGGTGTAAGATACTTAAACACTGGTGATTTTATCGAAAATAATAGTTATATTATATACAACAACGATGAGTACACGGTCATTAAGTAAGAGATTAACAATTGTAATCCCAAGTAAAAACGAGGGGGTGATTTTATATAACTGTATTCAATACATATCAAGACAGAATCACATTGACGGGGTAAGATTAATCATAGCAGATATATCAGATGATAATGAATCGATATTATGGATTAAGAAAATACAAGCGGACTTCAAACACATATTAAAGATTATAGTAATCAAAGGAGGATATCCAGCACAGGGAAGATTAAGTGGAAGTATGTTGGCAGTAACTCCGTATATGTTATTCTTAGACGCAGACATCTTATTAACCAACCCAAAGATAATAGAGGAGTGTTTATCTCATAAGAAGGATTTGGTAACAGTTCCATTCAGTACAGATAAACCTTACAGATGGGTGTTTAGGGCATTCGATATATTCCAATCCCTTTCTTCTTTAATCGGTTCACCATTCGCAGTAGGAGGATTTCAACTATGGAAGACGGACTCATATTGGGAAGTGGGAGGATATAACCCACAGGAACTATTCGCCGAGGACTATTCAATATCACAGAAGGTTAACTCAAAGAACTTTAAAGTGGTTAATATAAAGGGAACATATACATCATCACGACGTTTCAAGAACAAGGGCGTGTTATGGATGTTCAAGATAATGATTAAGAGTTACATAAACAGAAAGAACCCTGAGTTTTTCAAACATCACCATGATTATTGGAATTAAATAATAAAAATGAAATCATTTTACATAAAAGAATTAAACAAAGGATTTATCTGTTTAAATAAATCTGGTTCTTTATTGTTATTGAACACATTTTATGATTTTTCACATTACAAGGGTTATACCATCACCGATGGTTTAAACGACACCAACGAGGACACCGAAATTTTTATATTTGTTAGGAACCCAATTGAAAGATTAAAGACATCATTTTCATGGTTTTTGGGTTATGAAAATTTCTGTAAAGAATTTTATGAAACCTATGATGAGTACAATCCAATTGATATGTTCACGATGGATAACTTTAAAAAATTTATTAATCGACAAAGTGAAATATACAAATTAAAGGATTATCATTTTCTACCGCAGAAATATGACATTTGTAATGTACCATATAGTAAGGAATTCACAATAACAGATAAGTTAATAAAAACCACATACCCAAATTATCGGATTATTAAATTGGAGGAGTTTAGTGAAGTATTATCTAAATCAATGTCTGTTGAATATAAAAATTTAAGATTAGGTATTAATCATACGCAGGAGACGGATTTAACAATAGACTATGTTTTTTTAAATTCTTTAAATTTAAGTGAATTAAAATTATTCACATCATTATATTTGTATAATAAAACAATATTGGATACACATCATCATTCAAACAAGGTAATAGATATTGACAATAATTTGGAAAAAAGGATATTTTTTATGTTAGAGGATGAGTACAATTTATATGGTTATGAGACTAAAGAGTATTTTAAAAGATTAATTTAATTATGGGGACAATATTTCCAATCATTATATCATTTACATTTGTAATAGGATTAACTATTATTATGATGATAGTAGATTACATCACAAAGAAGAGATAAATGTATAAAGAACTTATAGTATTGGTTGCTCAAACCTTGTATAATATTTTTAAGGTGTTGGAGATAAAGTATACTTATCAGAATAAGGTGGGTGCTTTACTTCTTAATTCCGTATGGATAAATTTGGTGGCATTAGCTTGTACCTATTATACAATCGATGACTTATTAAAAGGTAACTTCCTCATTGTAATATTCTACATTGCCGGTTCGGTCCTTGGGAAGTATTTGGGTATGCAACTTGGCAATCCAAGAAGTCAGGTGTGGAAGAAATTATTTAAACAAAACAAGTAGTAATGGCAAAGAAACAGTTTCAGAAGATGGTAAGGGAATGGAAAGATTGTGGACCGAAGGAGGTCTTCGAGGGTGTAAGGGATAACTTCATCTTTGGATTCCTTGGTGCGACCATTGTGGTATTCATTGCCACCCGTATGGACTTCATGGTATTATTCGGGTATCTAATATACTATTTCTTTATGGGAAGAATTGTAAATCGCCCCAAATACGTAACAGACCTTGGTAAACTCATTGTGTTTCCAATTCCATCCGCACTCGGGGCGTTCGTTGGTTATAAATTATCCTATGTTATTCAGGGATTTTTTATCAATCCTTAGGGATTCATTTTAATCACACATTCCAAATGATTGGTGTTAACAAGGTAATCGGAATCAACTTCCGAGGTATCTCCACCACAATATTCACATACCCATTGGTTTTCTTTTGGTTCACCATATTCTGAGTGGTAGAACTCACGTACTTTAGCTCCGAGTTCCATATTATTGGGGAAGGACTTAATAAAGTGTTTTGGAATAAGAATCATATCATTTAACATACATTAGGGGTTTTATTTAAAATATAATAAATCCCACAAAAAGTCAACCCCAATCTCTGTGAACGGGGATTCCGGCGTCCGAAAGTTGCGAACGGGGGTTCCGGCCTCGGAGATTATCCAAAAAATATATTTTATTCCTTATATTTTGATTTATATTGTGACCAAGCTTTTTTGGTATAAGGACCGAAGGTTCCATATCCCCTTCCTTTGTTAAGTTTTCGTCCATTTAACCAATTAGGGTAGTTAGCGTCCAACCAATCCTGAAAAACTTTAACATCTTTTGGTGCGTCCTGAGTTTGTTGTACAGATTCATCTTTGAATCTAGCGGCATATAATGAATCTACATCTTTTGTAGTTACTTCACCAGCATTATTATCATGACAATAACCATCACCCTTTGAACATACATGGATATCAATACCCCTATCTTTTAGATATCTTTCCATGGTTTTATTAAACTCAGGGTTTGTCCAATCTCCATTTGTTGGTAGATTTAACTTATATAACCTATTAAAAAGTTTAACCCATCGGATATTATCTTTAGCTTTGCGTGAGGTTAACTGATTTGGGGTCAATGCCTCCATTACAGTTTTCATTCTTGATATTTGTTCTTGTAAGTTCATATAATATAAATATATGATGACCCCCAATTATTGCGAACGGGGGTTCCGGCCTCGGAGATTCAAAAATAAATTTGGAATATACCAGAACATATATTATCTTTGTATTCTAAAACAAAATATATGTTACCATCACAATTAAGAGAATTAGAAAGACAAGCTGACGTTATCGAACAGAATCCTGAAAGGGAAGAACCATGGGATGTTAAACGTGGGAGATATGTTATCGCAACCAAGAACTTTGCTGACAGGTATGGGTATAAAGATATCTCCAACCATATCACGGATGTAATGGTATCCATTATGATGACCAGAGATAAGATACTATCAGGTGGATCATTTGTTCAGGCCATCTGTGACAACAATTTAAGGGAATCCATCAGTCGGGCGGATAATGACTGTATCAATCATTTAAGACTATTATCACTTACCCATTCATTTTGTAGGGTAGAATCAAACGGACTATAAACAAAGATATGAATAGTTTAATGGAATTAAAGGTTGAGGTACTGAGATTAATCGATAAGTATCCTAAGAAGGGAGATGAGTTAAGGGACTTATACTACCTTGCCAGTGACGAGATTGAGGGTGGTGGTTCTGAACCTCATGAGTGTGACCTTGCGTGGAGGGATATGTTGGAATTAATCGGTGAATAATATAAAACAATAATAAGATGAAACAAAAAGAGTTTAACCTATATATGGGTGGAAAACCTTGTATACCCGGTAAGAGTAGAAGATTCTCACCAGCAGGGGGTAAAGTATTAACTGAGTATGTAAATGAAATCAAATCCAGTGGAAAACAAATCACCAAACAAGAATTTGATTTTACATGTGAACATATCTACTACCAAGACCAAATTAACCTTAATATCGAGGTGGAGAACTATGAAGAATGTTCAAGACTCCTAAAGATAAAGAATGAATTGGTTCAAGAGGAAGGTGAGACAATATTGAATATTGTATAAGATGAGACCCTTTAAGTTCTTTCATAAAGGTTATGTTATATTCCATTTGAATGTGATGGCCAATCTATTTGGGAGAATACCATCCAGAGGTATCTTAATCGAACCGGATGACTACACAACCAGTTATACCTTTGATGGAACGGTTGGGGAGTTATTTGATAGATATCCGGGGGTTACCATATGTATTGTTGGGATTATTATTCGAGGGATTGAAGTAAACCATAATAATGTCAATGATATAAATCGGCAGGGATTGATGTTTGAACGTGAAGATAGAGTAATAGTGAGATATAAATCAAATGAAAGACTTTAGTTCCCATAGAATAATAAGATGAATAAAAGGGATAAACTCATACAAAGGATTGAGAACCTTAATGGGTTGGTGAATCATTTGTTAAGGATAGATGAGAAAGATATCCTAAGAGATGTAAGGAATACCCTAAAGGAATTGGATAGAGAACTAGAAGGTATGAAGAAAACCCATAGGTATAATTAAATCATTGTTCACCTTTTCCACCCGTTCACGGAACGTGAACATGGGTATTTTGTGAACACCTTTACCACCCTGAAGGGAGGAGACGACAGTCTCCGACCGACTATACTCTGTTCCGTCGGGTCCCTGACACCGACTACACTGCTCACATTTTAGACCTTTTATTGGGCATATTTTAGACCTCGAAATTACCCCCATTTTATCCCTGTTTTTAGGGGTCCCAGCGGTACATTTTTATCGTGATCATTTTTACTATCCTAAAAGATAGTTTTTTATCTATTTTTCCACATTACATATATATTATCCACAATTCCCCACTTTCTCCCACTTTGGTGTTAAGTCCCTGGGGATTGACCCTTTCGTGAAGTAAGGACTATAAATTAAAATTCTGGAAAAAGGTATAACTGTAATACAAGTATACGGGCCTCCCTGCGGTCGGCCCTTCGGGTTTCCATCCCGTAATTATGTCCCATTTGTATGACACATATTATATCCCTTTATATGTTCCACGTGAAACCTGAAGGGGTCCGAAGGACCCCGCATAAGTAATACACAACTTATCCACACCCTGAAGGGGACCGAAGGTCCCCGTATAATCTTGTTTAATAAATCGTGTATAAAGTTAAACAAAACGGACGGTGTCATACAATGTTGTCTGGCAGGGGGGTGTTCTTAGAATAGTACAACGGATTTCTAAAAAACCCTTAGGGATTTTCCGACGGGGTCTTAGAATTGTACAATTTGCCAGACAACATTTGGTTTCACCATACTATATCTTGACTACCTTATTGTCATACAACCCTGTCTAAAACCTGAAGGGGGACCGAAGGTCCCCCGCAGGATTAATGATATGTCATACGTGATTAATTAAATTGTATACCGAAGTGTTCGAACTTCTTAATAAGAGCATTACGTAGTTCTACTTTGTCCCCCTCATATTCTATTGAATTCATTGGGACAGATGAGACAGATAAATCAAATATAGGGAGTAATACACGACTATGTTCATCCCACGATGAACTTTGATTTTGATGAACGGTCGTGATTGGTTCATCGGGAAGTTGGTAGGGTAGTCCTCTAAACTTCCCCTTCTTGTGTGCAAGGTATATGGTCTTTATTCTTTTTATGGCTTTGTCCATTGCCAGAGAATATCCCTCCCCGAACCTTGGGAGACGGTCCATTGGTATTACAAGGTCCGATAGAGCTAAGTCTAAATTAGTATATGCATCCAAAAGACTAATATCGGACATTATATTAACCTTATCTAAACGAGTTATGAAGTCACGACTAATAAAGTTAAGTATACCTTCCTTATAATACATGGTATACCCAATATAATTTATTTTTATGCCAGACAATATTGTGGGATCCGTCTTCTTCAGTATCTCATCTAATGTCTCGAACAATTCTTTTAGGAAGTGTACCATAGGTTCCTTGAACATATTCTCATTACACTCGGGTTCAATTGGGTAATATGACACACCAATTGATATTTGTCCCTCCTCAAGGACTCTCTGTCTTGGTATGGATAATGACGCAACACCATTGGTTACAGGTACCCTAAAGGTATTAATGGAATATAGTATATTGCTTATTTGATTCAATAACTCTTCCCTGGTAATGTTGCTCTGTTCCAACTCCTCCTGTATGTCTATAAGTCTCATGTTTATAAATATTTGTTGCCAGACAATATTCGCCCCCGGGATCCTGATCAGATTGTCCTGAGTTATGTTTGCCAGACAATATTAGCCAGATACACCGTCCTGAGGAATTCTGTGAAAACAAAAAACCCTCGACGGATGGTCAAGGGTCTCATGTTGTATAAGTCAAAATAGTCTTACACTGTTGCAAGTAATTGGTTTCTGTAAGTAATTGCAGTCTTCTTGTTAGAGAAGTTCTTGCTGTACTTAGTTCCGTTAACACTTACACGTACACGATAGCTTGAACCATCGTGGTACACATTGTTTGACACTGGCACATAAGTTGTCTTAGGTGTGCGACGAGTCTTGTTGGTAGTTTTTTTCATGTTATTATTGTTTTATAAAAAAATATAAACTATAATATCGATAAAAAAAAATCAAGACAAAATTATTTTTGCCAAACAATATCTACCATCCTGATCATGATCTGATCTACAATTCCGTATATCTTGGACCCCACTTCTTCTTCATGTACCAATGGTACCGATGGACCTTATTGGGGTTGTACAGGAATATTACGAAGTAGTAGTCCCATCTCCATTCAATTTCTTTAATGATCCTTTTCATTTAAATCTGGTTATGATATGTAATTGTTTCTGCTTTATCCTTCTCCCCGAGATGTAGCTCCTCCCACATCTCTTTAAGAAGTTCTAACTTCCCGATACACTCGTGAGCTTCTGCGATATCTCCCACTGTTTGTAATACGTTCGATTGTTTCTGAAGTTGCTCTACCTTACTTAAGATGTAGAGATGTAAGAATGTTGTCATACAAGTTGTTTTGACGGGGTGAATGTATAAAGTCTATTCATAACCACATCGTTGTGAAGGGTTACAAGCTCATCCATAGTTAAGTTAGAATACCTAATCTTCCTAAAATTACCAACATATGTTTCCACAATTGGAAAACCAACCTCACAATCGATACCCACCAACTGTAGAATCTCCTCCCTAATCCTAATATAGAAGGGTCTATGTAACTGTAATACACCATCACTGTTACCTGTTCTTAAAAAATTCATATGACAGGATTCGTGAACTAAATTTTTGTGTAGTTCATCTCTTTCCTTTTGTAGAATACTTTCCATAGTTCGAAGGTAGTTTATTGTTTAGAATATTCCAAATTTTTCTTGTATATTTTTTTATAATCCTTGGTGTTGGATAATATTTCATTGTCCATTACTTCAGACAACTTCTTGTATACCCTGTCCATGAACTCGTCGTTGCCAGACAACATTGACAGATCAAGCTGTCCCTCAGGGTTCAGATTGAATTCCACATTATCTACAAGTACTCGGACCTCATTGGTGTCTTTGTCTACTCTAAAGAAAGGACATCTTGCATAGATGTACACATCACGTACCGTATATAACGTTATGTTTTCTTTCATTGAGGACTTAGCCCTCATTTGCATAATGATTACTTCTAAGTCAGATAACTGTTGCAAGTCAACTTTCAATTGGCCAACCTTGTTACTGTAGTCCCGAACGTAATCTGCCACACAATATCGTGAATCCTGATCTGTGAAGTCGTCAGGATTTCTTGTTATGAACTGGTCGTACGAACTTCTCTTAGATGAGGTACCCATGATGTTCACGAATACACCTTCTGTTGTTTTGTTTACTCTACCCATTGCTTGTTTGTTTTATTTAAAATGATATCAGTGACATTAATTTGCCAAGCAAATTTGACTTCTGATCTGCTGAAGATTCTCTTGATGACATATATTCCATCTTGGTGTCCATTGTAATTCTTGGAGTACCAGCGTTGCCCTGGAAATACTTTGTCGGCTCTACGTAGGCACTGCTTACTTTATACTTCTCCACCCACTCATTAAATGTGAGTCGTCTTTCAAAATTAATTGTTCTGACTTTAAGATTCTTTTCCATAAATTTCTTTTTGTTCGTTAAACATTTCAATAATCTCTTTCTTGTGTTCTTCTGACACGTATGAATAATGGTCTTCCACAAATTCTTCAGCACTCTCTTCTTCACAACAATACGACTCAACCACAGACTCCACTTCTCCCCAAAATCCATCAATATCCAAATTGTATAATCCTTCGGAGTATCCATAATCCTCCTCCTCACAGCAAACGATACCATCCTCGTCCAAGTAGATATCAGCTTGTCCGCAGAAGTCATTACCACCCTCACTATAAAAGATGTGGATTTTAATGCTCTTGTATGTGCTCACCATTGCTTTACAGAACTCAATGGGGGGTGACCAGGCTGTGTTAGGATGTAACGAAATTGATTCTTCGTCGAACGAGAAACAACAATCGTCATATGACACATCCCACTTACAGCCGTACCTATCAATGTTGGAATCGTACCAAGCTCCGTTATCGTACTTCTCTTGTGTCATTCCTGGCTCACGACCGATAAGAGTATGGAACACACCTGGTTCTTCTTTCTCTTTTTTGATGGACTCAATAAGTCTTGTGATTCCCGAGATGATTTTCTTATCACCTGTAATCGTAATTGAATTTGAACACCAATTTGGCATAATAGTTATTGTTTAGTAATACAAAGATATAAAGGGGATACCATTATACCAAATGATACCCCCCTTTATTATTTACCAAGATGCGTAGTATTCGTAATCAGAACCATAACCTTCGTTGGGAACTGATAACTCCTCTTTCAATGTGGTGATGGTTTCCTCGATGGTTTCTTTATACCATTCGTCGATATTGTCCGAACCAAAGAAGAACCCCTGTGTCGGTGGAAGTAATTCCATGATTTCATCTGTGGTGTCATACACCTCGTGGTCTACCATGTATTGTTCACCACCTTTCCAACCCCCAACTACTTGTAAGGTCTTCTTTTCAGATTGATTTAAAATACCCAAAACTTTTTCACAAGTCTCCAAAAGTTTTTCTAAATCTTCTCTTTCCACGTAATACTTAATATCAGCTTGAACTTCCTGACAATTACTGACAAACCATCCGTGAATTTGGTTAGCCTTTCTCCAATACATAAGTTCCTCTGTGATGTAGGAAACTCGTTCAGGTCTAATACTTGGGTAAGTTACCCCACCTCTTTTAACCGAGACCTCGTATTGGTCTTCAGGTTTGTTGTGTGACCATTGTTTAACGTAGGTCTTTTTCGATAGATACATGTCTAATCCCATGATAATAAAGTTTAGTTGTTAATAATGAATACAAAGATAATGATAATACTTTTATGAAACAAATAAATTTTTGGAAATTGAAATAATTTTTTTGTACTGACTGCTGTCCACGTCTTTGCCATTCAAATTCCAGAATGGTAGCTCACGGGGATTGTACTTCAATCTATTTTCAGTTTCAGGTAGGAAGTCATCAGTCTTAATCTCTAATGTCTTACAAAGAACCCAAGCACATACGAACTTGTTACTGCCAGACAATATTGACAGTGCTGCCTTTCTGTTGTTCTTCAGAGTGCAATCCGACATAACAATTTGAGTAGTGGTGGGGTCGTAGTATTTAACCCCACCATCTGAAAACTCAACTTTCCATTTCATGTAGTTCTTACCACGTGAAAGATTAAATCTGATTTTATTCTGCTTCAACTTCTTCCTTTTTAAATTTTGTAACAAAATCAGAAGGAGTACCACGAAAGATTTCTCTTTTGTCTTCGTTGTTGTCATAACAAACGTACTCGATTGTTCTGTCTTCCGTCACAATAATGTCGTAAAGATAATCTTCCCAACATTCGCCACGAGATTTCAATGGATGAATGTAAGTTCCACCAGGTCCATCTTTGAACTTGGAAATAAGCTGTGCTGCTAAACAACCAGCTCCATTAAAAACTAATTGGGTTTCACTCATACCCAAACCATTAACAACCTTTGCAGTTGCTAACCATTCTGCGGTTTCGAGTGGATGACCTGTTGGGTATCCATCATACTGACGATACACTAAACAGATTTCATTCTGTTTTACTTTCTTTACTTTTTTACCTGTTGAGTATTCCTCAATGATGCGGTAGGTTGAACGTGTTCCCATGTTAAAATGTGTTTTTGTGATTAATAATTTAACAATACAAATATACAACGTATTTTATTATCTACCAAATTATTTTATCTTTTTTTTTAAAATATTTTTTTCTCCTGATCTGATCAGCGCAGCACTGTCAATATTGTGTGGCAGATTTTACCTGTTGCATCTGTGGATCATAATCCCTGAATTTGTTTGGCATCTGCCAGACAATATTACAGCTCTGATCAGCGCAAGATCAGTTGCAAAAAAAAATCCCCCGACTTTCGCCGAGGGACAAACTAAACTTACTAACACCCTGAACCTAAACTATCTTTTATGAAAATCATTTAGTAATCTAATACTACCACTAATTCTCGTAACTTCTTTCATTGCCTCATCTAATGTGGGGAATCCCTTATGTAATAAATAATTCTTATCATCTAATGAATACATAACCTGGTATGAATTCTTACTTGGGGATAACTTTATTTTAATTGTCATGTTATTAACATATTTGATTTACAGGTGCAAATGTAGTACACTTCTCACATATAAACAAATTTATTTTTAATATGTTTAAAGTTTTTTAAAAAAAGTTAAACAAACATCTGCCAGACAATATTCGAGTCATGCGCTGTGCACTTTGCGCCTGGTACCTGAGGGAGTAAAGCATAAAAAAAAGGGATGTCATACGACACCCCTTCTATCACACCAAACACATTATGAACACAAAACTAATTAAGTATACATAATATATTTTACTTTTTCAACTAATCACTAATCCTTTTTTCGGTTCTAATACATTCAGCTTCCCATTGTTCACATAGAAGTAATACATCATCCAACACATTCTCACCCAATCCCCAATAACTTTCTTCGTATGTATCTACGGGGTCTGAACTACTTGAACGAGGTTCGTATACATTTACTTCAGCATAATCTTCGGTAAAGTATTCTGCCAATCCAACATAGTTACCTAATGTACCAACGAGAATACTATTATCTCCTTCTAATTCGCCAATACTAAAACATCCATTAACTTTTAAGATGTTCGTAATACGTTCAATTTTTTCTGATACTTTCATATTAATTAATTTGAGGTAAGGTACTTTTGTTTCCATCATCATAAACCATATCACCCATATCAGTATAGATTTCAGTAACGGACGCACCTCCGTTTTCTTCTACACTCATAAGTTCTGTGGTTCCATCGTATTGTTCCCACGGCAATTCAGATGTATTACCTTGCTCGTAGAACTCTAATGCTTTTTTCTTAGCTTCTGCTAATGACCCAGCTTCAATTTCGAAGTGAGTACGATACCATGTAGTTACCTTCTGGTCTACATAGAAATCAAAGGTCGTTTGGGTGGATGCCATTTTTAATTGCTTTAAAGATTGAAATGATTAAAATTGCCAACATTACCATTGTCATACCGACAACGAATAGAAATCCTAAAATGAAGAAAAATATTTTCATAACATTAACGATAAAGGGTTACATAATCTCCGAAGTATTCTTCGAATGTTGCCACAGCATTTTCGTAATCTCCACTCGTCATTCGACGATAGAACATTTCCGAATTAAGACCAAGTTGTTTACAAAGTCTTCCACCCGTTGCGATTAGGTAGAACACATTTCCATTCGGCCCCGTAAGGTCGATTTCTAATTTGTTTTCTTTTTCTTCGATTGACTTAATCATAATTTTAGATTTTATTAAATGTACAATAATTTTCTAATTCATCCAAAGGGATTCTTCCGTTGTTTGAGGAATAGTAACCTTGTCTTCTATATCGTTCTTTCCACTCATTAAAAGCGGTCATCGCTTTTTCTCTTGATGTGTAGTATGGTTTGTCGAACTCAATCGTGAAACCATCGGGAGATAATACTTGGTAGTTTGTCATAGTCCAGCGTTTTTAATGATACAATCTAATTTATATTCAAACTCTTCTCTCATTCCTTCTTCATCGTAAACCTTAATGGTTTCGTCATCGTTAGGATGATAGAAACTAATGTCCACTTCAATAGTGGTTTTAGTTTTCTTACACATCGTTTGAGAATACTCTAACTGATTCAATGTGTCCATGTGTTGTTGTCCACTATAACGATTTTGTTCACGATGTATTACCACCTGATGTGAACCGACGATTTCCCATCCATCGTTAATTTTTTCATTTACTTTGGTGGTCAGTTCATTTGGACTTCCACCATTTACGATTTTGTACTCCATTTGGTTAATTTATTTAGTGTACACAAATATACTACAATTTTTATTATCTACAAATTTATTTTATCTTTTTTTTTAAAATATTTTTTTCACCTGCGCCGCTTGATCAATGATTATTGTCTGGCACTTGCCACACAATATTTCTCCTGATCGGAGCTGATAAAATCTGTGGACATAAAAAAACCCCTCACTTTCGTAAGGGGTCTAATTATACCAAATATAAATTATTTTTTATTTTGGGTTTCCCATTCTTCTTGTGTAATAAAATCAACGTGTTCCTCACAATCTTCACACCATTTATCATCACTATCATCACTACACTCACCAGCGTACTCATTGGAGTTTACGTAATTCCATACTTTGATTTGAATTGACTCGGATGAACCACATTCGTTACAAACTAAAATTTCATTTTTCATAGTGTTTTGTTTTTAGGATACAAAGATAAACTTTTTTTTATTATATCCAAATTTATTTTTATTTTTTTTTGTTAAATTTTTGTGAAGGGTTCCCGACCGTAATCCGACAGGTGAAATTTGTTTGGCACCTGCCAGACAATATTAGCGAACTGATCAGCGCAAGATCAGTTGTGCATTTATCGTTGCCAAACAATATTTCCTGGAGCTTGAGACAGGTGAATTTATAGAAATAAAAAACCCCTCGGTGGATGAGTCCGAGAGGTCATTTATTTTTTCCGATGTCTTTCCATCTGTCAGTCTTTTGATAAGGATAGAGGTATGTACTTTACGAGAACCCCTCTACTCCATAAACGGATTGGTTTTTAGCGACATGTGCGTTGTCATACGGGTTTCCAATCTCGTTATTTATCCTTACCCTTCATGCTCGGGAACCACCGAGTCCTACTGTTCTCCACCCATAAACTAATATCGTATTACACCAACTCAACCAACTTATTAAAGATTGATTGTTCGGTTACACCAACTTTACCGAACATCTTAACTTCGGTATTGTCGTTTTTAGTAAGGCTATGAGTTGTGTATTTTGTTACACCACTAAATAAACCCCACATATTATCTCCTTTACTTTGTAACTCTCCGTTCAAGTCGATATAAAATCTACTCATCTTATTACGGGTTACACCACTTACAGCTTTCTCATCACGTAAATCAACTTCGGGACTAATGTTGAATAAAGATTTAACAACTCTATCTTTAATGATATCATCAAATCTTGTTTCAGATAACTTAACAATGTTTGAAAAGATTTCTTTTTCTTCTTCTACCGCTCCTTCCAATCTCGCACACACCTCATCAATACGGACTACCATATTTTTCGTATGACGAATCTTTGTACCAATCTCTCTGAACGCTGCGAAGAATTTGTTTTGACAACTAATCGTAATGTTACTTGGGCCAAATGCCAGAGAAGTTGAGCCGTCGAAGCTATTGATTCCCGTCAGGAAACCTTCGATTCTATCATTGCCCAATTTCAAATCATTTGATTTCAACTGAATAAAAGTTCTTGCTCCGTCTCTAAATGAGCCGCCCTTGTGTACATCCAGACCAGTTTTACCACTTACACGATGAAGCAACTCCATAAGCTCTTCATTCTGATAGGGATAATAATTATCAGACACCACACTTAACACCGCTCCATTATCCTCACGGACTAATGCTCTTCGGTCTTCGATAAGAATCCCACTCTCGGTTTGGATACTTTCGGAATTTACTCTCCAATTCAGGTTGCATTTATCCAGCAACTCGATTACTTGATTTTGTTCTGACATAGTTTAATTGTTTTGTGATGTAAAGGTACGACTATTATATGAAAGCACAAATTATTTTAAATGTTTTTTTAATTTATTTTTCACCGTCAGGCCTGTGCATGAATATGTTCTGGCATCTGCCACACAAATTTTCATGATCTGCTGTGCAGGTGAGGTGCACAGCAAAACTGGTTGCCAAACAATATGTGCGCATGCGCATGACAGAATTCAGGTTCGGGAAATAAAAAACCCCCACCGAATTAACGATGAGGGTTAGGTCTACATAGGGGATAATTTACATATCGTAACAAAATGTACCGACAAACCAATACATAAAGATACAAAGTCCAACAATTAAAATTGAACCGATAATGTCTTCCCAAAAGGTTTTTCTATCTTCACGATAGACTTCCTTAAATAATTTAAACATTTCTTTCATAATTTAATCGTTTGAAATCATAAATTCAACAAGTTGTGTCATAAAAGGAACGGTCAAACAAAGATTATCTCTTGTGTTTCCCCATTGTTCCCATTCTCCATTACTATCAATGTTGAAGAATGTTTTTGTTCCGTCTTTTAATTTCAACCAACCTTTTACTTGATTGTCATTTGTGAAAGTTACTTCTTTCGATTTGATTTTTGAATGTGTTGTCATAATGTTTGAGTGTTTAGTGGTATAAAGATAATACAATTTTATTACAATCCAAATTAATTTATAATTTTTTTTAAATTATTTTTTTATAACCGCATCTTCCCATCCGGGATATGTTCTGGCATATGTAATACGTTTGCCAGACAACATTTTCGGCGTCGGAAGATGAGATGGGTTTGGACATAAAAAAAGGGAGTGTCATACGACACCCCCAATTTCACCACTAACCACAACCAAATTCTTAAAATCTCAAATTGATTTTATTACCTCTATGGTAATTGTAAATGTTTTCAATCATTACAATATATTGTTCAATCGTACCACACGGAACTAACATATTAGGTCGTAACTTTACTTTGTGAATAAACTCCTCAAAGATAAACTCGGGTTTATTCGCCAAAATCTTAATCATTCCCCTTACGAAAATCGCTTTGTTGTAATACTTCTCGTAGAAAGGTTTAAGTTCTAAAATGTAATTCGCCCACTCTCTACCTTTCTTCTCGTTCTTAACTACCCACTGACCACTTTCAAAACTATCACGATTAACTGAATGTAATGAGTTGTTCAAGAACATCGCGATTTCAGTGTACTTAAACATTGGGTAATCTTTCGTGAATCTATCAAACACAATATAGTTTGAATTTCCACGAACTACCCATTTGTGAACGTGGTCGAACGGACTCCAATTACGTTGTAACATATTCATTGAGGTCATTTCTTCCGTACCCGCCCCTCTTGTTACTTTGTAACGAATTGGACAATTAACTGACATCGCGGCTTTTACTCTATGTTGTCCGTCAATAACATCACCACTTCCGTTGATTGTTACTACTGAACTTGGTAACCAACCCTTATCTTTCATTCTTTGTGAAAGTTTTTTAACGTGGTTAGAATTAATCACACGATTGTCGTCACGAAACTTAAAGATTGAATAATCTTTTGTTTCAAAAATTTCTCCTACTTTTTTACCTACTTGAATCTTATTCATAATAGTATTTTGTTTGGATTTTATCCCATTCCGGATTTTTGGTTGTTTTAAAATGATAGGTCAAAGATAAGGTAACATTTTATATAATCCAAATTTTTTTTCAATTATTTTTATTTTTTTTTGAAAATAATTTTTGGTCTTTATATCTCCTCATAATTGAATACAAATATAATACTATTTTTGATACCACCAAAATTAATTTATCTTTTTTGTTAAAACTTTGTTAAAGAATTTTTCACCTGTGATCCCATCCAGGATATTGTGTGGCAGTTGCCAAACAAAATTCACCTGATCAGGCACAGTGGTGAACATCAGGTAATAAAAAACCCCCGTATTTCTACGAGGGTTCGACTGGTTGTTACCAACTGATTATTCCACAAATCAATATTTTAATTTTGTTCCATAACATCAAATACACTATGAAGTGTCTTGAAGGAATTATAAACCAACTCCTTTTGAGAGATAGGGGTTTTTTCTTTGTTGGTGAAGTACCAACCTTTTCCAATCGTGTGTCTTACAATCCCCATAAAGTCGTGTTGTTCGGACAATCCTTTGTGGTTGTCAATCGTGAAGTCGTCTAACTCTTTTTTCTTTTCGTTAATCAACTCAATACAATAGTTCCATTCTTCTTTTAAGAACTTGATGTTCCAATCAAATTGTTCTTGTGTCATTTTCTTTTTCATATCCTTTATTGTTTTATAGTCTTGACTGACTTTTAATATGAACCACAAATATACAACTATTTTTATTACTACCAAATTTATTTTAAATTATTTTTTTCACCGTCAGGGATCTGGCGGAATATGTTGTGGCATATGTAATACGGGATGTCGTCCGGGTCCTGAGAAATATTGTGTGGCAGTTGCCAAACAACATTCACCTGATCAGGAGCTAAAATCTGTGAACTCCTCTAAAACCAAAAATCCCCCACCGAATTAACGATGAGGGATATAATGGATGAAACAGAAATCTAATCTATTGACAACACAATGACCAAGGCTCTAACTTATTAATTACTTTTGGTGTAAGTTTAAATTCTTTTACAATCCACTTTCCAATTTTTTCTCTACCTTCTTCTGTTGTGTCGTCACAATCAAGGAATTTAAAAAAATCGTTGATGTCGATACCCAACGCTCTAATACACCACTTCACATCTTGTCCAAGTAAAAACTCTTTTCCTTTGACAATCAATGACCAGTTGGTACAATAAAATCCTTTTGACCACTCAAATGTGTTTGTTGTAATTGTAGTAGTATTCATAATCGTTTATGTTCAGATAACGCTGTCCCCCGATTTGGTTGTTTTGATAGTTCAAAGATATAACACTTATTTTATTATTCCTAATTTTATTTAATTTATTTTTTACTCCCACAACATTTTTTTTGTAATTGGTTGATACGTCACAACCTTTTCGAACAATAGATTAATTTTAATATCTTCCACAATACTATCAATTGTTTTTTTTGGTATTTTGGTTTCAGTCATATTTCTTCGATACCATTTAAACATATCTTTATTGTTAGGGAACCAGGTGTAAAGAATTCGATGATTATAATACTTACCAATTTCCTTAATAGTTAAGCGACAACCCATCGAACATAATTCGTTTCGTTTGATTCTAATAGTAATGTTTACTTTGTCGGTGTAATAAGTTTTTGAAAAAGGTTTCATTTGTTTGTGTGTTTGTGTTTACAAATATAATACTATATTCATTATATAACAAATTATTTTTTAATTTTTTTTCTGTACCCGTGACGGTGCGTAATCCCGAATATGTACTGGCATTTGTAATACGACGCCAGACAACATGTACCTGAAAAAGCAGAACCTCCTGCTTCTCCAAATGCCAAACAAATTTCGAGGATCTGCACCGTGGGTGAGGTTTTCGGGAAATAAAAAACCCCCGAAGTAAAACTCCGAGGGTTAGTACCATCATCAACCTATTACCTATACAACATATTCATTAATTCTCTCAATTCGGTTGTCGATTGTTTCGAATAACATATCAAAGTAAATTCCTTCGTATGTATCTTTAACATTTCCTTGTGTACTGACGATGTGAACTTTGTAAGTGTCATCGTACCCCAATGTGATTAACACATAACCTTTGTGGTGGTGACCTTGTACCTTGAACAACAATCCTTTGTTCTCCAAGTTTGTAAAACCATTTCCGCCCCAACTCCAAAAACGGAATTGATAACGTTGTAACAATTGTAGTGTCTCTCTTGTGTCGAACTCTCTTTCTCCGAGTCCTCTACATAACTGAATTAATTTCCTTGTCATTAGAATGATTTTTTAAAGGTGTGAACTAATAATGTACCAATGGTGTAAAGGAATGTTGAGAAGAATGAAATTACACATACTCCCCAAAAAATCATCAACCCTTGAATGTGTAGGGGTGAAGTCATAAAGATGTTTAATAAGTTTGACATTGTATTGTTGTTTAGTGTATGACAAATATACAACTATTTTCATTATCTACAAATTTATTTTATCTTTTTTTAAAAATATTTTTCCATCCAGGGTCAGGGACCTGGAACAAATTGTTCTGGCATTTGCCACACAACATCAGCATCCTGATCCTGATCAGATCACGGAGAACTTGCCAAACAACATTCAACCGGATCAGAGCTAAAATCTGTGGAGTGTCGTGAAATAAAAAACCCCTCGTAGAAACGAAGGGTCTAAATTTTAAAAAAAAACAAAAATTAAAAACCAAGTTCTTGTAAGAATTCCTTTGTGATAGTACAAACGGGAGTATTATCATCATCACGTTCACCATCCACATCAAAATATAAATCAATCATAGGGATTCCGTCATTATCAAATCCACCCTCAATAAAATTAATCTCAGTTGGTGTATTATACTTTTTAATCAAACCCATTCTATCAAGGTTCTCAAAAATAGTTTTCAACTCTAATTCAGTTTCAACTCCCGTAGTTGTTCCACCTACATAGTTGTTGTTCTCATCAATAGTGAAAGTGAAGTCCACTCCGTAAGTGTTAGTGTCATCCAAAATGTGTTTAATGTGTTTCATTGTGTGTGTTTTAGAGTATAAAGATAATACAATTATACAACATACAAAAATTTATTTGTTAAAACTTTGTTAAAAGAAATTGAACATCCCAAAGTCGACCACAACATTGAGTGGCAATTGCCAAACAATATTCAACCGGATCAGAGCTAAAATCTGTGGAGTATCCACCAACAAAAAACCCCACAATTTCTTGTAGGGTTTCTTTTAGAGTTTTAAGATTTACTCGGTGGGAATTTCTTTACCAATCCCCCACTCACAAACTTTGTGGAGTAAAGGAAGGACACGACTTCCGATGATGTTAGTGATTTCCTCAATCTCTTCTTCATCTTCAATCACTTTCCCCGTTCGGTCTTGGATGATATCAGTAATCATTTCTACAAACTCATCATTAGACATATCCTCAATCAGTTGAGTAAGTCTATCAACGATTACTTCATTTACTACTTCTAATACTTGTTCTTTGTTCATGGTTTAAATTTTTATTGAACACAAATATACATTTATTTTGATTACCAACAAAATTATTTAATCTTTTTTTGTTAATGTTTTGTGAAAGAATTTTCATCCCCGTCCCCGTAGAATATGTTCTGGCATTTGCCACACAATAATTTATACCTTCGGAGGTACATGATTTCTTGTACATAAAAAAACCACCCTATTGGGTGGTTGTAATACTAATCGAGAATTTCGTAGGTGTCCTCATCATAAATCAGTCCAATGTTCCGACCATTTTCCCAATTAACACAAATGACATCAAAACCAACTGAATAGATGGTTCCAATGGTTCCACTTGGAACGGGATAAGGTTCATCAACCATTTCGATTACACGAACTTTTTTTCCGATAAGGTCTTTGGTGAGAGTGAGTAAGTTAGTCATATAGATGGGTTTAGGATATAAAGATACTGAACTTATATGTATTACCAACTATTAATTGTTAAATTTTTGTGAAAGAAATTTCTCAGGAAGACGGACCCTAGTATTGTCTGGCATATGTAAGACAAGGATTGTGTATGGTGTAAGACAAATGCCAGAGAACATTCCCTGAACCTCAGATTCAAGATGGGTTGTATGTAAGACAAATGCCAGAGAACATTCAAGTTTTGACAAGGTTGTCAAAATTTTGGACAAAAAAAAACCACTCCTTTCGGGGTGGTCTTTTCGGTTAGTAGGGGAAACTAACCTCTAATGTATTCCGTTCCATTCACTCGGAAAGAAACGATACTTTCAAAAAGTGGTGTGATTGGTTTAACCTCTCTATCCAATCCTTGTTTCTCGTTTGAAGAATTGTAGTCGGTCATCCACTTTGAGAACAACTCTCTACCTACTTGGTCATTACCTTGAAAATACTCGGTTGTACCTTTGATTTCGGGAAACCACTCCAACATAACATACCTCTTTGTGTGTGTTTCAGTGTCGGTCAAAAGACATTTACTAATGTGTGTCTTTCCACTTGGACTTTCAACTTGAAATGTACTTGGGTCTTTACCCTCTTTCTTCAAATTGTTCCACACTCTTTGTTGGTAGTTAGTTACCAAAAGGTAGGTTTTCTTTGAAACCTTTTTCAATAACTTGTAGTAGGGGTTAATTGTTCCGTCCTCTTTACACTTCTTAACCATACCTGTAAAGTCGGTTTTCAAAGTACACGATACCAAAGGTACGGGAACTTGGTTTTCTACTTGACGAAAGATTGTTTCAATCTCTTGGTCATTTACTACTACTTGTGTTTTTTGATTACTCATAATAACGGGGTTTAAAATTGTGATATGTAAAAGTACAAATAACTTTTGATATAACAATACTTTTTTTATATTTTTTTAAAACTTTTTTCACAAGTTATCCACACCCGTTGGGACGAGTGATCCGGTGGGATATTCTCTGGCAAGGGGTAGGGGTAGGTAGGGTGTACCCCCTCCCCCCTCCCGTATCCCCCCTTATATAGTGTTTTTAGGGGGGGTCTAAAAGGGGGGTCAATACCTCGACAGAAATTTTTCCGGAAAAAATCTGAAAAATTGACTTTTTATGGTAAAAGTGAAAAAAAAATTTCCAGAAAATTTTAGGAATATTTATAAACTATGAACTTACAGGAGAATATACATAGGATCAAACAAGTAATGGGTTTAAATGAATTGAGAAACCCGTGGTTCAACTACGTCCAATCTAAAACAAAAGAGATTACAGGACAGGATTGGCCCGAGTATGTTTTAAAGGATTGGTTATACGCTTTCACCAAAAGAAGTTATTTCCCTGAGAAGGGCGAATCTCCTGAGGTATATAAAAACATCGTTAAGTCTTTTGTGGAAAGTTTTGTGGAAGGACATGGTAAAGGTAAATGGGAATACAGGGTATTGGATGTTAGTATAGATATCTTTATCCCAACTATACAAGACTCATTAAAACAAAAGATGGGAGGACTCATTAATACAGATGTTCCCAAAGACGAAGAAAGACATAATGTACAACAATCTCAATTAGATAAAGTGGGTGTATCTCCTGAACCTATTATTGTTCTACAGAGAAAAGAGGGGATTGAATTATTGGAGGGTTGGCATAGAACAACATCTGCACTTAAGAAATATGGTACATACAAACAAAACGCTTGGGTATATGTTCCTGACATGTTAAAATAGTTTTTCCAGAATTTTTTAATAATATTTATATACTATGAAATTATTATCTGTAATAAAGGAAACCATACTATCTGAACAACAATCAAAATTTGGTTTTATATCCATGTTTCCCACGACTGATACATTAACAAAAAAAACAAATATGGGGTATAATCCAATCGGTGGAACCAACAACACAAACATCATTTACTTAACAAGAAGAGGTGAGGATGGAAGTATAATCCCCAATTCAACATTCTCCTATAAACTATCAGGTTCATATGGGTTTATTAATTTCGACATCACACTTAGAAATGTTAGAAGAAATAGGGGAAGTGGGGTATTATCAGGTGAAGTAATGCCAAAGAATGGTACGGTGGCAGGAATAATGAAAAAGTTAATACCGAGTAACTCTTTAACAAAAGACGGGTGGTTACTTATAAGTGTACCTGTGGATAAACTAAATGCAGCCCTTGTCCAATTACATAATAATAAAGGGTCAAGTGCTGAGATTAAGGTGGGTAGTGGTATTGAGATTAATTTGGTAAAAGTATAATATTTATATACTATGAATAAAGACGAAATAATCTACAATGTTCAATTATGTGACGTTGTATATAAAGACCAAACAGATATTGACTTCAACGGTCTTGGACTAACCTCCGTTAAATGGGTTGATGATAAGAAATCAGATACACAAGGATTTGTTGCCCTCAAAGGGAAGTCACTCTACGTGGTCTTCAGAGGAACGTCAAGTAAAAAGGACGCTCAGAATGATGTCTCAATTGATAAGGTTCCATTCATCAACGAAGGAGATAAGGTACACATAGGATTTAAGTCTTCTTGGGATGCGGTTAAGAACGTTATCCTTAAAGATATTACCAAGATGAGTGGGTACAATAAGATTGTTGTATGTGGTCATAGTTTAGGTGCCGCTGTTGCTACCTTATGTGCATATAACCTTTCTCACGTATTTACTGATACAACCATCGAATGTTGTACCATAGGAAGTCCTAGAGTCGGTAATAAGACCTTTAAGAACAACTATGACAACCAGAAGATTAAAACCCTTAGAATCGTCCATAATAACGACCTGGTGACACGTTCTCCGAACATTGGGTACTATCACGTTAATCATATGTTACGAATCGATTATGACGGTAATATTAAGAAGTTTATGATTGATTGGGAACGTGCGTGGAATTATGTTAAATCCGTATTCACGGGAAAGACAATTAAGGACCACATGACCGCCAGTTATATCAGTTCGTTGAAGAAGTGGTACGATAAACAACCATAATATTTGTATAACGTATGAAAATCCTTATAACAGAGTCCCAATATAAACTTATTACCGAAGTTCACGATAATCCCATTATTCAAATGGGATTAAAGGATGGTGAGATTATGGTTAAGTACAAAGTATGGGACTATGATAATGAGAAAGATGATATTGTTATTGATACCTATGAGAACTACTGTGAAGATGTTGATGTTCCGAAATACCACGTTGTAAATTATTTTAAAAGTAGAAACCTTAACTTAGGTAATTCTCGTCTTCTTAAAGAACTTATTCGTAAGGAACCAAGAGAGTCTGATTACATCCCATTTCATAGAGATGAAAATGGTAAATTCTATCCCGAGTCGTTCTTGGGTGATTATGAGAACTATTGTGGAAATAATAGGGAATGTCAGAATGGTGTTCTTAGAACCGCCTCAAGGGTTTTACGTATTGTCTATGATAGTCAATACCCAATCACAGTATATCGTGGTGTTAAACCAAATGAGAAATTTAAAAATCATGACCATCCAGGCGGATATTGGACCACTAAATTAAGGGTTGCCCAATCATTCGGTGATATTGTATATAAAGGACTTATACATAATCCCGAAGATATAATGATTCTTCATACAATGGAAAATAGAATGCGTTGGCCAGAAGAGTTTGAAATATCCTCCCATAAGGTGGAGGTTGTTGAAAAGTATATTAGCCCACGCTAATGTTTTTTATATCCCTTATGGATATATTCTTTAATTTTAATGTTCCGTGTGCCAGTGGTATAAACTTACCACCCTGCTGAAGACTCATAAAGACGTAATAAAGGTACTGTGGGTTTAGGATGTCCGTTTGTATCACCTTCACCCCGATGCGTTCAGAATCGAACTCTTTAACGGGCATACCGACCGTTGTCTCGGAACCCTTTCTAACTAACCAGAAATCCGCCTCGGGGAAGTTGGTTTTAAATTCACATAAATCTCCTAATGTCATATCTATAAATATATCGAACCTCCGATAACCCCGTTCGCGACTTTCGTACGCCGGTACCCCCGTTCGCGGTTTATAACCCTTTATTTTTTGTGTCCGTTAATATTTGTGGGATATTTATAATGATATGAAATTAATTGATACCATACAGGACATTTTAAGAGAACAAACTTCGAACCTTACCGTTCCTGAACAAACCCTTTTGGGGTTCTTAAATAGATTCCTAATGGGTGAGAAAGGGGAGTTTGAGAACACACCCATTGAACAACTTAAAAAGACCATGTTGTTTAACTCTAAGACCATATATCCTATGGCTCAGAAGTTAATCGAGAAGAAGAATACCGGAAAAAAGACCTACGACGACAAAACCTTTAATTCCCTGTTTATGTCCATGGATAAATCCATCACAAAGGAACAAAGATATGAGTTCTTTAATGATGGTGGAACGATTACAAAAATCACATACAATTCACAATTTTAGTGAGAACGAGTAGACAATATAACAATGGGACGATTTTGACCCCCCATAAATGTGGAACAAAATACCTAAATCAAGTCTTTAACTGTTCTAAACAGCAGAATGTGTTTAATTTAAAAGACTTACACCTGTATGATTTTAAATGGTTAATTGTTAGAGACCCATATGAACATCTGTTAAGTGCCATAACCACCATGTATAACACATTGGACGGATTAAGGGAGATTGATGAAATCTTATATAGTCTTGTTAAAGGTTCGGACCCACATTGGATACCCGATTTTTATGAGGTCATCTTATCTTACACCGAAAACCACCCCTTAACCCTTGTTAGATTATCTGACTTGTCATTCTTTGTTGAACACGAACTTAAATTGGTTCCACCACCCAAGTTGGATCGTCATGGTACTCAAATTTTACGTTCCTTATCCAAGGAGAAATTAATTAATAAAATTAAAACAGAATATCCTTCTGAATGGAACGCATTAATGGAATTGATTGAAACTGAGACAATACGTTATAATTTGTTGTTTGATAGGTGTAATGTTTATAATTCTAATTAACTCTTTTAATTCGTTATTTTTAAGTGTATATTATACCATATGGATTTATTTATTGGTATTTTATATGGAATATTGGCTCAGATATTAACATTCTTACAGTTACAAGGAAACATTAAATGGGGACTATTAGAAAAATATCCCATACTTACATTGTTATCTGCAGTGCCCCTCAGTTACATGTTCCTTAAATCGGTGGAACATATTGTCAAATCTTCTAATGGTGAAATATGGCCCAGTCGTCTTATTGGGTTCTCTATTGGTATTATTGTGTTCGCGTTGATGAGTTACATCATATTCAAAGAACCCATAACCTTAAAGACTGTAATATGTCTTTTATTGGGTATGACAATTCTCGCAATACAAATCCTTTGGAAGTAGTATTTATATACTATGAAACTTATAGTAACAGAATCACAACTTAAGAAAATCATTATTGAACAGGTTTCAGAACCTGTTAGTGGTAAATGCGATTTAACAAAACTTCAAGGTGCTGGTAGTAATAGTAGAGAAGCTAGACTATGGGACAAAGAAGTTGCTAGACAAAATAAAGCCGAAGAAAAGGATAGAATCCAACAGAATAAGAACTTCATGTCACTTTCATATGACAGAGACGCCTTTCCATTAGAGAAATCGGTAAGAAAAGAATATTATAATCAATACCAACAATTTATGAAAGAAAATCCATCATTGTTAGGTAGTTCTGACGGGTTTAATTCAGAACAAAAATATGCAATTGCATCTAAAACGGTAGATTTCTTAAGAAACGCACCAAAAATATCTTACACAATCAATTTAGGTGCCAAATTCGGATTAAATTCAAAAAGTAATGTTAAAGACGTACACAACGTAATTGAAAGAATAGGCGGTTACGATGTTTACATGGAATGGTTTAATGCAGGAGGACCTAAATTTAAATAATAATATGAAAATAGAATACACCCCACGTTATTTAAAAGATTTGTCAGCAATACGTGAAAAAAGAGCAAAAAAAGACACAGAGAAAATTGAAAGACTAATCAATATGTCTCCTAATTTCGTTGAACTACACAAGATAATTGACATTAAGAAATATGACCCAGGTCTTGGTGGTTATAGAATTCGTTATAGTGGTAATCCAGAATATAGAATTCGTTTTGAATTGGTTGACGACCCAGAAAATCCGAAAGAAAAGGTAATCAAATTACAGATGGTTCTTCCTCGTGAAAAATATGAGAAATATGCTCACACAAGTATTAACGAATCGGTGGAAAAAAGAATGAAAATAATGATTACCGAAAGTCAATTAAGACTTTTAAAGAATTTACAATAAATTTTATATTTATATACAAACAAACATACGATGTCAAAGAAAATTAAAATTACAGAAGAACAATTAAAAAGATTAATGATATTAAAAGAAGAAAATCAAGGATTAGATGATTTTGATACTCAAGTTCAACCAGAAGAATTATCATCAACAGAATACGATGGTATTAACGATATGAATGATTCTGACGAAGAATTGGACAGAATGGTGGATAGTTTTATTAGACAATACAAAGAAAAGGCAATTCAAGGTATTGACAATGACATGATTGAAGGTCTTTGTGATAAAATTCGTCAAGGATTGGGTAGTGAAGAATCACAGTATGAAATGCCGGGATATCAAGAAACTATGGATAATCTAAATAATCTATCCATCAGAGAAGATGACGATATGGTTAACGAGTCAGTTAAAAAAATAAAATCTACTTTTAAGAGATTTTTATAAGATACCTCCGGTTTGAAGACCGGACTTATTTTATTTATTGTATATTTATTGTTATGACAAAGGAACAACAAAAAGAATACAATAAACAATATTATATTAAGAATAGGGAAAAGATATTACATAATCAAAAACAAAAAGAGGAATCGGAGTTACGTAAAATATATAAAAAAGAATATAATAAAAAAAACTTCGATAAAAATAAAGAAAAAGATAGAGCTCGTAGTAAAAAATATAGAGAAGAGAATAAAGAAAAAGTTAAAATTTATTTAAAGGAGTATAATAAAAAAAGATTATTAACTGACTCACATTATAAATTATTAACAATTCTTAGGAAACGAATACGTGAATCTTTAAAATATGGAGGTTTTACCAAAAAAAGTAAAACTAAAGAAATTTTAGGTTGTGACATAAATGAATTTAAAACACATTTAGAGAAACAATTTGAAAATTGGATGAATTGGGAAAATTACGGAAATCCAAAAGATGGTATATTTGAATTAAATAAAACTTGGGATATTGACCACATTATACCAACATCCTCATCAAAAAATGAAGATGAATTATTAAATCTAAATCATTACACCAATTTAAAACCATTGTGCTCTTACACAAATAGATGGATTAAAAATGGTAAAAATAACGAGGGTGTCGAAAGCACCTCTTAGGACCGGGACTAGTTACTAATCCCGTTGGGATATGAATTCGCTACTCATATCCCTTTTTTTAAGTATTTATATACGATGAAGTTTAATAATTTAATATACGACTTAATTCTTGAAGCCAGTAAAAAAGATATTTTAATTCAAAAAATTGGATTGAATGAAAGGAATGCTGAATTCTTATCTAACTTATGTGGCCCGTTGTCAGTGTTTATGGCCAATAAATTAATTGATAGTATAATGGTGGAAATCTCTACAACTAATAAAATAAGTCGAGAAGATACTATCGATTATGTGAATTCAAATAGTATATTACAATCAAAAAGACATACAATTACACCAATTATGGATTGGATTAGAGTTGGGTTAAATGGTAATGTTAGACCATATCAAAATCTATCAGTTAAAGAATTATATGAACAATCCAAAAAATGGCACGATGAATTACAAGTAGGTGATTCAACAATAGATTATAAAGAAGAACATCCTGTGGTGGTTGACTTTAGAAATGAAAAGGGTAATGGATACTATTGGGTTGATTTAGAAACAAAAGATTGTAATGAAGAATCAAAGAGAATGGGTCATTGTGGTAGAAGTGCCGGTAACCTTTATTCTTTAAGATTCACATCACCTATTGAAAATACGAGGTTTACTAAAAATAGAAGTTTTGTAACCGCATCTGTTAACGATAGTGGTGTTCTTTTACAAATGAAAGGTCCACATAACAAGAAACCATCAGAAGAATTACACCCATACATCGTTCCATTTATATTAAATGACATTGTAAGCGAGTTCGGGTCTGAATATGAATCAAGTCAAGATTTTAGTTTAACAGATTTACCTGAAGATAAAATAAAAGAAATATATGATCAAAAACCCGATTTGTTTGATAATAGAAAGGGTAAGAAGGCATTACGAAAAATTGGTTTACTTTCCGATAGGACAACGGAAGATATGATGTTTGAGTTACAAATCGACCCAGCATATATTTCACGTTATGTGGATGGTGATTGGACAGTTAGAAAATACAAAGACGCAAATGGTAGACAAAGAGAAACCGGTATGTTCGAAACTTTATTAAGTGGTGACTATTGGGATTTATTTGACAATGGTGGGGGTGAATGGGAAACTGCGTTGGAATACTATGCAGATGATGAAAACACGGGCATTATTTGGGATTTAATTAAAGGATTCACAAACGAGGATGAAATTGAAGGTAAATCATTAAATGAACTTATTAAGGAGTTTGATAACAATTATGAAATTAGAAATGCTCTAGGTAATGCAATATCGTCTGCGGAAAGTGATTCGTATTATGTTTACTACAAAAGGACACTTCAAAACGCATTAGAAGAATATGGTAATGTAACGAAATTGAATGATGAAGGTGCAACAATTGAAATTAATTTAAAAACCGTTATTGATAACCATGGGGTAAATGAAGACGATTTAGATGATTATTTCGAAAGATGTGAAGATAGTTATGAGTGTGTGTTTGATGAATTGATGGGAGATTATTATGAAAAACCCGATTTTAGAATAGATGATAGATGGACACCTGATGTTGATGAGAGATATTTTAATGAAATCTTAAATGATTATCTGGGTGACGTTAGGTTGTAAATGATTTTTTTAATAAATCAAGATATTTATATAAAAACACAAAAACTATGGAAGAAAAATACATAATCACACTATCAGGTTCAAGTATTGTACCAGTAGAAGGAACAGAAGAATTAACAACAAAAGAACAATGTGAAGCTTGGTTGTTAGAAAATCAAGAATTTACCGCAAACGAAGAAGGTGCTGAATTTACACATTCAGGAAAATATGTAATGATACCAGCTCCGGTTGAGGAGTAATTAAATTAATTTTAATAATAAAACCCCATTTATTGGGGTTTTTTATTTTAAAAACTATACATTTTTAATTTTGTATTTATTATATTTAAAATAAAAAACAATACTATGGCAATAATTTACAAAATTTTTGAAGCGGGTAAAGATGTACCTGTATTCGGAACTGAACATTTCACAACATTAGATGAGTGTGAGGATTGGTTAGCAATAAACCAAGTTTTCTACGAAGAGGAAGACCCCGAAAGACCTCATCCTGACGGAAGTAAATATATTCTATATACTGAGGAGAATTAATATGGGTTATTCAAAAGAATTCATTGAATGGACCAATTCCGATTTAGAATATACATTTGAAGTTAAAGAGGTATCCGCAGGTATGTTACCCGGAGATTCTAATAACGTATCTTGTGAAGGTACCGGTTATTTAGGTATGTTCAAAGATTTACAAGGTAATCTAATGTTAAAGATGAAATCGGATAACCAAGACGGTTTCATTATGGAAAAATATGTTGATGTTAAAGGACGATTCTTAAAGTAGATAGTCCTTTAACCCCAACTCTAAATTATATTTGGGTTCCCATCCCTTCATCCATTTTCCTTTATCACTTTTGGTGAAGAATTGATAACCTTTGGGGATATCAGATTCTTTATGATATGTAAAATTAATATCTAATATCTCAAGAACATCTTCAAATGGTCTTGATTCACCACTACCAACTTCATAATAATTAGACGAACATTCTGTATAATTTTTAAGTGCGTGAAGGTTAGCACTAATAACGTCTTTCACGTACACAAAATCTCTTGTCGGTTTTAATGGGAATAGTTTGATTTCCTGACCTTCTTTTTGCTTAGTGACCATTTGATAAGCAACTGACGACATCTTCCCTTTATGGTCTTCATATGGACCGTAAACATTAAAATATCTTAACGCAACTCCTCCGTTTTGGATAACATATTGTTCTGCCACATATTTGCTCCATCCATATAGGTTTGAGGGAAATAAATTATTAGTTCCGTAGTTCGCCGCGGAAGACGAATAAATCATTTTACAATTGAATATGTAACAATAGTCAGACATGATTCTTGTTGATTCGTAATTCCTTGTCATCATATAATTGACATCTTGTTCTAAAGTATCAGAACACGCACCTATATGGAAAATAACATCTGGTGAAAACTTATTTAATTTATTTAACAAGACATTTGTCCAATCCTCATTTGTAAAAATGTCTTCATTAATTTCTAAAATCTCAAAATCGTCTTTGATTTCTTGAATTAAATTTTTTCCTATAAAACCTTTTGAACCTGTTACTATTGCTCTTTTCATGGTGTTGTTACTCCTCTTTTTGAAACGACGATTGATGCCATTTTATTAGCGAAAATTATTGATTCGGAAACGTCGTTGGTTTCCAAATATTTTAAAGTAAACGATGCCGTAAATGTATCACCCGCACCACTTACATCAATAGTTTCTTTTGGGTCGGGAGAAGGGTATACAACCCCCATATGTTTTGCACCCTTAGAACCTAACGTAATGATTATTTTGTCTAACCATTTATCATTTATTGTGTGATTATTAAATTCCACTTCATTTAATTTAACAAAATCAAAACACGAAAGTGATAACATACCAATTAATTTTTTGGTGTCAGTTACCGAAAACTTTGAGTAATAACAAATTTCATTAACAACTTTTTCACTTAAAAATCCTTTGTGATAATCACTAACAATAACGGCGTCGGAATCTGAGATGGTTCTAATAATTTCCTCAGTTAATACCAACTCATCAATATCATTCTCAACATCCACACGCATGAACATGTGATTTGATTTATCGTCAACATATCTGGTTTTGGTTATGGGAGATTTTTGATGTATAAAATTTATCTTTATGTCTTTGTTTAATGCCTTTAAATTTTCAACAACATTTCCCGCCATACCTGGATTTATTTCCGTATGTAATGGATTAAAGACTGGTACAGGGGCTTCAGGACTTAAACGTTTAGTTTCACCATAAACAAATACGTCATTACATAATTCACCTATTACTGTTATTTCCATAATTTAATATACTAGTTGAGGATTTATCTTTTATTTTTTCAAAAAACATTACTTTCGGTACATGTTCAACACCAATAATTTTATCGTATTTGTAATCGTCCCCGATAACTAATATGTCGGGTCCCCACTCTTTTATCCTATCAATGAGTGTGTTATCATTATCAAAAGATACGACACTATCGACAAACCTAATGCTACGGATAAATTCCATACGGTCTTCAATTCCATTATATGGTCTACCTTCTCCCTTTTTTTCACGTACTCTATCATCTGAGTCAATACCCACCCTAACGGACCCCAATGTTGAAGCATATTCTAATAATTTTATGTGACCTATATGAAGAACATCAAACGTCCCATTTACCCAAATCTTTTTCATTTTTGTGAATCTCCCTTCCAAACTCTATATGAATCAGAATCAAAATGTTGTGTTGACACTTCAAAAACCTCACCATCAATTAAAGCCTCCAATTGATGTGGTTGTCCCGGTCTTTGTCTAACAACATCACCCGGAATTAATTTATGCTCAATTATTTCCGCCGTTTCGGTATCTATCCATCTATAGATAAACAATCCTTTATTAACGTACCAAGTCTCATCTTTAATCATGTGATAGTGCATAGAGAACTTAGCACCTTCCTTAAATCTCATTAATTTACCACAGTAAAGTTCATTGTTCGTTATGATAATTTCTTCCCCCCAACCCTTCGGGACTTTACATTCAGAACATTCCGTTATATTATGTACAATTGGTTTTTCCATAAAAAAAATATAAGAAAAATAAAGCAATAAAACAAGCGAGTATTTATATTAACATGAATTTTGAAATATTAATAGAAGAATTACTTAACGAGTTATCGGGAGCGGAAATTTATCAAAAGTATTATAATAAAATACCATATGATATTTTTCTGAACATTGTTAAATCAGACCCCAAATCTGTTATTGATGAACAAGGTAATCCAACTGTATTGGGAAAGTACGCAAAATTATTAATTTCTCTTTATCAAAAAGGAGGTTTACAAATTGAAGACTTAGATAAAGCGTCAGAATATTTGGGTTATGTGTACCAACATCGTATCGCCATTGATTCGGGTAAAATAAAAGAATTGGGAGACTTATACAATTTGGTTAAAGATTACATTGCCAAAGATAGTCAAAGTTTAGATGACGTATTAAAAGTACTTTCAAAAGACGAATATAAGGTTTTACATAACGGAGAAGAGTGGTACATATTTCAACCGTTAACCGAAAAAGCATCTTGTTATTTAGGTGTTAATACTGAGTGGTGTACAACTTGGGGTCCGTATACTTTGAATAAGAAACACAAGGACAGAACAAACATGTATCAACAATATTCTAAAAATGGTCCTTTGTTTATAATGATTAGAAAAAGTAATCCTTCTGAAAAATACCAATTTCATTTCGAATCCAAACAATTTATGGATAAGGATGACCATAGAATTAATATTAAAGAATTTTTCAATGGAAAAAATGAATTAATAAATTACTACTTCCCATCGTTAACAAGAAAAGTTTCTGACGAACAATTAAAATTAGAACTAAAAAGAATTGACATATTACCAGATGAGGTTGGGATGGGGTTAATTCAAAAGGCAATCGGACAGGTTAATAACGACTTAGTTAATGCATTACTAAATCAAGATGATGAAAAATTAAGTGAGCTTATTATTAGTGACAATATTAATGGCGGATTTGAGGTGTATGAGGGAAAATTGACATTTGACGTTAACACAATCGATTCTAACTCACAACAGGTATATGACAACATTAGATATCACGAATACGAAACCAGTGAAGGGTGGAATTTTGTTTATGAGGATATGAGAGATAGGGGTATTGATGAGTACGAAAGAGAAAATCTAGTCTCCTTTATTGAAAAATATTACGAGGAAAATCCGAGCGAATTTTCAAGTAGTTTTGGTATAAAAAATAAGGAGAATTTCGTAGAAACTTTTATAGATAATTATGTGGAAAATCCGGATATCCAAGAAGCTTATTGGTCTAACACTGCAGATCTCTCTCACCAAAGTTATGAAAACGAAAATCAAACCGCGGCGGACGCAATAAAATCCGACATTTATATTGATGATAATAATCGAGGATATCGATATGAAATAGGAGTTGTAAAATTCGTTCAATTCTTAATAAAAAAAGACATTACCAAAATAGACGACGAAACAAAAAATTCTTTAGAGAATGTGATGGATGAATTTATTGATTATTTAGGACATGGTGGTGAGTGGGAAAGGATATATGATTTTGATTTACGATATCCAAAATATGGTGATGGTGGAGATTTAACAAAAGAAACGAATAAGTATTTTGAAGATATGTTAAATGATGTTGAACAAAACAAAGAATGTTTTTCTCTTAGAACTAAATTGAATGATATACTTAAACAATATTTTAAAAATTCAACAACATTCGAAAATGACCATATTAAGGTAAGGTTAAAAAATAATCAAATTGATTGTTCGACCGGTATGGTAAAAATTGAGTATACTAATAAAGATACAGGTGAGACCTACGGTGGCTGGCGAGATCCTAAGGATGGTGTTAAGGTTGATAACTTGGTTTCACTTTTAACTAACTATAAATTATTTGAATCGTATTCTAAATTTAGAAAATTGATTAAGTAATAAATTTTTCTTATATTACGTTATGGAAATTATATTAGGTTATGACATCATAACACATAACGGACCATTACCAAATTGTTTAGACCCTAAATTTATATCCACAATTCAAGAAGGTTCTAATTTTGATTATAACAAATGTTTTAAATATTTTAATCAAAAATGGGGTTGTGATTATTGTTTATTCAACAGTAACGATTTAGATAATATTAGCACCGTTAAATCCGTATACAATATTATTAAAGACCGTAAAAAAGGTAACACATACAAATGGTTTTATATTGTTGAACCACACTCTGGATTAGACTTATTTTTTGGTTTACATAGGGTACATGATAAATTTGCATTAACATTAATATCAGATTCTGCATTAAATGAAATAAGAAATGGTGAAGGTAATTTATTAATTAATTATACGGTAGACGGCGGACTTGGGGTAAACATTGAAAACTTTTCACTTATTGTTGATTTCACCAGAAAAAACAATATACCAGATGAAAAAGTATTTTTTATTTTTTCCGATTTTAAGTTAAAAGAAAATTTTGAACGGATTGGGGTTAACTATAATGTATTAGATTCCAATTTTTATTTACCATTCAAAGCAAGGGAATTCCAATCAATTTTAAATGGGGGGGATAAAACAAATTCAACGGTTGTTACAGAGTGTGATTTTATTAAAAACATAGAGAACGATAAAAAAGATTTTCTATTACTGTCAAGACATTTTAAAATGCACAGAATAATGTTATTGAATAAACTACATAGAATGGGTTTAGATAATAATTTGGTTTCGTGGGAAAAATCATATTATAATGGGGGAATGGTGGAGGAGATGTTAAAAAGAGATAATAACATTGAATTTGCTGAACTATTAAAAAACACATCAAAACATTTAGATGTTGATGATATCGTGAATGTGTGGGGATATGGTTTTGAGGATAAAAATCTTTATTTAAACACGTACATTAGTTTAGTGACTGAGACTATTTTCTTTCAATCGGATTGGAAAGTTAATGAATACTCAACCTTTCCAACGGGATTTATATCTGAAAAAATTTGGAAACCTATTGGTCATTGTCAACCATTTATTTTGGCCGGACCGGCAAAGTCATTAAAATATATTAGAACGAAATTTGGGTTTAAAACTTTTCACCCGTATATCGACGAATCATATGATGATGAATGTAACGACATGAGAAGGATTGGTCTTATTGAAAATGAAATTGAAAAATTCACTAATAAAACTAAGTCTGAAAAAATAGAATTTTTAAATAACGTCAAAGACATTTGCGTACACAATCAAAAATTGTTTATATCAATAGGTGAAGAATCAAGAAAAGAAATTACCGAGTTGACAAGAGAAAAATATAATTTCTTAAATAAATTATAATCTACCCCCAATGAATTTGATTAAAGTTTCACCAAATTTTTTATAACCAAAATAACCAGGATGGGTATCCTCAGTAAACCCGTTTAACTCATCTTTTATCGTCAATTTATGTTTATGACAAAAATGGCTAGACGAATGACAATCCACATCCTCTAAAATTACTTTTCTTTTTTTATCTAATATATCGTAAACATATTTGTGTGATGATTTAAGTGTGTCGTTCTCAAACATATAAAAATAAGGAATATTGTTAAATTCTAAAAAAGTAAACAACCCAACTAACTCACCTTTAAACTTATTTGTATAAACAATTGGGTTGTGGTATTTTTCAAAATAATTCCATAAATCCTGTTCAATTTCACCTTTAAAAAATGAATCTGGATATTTGCTATCTGTTGGTGATATGGTATGATGAGCAGAAACAATATTCATTTCACCATCGTTATCATATCTAACATTAACAACCATATAGTCATCAATTTTATTTGAATAAAAATCTATTCGATGAATCGGGTCTGTTATTTCAAATAAAAATAATGTTTTACGAGCTTTGTCGATTCCAATTTTTTGAATGTGTTCGTATGTTCTACGGATAAGTCTTGGTGCTCCCGAACCAGATTGTCCATCGTGAGTTAGTGAACATTCAAAATAATCGGCAACATATTGGGGGTAGGTTACTTTTTTTTCATCTTCCCAATAAACATTGTATAATTTTTTATATTCATTTTTAATATTTGTATGATATAATCCACCACCGGCAGTGAGGGACGATCCGTTAGAATATATTGAGTCTATATTGGGTATTCTCATATAAATTTTTGTTTTTCTTTTGGGTAATTGTTTGGGACATTCATGATTTTTCTTGGAGTTGGTCTTTTAATTGATTCTTCAATTAAAGAAATTAATGTTTTACTTAATTCCCTATGGCCCTCTTCACCAATGTGCAAGTCTTTAACCTTACCATTTGTTTCATCTTGAATACTTGAGTATTTTCTAAAAGGAATCATCAATTCATAACACTTTTCTTTATGGTTAGTGGTGTCAAAAAATTTCATTCTAATTTTATTATCTTTAATAAATTTCATAACTTCTGGTTTTGTTTGTGATAAAGTATGAATTATAATTTTTTTACCCTCATTTATTTCGGACAACATTTTTTCTAAATCGACATCCTTTGATAAATCATATAAAACATCGGCATTTTTTTCAATTATAGATTTTAATTTTTCATTTGTGAGGTTGTAATTTTCAACGAGAATACATAATTGTTTATCTTCTATCATTTCAGTTGACCATAAATTATCGGGATATTCACATTCCGGAGAAATCCAGCTCCAATGATAAATTTGGTTATTTGGAAATAGGTTTTTTATTATTTTTATAAAATTACCTATTTCTTTATACCAAATACTATATGTTACTCTGTTTAATGCAATCTCCTCTGTTGTCGATTTTTTAACATTTTCATTCTGTTTAGGATGGGGATTGAATGGAATTATATCAACAAATTGATTCACATCATCGGCAATTCTAAATCTACCTTCTGAGGTCCAATTAAATATTAAAATATCTTTAGGTTTAATTTGATTCATTGTATTTAAAAATGTATCAAATATTGTATAATTAGATGCACCACCCCTACCACCATTAAACACATCGATGTCAAAATATTTTGGAATTAATTCGGCATAATGTTCGGGAATAAATCCTAAATGGTTTACATACTCTACTGCCCAACCTTGACGAGATTCATAATGAGATTTAAATGTTTGAGTGTGGGAATCACCAAACATGTATAAAACCGGTTTGAGTTTTTCAACTAATATCGGTATTGCGGTTTCCGCATATAATTTATTTCCGAAATAACCTGGATGAGTATCTTTAGTAAAATCATCTAATTCATCTTTTAAAGTTAGATTTTTTACACCACAAAATTTATTTATAGACGGAAACCCATTAACCCTCAATTCCCTATCTGATATACTTTTATAAAAACTTGGAAATAAATTTCGATAAGTTGTATTTTCAAAAGTATAATAATATTCAAATTTATTTTTTTCTAAAAAAGATAATAGTCCGGTAACTTCACCAATGACCTTTTCGGTATAGACAATTGGATTATGGTACTTTTTTAAGTAATTTAAAACCTCATCTTTAAATTCACTATGTAAAAATTCAGAATTATAGAACTTACCATCGGGTGTGGTTGTTTCTTGTATTTGAATCGATGTAATTTCTGAATTATTATCGTACCTAACATTAACAATAACATAAGACTCTATTTTTTCAAAATACATATCAATTCTATGAATCGGTTCTGGAATTTCCAAAATAAACAATGTTCTGTTTGAGGATACTACACCTACCTTTTTTATGTATTCATAAACCATTCTAACTAATCTAGATGGTCCACCTCCCGATAATGCCTCATGAACTAAATTACAACCAAAATAATCTGCAATGTATTTCGGGTATGTGACGTCCTTTTCATCGTCAATTTCAATCCCGTATTTTCGTTTATATTCTTTTTTATTAAAATTATCATTTATTCCACCACCTGCGGTTAATGACGATCCGTTGGCATACACCGTATCAAAATTTTTCCATTTCATATTTTTAAATATAAATAAAATATTAATCAAAAACAATAAAAAAGGAGACATATTTGTCTCCTTTCCATGACCTTGTGATTATGTTTATTTAAAATTTAGTTCCGCAATGTGGACAGAACTTATGGGTGTCTTTTTTTCTCTTACTACCACACTCAGTACAGTAAGTAACTAAATCTTCCTTAGTCACAACTTGGGTTGATTTAGGTTTAATTTTCCACCAATTAGTTGTAGATGGGTAACTATTAAACGATGAACTATCATACGTAAATGATTGGTTAGAATTAGAACCTTTCTCCACTCTACCCGTTTCAAGTTGTCTTTTTGATTTTTTAACTTTATCCGGATTATTTAAGAATGTATTTGAGGTACTAAACGTTCCACTTGTTAATGATGAATTGGAAGTATAAACCGTATTTGTTCCTGTTGTTGTAATACTAGTAGGATTAAATGTATTCATACCTAAAGTATTATGTGTGGTGTAGGTAAATGGTGACCCCGTATTTGACCAATACGGATTACCAATTGTTACTGTACCTGATCCACTACCATAATGGATTGATGGTAAAATTTCATCATAAAATTTAATAACAACATCACCATTATTTGCAATCGCTTGTTGTACTTCTTCATTATTCCCATTTACAGTGTACGTTTCGAACAAAAACTTCTTTGCCTCATCAAGATACCTTTCGAGGAAAACACGTTCACCAGGACGAAGTATGATACCATTACCAATGGAATTACCATTCATCTCGATTTTTGCTAAAACTTTATTGTGTGTGGGATTAAAAAGTTCGACTTCGAACTCATCACCGTTATTAAGATAAACGGTATCAATTTGCTGTTTTAATCTTTGTTTACTCTTGGTAATAAAAGATTGTGGTACGGCAAGACCAATCGTGTTGATTGAAATTCTTCTGTTCATTTCCTTATATTTTTTTGTATTTGAACCCGAATTCGTTGGTATCAATTCCAACTCAAATGTCTCAAGGACACTTCGACTTCAACCACAAGGTCTATTATAAGTATAATGAAAATTTATAAAATGTAAAGTAAAAATCTTATAATGTGTAAATGTCCATAGAAATTTCGGTGGAGTATTCACCAGTTTCGGAAATGTACAATGTAATGTTCACTTCATCACCAACAGTGATGAGTCCGTTGGAAACCTTATCAATTGATACATTGTCCCAATTAAGAGGAATGGTTATTTCATCGGTTAAATAATCGTCAGAACCCTCGGGGTAATATTCTATTTCAATTTCTATCGAATCAGGTCCCTTAATAGAATTTAAACTAATTCCTTTTATACCCCAACTTCTATGTTCTTGGTCAATGTCAAACGAAAGTTCCATTGTTGGGGAATATGGGGTTATGTCATTAATTTCCCCACCTTTATACTTTTGTTCGTGGTTTACACCAACAGAAACTTTTACCTCTCTTCTATAACGAGTGTCATCAACGGATTCGTTTATTAACATGTTGGTCATTGACTCTATTTGTTTTTCAGTTAAAATAATTTTTTTCATATAGATAAATAGATATGCAAATGTATTTATATAATAAACAATAAAAAAAAATATTTAAGATATGTTATTAAAATTAGGATCAGAAGGTGAAGATGTAAAAAAACTTCAGGTTAAATTGGGAGTTGACCCAATAGGTAAATTTGGACCAAAAACCGAAGCCGCAGTAAAGGCGTGGCAATCGTCTAATGGTTTAACAGCTGACGGTATTGTGGGTGATGGGACATGGGGTAAATTATTTACCGAAGGAACAAAAACCCAACCTACCGTAATAACGGAACCAGCACCTGTTGCAAGTGTTGGTGGTTTAAAATTAGAGAAATTAAAGGGACATATACCCGATTCGGTTATTAAAATGATACCCGACACAGCCGCTAAATTTCAAATTAATACACCATTAAGATTGGCACATTTCTTGGCACAATGTGGTCACGAATCGGGAGGTTTCAGAGCAACAAAAGAAAATTTAAATTATTCAGCAAAGGGATTGGTGGGAACGTTTAAGAAATATTTCCCAACTGAGGCGGCGGCAAAACCTTATGAAAGACAACCCGTTAAAATTGCCAATAAAGTTTATGGAAACAGAATGGGTAATGGTCCTGAATCGTCAGGTGAAGGTGCAAAATTCTGCGGAAGAGGTTATATCCAATTAACCGGAAAAGAAAATTACACGGCGTTCGGTAAATCTATCAATGAGGACATTTTATCAAATCCTGACAAAGTAGCTTCAGATTATGCTTTGTTATCTGCCGCATGGTTCTTTAATAAGAATGGTTTACATAAAATAGCCGATGAAGGTTCAAGTGATACGGTTGTGACCAAAATCACAAAAAGAGTAAATGGTGGAACAATCGGATTGGCCGATAGAATTAAACACTTTAAAGAATATTATTCTTTATTATCATAAAAAAAGGGACTTTATAGTCCCTTTTTAATTTCTTTTAAATCAACATCATCTTCAGGAGAAAAATCGGTTACATTTGAAAACCCTTCACCACTAAGATGTATTTTTTCTTTTAATTTTTCAAACGCTCGTGGACTTAAAAAGTGTGCTGGAACATTTTCATTTTCCATATCCGATGGTTGTATACAATAAAATGACGAATCATCAGGTTGACCACTTTTCGAGTATGTTTCAACAACATACATGTTCCCCTCATCATCAACATATACTGTTTCATCTATTTTACTATAAAATGATTCATATTTAACACCGTTGAATGTTAACCAATCAGAATGTTTTGCGTGATATAAACCAAATTTATGAGTTTTTATACTTTTATATAATAAAATATCAGGATTATCTATACTCACATTACCTACCGCGAATTCTTTTTTCATCACATCTTCAACAATGAGGGATAACGTTTTTCCGGGAAACAATTGACCAATTCTTCTTGATAACGTATTTTTATCTGACTCGGATAATGCCATGTACAATTCATAGGTACTGAATCTATCGTGTATATTTCTATCGGTAGTATTCATTATGTACATATTCCTCAATTGCTTATCCGTGAAACCCCAAGACTCGGCAGTTTGAAGTGTACCTCCCTGTGCAATATATTGTGCTCTAAATTCTCTATCTAATCTTTTATATTCGTATCTGTTACCCGGAATTTCATTAATTTTACTAATAGTATTTTTAATAATTAGTTCGGTCTCTTCATCATATGGTTTGAACGTTATTCTTTCTAAAACTTCACTTAATTTTGGATATATTTGTAATAATTTATCGACAGTATAAGTAGGTTCTCCGGGGTTTGTGATGTCAGTTAATGCGAAAGTACCATTTTTCATTGCTTGTAATGCTCCCAAATAATACTTACTCACATCTTTATCACTAACCTTTTCAGGATGTTTAGATTCATCAATTACAAAATAAAAAGATCTATTAGGTCTTTTTGATGGATAATAGTTATTTTCATCCCACCAAGTTGTACACCATTGACCTCCACCAAAATTGTAAGGTGGCTCGTGCATTGTTTTTAAATAATACCCGTAATTAATTGATGTTTGTTGATTGTTAATATCATAAACCCTAAATCCGTCATTTTCATAAATTAGGTTGTTGTTACCGTACCATAATTCCTTAGATGCTTCTATTTTTTCCGGTGTAGGTTTTCTATCTTTTGGTGAAAATACTGTAGCGTTATTTTCTTCTCCAGCAATTACGGGATTATATTCGTCGTATATACTCTTAATCTGTTGAGCGGTGTATCTCGTAATTTCCTTTATATTGGCAACATCAAATTTAGAATAACCGTGTTCACCATCAAAACGATAAAGGAAGGACCTCCATTGTGGTAACTGTATATTAAAGTTGTTTTTGGTTTTTTCAAACCATTCGTAGTATTTTTCAATTTCCTGAGGACTAAATCTATCTCCCCACTTTTCTCTTAAAAAGTTCAAATCCTTTTGAATAGCCTCTCTTCTTTTTTGAGACATTTCGGCTTCAATAACCAAATCGTATACTAAATCACGTATTTTCATAATACAATAAATATACAATAAATACCTTTTTGAGCCACTAAAAACTTGATTTTATTGAGAAACCAAATTATCGGATTTTATATATGCTCGCTTAAGACCCTCAATTTCATCCAACGTTGATTTGACCATTTTCTCAATCATTAGGATTTTCATCAAATTATCGGCATTGGTACTATCCGACTCATTTGAGAAATTAGATAAAAGAACCATTTTCATTAGATTGTCATTCTCAGATTTCGCAACCCTTTCCTTCTTTCTTTGAAAATATTTTTTAGAGTTTTCTCTCGTACATTCAATACAGTAATTACTGTGGCCGTCCAAAACCAACCTATTTTTATAAAATTGGTCAAGTGATTTTGATGATTTACACCCTGAACACTTCTTTTCATTTTTCTCTTGTGACATGACTATTTTATTTGTTATGAGGCAAAAGTAGGTATATAAAAAGAAAATTCCAAATATTACTAAAAATATTTGGAATTATATAAATTAATTTTTATTATATTAATTACCTGACGGTCTCAAACTATACACGATAATAGTACCCGCTTGTAATGCTTTTGGGTTATTCTTTAGTAAATCATTATCATATAATATGTTATATTCAGAATTGGCACCCAATTTTTGTACTAAACCTCCGACAGTATCTCCCTGTTTTACCATGTAGAGTTTGTTTGTTTTATCCTGATCTAACTCTTTGACACGATTTAATGAAAATGCAAATTTACCGTTAGGAAATTTTTTCATCTGTTGTGAAATTGGTGGGTTTGCATAAACAGCATTAAAACTAGCGTCGGGACTCATTTGTTCATTTAATTGTGAGTCTATAATTTTCTTGATTTGACTTTCTGTGAATATATATTTTTTCATAATGTGTTACTTTGATTTAAGGTATATTGATAAATATCCAGCCAAACGACTACCTCTCTCAATTAAAAAATCTTTTTGTGTTTGTGTTAATTTCTTTTTATCTCTATAATCGACCCCCATTGTTCCAATACATTTATCTGTTACAATATCAAATAACCCAATTACATATGACGCATTGGTTCCTGTTGCTTCCGCCGCGGACTTTAACCCATATGTGGCAATAGTATCATCTTTAAAATCAGAAATCCACAAATGTTTATTTTCCATAATGTGATTCATTGATCTTGAATATAAAGATAGAGGAATATCGGTGAATAAATGAATAATACTACCAATTCCTGGTTTAACATCCTCATATGTTATTGAAAACTTTTGAATTGATTTGTTAGTGTGAAGAAAATGACCACCATTGTGAAATTGGGATATCCAAATTCTATCAGCATCTAACATATCTCTAATTTCTGATATTTCATCAAAAATAACCAAATTTCTTTCAATGTCATCTCTAACGATGTCTTTAGATACCGGTTTAGATAGTTTAGCCTTTACATACTCAAGTCCTGCTGGACCAACTAATGCTGTAATAACGGCCACTAAGACCATACCAATCAATTCTATTGTGTGTTGTTCCATAGTAATAATTCTATAAATATTGTAATACAAAATAAAAAATTGAATTTTATTAGGATTATGTGTTTAATATCCAAAATTATTTATTTAATGACAAATAGTCATTCTATTTTATGGTGTTTTTTGATATTATACTTTATTTATTTTTGTTGTCGGGGGACAAAATAAATTTTAAAACTATTATACGGGAGATTTCACAAACTCCCATTTTTTTTGTATATTAGTGAGTATGGATAGTCTAATTATTAACTTTTTCGGTGGACCTGGTATAGGAAAATCTACACAATCGGCCGGTTTATTTACCGAAATGAAGAAACATCACATGGATGTTGAATTAACTTACGAATTTCCCAAAATAGTTGCTTGGGAAGAGAATTATTCCGCGGTTAAGGATCAGTTCTATATTACCGCAAATCAACACAGAAATATTAGTCGATTATATGGGAAAGTCAAATATATAATTGTAGATTCTCCCATAATTTTGGGTATGGTTTATAAAGATAGATATAATAAAGAACCCGAATACCCTGCAATGTTCTATGACGAATCATTCGATAATTTCGTTGTAAATTTATTTAAAAAGTACAACAGTTTGAACATACTGTTAACAAGAAACGATGAGACATATGATGAAAATGGTAGATTTCAAAATCTATCCGAATCTAAACAAATTGACGAGGATATTAAACAAAAACTTTTACTTAATAATATACCTTTTACTGAATTTTCTGTTGATGTTGACACTCCTTTGGAAATCTACAAATACATAATGAACAATTATATATAAAGGGATATTTATTGTTGTTATGCAGACTATTAGAATAAACGAATCTCAATTAAGGATGTTAATAAGTAATGTAATTACTGAACAACCAGATGAGAAAATGCCGGGTCAAATTGAAAGATTTGGTTATAAATCCAATGACCCTAAGAGTTTAGGTACTGCACTTAAAAAACAAGAGAGTTTTTTTCAAGATGTAAACAAGTCAATACATACGTTTATTGATAGTTTTGGAATTTCAAGATGTGTCCCTTTGTCCATGAAACCATTAGTTATTTATGTGATGACAAATAAACAAAATATAATGTCAAAATTGGGGATTACCGATAAAGAATTGGTTATGTTTTTGAAGGCATCGATAGGTATAATAGGTAGGGAAACCAGTTTTACTCAACTATTTCATTTTGATGGTGGTCCGTTATTAACACCAAGGTATTTAAAGAAAAATATATATAATTTTTTGGGTAATTATAAATGGTTTAGAGATAAAAAATGGGGGGGTTCCACTGGAAGTTATGGACCAGCACAAATACGAAAAGCAACATGGCAGGGTTTAAAAATGGGGTCACTTTTCAATATGAAAGAATCTGAACTATATACCATAATTGGTGCCGGAATGGGAACGATAGTGAATTTATCCAATAATTATAAATCCGCGAAGGGAATCGGTTATTCATCTTCGAGAGCGACAAATACTCCAGGAACGGGTAATGGGGCACTTGATATCTCCATCGCGGGTCATAATATCGGAAAACCAATTAAATGGTGTAAAACTAATGATAAAAATTACGCAGCTCCGTGTGATTCTAAAAACCACAAATATCAACCATTTCCTAAAACCCAACCAAATTTAGTTTTAACTGTATTACCAGAAGAAATACCAAATTACATACCCAATAAAAAAACAGAAAAATATCAAGCTGATTATAAAAACGTTCCATTAAGTACTCATGGATATGTTAAAGAAGTTGCGAATTATATGTCAAGTTATGGTTGTTTAGATGGTATTTTAAGTATTAAATAAATTTTCCAGTAATATAACTGAAGGGTTTGTGTATTTTTAACCTCCTTTTAGTATCGTCAGATACGGAATGATAGTTATGTTTATAATTCCCGTCTTTTACCAAAACCTCAATCGAAGAACCACCGTCAAAAATCAACGCATTTACCATACCCTCAGATTTACCCATTAGAGATATATCTTCAATACTAACTAACCCATTCTTACCTGAATGTATCAATATTAAATTACCATCTTTATCTTTACCCAATAAGGTTCTATAGGTTTTCCATTTGGAAAGTTTAGACTTAAACATTGATTTGTTTAAGACACCATTTTTAATACCGATGTACTTTGTTTGAGTTGAATACAGTGAGATAGGTCTATCATATAGGGTTATTGTTGGGTTATTACCATTTGATGTGAAATACCCACCTTTAGTCACTTTTTTATTAATAGTTTTACCATCTACCATAACTTCACCTATTGGGTTAGTATTTGTGAAAAAATTTGAATTTAAATAAAAATCAAAGTTTCCTTCGTTTTTCGTATCTACTTTATAGTTCATTTTACCTTTAAAAATCTTTATAATATAGACATCACCTCCACCAAAGGTTAATTTTTTCACAGAACATCTACTCGATTGGTGTAAAATTGGATTTTTAGACCAATTACGTGATGGAGAGGCAAAAACCACAACAAAGACAATAAAAAGAAATGATAGTAAGGTTATTTTTGTTTTCATAATACAAATATACGAATATTTATTAAAATATATCAAAAATATGAAAAATATTATAAAATTAAAATTTTCAGATATTAAGAAAATTGTTAATGAATCGTTAAATGAGGTTGGTAATCAACAAACTAATAGTATCAACCCATTGAATTTAAAATTTGGGGATAGGGATAAGCCGGGGGATAAAAATGGTCCGGTTCATAAATTACAACAAAAATTAATGGACCTTAAATTGTTAAAAACAAGGTCGATGGTTCCGACGGGTTACTTTGGGCCTATGACCAAAGCTGCGTTGGAAAGATATAATGGGAATAAAACAACCGTAAAAACCGATACTACCACTAAAAAAGAACAAATCGTTAACTACCCATGTATTGGTATTTCAAAGGAAGAGTGTGCAAAAATTAGTTCTAAACAAGATACGATTATTAGTACCGGTGACGATACAAGATGTGCGGCATATATGATTAAATGTCTATCACAATACAATACTGAATTAGTTAGTAGGAAATCAAATGCGTGGTTTGCTTTCGAAAATATGAAGGCTAAGGGGTCAGAAAAATATAACATGTATTCAAGTGGTGAAATTGATTGGGATGGGATATACAGTAATTTAGTTAAGTATAAAGTGAGTCCAAAAACGTGTGATTGTCACAAGGAAGACCATATGGACGGACATTGTTCAGGTAATATTTCAAAAATAGTTACCAATAGTTATCCAAATAAATCTTCTTTTGATTACAAAAAATTACAACTTGGCGATATAGTTGGGATGTATTATAATGCATCAACAAACAAAGGACAAGCGTTTTGTCAAAGAATTAAAATGCAAGGTCTTAAAGACGACGGTACTGTAAAGGTAAAGGGTAAGTTTACATTTAACACACACGTTGGTTTTGTTGCCGCAATAAAAGATGGTATGCCAATAATACTACATAATATCGGTAATGAGAACCAGGGTTTACATCACGCAACGCCGGCAAATAAATTATTAAGTAAAAACGACACTATGATAGTTTGGGTCGCATCGGATAATGAGGTATCTAAAAATGTTAATCCACAAGATAAAATTAAGAGTCCATTTTCAATGACTAATTTAATCCCCGATTTTTTAAAATGATAAAAAAAATATTATTTATTTCCGTGTTATTTTTTAACATCGGAATAACAAATGCACAAGATACGATAAGAGTTAAAAATCAGGTATTCGAAGTACTTTATTCTCAAAAATTGGAATCTCCGTTATGGCTAAAATATCGTTCTACCAATAGACCAACAAATGTTAACAGGGGGTCTATGGACTTTTATACGGAGAAAAATATTCACACATCGGACGCTGACGATTATGCAAAAAATATTTACGATAAGGGGCATTTGGCTCCCGCAGCCTCATTTTCGGATAACATGGAAAATATTAAACAAACGTTTTCATATCTAAATTGCATGTTACAAGATCAATACATGAATAGAGGTGAATGGAGATTACTTGAAGAACAAGAAAGAAAATGGGACGATTTAGAACCATTAACAGTTATTATTAAAGTATTTTTCGATAAGGTACCTAAAAGAGTTCCGACTAATGCGGCAATCCCTTCACATATGCAAAAACACATTTATTTTGAAAAATCAAAAAAGTGGAAATGTTTTGTATTACTTAATGAAAAACCGAAATTTAAATGGAGTGAGTTGGAGATGATTTGTCCACCAAGCGACCACAAGTAAATTATGTTAAACAAAGAATTAGTAAATTACCAAAATAAACTTTATTGGGTTTATCGAAAGGTAAAAAGTTCTCAAGTTAAAGAGGGAAGTGTCACAGATTTAAAAGAATTTTGGAGATGTGATGTTGCTGTCAGAAACAAAAATCAGAATGACGATTTAATGTTATTTTTGAGAGAAATTGAAGAGGCTAAAATTGTTTTCTAATTTCTTTTAAACATATTTTAGTATACTTGTCTTCATTTCTTTTTGCCTGTCTCTCCATTGGGTTTTGAGAATAATATCTTGATAGTTCATATTCTCTATATTTTCTACGAACTTGTAAATAATGGGTATATTCGTGGATTACGGTCGCAACAATATCGTAAATCGTATTGTTATTGGGTAGGTAAATGATTATTTCATTTCTATAAAAACAGTAATTACCAAAAACGTCAAAATTATCCATTTTACGTTTTCTTTCACTAAATCTAAAAATCAACCTGCGTTTTTTCCTATCACATAAACCAAAATAACTCTCACACCACCTTATTGCTAATGTGGCATAACGTTTTTTTGATTCGGTATTGATAGTTCTAGCCATTTGTTGTTTTATCGGTTTTGATTGTTCTAACAACCCTTTTAGTTGGTTTTGTTACCTCGTTAATTGCGTCGAAGTTTTGAGCAATATCGTTTAAAATTGCAGCAAATTCATAATTCTCTACCTCCTCATTTTTCTTCCATAAAACAGACACAAAACTTCTTAGTTCACTATCGGTTAATTTGGCTCTAACTTTAACGGAATTTTTCATTAATTTTAAAACCATATATTGTGCCCCTAATTTCTTATCTTGAGGTAAAGAAAAATAATTATCAACCGTAATATTTGAAAGGATATTTGCGGTTACATTATCCAAAAATTGGATAAATGATGGGTGGTTTACATTTACATTCATTGTCTCTTTTCGTTTAAAATAAATACTTCTTAATCCATTCTAAAATGGAAAAGGGGATAATAAAATCCCCTTTATTCTAAAAAATATGGCCGTTTATTTTGCCCATTTACCTCTAATAACGATTTGGGCGATAATGTTATATACAGATAAATCTTGATATGTATCTTCTACAGCTTCACCAACCGTATCGGGTTTACCTAATAAGACTAATTGCTTCAATCTCTGAATCTTATCGTTCATTCTGAACCAAAGTCCTGTTTGTGATAATTTAACCTCTTCAGGGGTCTCTAAACGAGTACCTACGGATATATTATCAGGTCCGTAATTCATTTGTTTTCTACAGAACACCTCATATTGTTCTTTTAGGATTTTTTTAAATTCTCTTGTGGTTTCAGGGTACTTTTCCTCACAAAATTTAATTGGGTCAATTGGTAGTTCTTTATCTTCTGACATAATTTATCTATTTTTAATAATATAACCAAAATAAACACTAATTCCAAATATTTATATAAAAATATATCAAGACATGGCTTCAGACGCATATAAAGAAATGAAAGATTCGGGTGATAAACCTAAATCTGACATGCCAAAACACAAACAATTGGCTCAAATGTTATCATTTAGAGTGGTTCCAGCATATTACAAGGAAATTGAAAAGGTTGCCAACCATAAAAAAGTAACGGTATCCAAATTAATTAGAAGTTACATTAAAGAGGGTATGAAAAGAGATAACGAACTTACAAATCAAGAAGATAAAGACTTCAGAGTTGATTAAAACATATGAAAAATGTATTTTTAACAGAAAGTCAGATAAAAAAGGTTGTTGATTCAATTTTAAACGAATCCGCATCTAAAGTTTCGCGTTATGAATTTGGTCGAGTTCAATTTAAGATAGATGAATTACAAAATTCACTTAACGAAACAGTTAAAGAACTTAGAAAATTACAAGACTCGATACCAAACGGTTTACAAAATATTACAAAATCAAAGATTACGACTATCTCCTCAAATTTAACAGAATCTCAAAAATTATTGATGATTGTTAAAGAAAAAATCAAAAATTATAAGAAAAGTCTTTATACTCAAACAATAGAGGAAAAAAAATAATGAAACTCACTGAATTATTAGAAGAATTTGACCCAAATTTAAAGAAAGGTGATACAAGTTATAAAAATCTTGTTAAAACTGTTAAATTTCTTGAAGGTAAGGAAAAAGTGTTATTTATAACAACGTCTAATAGGGGTGAGTGGGCAATGAAAGAGTTAAAAGAGGAACCGAAATCAACAAAATTAGCTAAAGCCATTCAATCTTATTTAGGTAAGTCAAAATGTACATTATTTGAGACAATAAAACTTGAAATACATCATTGTGAAGGTAATGTGTCTCATTTTGAGGGTAACTCTTGCGGTGTAAAGAAAGCATCGTTAAAAGATAAGGACAAAAATCCTACCGGTAACCACAGATGTTGGAGAAGTATAAACAATCCAACAGATGAATTATGGAAAATCACGAAAGAACTATTCGAATGTGATGCTGTAGTATTTTTTGGGTCAATTAGATGGGGTCAAATGAACGCACAATATCAAAACTTAATTGAGAGATTAACTTGGTTAGAAAATAGACACTCTACGTTAGGTGAATCTAACATTTTAAAAGATATATCATGTGGTATAATTGCCATTGGTCAAAATTGGAACGGAAAAGAGGTAATTGATACACAAAAACAAGTTCTTTCTTTTTTTGGTTTTGATGTTAAAGATGAATTATCATGGAATTGGCAATTTACCGAAAACGCCAAAGACGAAACACAAAAAAGTTATAAAGAATCGGGAAAAGACTTTAATAAAACTTTTGAGTTAGATTAATCGTTTTTAAGATGTTTTTTACCTTTTTCAGTTAAAAAAAACAACTCCTCTACGTTGTCATCTTGATAGGACTCAACAAATCCTTTTTTCTTTAAGTCATAAAGGATAGAACCGGCAACAATTTCTCTAAGAACCGTTTCAAACTCCTCCTCCCCAAAAAATTCATCTTCTTCCATGTCATATTCACCTGATATGAACTTTTCAGTTAATTTATCCAATAAATAAGTTTTGGCAAAATCAGTATTTTCTAAATCATAGTCTGAGAAGAAATTTGTTTCAGTCAAAATCTCAATCATTTCATCTACTCTTTCAATTATAATTGGTTGGTATATTTTAGACATTATTTTAGTTATTTATAATAAAATATACAATAAAAATGTGTTAAAAAAAAATCTTTAGGGTTTTAAAACATAGTTTTTTTGTTTATATTACCATATAAAATATAATAATGGAAAATAGAAAAATTTTTATTCAAATCGCCTCTTATAGAGACCCTCAATTAATTCACACAATTAGAGATTGTGATATGAAGGCAAGTGACCCTTCTAAACTTGTTTATTCGATTGCTTGGCAACATTCAAATGATGACGAATGGGATCAATTATACGAATTTAAAGACGACTCAAGATTTAAAGTTGTTGATATTAATTATAAAGATTCTAAAGGTGCTTGTTGGGCTAGAAATCAGTTACAACAAAACTATGACGGGGAACAATATACATTACAAATAGATTCACATCATAGATTTGTTCAAGATTGGGATTTGGAGTTAATTGAGATGTACAATCAGTTAAAAGAGAAAGGTCATGAAAAACCATTACTTACCGGATATGTTTCTTCTTTTGATCCTGAAAATGATCCCGCAGGAAGAATACAAACACCTTGGAAAATGAATTTTGATAGGTTTATACCCGAGGGTGCGGTTTTCTTTTTACCAGCAAGCATCGATAATTATAAACAATTAACAGAACCAATTCCGGCAAGATTCTATTCAGCACATTTCGCGTTTACAACTGGTGATTTTGTTAAAGAAGTTCCTCACGACCCCGAATATTATTTTCACGGAGAAGAAATCTCAATTGGTGTAAGAGCATATACTTGGGGTTATGATTTATTTCACCCACATAAAACTGTTATTTGGCACGAGTACACAAGAAAGGGTAGAACTAAACAATGGGACGACGATAAGTCGTGGGGAGGTAAAAACGCAAACTCACACAAACGTAATAGAAAGTTATTTGAGATGGACGGTGAAGTAAAAGATATTGATTTTGGAATTTATGATTTTGGTAAAGTTAGAAGTCTATTGGATTACGAAAAGTATTCAGGATTGTCATTTAAGAGACGTGCAGTTCAAAAATACACATTAGATAATAATTTAGCACCTAACCCAATTTTAAGTGACGAGGAATTTGAAAATTCATTTTTAAGGGTATTCAAACACTGTATTGATGTACATAAGTCACAACTTTCTGAGCCTGATTATCAATTCATTGCGATTATTTTTGAAGACGAAAAAGGTCAATTAATAAATAGAAAAGATTTATTACCTGAAGAATTTAAACCACTAATTTCAACACAAGACGATTTTGTGAAAATTTGGAGGACGTTCGAGGTTGAGAAAAAACCCAAGACGTGGATTGTTTGGCCGTACACGGTTTCTAAGGGTTGGATGGAAAGAATAACAGGAAATTTATAATATGATTAAACATTGTTTTTATCTTAATTTAGACAGAAAAGAGGATAGACGAAAATTTATTGAATCCGAATTAAATAAAAGTGAAATTTTAAAGGGGATTTACAAAAGATTTTCGGCGGTCGATGGATATAAAGTAAACCCAAGACTATTACCTGATGGATTATTAACCGAAAATGCTGTAGAAGACATTTTAATGGATACCGTCACCGCTTGGGGATTATCACTAACCCAAGGAGGGTTAGGAATTCTTTTATCTTATTTAAGACTATTTGAAAAAATAATAGAATTGAATGAAAGTGCGATTATTATTGAGGATGACATAACAATTAACTCAAATTTTGATTCAGAGTTAACCAAAATTTTAAATGAATTACCCGATGATTTTGATTTATGTTATTTAGGTTATGGAGGACAAAATATCGATTGTAAAAATTATTCCGAAAGCTTACTAATACCCACGGGTATTATTACGTGTACACCATCTTTAATTTTTTCACCTAAAGGTGCTAAAAAATTAATAAAAATTTTAAATGGAGTGGACAATCAAATAGATACTTCGATTTATTTAAGACTAAATCAATTAAACTCCTTCGTGGCAAAAAATAAATTGGTTACAATAAAAAATGAATTTGGTACTGATATACAAGGTAATTTTAGTTGTAAAAAAGAATATCAAAAACAAAATTATATAATTACAACAATTGCTTATGGTGACCTTGCCAACAATAATGCACTAAAGTTAGCGTATGATTTAAACTATTTTAAACAAAAATTATTAATTGTAACGAATCAAAAAGAACTTTTTAGAAATAATAAAAATGTTATAATAGTTGAATATCCGAATAAAAAATTTTCATATAATGACAAATATATTTGTTTTGAAGAGGGATTAAAACATGAAGATGCGGTTGTGTATGTTGATTCCGACACTAGAATTTTTTATAAGAATTACAAAAATTGTTATACTAATTTTTTTAGAATAATAAAACCTGGATTTCACAAATCGTGGGTTTGGGGATGTGTCAGTAGAAGTGAGGGTGGGTTTTTTACGAGTACCGACGTTAAAAATAGAGTTTCGGGTTATGGAGAATTAGCATTGAGATTATCAAACGAATTAGGTATAGATACGAGCAACGCATTTCATCATCAGGAAGGTATGTTAATATTGTGTAAAGAAGATGGTAAAGAAAATATATTTTTAGAAACTTGGAAATATCTATCAGAAAGGTTAGATGAACACGAATTTTTAAATAATTCTAAAAGAATAGGAATCGGAGAAGGTAACGTAATTGGTTTGGCGTTGTCTAAAAGTGAAATAACAATTAATGATGAAACAATAGCAAATATTTTAGGACAAGATTTAAAATATAATTTTTATGGGTTTCACATAACGAACTATTGTAAAAATTACCCAAATAGAAAAACCGTTAAATTTGGTGATGGTACTTTAATTAAGTCAAATAGTGTTGATGTTGCGTTTGGTGATAAAATAATCGACCTATCCTACTCAATATTTGATTTAAACGATGATTTAATGATTTTAACATTTAATTGGAATGAAAATAACACTATTGAATTTTTAGATCATGAATTTAAAATAAACGGTACGGTTTTTCACTTTAACAGTGAAAAATCAAACGAAATTCACTTTCAAAAACAGAATAAAATAGAAATAGAACATACATATGATTGGTATGGTCAAAGAGATTGGAAAAAAATAGAAATAATATGAGTAAGTTCGCTTTTTGTACTATAACGTACGGTAAGAAATATGTTGAGTTTGGTGAAACACTTATAAGACAGTTAAATGATATGGGTCATCACGTCTTTGTTTTAACAAATAACCCAAATGAGTATTCTGAAAATGAAAAATTAACGGTCTTAGTTCACGATAGACCATATTTTTCTTTTCATGATAAGAGAATTGTTATGAAAGAATGTTTGAAAGAATATGAAACCGCCATATTTTTAGATTCCGATGTTTTCATACAAAATACTAACAATTTAGATTTTTTTAATGATTTAACACCGGGATTACACATATTTGGTATGTTTGGTGATATTGGGCGCACTTTTTGTTCCGATGATATATCTATATGTCATTTTGAAAATAATAGAAATACAAAATACGGTTTAGAGGGTATTGAGTTTTTAAATAAATTAGATTTAAAATATAAAAAACAATTTCATGTGGGTAAAGAAGACAATTTCTTAGAACACTTTTTGGAGGGTAGATGGGCAATAACCAAAGAAAATGGTAAAGAAGATTTGTTTTTTGAAATATGGGATAAATTAGCTCTGTTTTGTGAAGAATTCGATATTAGGTACGATTATGTAAAAAACATTGGCGCTGGTGAGGGGGGTACAATGTCGATTGCTTGTCATAATAGTGGTTTAACATTTAATGGTGTTAGTCATATGGTTAGTTTAATAAATAAAATCTTTATATCAAATTATAGAGAAAAAATGAACGGCACAAAACCTTGGAATATTGCCGGTTAAAAAAAAAATACTATGGATAATTTTGAAGAATTAGAAATTCACACATTAATTTGTAACAGAGATGTTCTGTTAGCAATAAACAATTTTAAATCTTTACAGAAATTTGATGAATTTAAAAATGTTCCTGTTTATCTTCATGATGATGGGTCTTTAACAAAATCGGACATTTCTCTCTTGGATAATATAAAAAACGTAATTTTAATTGACAGAAAAGAGGCGGACAAAGAAATAGAACAACATATTAAGGATTACCCAAATTGTATGAGTTATCGTTTAGGTAAAAATCCAATTAATTTGTGGCACAAAATAAAAACATTTGATTACTACTATTTTTCCAAATCTAAAAAAATATTAGGGTTAGACACCGATTTACTTTTCATGAAAAAACCTGAAAATATTATTAATTTAATAAATTCAAACACACCGTTTTATTTCCCCGATGTACAAAGTTCTTATTGCTTTAACGAACCGAAAGATGAAATACCTGTGTTCAAAAGTGTTAATACCGGATTAATATATATTCCATCACCCGATTATTATAATATTGAATCTTTAGAATTTGCATTAACAAATTTAGTTGGTAAGGGGGTTAATTATTTTCCGTCTTGGATTGAACAATCGGCATTTGCACATATGTTTTACAAAGACGGTCGTTATGTTTCATTAGGTCTTGATGAATATAGAATACCGTATTTTCAATCAGTAGACATTAAAAAAATAGAATGTTTACATTTTGTAAGTTATCCACCTGTTAGAGAACTTTATAAAACATACATTGATTACTTAGACATTTCAAACGGAGAATTAGTATATGAGAAAAATTTCATTGTTGAATATGAAAATCATAAAATACCTTTAGAAGTAAAAATGCTAAAATATGAGGGATTTTTAAATGTTGAGTTTTATTGGGGATTAGAAAAAACGGGACAACAATTCTTAGATCATATTTTCAAAATTATTATTGACGGAGAAGAAACGGAATACAAATTTCAATCAAATAAAAATGGATTTTTTATCATTAATTTAACTAATCAAAATTTTGATATGTATCACACATATGATTGGTATAATAATATGAAATGGGAAAAACTAGATACTGTTAAAATTGAAAAAACCTCCAATTAGGAGGTTTTCTTTTTTTCTTTCTTTTCTGGTTTTTTCAAACCCATTCTTAATTCTTCTTTTTTCTCTCGATTTTTCTTTTCAAGTTCTTTGTGTTGTTCAGAGATTCTTTTTTTCTCTTCTTCAGACATTCCAAATACTCCCATAATTAATTTTTTATTTTATTCATTATTTTTAAAGATTCCTCTTTTTGATATTTAAGTAAGATACATTTTTCATATTCTTCACTCTCCTCAAAAATTTCAATAAGGGAATCGGTTATTTCAACATACAATTCTAAATCATTGTTATATGATAATATCGTACACCTATTATAATAATCATTTAATATTTCATTGTCAACAGAAATGAAAAAATTATAAATCATTTCTAATTCATCTTCATCGTAGTTCCCCACATGAAGAACTCTAGTTGCTTGTAATAAAAAATTTAACGACATGTTCATAATATAAAAATTCAAGATACCTTACCTATAATTATCATGTCCAATACTCTAAAACATTCAAAGAAACCATCCTCCTCTGCCTCTTCTCTTGTTTTTTTAGATTCTTGGGTTGGACCAAATACAATACCATTATGTAATGATATGGAAAATACCCATTGATGAGGGTTGTACATTTCAATAGATAGGTAAACCCCTTCCTTATCAAAAAATTGATATAGTTTCTTATTATCATAGTACACCAACGTAGATAGACTCAATACCCCAACATTAGGGAACATCCTTTCTTTAAATTTAGACAAGGCATTTGGGTACAAATATTCAATAGCATACCAATCCATACTTTAATTATATCAATAATAAACTATTTTGTATATAAAAAAATGTATTTTAGAAATAATGATAATACTTATCATTATTCATAATGAAAATAATTGAATTCTACTACAACGACGATAACAGGAGGTTATACGTCGAGTTTTCGACAAATGACGATGGAGACAGTTTTTACCGTGTTTTAGAACTCGGTTTCGAAGACATTGAATACTATTCGCCGTCTATTTTAATTGAGGAGGATATGGATTATATTGATGAAGAATTCATCGTTGAGATGTTAAATCAATATCTTTTGGACAATGATTTACCAGAAGAAAAAACTTTGTAATATTTATAGTTATGAGTTTCTTAAACGACGATAAAAAAGATAAGTTAAACAGATTTGTTAAATTTGTTAAGGACCAATTAGAATTGGACACTGTTCCTGTTATTTCTATTCAGAATCACAGAAAGAATCTTAAAACTACCGCAAATTACGATTATACCAAGGATGAAAAAATCATTAAGGTTTGTTCTAAAGGGAGAGCCTTAGTTGATGTTATGAGAAGTATAGCACATGAAATGGTTCACCACAAACAATTCGAACAAGGTCGTTTGAAGGTTCAACCACCAGACATTGGGGGTGAAATTGAGGACGAGGCGAACGCAAAGGCCGGGCAATACATTAAAATGTTTGCCAAAGAAGATTCAACAATCTACGACGAGTAATTAATTTCGTCCGAATTCCAATTCAAGGGTATAACCAAATCTCCCAATAATTCTATTTCCTTCTTTTATATATGCCCATTTTGTTGGGGTAGTTAAATATAATCGAGTGGCATATCCAACACCTCTAGAATTGGTTGACCCCGAAAACCCGTAATCTGTCGTATTAGTTTTTTCATCAATAATTGTTAATAAGTTAGAGTATGTAAATATACTCGAACTCCCACCCTGATAAATTTTACACGTACCTTTTACTTGACCTCTAAGATTGTCATAAATTTTTAGTCCGTAAATGTTAGGATTACCAAAATTCCATTGGTCCCCAATTACGTACTTTCGTTGGGGGATGATTCCTGTTGTGTCTGATTGTATAACATAAAGACCGTTTACTGAATTAACAACGTTCCAATCACATAACCCAACATAATTTGATGATGTCGAATTTTTACTATCAATAAATCTACCAATATCGTCTTTATCGGTTCCTGATAAAATTTGAATTCGATAACTTTTTAAAAGAAAAGGAGTCGGTGCTGATAGTTGTTGTAACAAGCTAGATTCTAGTTCATACTTCTCACACCCAAACAAGGTAAATGTGATTAAAATCAATATTAATTTCTTCATGTCTTTATATTTTTGACAAAAATAGGTATTTTTTGGTATATCACAATCAATTTCAAAGTTTTTTTTAGATATTTATAAGTTATGAAATTAGGGTTAACAGAAAGACAATATAAGTTAGTCATTTCGGAAGTCGTTAAGAGTCAAGAAATTGAGGAGCAGGGAGAACCTGTAAATCCAGAACCTGAGGCGGGTACAAGTGCCCAACAATCGGGTGGTAAGGGATATCCTGCTGTGGGGAAATGGGAGAGTGGAGTAACGAGAGGACCCGCAAATCAAGTTGGAAACACAAAATGGTCAGATATTGTTGGTGCTAGTTTAAAAAGGGGTAAGGCCAATCAATTGAAGGAACAAGGTAGTTTGGATATAAATTTTGATAGAAGATATGGTACCGCAGCCGCCGCCGCACAATCTAATAAAGAAAATAGGGAACTCGTACAAGGAGTTGTTGATTTTTACAAAAAATACAATCATGAAGTTAATATGGTTTTAGGAATTGGAGCCCTTTTTATCCCATTTGTTGGTCCGGCTATATCCAGTGGTATTGGATTAATGGATGCTGCGCAATTTTATAACGAAGGTAATACAAAAATGGCGGGTATGGTTGGAATGTTTGCTTTATTACCAGGTGTCGGATCTATCGTGTCCAAAATTCCAGGAGTTAAAACGTTGGGACCCAAAGGTATGAGTGAATTAGCAAAAAAATTAACCCTGAGGACTAAAATTACAAATCCTACAGAAATTGAAGTGGTATCGAAAATGGCAAAATATAAAGATTTGATTAAGGCCGAAATGGAGAAAATTGGTAAAGACGCCACCATTGCTGCCGCCAGAAAGGGGGTACAAAAAAATATTGTTAGAAAAAATGTAGCAAATAAAGCATTGCGTACCGGAACCGGCATTGCGGGATATGGAGGTCTTGGTGTTGCGTATAGTATGGGATACGATAAACTTACGGGAAAACCGAAACAAGATATTAATACATTTAAACAATCGAAACCTGAAGTTTTTAACAGCAAAGATATGGTTTTAGTAAATGGGGAGTGGGAATTTAAAGATTAAATAATAGATATTTATAAAAATATAATCAAAAACAATGAAACAAACTTTAAACGAAGAAATAAATAGAATTAAGATGTTACTTAATATAAAAGAAAGTAACATTATTTTAGAAGCAAACCCTATTTTGGGTATTGTTAGAAGATTGGGTTCGGCTATTGAATCGAGATTTATTACGGGTATCGAAGCAAAAATGGGTAAAACACTTGCAAATGCTTCTGACACTGAAATAACAACAGCGTTAAAGAGTGCTGAAATGGCGGTAATTAGAAAAGAAATTGCTGATGCTATTTATATCGCAGATAAAAATATTATTGATTCTGTATTATCCAAATACAATATGACAATACCAGGTGATGCTGCTGCGGCATATACTGAATTATCTGCACAAGGGTATAATAGAGCCATTCTTAAAGATATTAATAAAGCATATAAAGCAGGTAGAACATCAAGTGGCACCGGAACAGGTGCAGGAAGCACTCAACCGGGTACACAACCGGCACCACCACCGTACACACCATCTAATAATTTAATTTTAAACCCTGATGATAGTATACGGAAAATGATGGACGCATCAATTGCGCAAACTGCAAAAAATGATATGAAAGCTTTGGCATATTATGCACAAATTGAAACATTTGGTTTCTCCGATGCTGTTGAGAGGGCAATGAAATATCAATATAGTAAAATTGGTAACATGCCAGCATCGGAATTAATTAAAGAGGCTAGAACATTATCTAAGCAACTAGATCGTAAGAGATTTGGTTGGCTTATAAATATGGGAGATAAAATAGCCGAAAATCCAAATAAAGCCGTAACAGTTGTGGGTAAAACAGGATTATCGAGTATATTGTATTATACGTTAATTTCACTAGCAATTTCTGCAGCAACTTTAGTTTTTACGTTTAGAGATAAAATTATGCAATTATTTGGAATGAGTGGTGGAACACAACAAAATACTAACAATAACGATCCTTTGGGAATTAGAAATAATTAAGAATTTATGGAAAAATTTTTAGAGGAACAAAATTCCACAAAAATATCAGTATCGGAATTTGCATCAAGGGTTAGAAAAAAATATCCAAGTTCTTATGATGATTTATCTGATATAGATTTAACAATAAAATTTTTGAAGAAGTTTCCGGAATATGAGAACTTAGTAGATTTTAATTTACCCAATTCTAAACCAAATCCAGTACCTAACCCAAATCCAGCACCTAACCCAAATCCATCACTTAGTAATGATTTTCCACCATGTGCTTCAAAAAAGGGTAAAGTTGTAAAAACACCAAAAGGTATGGACGTTATTGTTTATAAAACAACTGTTTGGGATACACCACTTGTTCAACTTTTTGCCAAGTCCACTCGTTTTATGGTTTTAGGGGGTAAACATAAAGGAGAAATGGGTAACTACAGATGTCTTCAAAATAATAGACTGTTTTTGGAATTAGATTCGGTAAAAAATGCGGTGTTAAAAAATCAAACACCTAAAAAAGATGAATCTAAAATTATTTCAACAACATTAACACCAGAAGATTTAAAAAATGGTAGAATTGTTAAGTTTGGGATGAAAGGTGATATCGTTGGTAAAATTCAAGAATTACTTATCAGTAATGGACATAAAGAAATTAGTAAAGATGGTAAGGTAGATAAGGTTTTTGGTAGAAGAACTAAAAAAATGGTCAAAGCTTTTCAATCTGCAAATGGTTTAGAAGATGATGGTGCGGTAGGGCCTCTTACTTGGGCTAAGTTATCTGATCCTTCGTTAACAACAAAAAAATCTGAATACACGGGAATGGGAGACGATAGTCCTGAATTCTTACAAGCACAATTAGATGCACAAAAAAGTCAATTACCTGTAAATCATGGTAAGCGAGAAATAGATGATGGTGGAAACCCTTATGTTTGGGATGGATATAATGAAAAATGGATACCTGATAGTGAATATTTACAATTATACAACACCGACGGAACAAAAAAACTACAAGAAAATATTATTAAAAATATTGTACTAAAAAACTTACATTCTCTATTATAAAGATATTTATAAGAGAGTTTAATTGGTTTGGTCGCCATTAAACGATAAAACTTATAAAACGAAAAGGAGGTGTTCTAAATCTCGACAAAGGGTCTTCGGACCTTTTGTTCGTTTATACAAGTCTCAAACAAAAAACCCATCCGAAGATGGGTTTAAGTGTGGAGATGACGGGAGTCGAACCCGTGTCTTTCCTGTTCAACAATAAATGACTACACGTTTATTCAATCGGTTCTCAATTGACAAATAGTAAGTTAATTACGGGAAACCTACAATACCGTTCCTAACCGGATTTTCAAGAGCCGTCAGATTTGCTCCAACACTTTTGGGTAGTGTTCCACCTTAAGTACTTCTGGTCCTAGGTTATATGTACATCGACCCGATTGTAGTTTCGCCTTAGGCTACTGCTACGTTAGAAGTTGCAAGAATACCTGCTACTTCCATGTTGTTATAAACGTTGCCGCTTAAATTGCTTCACCGTGGATTTAAGTCATAGATGAATTCTGACTACGTGCCATTTATCCCTGATACCTGAAATCAATACCAAACATCCCCATATTTTAAAGAACTTTTACAAATGTAGATGAAAAAGGGTTAAAAAACTAATTTTAACCCTAAAACATTCTTTATGTAGTATGAATTACTTCTTTTTCTTTACTGGTGCCTTTGTAGCTTGAGTCTTAGGTGTTTTTTTAACCTTCTCTTTTACTACTTTAACAACTTCAGCAATTTCTTCTTTTACTTCCTCAACTTCCTTCTTAACCTCAACCTCAAGTTGATTTAACTGTACAGTTTTTTCAGCAATAGAACCACCACCCAATAATTTTTTAATTAATTCAAATATTTTTTTCATGATATAAAAGTTTATTAATAATAAATATATACAAAAATCGTTAAATCGTCAAGTCTATTCGTTTAAATAGGTTGCTATTATCTGATCGTCATATTCGTTTAATTCCACCACGATTGGTTTATTTGAAGGTACGTACCTATCATTACACGTTGAAGCATTAACATAAAGAGTATCTTTGATGTGTGCTCCACCATATGCCCCATGAATATGTCCAAATACGTGTAATATTGGTTTGAGTCTATTATCCAATTCATACCTTAATAATTCACATCCAACATTCATATCACCTTGTCTCCAATTACTCACAAAATCCCTAATTTCTTGTGGTGGTCCATGTGTAATTAAAATATCGGTATCGTCGGGTATCATGTCCCATTTACCTTTAATTTCATCACCCATTCTTGGTAAATTAAACGCCCAATCATAAAAATTGGGTTGCCACGGACTACCGTGTATTTTAATGGGTCTCGAAAATTCGGGAGATTCAATTGTGAAGTTTGTATCTTCCAAATAAGTTACATTTGATTGTGAAAGGTTCTCTTCATTCATTAAATTATAATACCAATCGTAGTCACCTTTGTGATGTGGGTATCTATGTTTTTCAAATGCCCAATCATGATTACCAGCAATGAATATCTTACTGTCAAAACCTTCAATGTTCATAAACCACTCAACAAATTCTTTTACCTCATGAGGTTTACCCACGTTTGTACAATCACCGGCATGAATTAATATATCACCTTCTGGTAATGGATTAATGTCATCCATAATTCTATGTAAACTATGGGTATCGGATATACAAACTATTTTCATAAAACAAATATAACGAATTAGTCCATCAATTCAAACACTAATGCGGATCTTAATTTATCAGATGCATTTACAAACGTATGTAATGAATCACCAAATACATAAACGGATTTAGTGTCTAAAACATGAATACTGGACAGTTCAGAATCGTTGATGAAAAACTCATTAAAAGAATCGATATTATCCTTTTGTTCTAATAATTTTTCATTATAAAAATCACATTTAGTTTGTCCATTATTTCTAATTAGATTATTATTTTCATAATTAAAAAATCTTTCATTACGATTCAACGAAATTATATGTCTATTTTTACCATGATCCCAATGAAAGTTTAAAAAAGATGTTGGTGAATAAACCATTAACCATAGATATTTTAGATTATAAATTGTTTTTAAATGGTCAACAAATTTCGTTAATTCCTCAGTTAATTTTTTGTCCTTAAATTGAGTGATTATTGATTTTTCAATTGGACAATAGTAATTATTTCTTAAGGATACATTTTCATTATAATAAATTAAATCGTTCCTAATTTTACCAATCGAACAAATATCGACATTTGAATTATAATAATCGAAGTTATCAAAAAAATTAGACATATAATCTAAACTTTCATGTTCGATATCCATTATTTTTTTTATCTCGTTCATAATAATAAATAGGGCATAAAAAAAGTCAGAATTTCTCCTGACTTAGGGGCTCGTACCAGTTTTAATAAGTTTGAGATTCCACCACTTGGTTTGTGCATACCAAGAAACAAATAATATAAATGCTTGATTATAAAAAAGGGCTGAGATTACACCATTTAACGATTGACTTAGGAACATTATTTGATTCTTTCCTTATCCACTACCTTTTGAGTAGTACCAATCAGCGGCGGTCAATTAGATTAACCAATCCTTAAGTCGTTATATACTCTTTTAATACTCATTACTCATCAAAGATGCCTCCCTGATTCAACCTTGCGGGTCTAGAGAACTTTTTTAAAAATCACATCGGGCTTGAGACCCTTTGTGGCCGTGAACCCCTCACGACTATGTAGCCACCTGTCTACAACGACTGACGAACACTTCTTCTTGTATGATTTTAAGTTGTTAAACCAAAATTAACAAAATTTAGTTATCCGAATTTGGAAAGTAGTGGTTCGTCACCTAGCCAAGCCACCTTTTGAGCGACTCGATACTAAACTACTCTCTGTAACATCCCTGCTACCATATTTTTGGACTCCTTCAAAACTAAACCCTTGGTAGAGTTTAATAAAGGATGATAACGACACCACTCGTACTTCACCATACCTTTCGGTTTTAAGATTCCCATCATATTGAATCACGCAATTGTAAAGTTGGATAACTATACTTCTTACAATAACTCTATGGATTATTCTTGTTGGTGTTCCCACCTCAACCAAACAACTCGGATTGCTTGGTCATCAAACCACTTTCCCTAAAGTGTTACCCTCAGTACTTAAGGTTCAACGATACTCCACTTGCCTACTCGAGTTCCATTTCTGAAACCGCAACTTACCCCAACCAAGGGTTCGTCACTTTATCCCACTTTCATGGTTTATTTTAATCGACCATAGGCGGCCAATATTTTTAATTCAAAGAACTTTTTCTTTCGATAAAACCACCTTTGTGATTTCTTTTACAAATATACAATTTATATTTGATTAAAAAAAGTTATTTAGAAACTTTTTTATTATTTTTTTTCTTTTCTACCTTAACTTCGTAAGACCCACCCATATCGTGTTGGGTTTCAATAACTTGTGTTTTTTTATTACCCTTCCATTCTGATTTAGGAATAAACTTCCAAACACCACTTGCCACTTTTTGGTCCGCGTCAATATCATCAGTTCTACGAATTTCTCCTAATTTGTAGGATTTGGTTTCTTTAATTGCTTTAATACATTTCATAGTTAATAGGTTATAATAAAATATAAGAAATAAAAATCAAATAAAAAAATTTATTTCCAAAAAAGTGAAATTAAAATTATAGTAAATGCTAATATTAATTGTACCATAGTTTTAACGGTAAAAGGTTGACCAAAGTGATATGGGTATAAAATAGCGGCAATTAAAATACCCGTTACAAAGAATAAAAATCGGTTACTCCACATTTCACCATTGAAAGCCTTTACACCATAATGTGACGCCAAAATCCATAAGAACGTACATACAATAGAAATCATATATGGCCATGGTGTTCTTATCCAATTTGGTAATTTAAATTGCCAATACATTATGTACCAATGTCCTACCGATCCCAATAAAAATAACATTAGTGAATAAGTAAGGTTTATAATTTGTTCTTTTATCATATTTTAAAAATTTATTGCTGTAGTGAAGGGGTTCGAACCACTCAAGTGGAGATTCAACAAATAACATATCGCCGGCCGGCTGGTGGTCTACCCCCTCATATTATTTGTCTATTTCTTGTTCCACACCCCCGAGACAGGAGGGCACGTTTGCCAATTTCGTCACACTACAATATAACACCCTTTTATCAGCCTAAGCCTCACATAACCTTAGTGTGGAACCACCGGTAGGTGTCATGAATGATTACCATTGAGAATGTAGATTTTCACTAACTCGATTTAGCGGTCTCTATGGTAATTTTTTTGATGGATGAAGAACATCTATTCTTCTTGCGGACTTCCATCGGAGACCCATGAGTTTATTGTTTGTGGACCAGATAGGAATCGAACCTATTACCTTCACATTATGAGTGTGCCGCTCTAACCGAGTGAGCTACAAGTCCATATCGTTTATTTTTTATAATTCAACAAGTATCTTTCTTTCCTTGCCGAATTTCTATTTTTTGATTTATATGTGTCTAATTGTGAATCACAATTTGGACAAATCAATCGAAGATTTTCTCTTCTATTATTAGAAGCATCTCCATTAATGTGGTCTAAAATAAAGACTATAGGTTTTCCGTTCCATTCGTTTTTATTTTCACATAGTATACAACAATTATTTTGTTCTTTTAAAATGTGACGTTTAAGAAATTTAACCTCAACAATTTTTTCATATTCTTCTTGATTATCCAAATAATATTTATATTTCTTATTTGTTTTACATTCCACTTCACATTCTTTTGAACAGTATTTTGAATCTTTTTGTGTTGATAGGTATAATTCGTTACAATTCGTACATTCTTTTTTTTCTTTTTTCCCTTTGTTATGTGGAGACCAACTTTCAGGAAATTTTGAACGGATGGTTAATTTAATTTCTAACTTGTTACAAATTTTCTTTATGTAGGCATCACTAACACCATAACGTCTACCAATTTCTCTATATGATAATTTTTCCACGAATATCATATTTTCTAATTCTTTTTTTTTATACTTTTCATTGAATTTCATAATATGTCTTTATATATAAATATTACAAATCGAACCAAAAGTTATTCTTTTTTTTGTACAGATAATAGGGTTCGAACCTATACAAAAACTTTAGAAGAGTCTTATGCTATCCAATTACATCATATCTGCAAAGTAATGTAATGTCTGTACGGTTTGTGTCTAATTAGCACCTTTGTACGTGCTTCAAAAGTTTCCATTTCATACATAGCGTCCGTTCCGTCACTCATTTCTGAGTCATTACATTTGTACCTGAAGCGGGACTTGAACCCGCACGAGCGTTTCTGCTCAACAGATTTTAAGTCTGTCATGTATACCATTTCATCATCCAGGCATTTTGTTTTTAATACATCAAAGAACTATAATTCAAATATAACAAAAAAATATGGTATAAAAAAACCCCGAACATTTTTTTAGTTTGTTCGGGGAATTAAATTAACTAAAATTTTTATTTGACTTTATACGATAATCCAAGTCCTAATGTAAAAACATCACCAACCATATTACCAATTGTCCATAGATTTAAAACACTACTTGGTCTAAGTGGATTGTACATTATAAGAAAATTTGGTTTGTTACCATCAATCGTTGGTTGTAATCCAAATCCAACAATCGCCTTGTCCTCTTTTACTTGTCTAAGAACACCAAACTTCATATTATCAGACACATTTCCTGTTTTGGTGTTGACACCAGGAGGAATTGAAATTCCACCATTAGTACCACCCATTTCACCGTATGGAAGTCCCGCATAAAACCCCCAACCTTTTTTCATAAAACCTCCTGTTATATAACCATCAGATGGACCGCCTTTTCGAGTGGCGGTTATAAACCACTCTTGTCCATTTGCCACGACTTCCACTCCCAAAAGTAACGTCAGCACTAAAAAAATTTTTTTCATTTTTTTGATTTGGTTAAGGAATCTTCCTTAGCCCATTTCTCTTTTAAAATTGCTACCTTCTCAATCTTTACAATTTTACCATTCAATTTGGTAATCTCGTCCGTGATTTCTTTGGTTTTGACGGCCCTGCTAGCGTAATTCTCATCTGTTACTTCAACCCATTCAATCTTTCTTTCAAGAGATTTAATCTCTTTTTTTATTTGATTGACTGACTTTCTTTCATCGGAAAGACTTGGGTCAATAGATGATGTTAATGTGTTAAAAAATAACATTAACGATAATGTGATTTTATCTATCATATATTATAAATATTAATAATATGATAAATATACAAAATAAAATATTGTGAATCAATATCTTAATATAAAAAAAATATTAAAAATTAACATTGCTATCAGGGTTTAAATGGTTCACAGATAAATCTGGAATCACCACCTACTGGTTTTACAGTATCTTAGTTAATTTTTTGCGGAGGGAGACGGGCTCGAACCCCCAAGGCTTTTACACCCAACTGTTTTCAAGACAGCTTCCTCACCAATTCGGATTCCCTCCATTATTTCTTAGAAACAATATATCCATTATATTCCAATACTTGAATACATTTTTCTAAAAATTCTTCTACAGTGATGTCACTTTTCATTTTATTTATTGATGAACTTATTAATCCAGCATTTTCTATTGTGTTTTCACCACCTTTAGACGCTGGTGTAATATGGTCAATACTATATGATTTAGTTTCATATAAATTGATTGGTTCACCTGATAAATAACATTTTGGTTCATCACCAATTTTTAATAAAAAATCATCAAAAGAAAAATTAATTTCCCACATCGAAGAAAGTTTTGAGCCATCTCTTCTTTGAAAATCTCTCACTTTACTAAGAACTCGTTTACCTAAATTATCTCTGTACCTAAACACATATAATTTTTTCTGTAAAACAAACTCAGGTTTTGATGAGGTTTTTTTATTTCTTTTTAGTGTTTTTTCTTTTTGATTGTTACCCAAATAATATGAAATTGTTGATTTACTACAATTCAATTCTTTCATTATTTTATTATATGAATAACCATCTTTTTTTAATTCTAAAATTTTATTCCCAAGTTCAGTCATAATATCTATTTATAATAAATATTAGGTTCGAACTCAAAAGTAAAAAATCGAACTACTTTTTTCAAAGAACTTTTTTGCGGACTGTACGGGACTCGAACCCGTGAACTCCACCGTGACAGGGTGGCATGATAACCAACTTCACCAACAATCCAAATTACAGGTTTTTCAAATAGGCAATCTACTGCCGTCTGTTTCATGTGTGTGTTTGTTTTAGTTTGTAGTCAGGACAGGATTCGAACCTGTGATAGAAGTAACTACTCATCCTCACTTACTTTTGATTGGATAAACTACCTGTCCACCACCTGACTTTTTTATTCATTTCTTTTTTGACTTAAGGATTTGTTTTAGGCGTCAGTTCCTTTTTGATAATTTCTACCATATTATCAAATGAAATTTTTCGTTCATTTGCTTGCTCTTGAATATATTCTTCACTTAGGTGTATATAATTTGCACTCGGTTTTCTATTTTTAGAAA